CTAGATTTTACTATCATAATACCCTCCCATTAAAATATACTTATCGATTTTCGTTCTGTATTCAAAATTTAATTTTTTATAATTCGTCTTCATCAAATTTCCTATACTTTTATTCTACTTTTTTTAAGTTAAATCTATATTAGGATTAAGTTAAGCAAGTGTAAAATTATATTTACTTTTTAACATTAATTTTACTTTTAAAACTATATTTGACATTTACTTTACAATATACTGTTGTTTCTCTATATTAAAATAGCAGATATAGATAATAATACAGTTTATGTATAATTTATTACCTATATCTGCTATTAAGATTTGTTAACTAAATTTAACTTTTATACTACATATATAATTATTGTATCCTCTAGTTTATATCACTATTATTTCCATCAAATTGTTACGATACTTGATGTTTGCAATAGGTACGAATAGCCAAAAATATAAAAATAGGTATTTCTATCACTGAGAAAAACAGTATAATGTGTGGTGTCCAAAAACTCATACCTCCTAAGTGTAAGAAATTAAATGATGTCATTTGATATAATAAACTAATCTTAAAACCAATTCCCCCTGGTGGTAATAGGTATCCAATCCAACTAACACCTATTCCCATAGGAATTAAGCAAATAGAAAAAGCAATCAGCATAGAAGTAAGAGAATCCTTACATTTTGCAGATAAAAATAATGTTAAACTAACCATTGCAAGTATTGAAATTAGACCACCAATAGCTATAAGAATCTGTGCTTGTAGTAAATTTATATTTACTAGACTAATTACAGAAAACAACATTTGAAATGAGGTTTTCAAACATTCAGTACCAAAAGCTAAATCAGAAATTGCCAAATGGATAGAAATACATATAACAAACATTATTATAAATATAGAAAATAGAGCTAATATTTTAGTAAACGCTAGACGAATATGTCCATGTTTCGTACAACGAAGGATGCTATCTGATTGTGTCTGATACTCACCAGAAAAAGTAGGTGCAGCAATTGCAACACATATAATTAATAATATAAAAATATAAAATATTATATAATCGAAAGCATCTTCTGGATTTATTAAGAAATTCTTAATCTTATTATTTAACTATTTTATTATTTAATATATATTAAAGGTAAAAAATAATATATAGATTTAGATATACAATTTATTTATCTTTTCAAATATAATCTATAAAATAATAGTTCTGTTACGCATTTTTTTATATAATAAAACTGACTGTAATTTAATTGGCAAAGTCTAGAAGAATAGGCTTTATCAATTAAATTACAGTCAGCTATTTTATAATAATTTAGTTTAGATATCGTTAGTATTTCACATTTATAACAATTATTAATGATATTAATATATTTATTATTCTTTATTACAATAATAACTTTTCTATTTTTATATGATTAATAATTGAAATTTCAATACTTTAAAATCAAGTTTTGATATTTATGTCAGTCAAATGTCAGTAAAATATTTTATCCACAAATTTTACATAAGTTTTCCACAACTTATCCCCAATATTATCCACAAGAAAAAAGGTAGCACTTATATTAGTAGCTACCTTTTATTTATTAATCTTCATCTTTCCAGCTTTTTATCCAATTTCCTATTTCTATTATTTTTTCTTCAGTTATTTCTTCTCCATCATGCAATTTTGAAATTAGTTCTGACAAGGGATTGTTATGTAAACCTCCAAAAATTCTTTTACCTTCTAATTTTAGATACTCTCTTTCTTTTACTAATACTGTATAGTGTACATGTTTCCCAATTCTCTGCGATATTAAAAAACCTTTTTTGGTTAATCTAGCTAAAAGTGTAATTGTAGTTGTATGCTTCCAACCATATGTTTTTTCTATTTCATCTGCAACATCTTTTGATATTACAGTTTTATAACCAGTATTCCATATGTATTTCATAATTTTTAATTCTGCATCTGGTAGTTTTCTATTCAACATAATATATTCCTTCTTTCAATTTATGTCACTTCTTCAAATTTATCTAGCTTAAATTAATAATAGGAGCTTTTTAGGACAAAAACTATAGGTAATTTTTACCAGATATTCTACTGTTTTAGTTTGTTTTCTTAGAAGAAAAATAACTTTCATATCTATAAAATTATTCAACTTTCAAACTATCCTGTTGAATAATAACTAATTCTATTGTATTATTTTAGTTGTAGAATAAAACTAAATCGGCAAAACTAGAGAAATTTAGTGACGCAAAGCTATAGGGACTAAGACTTATATAAATATCTTATGAGTTATGTCAGCCAGTTGCCAAAAAGATAGTGTTCTTTTTGTTTTTATGAAAGTTTTTTAGGGGGATAATAATATATATACTTAGAGATAAAATAAAATATATTTCTAGCATTCACAGTTTTATTTTTTCTTAAAATGCGATATAATAAAGATGTAAATTCGTATCAAAAACAAAAAAAGAAACTACAATCTATTAGCCTAGAGTGAAGTTTCATTAACTAAATATTAATGTCGTTTTTTATTAAACTTGATTTTTACATCAAGCTCAAAGTCACTCCTGCCAGAGTGGCTTTTTACTTTTCTGGAAATAATATATGTAATAAAGCTAGCTGTTAAACTAGCTAACACTCCTAGTAAAAATTCGCTCATTTCTCCACCTCCTTCCTTTTAAGGGATGGAATGTAGAAAATGAAGCTCCACTCTTAGATTGTAGTTCCACAAGATTATTCTTGCATTTTAATTATAACATAATTTTACAATTATCAAATATCCATTCTCCATATTTTTTTATTTATACAATATATTCTATATTGCAATAAAAAACATTGTTTTAAATATATATACATAGGTATATACTAAATATGTTAAACTTAATTATGGAAAATATAAAATGAAAGGAATAAAAATATGACTAAGACTATATTATGTGATTACTGTAATAAAGGAATAAATAAAGATGATAATAAGTATATTACTTTTCATAAGAAAAGTCATATGAAAACTAACATTTGTATTAATTGTGCATTAAATTTGATAGATAAAGATAAATTAAATGAAAATATTATAAATAATCAACATGATTATTCAAAGAAATGAAAAAGCACTCTCCATAATGAAGAATGCTCTATATAATAATGTTTGACTTAGTAAAGATGTGTTGGGGTTACATATTTACTTTTTTATTATATCATATAACTTTGTGTATGAAAAAGAATTTAAATCAATTTTAAGGTGTGTTGAGTAATGTTCTTGATAGTTTATATGTTGATGAATTTCAAAAAAATAAGCACTCTTATAAAAAGAGTACTTTTGGTATATATTCAAGCATTTATCTAATACAATTATAGCATGTATTATGTTTTAGTATGATAATTTTCGTTCGTTTTATTATTACAACTTCTACTATAGTTTTCATACTTTAACATCAACTAAATGAATTTAATTAAGATTACTAGTTAATCGTTTTTTGGTTCTTTCATATTCTGAAATCTAAAATTTTATTATTTGTTTATTGTTATTATTTAACACATGTTGGTATTTCAACGATTTATCTTATTGTTAATATTCTTATTGCTTCCAAAGTATATCTAATTATTTTTAAGATAATTTACTAATTTTTATTTTTTCAAACATACATTCGACAAAAAACAGTTTTTATATGGTATAATTATATTGTATAATACAAAAGGTTAATGAAAATAATTAATATTAAATGTACCAAAAAAAATAGTTTTTGATATAATGAATATTATAATAAATAATTATTTAAATAAAATATTATATAAGGATGTGATTTTATGGATTTCAAAATCAGAGAGCTAATTAATGATATAACCCAAGATATTATCCAAACATACAAAATCCAAATTCCAATAGTAAATATAAATCAAGTTGTTGATGCTTTAGGAGGCAAGGTAATAGAAGATAGTTCTTTAAGTGGATACTCTGATGGATTTATTAGAAAAGTTGATGATTCATTTGAAATAGTGGTATCTCCTTATCAACCAGATACCAGAAAGAATTTTACCATTGCTCATGAACTTGGACATTTATTTTTACACATGGGTTATGGCATTGATGATGAACTATGGAATAGTCAAGATGGAAATCAGTATTTTAGAAGTGGCAATACCAATAAGGAGTATCAATCCAATGAATTTGCAGCAGCCTTGTTGATGCCTAAACATGAATATAAAAGAATTATGGATGAAAACACAGTAGGTAATAAGGTCGACACTTCAAAAATTGCAGAATACTTTAATGTTTCCTCTTATGCAGCATCTAATAGAGGGAAATGGTTAGGATATTTACAATGGTAGATGATAAAGAATATAAAACTCAAAATGTAAATAATGTTCATAATTCAGCTAAAAACGAAAACGCTTTTAATCTTAAAAAGTATAAGGAAAAACTTCAAGAAAATATTAATACTGATATTTATGAAAAAGAAAAAGAACCTAATCATCCAGAAGTGATTTTGTTCTTTTCTTTTGATATAGCTAATTCATCATTATATAAAAATATAAATTATAGCGGATGGGCTAAGGTATTATCACATATAATTCGTAAGTTACAATATAGAGTTTATGAAAACCTTAAAGCACAACTTTGGAGAGTTCTTGGTGATGAGGTAATTTTCATTATCGTACTAAAAAATTATGATGAAATTTATAAATACATAGATATAATCTTTGATATTTTAACAAGCACTGCTAAAGATATAAAAAGTGGTAATATATTCTCTACACTAGAAGGATTTTCTGAATCTGAAAAATACTTAATGAAACTTCAAAATATTATTTCATTAAAAGGAGCGGCCTGGATTGCTATAGTATCAAGAAATCCTAATTTTAATGCTTTAGAAAATAATGAACAATATGAAAATATTTCTGCTATGTACGATTTATCCAATAATTATAAAATATTTGAGTTCTTAGGAAATGATATTGATGCTGGTTTCAGAATATCAAAGCAAACATGCCCAGAAAGACTTGTTCTTAGTTTTGAACTAGCTTATATATTATCAAGAAAAACTGATATTTTATCTAAATTACATATAATTACATATAAAAAATTAAAGGGTATCTGGAAAGATAAACTATACCCTATCATTTGGTATCATAATAAAGGAAAAAATAATGATATAGAATTTGATGATAGTTTTTCTTTTGATGAAATAGAAGAAAATGAATTGGTTCGAGAATATTTTTTTAATAAAAAAGGAGAAAGTAAATTACTAATTGATTCTTTTATGTTTAATTCTGTAGACAAGGCTTTGGATAAAATACTTATAGACAGAAACCTTAGTGATAAGATTGAAAAAATAGGTGACGTAATTTCTAAAACAAACCCCAGTTATGATAAAAATACAATAGATAAAGACTATATAAAAGTAGATTTAATGGAATTACACTGTGTTGCGGTTTGTTATAATAAATCAACTTCAAAAATATTAATTGCGAAAAGAAGTGATAATAGAAATAATAATGCGAGTAAATGGGAATTTGGTTGTGCTAAGGCAAGTCTAGAAACTTCAATTATAAATACTATTAAAGATGAATATGAAAAAGATTTTAATATAAACATTGAACCTATTACTGATTGCACAAGAAAAGATGATTGCCAACCTATACCTCTAGCAATTTATCAAGTTAAAAAAAGTGATGGTTTACACAAAGGCATTATAACTCTCGCAGAAATAATAAATGATTATGATATTTCTAAATTTGAACCCACATCAAAACATAATGAACTTGCATGGATAGGAGAGGATGAACTTGAAGATTTTAATGAAAACACAGTACCTGATTTTAAAGAAACTTTAAAACTAGCATTTAAAAAATTAAATGAAAATCAATTACAAGAATCTACAAATATGTAAATAGTATTCTTCTATGATTTGATTCTATCTTCATAGAGGAATACTAACCAAATAAAACATTTTCTAAATAGCATTAAAAACTACTACAAGTATATATATAAACAATATAATACCACCTAAAATAAAAGCTTCTACTGACTTTTTTACATTATACATTTTCTTATCACAGATTAAAGATAATTCTTTTATTTGAACAAGTGCATCATTAATCAAGTTTTCTTCGTCTTTAAATGCATTTTCAAATGCTTCTTTGTACTGTTCATTATTTAAAGATGCTATCTCTTTATAATAAAAAATAGATTTATATTCATTTTCTATTTTAGAATTCCTTGGCTTTAAAACCATAATCGAAAAATAAATTGAAATAACAAATATACATAATATAACAATGTAAAATAGCATCTCTAAACATCTGATATTACTTATACTTAAGTGATTCATTATTTTTTCCTTCCCTGAAAATAAAAAACCTATAATTGCGCTATTTAATAATAGTAAAAAACTAGCTTTATTATCTGATTTTTCAATATAGTAATCAATTCTATTTACTATAAACTTCGCTATGTCTATTTTTTTATCCATGATTTTACTACCTCATTTCATTAAATTTTATATTGATTCAAAATTTTATTTTCTACTTATTATCATTGAATAAATTATTATTTGGAAATAATCTTATTGAAATAATAAAAATATGTGAAAGAAAGTAATAACTAACTATAATTACTACTTCCTAACTTAAACATTCTATCTCTTCCAATTAAAAGTAAGATATCGTCCTCTATAAGTTTCATATTCTCTTATAATATCCAATATTTCCTCCCTAGAAGTTGCAATTAAACTTCTATCAAATAGTTCAATCATTCTATTGCTATCATTATCAGAAACATTACAAGACTCTAATATCTCATTATTAAATATTGCAATAGCATACCCAGTACCTATTTTTATCTCATTTAATTCATGTAAATTATTTGCTGCTCTAAAGATATCAGCTTCAGCCAATCCACCTAAATCTTCGCTTCTATTAATCAAGTTATTAAGTTTAATACTAAAAGCTGCTCTTACAAATCTCTCATAAACCAATGCATCCATACATAAATCCTCCATTATCACAATAATATATTTACATTATATTACAATAATAGAGTTATCACAACAAACAACCACTTCTAGTTGATAACTTTTATCTATCTATTAATAAAATCCAATGCTTTATAAAGTGTATCAAATCTATCATTACCTTTTATCATAATAAATTTTTCTTTAGTAATAGAACTTATCTTTTCACATGCGCCACCTCCTACAACATATAAATTTTCCGTCTGACCTGGTACGTAATCTTTTATATCACAAACTAAAACTTTGCTTGGACTATAGCCCCAACTAAGCACATTCGCAAGTATCTTATCAACTTCTCCATCATAAACAATTGTATGTTTGTACATCTGTTTAACTCCCTCATTATTTATATTTTTATTTAATACACCTTCTACAATTAACTTAGCAATACCTTCATGACCTAGTTTCTTAGCTTTATCATAATCTTCTTTATTATCACAGAAGAAACTTTCAATTAATACTGCTGTAGGCTTTGAACTATTTAAGATATATAATCTTTTATCTAATTTAGCACCTCTATTTTTAAATACTGTACCTAGTTTATCACATATTCTAGTTGCATACTCTAAGCCTTTATTACTATAATATAGGACTTCTGAACCTTTACCTTGACCGTTACTTGCATTTAAATGTAACTCTATAAGTAAATCATATCCTCCACTATTAACTCTAGGTATTTTATAAGACTTTTCTTCATTCTTAGTTTTAAACTGCTTTTCTGGGCATATTATTACATCTACCTTATGCCCTTCTTTTCTAAATGTATCTGCTAATACTGGTGCAAGAGATTTGTTGTATTGATACTCGTTAATTACTCCATCAGCAGAAGTGCATGCTCCACTTTTTAAAATACTGTGTCCTACTGTAATACATATTTTCATTATTTATTACCTCCCTTAATATTTAATTCGTCTGTCATTGTATCTAGTAAATTGCCTATTTTCTCCTTTAATTTTTTGGGAACTGGTAATCCACATAAGTACATATTTTTTAATATACTTACACTTTCATACAAAATGAATAGAATAGAGAAAAATTCAGATATTCCAAGATGATTTAATCTCAAGAAATCAATCCAATCTTGTGGCAACATAAATAAAAAGTTAAACTTTGTAAGTATATCAACTACTGCTAGAAAAAATATACATGCTATCATTGCAACTTTTCTTATTCCTCCATTTATTCCAAAACTTGAATTAAACTGATGTGTTTTTATTGCTCTTAAGCAACCTAACAGTGTATCAAATGCTATTGCTAATATTACTAATTTTATAAATATATTTGTTGCTAAAAAAACTATTGTTAAATTCATATTTCCTCCTAATTTTTGTATTAAAAAGGACCTAGAATTATCTAAGTCCTTTAAATGTATTAATTTATTATTTTACCTTTAAATTGTTAACGAAATCTGCAGCTATAATAAAGTATGCTGCATCACATTTTGCTTCTCCCATAATCCCTGGATTAGAAATGTAACAACTTGTTGGGTTTTGTTCTAGCCCCTCTAGCTTTATATTTTCTACCATTATAAATATCTCCCCCATAGTAGGTATAATTAACATTAGAACTAGAATGCAAATTACAATTATTTTCTTCATTTTTTAATCTCCTTTTAATAGAATTTTTTTATTATAGATAAAAATAAAAAATATATAACTAAAAAAGGAAATTATTTTTAATTTATATAAAAAAAACCTATTTTGTTGGTTCTGCTCCTTCTACTACTCCACTTTCTCTAATTATATAATCCTCTACTGCTTTTCTATACTCTGTGTTAGTTACGTCATCTAATTCAAATTCTCGATTTTTTAGAGGGTTTAATCCTCCGTTTAATATCCTCTCTGCTAATATTCTTACTACAACATTATTTATATTCATTATAATAATCCTCCTACTTTTTCATTTTCATTTAATAAAACTTGATTTTCTAATTCTTGTATTCTCTTTTTTTCTTCACTTACATATACTGGTATTTCTTCCAAAATTGGTTGTTTTGTTTCTATATTTATGCCTATAATTCTATTTTTAATATAATCTATACTTCCATATGGAATATCAATATAATCTAATTCAGTTATTTTATTGTGTGGTAACACATCCCCACAGGACTCACCTGTTTCAAAAATTATTTTGCCTGTTTGGTCATATATTACTCTGTTTGGAACATTCATATTTTTTTCTCCTTCTTAAATAAATTTAATAGCATACCATTTATAAATATGTCTTTGAGTTGAGTCAAAGTTATAAGCTGGAATTTGAACACCAGTATTATTAAAATAAACATCCCCTTCGGAATTATTATAGAGCCAACCATTAGCATGAAAATTTTCATCACTGTTTTTTCTAATAAAAGCTGTAACGCTTGAAAAATCAACACCTCTTTGTGTAGCGACACCACGACAAGCAAAAAGGAAAAGTTTATAATTATTTTTATATTCAGTATCATAGTAATCAAAATCAGCAAAGAAAATGTTAGGCTTAAAATCTAAATTACTAATTTTAACCCAAGTACCAGGTTTAAAAGTTCTGTCGGTTAGATATGGATAAGCAATTTTAGCACTATCCGCAAAAGAAGTGACTGTTCCACTAGCAACTTTATATTTAGAGTTTAATTGCGATATAGTATTATTAGCTTGTGTTAACTGATTCATCAAATCCTGTAAACTAGCGTCTCCACTATCAAAAGACTGCTTTATTTTCTCTGATAACTCAACAAGTGTGTTATTCAAACTTGCTTCTATATTCTTTAATGCTAAAGTATTTATAATACTTGTTTTCCCATTTTTAAATCCTTCTCCAATCTCTATCAACTTAGTTGATATATCACTTAAACTAGCATCAGATTGAAGTGGCATTATCTCTTTACTTATACTTAAAACCTTCTCAACTGTTGCATTTTCTGCATCTGTAGCAACTATTTTTAATGTGTGTATTGCATTGTCTGTAAGTTCATAGTTTATTGTTTTTTCTGCTGTTAAATCTGTTGTTATTGTTTCTTTTAATACATCATCTAAATACCACTCAATTTTACTTAAATTATTATCTAAATCAGATGTTGTAAATTTTGCAGAATTAGAACTATATGAATTAACTAAAATTGTTGGCTTGTTATTTGTTCTTGTAAATGTTACTGTTTTACTTGTTACTAATCCACCATCTTCTGTACTTATTTCTATTACTATTGAATTTTGGGAATTGAATGCTAATGGTACTATTTGTTCATCAGTTAATTTAAGTTTATAATTATTATCACTAGAATTTATCTTTGTTTCTATTATTGTGCCATTTAACTTTTCTGTAACAATGAATTTTACACTTGGTTCATTATCTATAATTCTGTAGTTTATTTCACATCCTCTGCTAATGTTATCAATCACAATATCAATAACAGGGTCAGGTATAAATCTTACTGTAGTTGTTTGTTGTACTACATCATCAATATCAGTTGTTACATTTCCAACTCTATAGCTCATCATATAAGATTCTTTATATAAATCTTTATCTCTGAATATATCTATATTCTTATTAGTATATAAATGAAAATAAGCTGTATAAAGTTTCCCATCTGCTTCAAATTCATACCTTTGTGCAAGTATATCTAATTCTGTATAGACACCTCTTCTTTTCTTCACAGTTCTATTGTATTTCCATATCTTCACTTTATCACCTCACTTTCTACATTGGTATTAAATTATTATTTATACTAGATATAATACTGCTCCTATTACCTTTTACTTCTGTCACTATTTCATCAAGCGCCCCTTGCACATTCGTAGCAGTAAGATTACTTGTTGCATTATTATAACTCGTTTTCTCTGCTGTTGTTTCTATGCTATCTACACTAGTTTTTACCTCATTGATTGCACTAACGATATTTGTTTTATCTGTTGTGGTAAGTTGTGTTGTGTCCCCTATTTTGTTGTTTAACTCTGTTTTAGCAGTTTCTATGTTGCTTGTTAATTCTGTCTTATTTGTATCTATTTTAGTGTCTAAATCTTGTATATCTTTTAAAGTTGCTAATACAACTGTTGGGTCTATTTTTAAATTTATACTTGCTGTATTAGACACAGCTAATATAATTTTAATTAATATTTCCTTCACTGTTCCTGAATCTGGAGCAGGTTTATAAGTTTCTGGATAGCTAGATATTGCGAGAAGTTGGTCTTTAGAGTCAAATACTCCAACCTCTCTGATTGTAAAGCTTCCAGTATCTCCAGTTATAGTCTTTTGTATAACTACCCAATTAGGATTTTTTTCGTCTGCTTGAACATGCTCTAATGTGCTTTCCCACACTACATTTTTGAGTTCTGTTTGAGTTTCTGTTGGAATATATGCACTTCCACCACCATCCCCAACTTTTATTTTTGCAAAATCCACTCTAGTTCCAAGTGCTGTAGCATTTGCTATAGCCGCTTTGCCTATTTCTGTAAGTAATGTATAATATTGTGCTTGTGCCAATTATATCACCTCCTGTTTAGGGTATAATGTTACCCTTTCAGCACTTTTATTGTTTCCACTAGCTAGTATTATTTCCCCAAAACATTCTATATTTTTAGGTGTATAAGGGTATATAGTAACTGTTTCTCCTGTACTTGTCATTGCTCCTGTATAAAGTTCATTTTGATTATATAAAATCATTTCAAATTTATGTTCAAGATGTGCAGGTTTTATTTCTTCTATTTTCTTATCTAATTCTAAAATAGTGTTATAACTACAATTATTTGTTATAAAACTAAGTGTAAAACTAAATAGATTGCTAAATACTTCTACATCAACATTAGTCTTTGTATAAGCTTCTGATATAGCTTTTATAACCTCTATTGTTGTTGTGCCCTTGCCTCTTAATTTAGCTTTTACATTACTTCTTCTAGTATCAAAATCCAACTTATAATTTATTTTTATACCTAAGAGACTTTCCCAATCATCAAGCCCCCAAGTTGCTGTATCTATAAAAAACTGATCTAATAAATCATCTTTTTCGTCAATTAATGTTAGAAGTTCATTTTCAAGTGCTTCCTGGATTTGTATGTCAATTTCATTATTTGCAAAACTTGGCAGGTAATCAATTAACTTCAATTTAACTCACCTCGATATCAAATACAGCACTTGAAACAGCAGGAACTTTTTCTTCATCAACTATTATGTTTTTAACATCATCATTTACAAGGAGATTTTTTACATCATGAACACCTTCTATGCTTGCTAACAAACTCATTATTTTTATATAAATAATCTCTCTTGAATTTTCTATTAAATAAGAATTTATAATATCTAAAAACACAACTTTTATAGATTCAATATCATATCCATTTTCAAGTGTTAAAGTTGCACTAATATTAATATCAAAAGTACTTGGTGTAACAATTGTAACAGTAGGTCCAATAGGTTTTTCTTCTTCTATATGTTCAGTACATCTTTGCAATACTTCATTGTCAACTGATTGATTGTTTTGACCATAAATTAGAATTTTAATTGTACCTGGACCATCCCAACGAGGAATTACTTTTGCATTATAAACACCTTCAACCTCTAAAGCCCAAGACTGGTAATGCGCCTTATTTCCACTTGTCGCTTGATTTTTTTGTATTTTATAGAACCTTTCTTTTAATTCTTCATCAGTTTCTATTTCTGTTCCACCTTTTAGGTCAAGTTCATTATAAATTTTAGTTACTCCATTTATTTCTTCTATAAGTTTAAATTCTGTGTTAGCTGATAAATTATACTTAATGCCAACCTCTAAAGCCTGTATAGGGCTTACATTTAACTTACTACTTTCATCTATTGTAATATCTTTAATAATTACAAATAGTAAATCACTATGAGATATTATTGTTCCATTTTGTATTTGAGTTCCAATTTTGCCCTCAAATGTTACCTCACCTATTGCCTCTGTACCTAATTTTCTATATACGCCAAATTCATTGACTCTTCTATCAAGAAAATCGTCAAAATTATCTTGAATAAAAACTCTCTTATGTATATAAGAAAGTTCTATATATAATTGTGCAAGTTCTGAATTTATTGGAGAAACTATATTATAAAGAGAAGATCCTTGGCCTTTATAAAGAGGGAGATTTATGTTATTTAAAGTTCTATTATTTAAGGTACTAAATGATTGGCCACTATACAAAAGTAATCTCCTCCTCTCCATAAATTGTTTTTACATTTAAACTTATAGATAAATTATCATCTTCAAATTCTGCATTTGTTATATTGATTTCTAATATATATGGATTAGTTAATAGAACTTCTTGTATATACCTTTTTGCCTCACTTTCAGTAAGACCTTTAGTATACTTTTGCCCTATTAGATTTTTTATATCTGTTCCATAACTCCAATCATATATTAAATGAACATACTTATCTGTTTTTATTGTTTTGTAAATCCATACTTTAATTGCTTCATTTCTTTCAACTATTTTAAAGTCTCCATTTTCAATTATCTTTTCATCTTTATCAAAATCCCAAGCAAATTCTTTAAAAATAGGTAATTCTTCATTGTCTGGAGAAATATAATCTTCTGGAACACCCATGAAAGGGAATATAGTATTATTCATCTAGACTCACCAATTTACTTACAACAGCAAATTTTTCACCTATTTTAAACATTATTACTGTGTTTCCAGATTCAAAAGTATCTATAAAGGGATTTTTTATTTCATGTTTATGTTCTTGACTTGTTTCTGTATCAAATAACTCTATCTGTCTATCAAGCATCCAACTATCTACCAAGATATCTTCTTTTTCTAATATGATGTTATTTATCTCTATTTTTAAATCTGGTAATTTACTTTTAATTTTTCCAATAAAAAAAGAAGGTTCATTATGAAATTTACCTTCTTGTCTCATTATTCCTATAAATTCATTGATTGGATCTGCCACGATATCACCTCTTTTACAAAACTCTTCTAGCTGTATTAAAATCTTTTCTATTACTTAATTTACTTATTTTAACTACATCTCCTGTTTGTGGCGCATGTAAAAATTCTCCATTACCTACATATAGTCCAACATGGCTGACTGGATTATGGAAAAATACCAAATCTCCTGCCTGTAAATTATTTTTCTCTACTTTCTTACCTACCTTAGATTGCTGACTTGAGGTTCTTGGTAAATTAACATTAACCTTCTTAAAGCAATATACCATTAGTCCAGAACAATCAAAGCTACTTGGTCCATTCCCACCCCATTTGTATGGCTTTCCAAGATGTTTTCTTGCTTCTGAAATTACTGTTTTTGCTTTTTCTGTCATGTTTCCAGAATAACCACCAATTATAATCTTTCCTTTTCTTCTTCCAAAGTTATTAGCTTCTTCAACATTTCCAAATAAAATATCTATATGATATGTTCCATCCTTTTCTATAATTATTGCAGGCCCATTATCATTTACTTTATACGTTCCATCTCGGCTTGAAACACCTGTAACTAATTGTATTTCATCTCCATATCTCATAAGAGGATGTTTGTTTAAGAAATCTTTTGTATAGTAAGATTTTTCATATGTTCCAACCATAGGAGCAGCACATGTTTTTTTAGAAGGATCTAGTTTTTTACCTCTACAATCTTTATCTCCACCCTCAGATTTTCTAGGACAATAAGCAGTAAATTCAGCAGAGTATTCTGTTCCTCCAGTATACTCTGAACCATCTTCTTTTTGTTCATCTTGACCAGCAGATTTTTCATCCATTATATTCTCAAAATTAAGCTCTAGTTCAATTTGATAATCTCCATTTTGCCATGTATGCTTATCTGTATCTATATAAAAAAGACCTATTAATTTTGTATATGAGTCTTTTACTTTTACACCTCTACCAGTTACACAAGTTATATCACCATATCCTTTTAAAGAGCAAGTTTTTTCGATTCCTTTAAACTCTCCATCTATGTCTATAGTACTGTTTTCTTGTTGTTGTATTACCTTTTGCATAATTACCCCAACGTCTTTAAATATAGAGTCATTTATTTTCTCACTAATTTTATTACCATACTGATCAACAACTAGTACTTTATTTTTTACATTCTCCATGCTTTCAGAAAAATTTGTATTGATAAGATTAAAGCCTTCTTCAAATGTTATATTTAAAGTAACTACACCCTTCTCAATAACATTAAATTTATCAAGATTAGACTCTATCATATACTTTTTTTTAGTTGTCTTGCTTGCTTCTGTATAAACGCTCATTATAGTATCATAGCCAGTTACACCAATAAACATTTTTGTATATTTAACGTTAGTTTTAGGTAAATTACCTAGTGGGAATTTATTGTCTACAAAAACCTGCTTTGCAATATCTTCAACTAATTTATCTTTAAAATTGTATGACACTTCGCTTTGTAAAAGTAAAAAGCCCATATCTTTAGCTGTAAAATCTATATTATTATTGCTAGAGTCTTTAGATCTATCTATTATCATTCCTCTAAAAAGTTCTTTATCATCAACATAGAAACAAACTGTACTTGCTACTGGAATATCTATCTGCCTAAAATTAATATCACTTGCAGATTGAATTATAGAAAATTCTAAAGTTCTTGATGGTGATCTATAATCACCAGACCAAGTACACTTATCCACTAAATCAGTTACATTATATATATTTCCGTTTTTTATATGAACTTGTATTTTGATTTTATTAATTATAAATCACCACCATTTTAAGGAATTATTAATATCCAACCATTTTTTATTACAGATGGATCTTTAATCTTATCTTCATTTGCTTTATAAATCTTCTCCCACAAATCTCCATTGCCATAATATTTTTTTGCTATCTTAAAAAGGGTATCTCCTTCAACAACCTTATGTGTTTTTTGCTTAGTATCAAATCCTTTTGTTAGTGGAACATCCTTTTCAGAAGATAATTTTTCATCATTATTAATGTTTACTTTGGATATTTGTATCCTTCTATATTCTTTTAGACTTAAGGTAAAATAAACATCTCTTGAATAATCTTGTTCTCTATAATTAAAATCTGCAATTATACATTCAAAGTTTATATTAGTTTCTGTAATGATAAATCTTAATATATATCCTTCTTTCATCCAACTTTCTATTAAATTTACACAATCATATGGTTTTGGAAATCCATTATAATTACAGAAACTATATTCTTGATTAGGGAAAAAAGAGGATAGTTCTATAGTTTTAAGCCCTAACCCTCCAAATACTGCAATATCTCCAACACTTAAAATATTAGATGTATTTATTGTTGCACTTCCATTTATCTCAAAAGAGGGTGGAATAACAGGAAACCTAAATGTATTATTTGCTTGTCTTAACCATATTTCCATTAAACTCCTCCTAAAATAAAAGACACTTATTTCAATAAGTGTCTTTTAAGATAATTACTATAAATCAAATACTGTATATTTTCCTACATTTTCATAAGCAATTTCAATTGTTTTTGGCTTTGTATCTTTTGTAAGTTCAAATGCTATCTCACCTTTTAATGTATCTCCTGGATGTATTGTGTCAAATAGTAATTCTCCATTTAATTCTTGATTATTTATTGCATTTCCAACTGTATTATCATCCGTTTTTAGTATGTAGTTTTGAAGGAAATCACTTTCAAGATCTGTATCTCCTGTATTGGTGATTTCAATCTCAACTGCATATACATTACTATCTGATTCTAGTTTTCTAACATTTTTAACAGATACCTTTGCTCCGTCCAAATCAACAACTTCGCCTATTTTATGATTTTTAATTTCCTCTGTATTTTGCTTAGGTTTACTATCTCCATTTTTTGAATCATTTGTGCTGCATCCAACTAAACTTAAAGATAATACAATTAATATTGCTAATGCTGGTATTTTTTTATTCATAACATAACCCCCTGTAAATTATATACTACAATTATAGCACGATAATTTACAAAACGCCTCCAACTTTTGCAAGAGATATTTTTTTGTTTATTTTTCTTACAATTTTATCTATGTCAGCCTCTTCTCTTACAATTATTGTATCAGCCAATTTATCAAGAAATAAACTTCCATTTGAACTATTTCTTTTGTATTGATTAGCTTCTTGTTTGGTTAAAAGTTTCTCTCCTTCATGTGCCCTAATTAAATAATCATTTTTAGGAACTCTATTTATACCAAATGCTTTCCTTGGACTTTTGCCAGCAGCATCTGCACCTTTTCCTATTTGTAAACTAGGACCACTTTTTACTATCTCGATCATTCCTTTGATTGGATTATGAAAAAATTCTTTAAGTTTATTCCAGGCTTCTTTTACGCCTTTAACTTTATCTTTAAAAAATGAGTCAGCAAGATCTATTACAGGTTCCAGTACGCCACTAACTAGATCAACAAGGCCATTCCAAATTGATTTTATTACACCTACTCCACTATCAAATATTTGTTTAAGTCCATCCATAGTTTGATCAGCATTTCCTGTTATAAGCCCCATAATAACATTAATAATTCCAGATATAAAAGACATAATTCCATTTATGATTCCAGATACTGTTGTTATTATTGCGGTTAATGTATTTAAAACCCATGTAAATGCTAAAATTATTCCGCCAACAACACCAGCTATTGCAATTCCTATAGATGGTAAAAGTTGTTGTCCTATTTGTGATAGGAAAGGCATAAATCCTTGAAACCAAGCTTTAACAGGAGCAAGTGCTTGAGTTAAAGCTTGGAAAGAAAGTTTAATTCCATCAGTAGACTTTTTAACACTATCCATTGGCTGACTTACTTTATTTACTGTATCTCCAACCTGTTTGGCTGGAGTAAAAAAGTCAGTAATCGCTTTTTTAACCCTATCAAAGCAATCTTTCAAATTATCTAAATGAGGTTTTAAAGGTTCAAATGCTTTTACTAAATTATCTATATTTGTTTTAATATTTCCAGCTAATATGTTCTTTAATTCATTAAATTTATCTTTTATTGAAGTTATTGACTCCTTAAACTTATCCTTAAAATTTACTCCAGAATCCTCTAGGACCTTTAGTGCAGGTTTAACATCATTTAATATTTTATTTTGCAGTTCTGTAAATTTAGTTTTTCCAGATTCAACTCCTTGACTTATAGAATCTGTCATAGGTTTAATAAAAGTTTTAAAATCACTAAATGAACCTTTTAGATTTGCTACTGTTTGTTTTAATCCACCTGTATTTGGTGTAGATTTTCCAGCAGCATCTGCTGCTTTACTTCCTGGAATGTTTACATTTGTTTTAGTAGATATTTTGGCAGTTGCTTCAATTGGATTTTCTAAGAATGTTCTTAAATCTCTCCACTTATCTGTAAGCCATTTAGCTTTATCTTTAAATAAGCTGTCAGCTATATCAGCTATAGCTTGTATAGGAGCAGTTACAAAATCTATGAAACCTTTCCATATAGATTTTATAATTTTTACTCCACCATCAAATATTTGTTTAACTCCATTCATCATTTTTTTACTATCACCTGTGACAATGCCGATAATTAAATCAAATATTCCATTTAAAATAGATGCAAGACCATTTAATACATTAGTTATAGTATCAACTACAGCTTTAAAGGCAGTTGCAAGAGTAGACAAAATTACAACTAACTTTGCTATATGAAAACCTATTACACCAATTAAAACAGGCCCTAGGACCTTCATTATTACACTTCCTAAGTTTAAGATAGATGCAAACAGTGGACCAAATGCTGATAATAACTCTTTAAATTTCTCTCCTAACTGTTTAATTGCAGGCATGCAAAAATTTACTATAGGCTTTGCGAACTCTGTAAATGATTTTACTAATGAATTAACTTTATTTTTAAAAACTTCAGATTTAGCATAAGCAGCAGTAAATGCTACTGACAATGCAATTATAGCTGTTATAGTCCATCCTATAGGACCCATTACAGCTAAAAATACTGCACTTAATGGTTTCATTCCGATTACAAATGCCCTAAAGGCAATTTTCGTTCTTAATATTATAGGTATAAAGAAAGCGAATAGGCCTGCTGCTTTAGAAATAACAAGACTTACAATCCCTATAGTAGCAACCAACAATCCAAATGTTGTAACAGCTAGTAATATACCTGTTACAGTTGATTGGAAGGCTGGAGGTAAATTAGAGAAAGCATTAGCCATATTAGATACAACTTGTACTGCACTCCTTATAAAAGGCAATAAATTATTCCCTATGATTATTGCTACTTGAGTAATCTGATTTTTCATCATCTTAAGTTGAGATTCAGTTGTTGAATATCTCTGATTTGCTTCATTTGTCAAAGCTACATTTTCCTTCCATGCATTATTACCTAATTGAATAGCATTATTAAATAAATCTCCTGCTCCACTTGCTCTAAGTAAAGCATCAGTCATACCTATTTCGGTTATGCCCATCTTATTTAACATTTTTATAGCACTATCTCCATGTTTTTTAGCATCTCCAAGACCTTTGACAAAAGATATAATCGCTCCAGCAGCATCTTTTTGAAACGATTCTTTAAATTTTGATGCACTCATGCCAGCGACTTTGGCAAAGCTATTTAATTTACTTCCTCCCATTTCACATGCCAACTGCATTTTTTGCATAACTTTAGAAAAAGCAGAGCCTCCTGCTTCTGCTTTTATACCAACTGAGCTCAATGCCCCAGCAAAAGACATTATTTGTGCCTCAGACATCCCAACTTGTTTTCCAGAGCCAGCAAGTCTGAGAGCCATTTCAACAATTTCACTTTCTGTAGTTGCTAGGTTATTTCCAAGTTGAACTATCGTTGCTCCAAGTCTATCAAAATTTTTCTGTGGCATTTGAACTATATTTGCAAATCTAGCTAATGCTGTAGCTGCTTCATCAGACGACATGTTCGTTGCATCTCCAAGCATAACCATCGTTTTTGTAAAATTTGTAATGTTAGATGCATTTTTACCAACTTTGATACCTAATTGTCCTGCTGCTTCCCCAACGGCACTAATTTCGACTGCTGTTTGTGGCATGCTTTTAGATAAATCCATTATATTTTTCTTGAAGGTATTAATATCTGCATCACTTGCATTTACAGTCTTTTTAACTCCTGCAAAAGCACTTTCGAATTCTATTGCAGATTTTGCACTTAAGGCAAGTATTCCACCAGACACAGCAGCTATAGCACTACCTGTTTTTAAAGCAGTAGAACCAACACTCTTTAAATTGTTTTGAACATTATTTAAAGCCTTAGAGGCGTTAGAAGTTGAGTCATGCAGAGATCTTGTGTTTGCTGCAACTCTTCTTAAAGTTGCACTAGCTTCATCTCTCATTCTTATAATTGCTTGTAAAACTCTTGTACCATCACTCATACATTAAAACCACCTTCCAGCGCCAGCCTTCATTTCTTCTTTTCTCTCATCTAATTCTTGGTCTATGAAGATACTAGTAATTTCCTTTTCGCCTTTTAGCATACAATAAGAAACGGATGGCATTATACCTTTATACTTAAATAATAAGTACATTAAGTTAACTTCTCCATCCGTTTTAATTAGTTTTTTATATCTTTAGCTCTTTCTTTTTGTCTTTTTTTATCGCCCTCAGCATCTATGCCATTTACTTTATTAACTTCCTCATATAATTTATCTATTTCCCCACTAAGTAGTAGCTTTTTAACCAATTCTTTAGGTGTAATTGCGCTAAATTTTTTAACTAATTCCATATTACTAAATATTGGGCATGATTCTAATATTGTATTTACTTTAAGTTCATATATGTTAATGTTTTCTACATCTCCGCTATTAACATCCATCGAGTTCATTCTTATTTCGTCAAAACGTTCTGGATCAATAGCCTTACACTCTATCTCTAAAGTATCATCTAGTTTTTTACAATATAATTCAAATGTGCTAGATGGCATTTTTAATTTACCTGCATCCATATTTAATAATTTTTCTACTGTGTTCATATAATAAAAATCCTCCTATTTTTCTTTTATTTTATCTAAGTATTCAAATCCTTCAAATGTGAATGGTACTTCTATTTCTCCAACTTTCGCAGCTTCCCAATCAGCCAAAGTTAAGTCGTCAAACATACATCCATAAAGTGCAATTCTCTCAGAACCATATGAATCTGGGTCTTGCAATTTACTTATTATAGTTACTTTAAATTCTTTACCTTCATTTAACATTTTTTCGACATACTCGCCAAATAAGGTACTTATCTTATAAAGAGTTATAGATCCTTTTCCAGTTGCACCAATCATTTTATATGTGGTCATTATTTGACCACATAATTTTATTTCTTCTTTATCTATATCAACCTTGGCTTCCATCCCTTTTGTTGATGTAAGTTGCTTATTATCTAGCCAACACTCTCCAAAAGTACCAGATATTATTCTTTTTGCATCTATTTTAGCTTTCAAATTTTAACCTCCAAACTACATAGAGATGTCTAAGTATACATCTTCCATTGCATCTATTAATTTAATTCTTGCTTTTAAAAATACAAGAGTGTCAGTATTGTATTCTTTTATCTGTTGTTCTTCCATATTAGATATATCTATATTTTGTTTTTTTAGCCATGCTCTTTGAGCATCTAAATTAATTTCTACAGTTGAACCTTCATCAATTAAACCATCTTTTTCTAATTCTTGAAGATATAATTGTATTGCAACAATAAGTAAACACTTATTATCATAAGTGTTTTGAGTTTTTCCTATATAATTTTTTACAATTATTTTTTTAATATCGTTATGAATTTGATCTAGTGTATCAACCAACTTAATCTTTTTGAATATATCACCTTTTGAATCAGTAATTGTTGTAAAGGATGTAACTCCTCTAGCGATTACTATAGCTCCACTTTCTTTTATTAAAATTAGCTCTCCATTATTTATCCTTGTATTTGCTTCAGCTCTTGTTAGCTTAGGTATATTAGTAACTTCTGGTATTTCTGCATATGTTACAGATTGAGTTGATGGAGTTCCTGCAATAAAACCTGCTATTCTTGGCAGAAATTCATTTGAAGTGTATTTTTTACCTTCAACTTCAATATCAGTTGCTGTAAAGTTTATTATACCTTCATAATCCGCTGAATTACTTGCAGTAATAGCTTTAACCTTTATTTTATTATCTTCTCTCATTTTCTTAATCCACGTTTTGATTTTAGGCAAATCTTGTTCTGTCTCATCTGGCATACAAAGATAATTAAACTCACAAGTTTCAAGAAAATCTAGTGCATCATCTATTGATTCATCTGTATCTAATGTATAAACTAATACTTTATTTGGAGGATATACATTTCCCTTCATAGCCATTTTTATATAATCTAAATTAGTGGGAGAATAATTTTCTGGAATATCCTCTATTTCTTTTATCTCAACTAACCCTATATTTTTTGTATCTTTTAAAATAAGCGCTACAATACCACCAGAGCGTTTAACAAAAGTTTTTCCTGCTTGGATAAAAGAAATATTAATTTCTGGTAAACCCATTTAATCACTTCCTATCTCTAAATCTACACTTTCCATAATTTCAAATGTTTCATTTTCAAAATAGACTTCTTCAAAATAAGATACAGTCATTAGAAAAGTTAGTTTATATCCTACAGGATCTTTTGCGATTGATGGAGATATATTCTCAATGATTAAACTTCTATCTTTAACTCTAATGTTTCTGTTAAATATTTTTTCTAATCTACTTTGTATGTCGTATAGATTTAATTTATTTTTTCTAGCCTTTTGGTAATATTCAATATCTATGAATATCTTTTTAGTATCTAAAACTTTATTTGCAATATTATTAGAAACAGGTAAAAGTTGCACAAAAAAACAAGCCTCCTCAAAGCCTTGTATATTATCCTCATTAATAAAAATATCTATATATCTAAACTCATTTTCGATTCTTTTATTAACTGCTATTATAATGTCTCTGTTTGTAAGCAACTAATCACCTACCAATCAAATAAATTTGCTTTTGCACTTGTCATATTTTCTTTTGTTCTTTCAATTCCCTTTTCAACCATAAAAGAACCAGGGACAATGCCACCATTTTTAGTTGAATGGCCATTATTTACTAAAGTAGCATAATCAACTTCATTTTTAACAATATAAGTATCATATTCTGGTTGCTTTTCTTCCCATCCCTTTTTTAACTTTTCAGTTTTTACAGGAGTTTCATCTCTTATATTTTCTGCTAGTTCTTGCCCAGTTTCTTTTGTAAACTTCTTGATTTTTCTATTAAAGTTTGATGCATTTAGACCTAAATCTAAGGCTAATGCTTCAAAGACTCCTAAATTATCTATTCCCATTATATCCTCTCCAATTCTGTAATAGGTATTTCCATATGGCTTGGATATATATTTGCCTTAGAAACCTTAAATACAGCTTCTTCTCCATGATTATAGGTTGTATTTATAGTATCACCTATTTTTATATCTACTTCTGGTCTACAAAATAACTTTCTATTTACAACTATAGATCCAATATCACCATTTACAATGGCTTCTTCTTTTCTAGAAATTGCACATGGGATATTTTCAGCTATAACAACATTACTAAAATCATTAGAACATGTTTCTTCATTCCAGCCTTTTAATTTTCTAATTATAGTCATTTTATCAAGGTATGTCATTTCTAATATATCTGCTTCAGTCATTTAATCACCCCTTAGTACATACTAACAATACAAAATGGGCTTAGAAATTTTTTATCAGTATCAGTTAAAAAAGATGATGAACTGATGCTATTTTCAGCAGTTTGTAATGTTAAAGCATTATATTCTATCTTAGTGTCACCTCTAGTTATAGCTTTTAAGCTTTTTTCTAGATTATCAAGTCCACTATTTTTCTTAAGTTCTTCAAATCTTGAAGATAATATTGATATTACTTTTTCTTCTACAAACCCTTCTAGTGCTATACTTAGTTCCTGCCTAGAACAATATTCTAAAACCATCTCACTTATTTTATTTATATAAAGGATTATTAATTTGTCATATCTATCATTTTCTATTCCTAAAACTAATTTAACATTATCAAGCATTGTACTCATCTAGTAGTTGAATTAATTCCTCTTTAGTTTTAGTTGAATATCCCTTTATATTCTTGCCTTTAGCAATTTCCATAAGCTCTGGTTTAGATAGATTAAATAAATCATTAGAGGTTGATTTAACTTTTTCTTCTTTTTTCTCAATATTCTCTTTAGTCACTTCTTCTGAATATATTTTAAATCCTTTTGAAATCAATTTATCTCTCGAATTTTCATCTTCAACAACTTTAATTATGTTATTTTTTATCAATGCAAACATTTAAAACAACTCCTTATTCTTGTGCAGCTTTAGCTTGTCTCACAGATGCTCTACAAAGTTTTAAATATTCATCCAATATCCACAAATCGTGATATTTTCTATAGTCTATTTGATAAGCATCTGCTGTTTGGTTTTGATCTGGAGTAAATATTCTTGGCTTATCAGTCTTAGATACTGCAATTGGAGCAGATGCTGGAGTTATTAACCAGTTTATATCTAAAGCCTTTGCTCCTTCAGTAAACCCACCCTCTGTTTGTCCAGATGTTTTACCATCTCTAAATACGTATTCTGTTTTCATTCTTTTTGATGGAACTTTTATTATAGGTACATTGTCTATAGACTTTACAATTCTTTTTATATCTCCATCGCCAAATTCAATATCATCAAGTTGAGATGATTGTTCTAATATGCTTGCAATTATGCTAGACATACTAATAATAAGAGGTATATCTCCAGATAAATCTTGTATTGATGCAAGTTGATTTTTCAATTCACTTAATATTGTAGTTACTGTAGCTTCGTATGAATATTTTACACGCTCATCTACTTTAGCTGTTTCAGAAAATATCTTTGAGTATCTATATGCATCTATTTCTGGTATAACATGTTGCTTTTGAAATAATCCCATTACAGAAGATGCATTTATAACGAAGTTACTTTCATTTACATCCATTGAATCTAACATAAAAGTCCTACCTCTATCCATCTCCATTTTCATTGTTTCGTACTCAAGTGTAACTGCGCCTTGCGTATATCCTTTAGATCTGTCATAATCACCTAAGCCATCCATTGTTACTTTTGGTACTTTTACCTCTCTTCCTCCATTATATATAACTTGACCAGCATTTTTCTCCATCCATCCAGTAGTTGAGCCAACTGTTACCTGCATATCTAGTTCTTGTTGAAAAAGTGTTACATATTGTAATACATTAGCCATTTATAAAATCATCCTTTCTTTTTTTATACTAAAGACTATTTAGCCCTTGCTTTATTTGTTTTCTAATTTCTGATAGCGAACCTGCACTATCTTTGCCAGGTGGAACGTATGAACCATCTTTAATTCTTTCATCTACCTTTGACTGCACATATTGCTTCATTGAATTTTCAAATATCTCTATATTTGCATTTGTTTTATCATCATCATCAGATAATAGATATTCAATTAAGTTTGTAGGTATTTTCTTTTCAACTAAAATATCTTTATATTTAGAAACTTTTTCTGCGTACTGCTTTTCTTTTTTTAGTTTGTCTAGGCTTTCTCTTAATTCCCTTATTGCTTTTTGCTCTTCTGTTTCATTTGCTCCAGTTCTTTTTAGAACTTCAGCACTTATAAGTGTCTGCATATCTTTTTTCTTAAAGTTTTCAAGTGCTTCGCTGTGATATTTATTTTTTTCATTATCTATAATAGCTTTAAAGTTTGCATCATTATTAATTAATTCTCTAAACTCTTCTATTGTAAGCTTTTTATCAGATGCAGATTTGAATAAATCTGTTGATTGCAGCAATGAATCTATTTCTGCATCATCTTCTATTTCTTTTAGTAATTCCAACACTTCTTTTTTTAACATGTATAAAGTTCTCCTTTTTGAAAATTTAATTCAAACATTCTATTTTATCCATAACCTTTACTATTTTAGGAAATTGAATTGCAAAGAAGTCAATCATTTCTTCGTTTGTAGCCCAAGAACTACAACTCTTCAATCCACTTTCACTAAGAAATGCATGAATTATTTCATGCCTAGCAACTTCATTTTTATATACACTTAAATCTTTCAATGAACCTTCTTCAGAATTTATTTTCTCTATAACAATTTCCTTAACAGAGTGATCACAATATCCAGCTCTTTCCTTTAATAGCACATCTTCGCTTTCAAGTTTCTCTATCACTAGATATTCTGTTCCTAATATTTCAACTTTCATATTTCACCTCATATTTTTTAGACATAATAAAAACACCTATTAAATTAATTAATACATGTTAAACAGGTATATATTGACATCTACAGTGACAGTGTCTTGGCAAAGAGGGCCTATCTTCATTGACATAAAATATCACTCCATTATGCATAGAACAATCACTACATGTGCGAGAATCTAAATCTGCACAATACATTACTTTTATAATCCCTTGAACCTTGAAAAAATACTCATTTACTTCACTTTGACATCTGGCAACTTCATTTTCTATTAGTCTGCTGGTTTGTCCTGCACCTGTTGAATATTTATCTCTTATTGCTTTTTCTATCTTATTTACAGAAGTTTTTCCATTTAGAAAACTCTTTATTTCTTTTTTTAAGGACTCTTCTATACCTTTTTTATTCTTCCAGAGTCTATCGCTCCAATGTTTTCCATCAACCTTATTATTCACTATCTTATTTATAACTTTATTGTTTATATTACTAACATCTTTTATCTTCAGTATTACTCCTAATAAAATTATCAAATTTGAATATTTATTCTTAGATGAATCAGATAAAATAGTTTCTATATCCTTGACTTCTTCATCATAACTATTAGAATACTCATTTATAATTTTATTAAGTTTTGACCTTAGATTTTTCTTATCTTTATTATTAATATTTAAGTATTCATTAATAATATCGTGTGTTAGCAATATCTTTGCTATTTCTAATAAAAGTTTATCCCTATTTTCTCTTTGATACTTATAAAATGGTTTTGTCCTATTTTCAGCAGATTTATATATATCTTCAGTCAATTTAGTTATAATCTTTTGATTCATCTAATAAAATCTCTCCCTCTGAAACTATTTCCTGTTCTTTTTTAGCTTTTTCTATTTCAGCATGAGGATTATCAATGAAACTTAGTTGAGATAAGCCAGTTTCAGTAGATAATTTATCTCCAAGTTGGCTTAATATATTTGCTACAACTAAATCATCACGTGGTATCTTAGGGGTAAATTTAGCCTTAATATCTTTATAATCATAGTCAAAACCATATTTTTTATTAAGCCAAATGCACAATAATTTGTACCTATTAAATAAAGTATCTGCAATACTATCATTATTTTGGCTACAAATCCATTCTGTACTGATTAATCTTGCTATAACTGCTAGACTTGATGTATTACTTTGCATTTTTTCATTGTGATTTATATGAGATGTAATTTCATACATATTTTCTTTTATTGAAGATAGTGTATTTTGAACAAATGTATCATTCATATCTTTAATAAGCCACTCTATTTTTCCATCTCCATTAACTTGAAGTATTCCAAGTTCTTTCATCCTTGGCAAATCATCTTCTTTAATATTACATCCAGAAAAGGTTAAATAAGCATTTCTAAAATCACTAATTTCATTACTTATATCACTTAAATTAGTTTCATAAGCATCTTGTAACCCTTTTATATCATTAAATATTGTATTTTTTCCTAGTTCTTCACTTCTTTTGCAAATTGATATTGGAACATTTCCATCAAATATATTGTTTACTGTAGGACTTTCAACTTCTTTGAAATTTGAATCAAAATGATATATATATTCTTTGTCATATACATCTACATACGTGTCATCTTCGAAACCTTTGGTAAACTCTCTAATAAAGCATACTATTTCTCCATTTTCATTTTCATAATGACAGCCATCTGTTGGCTTGATTATCTTTACTTGTATTTCATCATCTTTTACATAGTAAAGTTCATAGCAAAGCCCAAATAATAGTGCATACCTCAATAAATCTGAGTCATGTTTTTTACTCCAATGGCAAGTATAGTATTCTAAATCATTTATAATCTTCTCATCACCAGATCTACTTGTATAGGTAATCTTATTTGCAAGAGAATAAGCGACTTCTTCATTAATAAACTTTTTTAAGAAATTAGTGTTTATCTTATTATTAGATCTCTTGGTAACCATTTTATAGTTGCTAATAGCATCCGTTTCACCTTTATAATACTTATACATAGTATCATATTCGGATTTATTAGAGTTCCAATCGTCATATATGTCTTTTATTAAGTCTAAATCTAATTCCATTAACAACACATCCTATCCTGTAGACTCTATAAATTTTAAAACTTTTATTGGAATATCTTGCTTTGAAATATAACTTTTACTCCTTGCTCTATGAGTATATGCAAAATATCCTTTTTCATCTTTTCCTATTCCAACATTGAACTTCTTTCCTTTTTTAGTTAAAGTTTTTTGAACTTCTTCAAACTTTGATCTATTAGCCAATAAATTACCTCCCAACTAAAAACCTAATAATTTTCTATCAAAGATATTTACTGTCTCAGAAACTTTTATGTTGTTAATTCGATTAATAAATTCCGATGATATATCCGGAGCATCATCATGTAGAGAGTATTTTTGTCCTGTAAAATCAAGTATTTGCTGTATAAATTCCTTATCTTCTTCTGCAAAAATCATTTGGCCTTTATTTAAAACAGGTATTAAAGTAGAGATTTTATCATCTTTATTTTTCTTTTGTTGCTCATTAATGATTTCTATATCTCTATAACTAAGAACATTATCATTTTTTATTTTAAACTCTAATTGGTTGGCATCTGCGCCATTAAATGTATTTTTTTCTATATAAATATGTGTTATATCTGAATACACTTTTAATAAATAAATCATATGGTCTATATATTTATCAAAATCAGTTCTAGCATTTATTTTAGCTAGTTCTGCCAATCTTCCATATAGTAAACCATTTTCTGATTCACTTCCAACAAGAAAAGCGCTATAGTCATGTTTCGACCCACCCGCAGATGCTGGATCACATAACAGCATTGTCTTTTTAAAAGTATGCGATTCAATTTCTTCTCTAGTTTCTGTTCTAACAGTTTTAAACCATTTTTCTCCTATAGAATTGACATCATTTTGCACTTCCTGCTTAAAAGATGTTGGATTTTCATAATAACTTAGAGCCATATCTAAACAATCCCAAAAACTTGGCCATAATATAGGGAATTTCATTTCTTTTTCATTTTCCCAGTAAAATTCTTTAGCATCTTCAAGATGATTTGTATTTTTAAAATCAAATAAGATCTCTTTGAACTTAAGCCATAAACCAGAATTAAATAATTCATCTACATTATCAACTAAAACTCCTTTTTCGCATTTAAACTTCCAAGTTGGTAATTTTTTTAGTCTACTATAAAAACATTCTTTGTGTTGTAAGGTTCCTAATGCTATAAAAGTTGTTCCTCTTTTTATAGTTTTACCATTTCTTATGACTGGTTTTTGAGCAGCATATTTTACATCATCAGAAAATCTTTTAAATTTTTTCTCTCTAGCATCTTCTGTTCTAACATTTTCTTCTGACTGATAATCATCAAGTATGATAAGATCTGGACGGTTATTATTGTATTTTCTTCCTCTCATGGGTGATGAAGATGATATAGCTTCAATAAAAGTTTTATTTGTTAGCTCTAGTTGAGTACTATTACAAATGTATTTTCTATCATTATCATTTAAAAGGACACCAAATGCTTTTTTAATATACTCATTTTCAAGTAATGCATTTTTTATATCTTTTACAAATTTCTCTGCTGTAGATCCTATGTCAGAGCAAATCAAAGTATATGTCTTATGTTTATAGCAATGCGACCATACAGTTGTCGCTAAATCTCCAAATGCACTTTTACCTGTCCCTCTTGGATAAATTCTTCCTAATTGCTGTGAACCATCTCCAATTATAGATTCTTGTATATCTTCCCATAGCTCATGATGAACTTTAGCTATAGGAGCAGCAGCATTATCTTCTTTTGGTAAATATGTGTCTTGCATAAAATACATACAGAAAAATTCTAGGTTTATTTTTCCAAGTTGATAAGCGAGACCATTAACTCCCCAAAGATTGTTTGAATTGGCTTTTATAATCTCATTTGCTTCTTTTTCAGCATCTTTTATAGATGCTCCATTTCTTATAAAAGTCTTTGCTAGATAACTAAATATTAATTGTATATTTCTTTCTAGATTATCCACTCGTATTTACTTCCTCTTACTTCTTCTATTTTTTTAGGCTCAGTGAGTAATGCAATTAATAAAATAAACAATGTAAATTTTTCTCTAATAAAATCACCCTCTTTGAAATACATCTCTGGTTTTTAAATTTTGCTAGAAAATTTCTAGAACTCATTTTCCATAAAAAATAATTTTTTCAAAATAGAAGGACACCCCCTATTAATAAAAAAAATAAATATATTAAAGTATTTTGAATTATTTTCTTGCAAGAAATATTTTTTTGATTAGAATTATTAATTATCTTTCAACTATTCCTTAAATATGTATTTTCGGCATAGTTAAAAAGAACCTAGCATTTCCAATAGGTTCACATATCCTATAATAATCCACATCACTTCACTGTATGAAACTTTAATTATTAAGTCTCACTAAATTTTATTAAATTAGCTATAACTAAAGTTAAATACAATATATGATTTAATTATTAAAGTAAATATATATATAATATATGTTTTGCTTTAATTGATTTCAAACATAATTAAAACATATTCTTGCAGGATTTATTTCATATCTAATTACTTCTTGCTTGTTCTTATTCTTATCTTAGCTATAGCTGCTTCTATCTCTGTTGCATCCATACCCATGCCAACACTATTATCCTCTGCTTGTATAACTGTACTTGTAGGAGTTCCATATATACGATTTATAAGATACTGATTGGCTGCCAACATAACCCTCTTATCGCTCTTGTCACTAGCTAATTCCTTGATATTGTTGATATAACTATCTAAATCCTTTAATATCATTAAATTTCCTTGGTTTGTTAGCTCCTGTTTCCGTCTGTCCATTTCTTTCCTAACATGCTCTTTATTCATCCAATTATAGATTGTTTTTCTATTTACTCCAATAATTCTGGCAGTTTCTGTTACTGTAGCACCTGTAATCAATAGAGTTACCATATTGCACTGATCTTCTGTCAACTCTTTACCTTTTTCATAGCTACTATCGATTATTTCAACTTCATTCACATCCAATTAATCACCTCTTTACTCAGCTTCTAAATAAACATTTAAATATCTACATCCCTATAAATCCCTTGAATAAATGACCTTTAATATATATTTTCAGACATTTTAATAAATCTATCCTATTCTTTGGAAATTCTATTATTGAGGCTCTTTACATTCTAATAATGTCCTGTTGTTGAAAAACGTAACATATTAAATTTTAGATAAAATACAAGATATTTTAATTTCTTTTTCTTTTCTTTAACTTATTAGTAAATTTAGTTATTGCTTTTACTTCTTCATCCTTATCTATTCCTATATATCTTCTAGTCATTTCTATTGTTTTATGTCCTAGAATCTTCCTTATAAGTTCTAATGCATAAGTCTTATTTTCTTCTTCATCATAAATATGTCTTGCAAATGTCTTTCTTAAAGAGTGTGTTGCAACATTTTCTTTTATTCCTACCTTTTCTGCTGCTCCTTTTATTATTCTTCCTGCTTGCCTTGTTTGGATAGGCCTATTAAACTTCTTTCTCTTACCACTTTTAAATAAGAACTCCTCTCCAGGTTTATCTTGAGTATAGTTTTCTATAGCACTCTTTATTACATCAGATAAGAAAACTTCTCTATCATAGTCTCTTTTTTCTTCTATAACTCTAATCCAATCCTTAGATACTCTTATCTTCTTCCCTTTTTTATCTAACTTTACATCTGTTACATCTGCAACTTTAAGTGCTAATATATCCCCTATTCTAAGCCCAGTACACATTCCAAATAAAGCTAATAAGTAATTTCTTTCGTTCCATTCCTCTAGAAAATTCAAGAGTCTAAATACATCCTCTATATCTTTTATTGGATTAACTTTTTGTCCACTATGTGCTTCCATTCATTAAAAACACTCCTTATTACCATGATAATTTTTTCTTTGCCTATCTTGCACCAATATTTTTAAGTCTTCAACTACATTAGCAAAAGGATCTGTGATTATAGAGGTTATATCATTTGTACTATATTTTCTTTCTCTTGCATAAGTATTGGTCTTTATTCTAAATCCTAAGTCATTTACAGTTTCAGTTACTTTTACAACATTTTCTAATTGCAAATATAATTTAAATACAACCAACTCAACGTGATCAGACTCATCAATTATACTTTCATCTAAAATTTTTAGATATGAGTCTATCTTATTAATATTAGAATCATAATTTTTCTTAACCTTCTTTTTTAGTTTCAAGAGTTTTTCTTGCTTTTTCTTTATAAAATCTAAAGAACATTCTCTTCCATACATACCAGGAGTTTCTCTCATTACATTGTCGTAATACTTTAGATTGTCTGGTACATATGCAGCACTTGAAATTTCTTCTATTATATCACGTTTAATCTTCAACACCTCTCTAGACAATAAAAAAGACTTAGAACGTAAATTCCAAGCCATTTTTATTAAATATATTTTTCTCACAATACAATCTTATCATGATTAAAAGACACAAAACAGACATAAATTGGTCACAAATCGGACATTTTTTAGACACAAAACAGACATAAATCGGTTTAAAATCGTCACAAATCGGACATTTTTATAGCAATCCTTTTATCTTATCTATAATATCAAACCTCATTTGCTTACACTTACTCGCTGAAAAACCAATCATTCTGCCAACATATTCCCAAGATGTCCTGCTACTTGAAAAGTATTTATACTGTACTATCTTTTTTTCTTCTTCACTTAATATTTTCATTGCATTATCTATTTTTTCTATTATCAACTCTTTATGTCTCTTCTCTTTTTCTTTTAAGGCAATTTTCTTTTCTTTTTCTTCAGTCTCTATTTCAATTACACTTTTAATATCATATGTCTTGCTTGTCTTTTCTTTAATTTCAACTCCACTACATCCTCTGTAGTCGTTTTTTATCATCTGCATATCAATGTCTATTTTTTCTATTTCCGCTTTTATTTTTTTATAATTATATAACTTACCTTCTGCACTACTAAACAAATTGTCTTTTTTGCTAGATTGCATTACCTCACACTCCTAATTATGTTATAATGATGTTGTGATAACGGTTTTAGAATTTTGACAAGCAGGAGTGTGAAGTAATGCTCCTTTTTTTCTTTTTTGAAATATATCTTATTCTCTAGGCACTAATTGCAACTTGTAATCATCAGAACTATATAATTTATAACCTCTTACCTTCAAGTCTAATTCTAGTTGACTTAAACTTTTATAAGCACCAAATGAACCATATCCATTCTGCATATTTATAATAACATACCCACCTATTGTTTCCTTTAAAGAAAGAATCATATATAACTTATTACCACCATTAATTTCAACAATATCTCCTACTTTTAATTCTCTATTATTTTCAGTTACTTCTATCAACATATTATATTATCTCCTTACTTTAATTAATATTTTTTAGAAACTCTCCCATTTTCATTTCATCAATGCTTTCATTAACTCCTTTTATAGTACTTAAGTTAACTAAAGGCATGCACAAATTCCATAGTTTATCTACATCTAAAAATTGTATTTTTGCATTAAATTCTTTTTCATCAAGGCATTTTAATTTCTTGTTCATATTAATCAATTCATTAATCATTGAATTTTTAATTAAATTAAGTATATCGTCTCCTATTTCTTTGAGATCCCATCCTCTTCCATTTAGTTTCTTATTATGTGTCTCTACTCCTTCAGTAATATAGTTTTCTATTTCTAAAACTTGAAACATTGTTAAAATAGTTTGACAAACATCTAATCCTTCTGCAATTATATCTTTAGTTATTCCTGTATCTATAGCATTTTTAAACTCAGTTACCTCTTCATCAATTTTTGCCAACTGATCTTCTACCTTCCAATTAGGTATACTGCTAATTAACTTTAAATCCATCTTTAGTATCTCCCCTCATTCATTTATTGAAGTCCCAACTCTTTTTGAGTGTATTTATTCATAAATATCATTTCATCACAACTACTAAATATAAATAAATCTCCATCTAATATAAATTGCAATGATGCAATATCTTCTATATCAGTTAAATCCATTTCTCCATTTAAGACATTTTCATTATCTATGTCATTTAATTCAAAGAATATATTTTCTGTTTCAAATCTATCAATTAACTTATTTGCATCTTTTATATTTTTAATAGCATGGTACACCTTACATTTCATACCTGATCTTCTCCTCTTACATCTTTATTTATCTTCAAGCCAATCATTTTTTAAATAATAAAATACATATATAATGATTGTAGTTATTAATATCCAGATGATCCAAAACACTACTTTAAAAAACCCTGTATTAAAATTATTATTTTCTAAAACATTCTGTATAGACTCACCCTTAAAAACTTTTATGTTTTTATCAGCTGGATTCGCTATAGTATTATTTTTTAAATTAGCATACATGGTACCATTAAATTCTTTCGGTATAACTTCATAATAGTACCTTCTCTTATTATTAATGTAAGCATAATTACCTTTTATTTTAAGATTATTATTTTTAAATATATCTTTCTTTAATGCCAATCTCTCTTTAGATAAATTAGTAATTACTTTCGCATCAAACTCTTTACCCATGAAATTAAATTTATTACATTTTTTCTCTATTGAATCATGGTAATCCCAAGTCCAATATGTTTCAGTATATTTATGTGAATGGCCTTTACTGTCTTTAGTGGTAACCACTCTAGTATGCATAGTGTATTTTTCTTCCGTTCTTTCTATAAACCAATAGTCCCCTTTTAATTCTTCTATAGATACAGAATCTACACTTTTAAATCTTCCACTTATCAAAGAATCTCCCGCACTTGTTTCCATAGCATAATCAAAGAGATCTTTGTCATTATTTATTTTAGTTGCTTTGTAATATCTTTCATTATCTTCTAAAAATTTTGATTGAACTTTATCATCAATGAAAAATCCAAGCACAATCATCATGCAAGCAATTATTATGCTCACTAAAAATTCTCTCTTAGTTATTTCAAAAGTTTTAAATTTCATATGTGCACCTCTTAATCAAATAAATTTTGAGGTGCATCCTCTTTTGCTTTATATTCAGTATATTTAGATTCTATTTTTTCATATCCCATACTATTTAGAATTAAATTTGCTGGAAATTTTCTTATATATTTATTGTAATTGCGAACTTGCATATTATAATTTTCTCTATGTTGTGCAATCATATTTTCTGTTATACTCAACTCACTCATTAGTTGCTTATAATTTTCATTAGCTTTTAAATCTGGGTACTTCTCTGCTACTGCTTGTATATTTAATTTTGCTTCCTTGATAGATTCATCATTTGCACTTACTCTCATGTCAGTTACTTCTTTTAATGTTCTATTTTCATATTTAGCATAGTCTTTTACGCAGTCTACTATGTTCTTAATTAAATCAATTCTCCTTTTTTCTTGCACCTCTACAGATGCAGTTGCTGATTGGACCTGCTCTTCTAAATCAATTGCTTTATTTTTAGTTACTAAGAACAAGCAAGCAAACATAATTAATATTGAAATAACTACTCCTACGATTATTAACGTCTTTTTCATTATTTCATCGCCTCACTTTCAAGCCATTTTTTTCTACCTTCTAAACATCCGCCTAAGCATTCTTGAAAATCATAAGCACAACTAGTACATCCACTTCCGCCATTTGCAAGAAATTCAGCCATTTCTATTTTGCTCATATTTTTTATCTTTTCATAATTAGTCATCTTCTTATTCAAGTTACTTCTAAATAATCTGTCATAACATTTGTCACATACATCTTTTCCGATACTCATTATATTACCTTCATCATCAATTCTGAATACCTTTATGTTTAGAATTTCTGCTATTGTTTCACCACAAAAATCACACTTTATAACACAACTCATCTTTAATACCCCCTTTTACTTTCTTTAGAACTCATATCTTGATACATACATCCACAATCCTTACATTGCCACACTATTCCAATTAATGTTTCAATCTTAAATATATTACCATTACAAATTGGACACTCATTTTCCCTACCACCAATTATTTTAGTTTTCATTTTACCTCCAATAAACTTAAATCATTTATTATTTACCTAGTATATTAATTTCAGTTTTTAATTTTTTAAGTCTCCTATATATTGACGTTTGGCTAGTTCCAAGCACTTTACTTATTTCTTGTTGAGTATAACCTTTTTCTCTTAGACAAACTATTTTCTGTATATCTTTTATCTCACTTCTTTTTATACAAGATCTAATAACACGAACATTTTCTATATCTACATTTTCATTGCCAGCCAATCTATCTTCTATTCTTATCTCTTCTCCATAATTATCTCTATAAATACACTTTTCAAAACTATCTATATCATTTCTATAATGTTTCTTAACATATCCAGTCGTAAATCTTTTCAAATGTCCTGATATATACGAAAATGCTATTGTAGAAAATTTTCCTTTACTTTCATCAAAGCAACATGTTGTTTTATATAATCCTATATATCCTTCTTGAAATAAATCTTCTTTTAAATATGGATACCTTCTTAAAAAGGATTTGAAATATCTATTTATAATAAAATGTACAAGATTTATATTATCTTCAAATAATTTATTTTTCTCTTCTAAACTTCTCATATAATCACCATCCAATTTAAAATGGAATATCTTCATCATCTAAAACTTGAAAGCCTATTTCTTTTTCTTCATCCTTTGGCTTGTGATCAAGCGCATTAACAATTTTTGTTCTTACTTTTGTGAAAGTTTTTTTCTCTCCATCTTTTTCATATTTTTCTATCCTTATTTGGCCTTGAATTGAAACCATTCTTCCTTTTGTGAGATAATTAGCACAAAATTCTGCTGATCCTCCCATAACTTCAATTGGTATAAAATCAACTTCTCTAGTTCCATCCTTTTTTGCATAACCCCTATCAACTGCCAATGCAAAAGTAGCAACTGGAGTACCATACTCTGGTATATATCTTAATTCTGGATCTCTTGCTAATCTTCCAACTAAAACTACATTATTCATATTGCAATATCTCCTTCATTGTATTTATTTTCTCTATATTCCATTTGTTTTACAATCTCAACTGCTTCATTAAAGGCACAACCTCTTTCAATTTCTTTATTTGCAGACATAATTGCATTAGCAATTTTGTCTGTAAATTCTGCTCTTTCTAAAATGTTCATATGAGAAATACTTTTCATTTAACTCCCTCCTTGTTTTACTAAGAGGACTTATAATAAGTCCTCTTAGATTTTCAATTAAGCAATTATATTTACATTTTTAAAATCTTTTAATTCTTCTTGCAAGTACGCTTTAATATTTAACATTGCTTGATTTTTCCATGCTCCACCATCTGCTTCATATAATCCTGCTGCTGGTCCAGTACTCATTCTGAAAATAAATTCACTTTCTGGTTGCTCTACTTCTTGGAAAGTACGATAAGGAATTAATTTTACTCTGTTTGGAACTATTGCTTCTGATACACTAGCGACACCTGTTTTTATTGTTACAGATTGAGAAACCCCATCATCTCCAACATTTTTTACTGTAGATTCTTGGATATTTCCTGCAATTTTTAAAAGTGTATCTCTATCATTATTTTTTATAAATGCTGATTGTAGCATTATATTAAAAGTGTCTAAATCTAAAGGTCTGTCAAATCTTTTATCTGGAAGTAGTGCTACACATTCAATATAAGTTTCTCTATCTCTATTTTTTCTCAAAGCAGATTTTAAAAGCACTTTTCTTGGAGTTAAGACTTGTATTAATAACAACTCATCTTCTTCATGATCTATGCCACTTTTTATATAATCTACTAAACCACTCAATGTAGTTATTTCTAATTCATTAGCTTTTGGTTCTTTTATTATTTCTAATGCATCTGTTGTGTACTTAAACCCATCTACACATACTGTTTCTCTTTTTCCTAACTTAACTAAATATTCCATTGCATTTCTTATCATTTTTTATTCTCCTTTTTATTTAAATTTATATTTTATTTACTTTCTTAATCTACTTTGAACTTGCATTTCTAAAATCAATTACACCAGAACTATTTTCTTCTATTTCATCAGTTTCATTACTATCTGAAACATCTATAGACAACTGACCAGCTAGTTGATTTTTAAATTCAGACGCTTCAACTCTTCCTGTCTCTAAATCTTTTCCTATCAGAACTTTAGTTGTTGTAGCCTTTGCTTCTACTATAGTTGCTTTGGATTTTATATCTACTTCAGCAAGATCTCTATCTTCATTTGCTTTAAACACTATCTCTAAACTAATTTTTCTTGTTTTTTAAAATCTGTATTTGGATCTGCAATGTTATCTAAAACTTTTTGTAACTCTGTATTAAACTTTTCTTTTAGAACTCCACCTGCAAATTTTTCTAATGCTATCATGTAAAATCACTCCTTTATTTATTTGAAATAATATTTTTCTACGAGGAAATTAATTAATAAACTTTAGCTCTAATTTAATAACACTTTAAATATTTTTATAAATTTATATAGCCTTTTTATCCTTACACTACTTTTAAGTTTTTTTGCTAGCATATCTAAACCTGTGCGTATATTGTCAGGAAATTAATTTATATAAACCTTGTAAATGCTATATTTATAAACTTTTTTTAGTATTGAAATTCAATACTTTTTCAAAATCCGATTTTCAATATTGAAAAAATGATTTTTTTCAATATTGAATTTCTATATCTTGTAACATTGAATTTTACTCAAATTTATTACTTAATAAAATTTCCTATTTTTTATCCTTTTTTTAAAATACATCTTCTGGAATTTCTACTTGAACATATTGTTTATTTACATCATATTTGTAATCTCTGTTTAACTCCTCACTAGTCGTGTAAAGTCTTTTTCTTCTTTCTGAAAAATTCATTTTAAAACTTATATTCTGTTTTCCTGTTATTCTATTTTTTAAAATTAATAGATAAGTGTCGTCTGTTTCTTCTTCTTCGTCAATAACCCTGTATGTTGATAAAATATAATCTGCATAATTAACAATCTCACTTGCTCCAGACACATCATACATAGTTGGTTTCATGTCACCCATATTTTTACGAGGATGTGCAACTAAAACTATTACTAAGTTATATTTTTTAGCAAGGTTTTTTAAGTTGCTTACTATCTGCTCTTGTCTCTCATATTTATCTGCCTTATTGCCAGTTTTTATTGTCATTAGATTGTCAAGAACAAAGAACCTAACCCCTTTTTTTAAATATAAATGCTCTATTGTGTTTAGCAGGTTTACCTCATCACTTATTGCATCTTCATCATAGAGAAAAAATTTATCTTTTATCCAGTCCGCAATCAAATCAACTGCATAGTCTGGAATATCTGTGTATGTTCCTCCATAAATGCTTTTATATTCTTTTATATGGTAATCATTAGCTACAGTTTTTCTAAACCATTCCATGGCCATAAAAGAGGGTAATTCTCCAGAATACAAAAATGCTTTTTCTTTATTTGCAATTGCTTGTGCTATAAACTGATTAACTATAGTTGATTTACCAGATGCAGGTTTACCCGTCAGAATTGTAAGAGTTCCATATCTAAAACCATCTAACATATTATTTAGTTTATTAAAACCCGTGTCTATGGACTTGTGTACGCCTTTTTCACGCTTTATTTTTGACGCATCAATGTAATTATCATTTACACTACTGCTCGTCGTCACAAGTGCTTTTAAATCGTTTATATCTACAATCAATTCGTCTATACTTGTATCTGAATTTGAATTATTAATTAATTCATTTGCTAACTCTGAAATTTGTCTTTTAAGTAACTTCTCTTTTATGATTTTTATATAGTGATCTATGTTTGAAGTAGTTATGACTATAGTTGTTAAACTGGTAATGTAACTAACTCCTCCAACGTCTACTAATCTATCTATTTTTTCTAGTTCATTTTTTAAAAGCAAAAGATCTAGTGGTTTATTTGAGTCAATTATTTTCTTCATGCAAGATAAAATAATTTTATGTGACTCAAAGTAGAAATCATTTTCTTTTAGTTCTCTTATTTTGTATGCTATTGAGTCATTTATAAGAAAACTTCCTAGAATGTTTTGCTCTGCTTCTAAAGAGTAATTCACTTAATCACCCCTAACTTATTATTAAAATGTCACAACTAAGGGTATTACCCTTTCAACGTCATACAATACCCCACAAATACAATCTCTTGGAACATTTTTGTAAACTAAAATATCAATTATATCAGCAATGAGTTTTGCATAGTATTTTGGAGTTTCAAATCCATAACTTCTATAAGCAAGTTTCTCTTCAACAAATTGTTCGCATTTACTTCTTGTACTTGTTCTATTTTCATGGTCTTTACTCTGTTCTATTTCTATATAATTTCCATCAAAGTCTATTATTTTAAAAGGTTTTTCAAACTGAATTTTAAAAGGCTTAGATTTATCTATAAATTCATTGCCAATTTCATCATCTATTGATTCTATTATTTCTTCAAGTGCATCTAATCTTTTTCCTATTTCTGATTCATTTTCTATATACTCAACTATTTGTCGTAAATCACTTTCTCTGAGTTTATACTTTTCATTTTCCATTTAACATGCCTCCTATCTTTAACTATTTAGTTGTTTCTTTCTGATTTGAAACTATTCTACACCATGATAATTTACATGCTATAATTAATTTGAGCATATTGACAGTATGTTCAAATTAATTAGAAAAGGTGGTGAGAATATGGGCGAACCTAGAATTATAAACGAAAAATGTCCTGTAATAAACGAATTTATTTCTCTTTACTGTGAGTATTCAACTTCTCCAAATGCTTCTGGAACTAAGTTAATATCTGCTGAGTGCAATAGAGGATATATTTGCGATTCTTCTTCTGATGAAGAATGTCCTATTCTAAAGAAACTTATTAGATAATATTTCAGAATTTTCATCTGAACAACGAGTCTTAAGTATAGAAATTTTCACACCTGTTATCTTGCTTAACTTGCTGAAAGTATCTATATGAGTAAAACAGTCCTTACATTCTTGCAAATAATCACAAACTTCGCATGATGTAGGGGCTTCTCTGTTCCCTCTAAACGCTATCTCTAACACTTCATTTTGCAAATGTCTTGCAATGCAGTGTAAGTCTTTTTCTGTAAGTTCTAATTTTTCATCTTTCATAAATAATTACCTCCTATCTATTCAGTTTTTAAAGTTCTTTGAAGCCACTAAGTGGATTCTTAGCCTTTGTAACTGGTTGCAATATACCTTTGCTAGTATCAGCATTCCCCCAAGTCACCAAAGCTCTGTAATGACTCTTATACCTACTCCCTTTACCATTTACGATATAGTTTTCTAAACTAACAATTTTATCATGTATGTATTTCTTCCCAAATTTGTTTATAAGTTTGTCATATTCATCTTTAGTTAGTTTTACTTTTTCTATATCTAAATCTAGGAATGATAGATCTAAATAATCAGTTTTAGGTTCATTTTGTGGAGTGGTATTACTTTTTATATAAGTCTTTTTATTATAAGTCTTTTTACTGTGCACCTCATGCACTACCTGTTGTGCATGAGGTGCACTAGGGTTGTGCATGAGGTGCACTACCTGTTGTGCATCATATTCACCACCTAATTTAGCTGTTAAAACAAAATATATGTTGCTTTCTTTTTCATTTGAGTTACTTTTTATTCTATTTTCTTTTTTAATTAACCCTTTATTTTCTAAAATTTTAACTACGCTTTTGGCTTGCCTTTCACTACATCCGCATTTCAAAGCGATCGTTTTATAGCTTGGAAAGCAACAACTTTCATTATCAGAATATCTTGCAAGAACTATATAAATCATTTTTTCATAAATTCCTAAATCTTCTCTATCTACTAGATCATTCTCTAGCCAAAACCACTCTTCTTTTCTTGCATCCTTCAAAAGATCCAAAGTTATCACCTCCCTTCTGAAATTACTTTAAGATAATAACTTAAGTTTATAGTCATCAAGTATTAGATCTTCTTTAGTCAAAGTTTTATATGCTATTTCCTCTGTTTCTTTTTCATAATACATGACTAGTATTTCATTCTTTTCTACTTTCGTAATGATGCAATCAACTTTTGTATCAAACCTTATATCTTGTAATTGAACTGCTGTTCCTATTTGATTTTTATTAAAATCTGAAATTTTCAAGCTTACCACTCCCTTTAAGTATTTACTGTTGTTATTTCTGATTCATAATGTCTTTATTTTCTTTTTTGAAATTACTTAATGCGTATGTGCTGGAGATTATGGTTTCTATAGTTCTCCATTCATTTGGTTCGTTTTTTTTTAAATAATCTATCATCAAAGCTGTTTCTACTTTCTCTTTGTTTGAACAAATCATTTTTCACCCTCCTACACTTACTTTGTCGTTCAACTTATTTTAAGTATAACTACTTTGTCGTTAAAAATCAATATCTTTTTTATTTTTGTCATGATTTTGTCGTTATAATTATTTTTTTAATGACAAAGTCGTGTTTTTATAGTATAGTAATGACAGAGGAGGATTGTAAAAATGGCAGAAGTTTCAAAAGAATTAAAAGCTAAAGAAATCGGAAAAAGATTAAATGAGTTAAGAACTCTTGAAAGACTTTCGCAGAGAGCGTTTGGGGAAAGAATTTTCTTATCACAAGATCAAATTTCTTTATTGGAAAAAGGAAAAAGAGTTTTGACAGAAAGAAGTATTAACGACATATGCAGAGAATTTGAAGTAAATGAGGAATGGCTAAGAAGTGGAAAAGGTGAAATTTATAAAGATTGTTTAGCTGACTTAGAAATTGATGATGATGTAAAAGAAATAACTAACAAACTTTATGAATTAGAACAAGAAGACAGAGATGCTATCTTGAAAATAATAGAATTATTGCAAAAGAAAAACAAATAGCAATAAAAAGAGGTTTGAAAATTTATCAAACCTCTTTTATTTTCATATAAAATGTTTCTATGCAATCTGTTAAAAAAACATAATCTTTTTTAGAAATTTTTTTCATTTGATGTATAGATATAGCAACTTTTTTCTTATTTTTAGTGCAATTCATTTTTGATTCAAGTTTTAATTCTCCCATAGAATCCCCCATATTTTCAAAATATTCTGATTTATATTTTTACAATTACATTGCTTCTGAAAAATAACAGACTTCCCCCTTTTACAATTTTTAAATTTTTATCAGCTACTAAATTAATGTTTTTGCTTTTGTATGTCATGCCCTAGATGAGTTTGAAAATTTAATTGTATTCAATATTGAAAATTAAGATTTTTGATTATTTTTAAAAATATTTTACGTACGTAGTTTTATATGTATTTTATATGTATTATTTCGATATATATCTTCTTTATGCTACAATTGTAACACCTAATTTGACATTAAGCAAATGTCAAAATTTACCATTTTTGATTATTTTTTAAAATTTAATTTTACAAAAATAGAATTGTATACAATCAATATACAAAGAGAAAAATTTATACTTATATTTCTTTTTATATTGATAAATTTTGATAATATTTTATTTTTTTTACTCCTGCTTAATTTTTTTTTAAAGAAAAATTAATTGGTAAAAATTGGTAAAACATTTTTAGACATTTAGTATTGTGTAGTTAACTCTATTGTTATAGTATTTTAGATATACTTTTAGAAGGTGGTGTACTTTATGAAGATAAAAAAGATTCCAGAAAGTGAATTGTTGGTTATGATGTTTATTTGGGACAGCGAAGATAAGGAAGTTGCATCTACTGAAATTTTGAAGACACTAGGCGAAAAGTACGAATGGAAAAAATCAACTATGTTAACTTTCTTGAGGAGATTAGTTGGTAGAGGATTTTTAGAGGTTGTTAAGAAAGATAGATTTACATATTATAAAGCATTAATAGAAAAAGAAGAATATTTAAAAGTTGAGACTAAAAGTTTCTTTAGTTTCTTTCACAAAAATTCTTTTGAAAGTTTTATAAGTGCTCTGCATGATGATGAAGAAGTGTCTGAAAATAAATTAAAAAGTTTAGAAAAGTTTATTGAGGATTGGGAAGAAGATAAATAGAGAGCCAATATAATTTTATTTGGTTCTCTATCTATATATTTGACCTTCTATTTCCATTTTTAAGCAAATTTGTATCTTTTTAGGTAAATAACATCAAGTTTGTAATTAAAACACGTCAGACAAGCCTTTAAATGCTTTTAAGCTATATTTAATAAACTTTATTTTTATCAATTTCCTTTTTCCACTCATCAAAATTACAAATCCGATAAACTTTTCTTATTTTTGGAACTTCTCTAAGTTTTTCTTTGTCATATTCATATACATTTACTTTTTTTGTTTCAATGTATTTATTTTCTTCTAAAGTTTTAACAGAAGAAGTTATGATATCTAAATTATTTTTACTTTTAGAACTTAGTCCTATATTTTCTGCTATAAAACTATTAGTTGCAGGTTTAAAATTAGTTTCTGTAGTGATTGTTTTAAGTAAAAAATATACTTTTATTGTATTTGATTTAAATTTATTGACCATTTTTTTAAGCATTTCATAATTTATCAATGCAAATTTGTTTAAATCAATATTATTTTCTGACGGTAAACAATATACAATTCCATTTAGGGTATTTTCTATTTTTAGAATTTTAAAATCTAACTTCTCTAGTTTTTTTATATTTCTTTGGATTGTTGCTTTATTTACATTCAGTTCATTTGCTATTTCTTGAATATCAAGTTTATTCTTATACAAAATTCTATTTTTATGGGTATTAAAAATGTCACTATTTTCAGCACTCTTTATTAATAGTGCTCCATATTCTTTTATATAATATTGCTTATCTTTTAAACAATATGTTGCTATTGGTAAGTAAATTTCTTTCTGAATTTGTTTTCTGTTTTCAAGCATAAAAAATTCTTCATCTCCAATCTTTTATAAGAAATTATTTTTAGTAAGTGTTTAAAGTATACTAGAAAAATAAATACTAAAGTTTTTTAATATAAAAAAAGAATAGTTCAGAACATCTTTTCTAGTCTTTAATAGTTTTTAAAACAGTTTTTAAAGTCTTTAATAGTTTTTAGACAAGCTATAATAATTGGTATATCTAGGTTTCAGAGATGAAAGGTCATCATTTTAAGGGTCAAAGGTCATCATTTTAAGGGTCAAAGGTCATCATTTTAAGGGTCGAAAGGTCATCATTTTAAGGGTCAAAGGTCATCATTTTAAGGGTCAAAGGTCATCATTTTAAGGGTCAAAGGTGAGCGTCTTTCAAAAATAGTTGACCTTTTTATAAATTAGGTATTATAATTTATATGAGGTGATAGATTTTGGAAAAAAAAGAAATTTTAATGCAACCAAATAATTTAATAAAAAGTAAATATGATTTTACAAATGTGGAAAATAAATTATTTTACAAAATACTTTTTAATGCTCAGAAACAGCAAAATTCATCTTATGTTACAACTATATCAAAAGAAGAACTAAAAGTATTTATGAAAAACAATAATGATTATGAGCATAAAAATATAAAAGAAATTTTGAACATGTTTCAACAAAGTGTTTTGGAATTTGACTATATAGAAGAGACAACTGGCAAGTTAAAAACTTTTGGAAGTGGTTTAATTAATACATATGAATTGGATCATACAGACCAAATTTATACAATTATGATGCATGAAGTTCTATACAATCATATAACTGATTTTGTAAAAATGCAGAAAAAGAAAAATGGATATACAGCTATTAATTTATCAGTGTTATTTAATTTTAGAGGTGCATATACTCAGAGGTTATACACTTTATTTAGACTATGGAGCAGAGAAAATAAGGAAGTGGAGATAAAATATAAGTTAGATGAATTAAGATTTTATTTGAAATTAAAAGATAATGTATATCCAGAGTATAAATATTTTAAACAAAATGTTCTAAAAAGAGCAATGAATGAAATAAATAAAAAAGGCAACATGGTTGTTTCAATAAAAGAAGAAAAAAGAAAAAATAGAAAAATAGATGAAATAATTTTTTCTGTGATAGATTATGAACCTAGAAAATATTTTGATAAAGATATATTGGTTGAAGATTATATACCTAAAAAGAAGCAGGACAATGAAGTGTCTTTTAGTTTTTATATACCAAATGAAAATATTTTTACAACAGGGACGATTAAACTATTTAAAGAAGATTTTAAAGAGTTTGATTTTAAGAAAGATGTTTATCTGAATGCTTTTAATAAGTCTATTGCTATAGCATTTGAAAGAGATAATACTGATATTATAAATACAAAGAATTATGATTTTTTTAAATCAACACTTTCAAATAAAATAAGTGAAGTTATAATTCATCAAAAAGATGATTTAAAGTTTAAAGAAGAATTAGATAAATATTGGGATGATGAAGATGTTAAAAAAGAAGAAAGAGAAGTTGATTATAGCAAAGATCCTGTCAGACTTGAAACTGTTAGGAGAAATTTATTTGATCAAGGTCTAGTAAATGAAGAAGGATATTACTATAAATAAAAATTGGAGAAAATAAAAAATGTATTATGTTTATAAATATATTGATCCAGCTACAGAAGAATGTTTATACGTTGGAAAAACAGAAGATATATATGCAAGGCATTCATCTCATTTGAGTAATAAAGAAGAAGATTGGTGTACTAAAGAATTAATATTAAAATATATTGAACTTCCACGTAGATATAATATGGATTTTTTTGAAGTTTATTTAATAAATGAACTAAATCCAATATTTAATAAACTAAGTAAAGGTGATATGGATACTGAACACATCTTTTTTGATTACAAGGAAGAAGATTGGAGTACATATTCAGAAGAAGATTTTAAGGAAAAGACAAAGGGAAAAAGAAGATTCAGAGAAAGAAAGATAGATATGAAATATGAAGTAAGTAAAAAATCTATTAATTTTTTAAAGAGAATTGAAAAGTTAGATGCCAAGGTTGAAATGTTATATGAAAATAATGTTTTAAGTGTGCTATATAACTTTGAAAATATGGATATAGAATTTTGTGAGAATGAATTAGATATTAATTTGATATCATATGATTTTGAAACATTAGAAAGATTTGGAAGTTGTTCTTTGATTTCAGTTTATCCCAGATGGAAAGAATATACAGCAACAAATAAAAAAATACTTATAAATATAACATTAGAGATTAGGATTGGATCTTTGGCTAATTTAATGGAATTAATGCCAACATTTGAATATAAAATTACTGAGATTTTCCAACAAATAGAGGATATTTTTCACATACTAGAAGTTGGATATACATGGCAAGAATTATTTGAAATATATAAGGGCTGTAAATATGACAATTAAGAATTGGAGAAAATAAAAAATGTATTATGTTTATAAATATATTAATCAAGATACGGAAGAATGTTTATACGTTGGGAAAACAGAGAATATCTGTGATAGACACGCTAGTCATTTAAGTAATAAAAAAGAAAATTGGTGTAATAAGAATTTAAGACTTGAGTATATGGAATTAGATAATAAATATACTATGGATTTTTATGAGATTTACTTAATAAATAAACTAGAGCCTAAATTTAATATTACTGGAAAAGGAGAAATGGATATCGCTAAAACATCATTTTCCTATAATGGTCAGTGGGTAATTTATTTAGAAAGAGACTTAATGTCGAGTTTGGCATCAAAGAGATATGGAATAAATTATGAAGTGAATGCTAAGATGTTAGGCATAATGAGAAAATTAAAGAAGATAAGCAGCAATGAAGAAATATTTATTGGAAATGAAAATATAAGAATAAAATATTACTTTGAAACAGTACTAGAAGGAATTAATTTAGAACCATGCATATTGAGTGTAGCATATAAGACACTAAAAGAAAGTACAGTTGGAACAGTAATCTCAGTAAAACGTGAATATTTATCAGAAAATGTATGTTTAATCATTGATAGTATTTTTCTAAATGAAATAATGAAAGATCCTTTAATGTCTAAATCAGATATTAAAGATTTAAATAGCCAAGTCAATGATATTCTTAAAATAATAGGGGTTGATTGTGAGTGGAACAAGCTTTCTGATTATTGTAGTGCAAACTCTTAACTGATATTACAAAATATGGTATAATTAAATTTAGCAAGAAGAGCGTAATATACAATCTATAGAGTGGAGTTCATGTACAAAAGATTATCCTCCCAACGATTCGAGGGGAGGTGAGTTACATGGATAACTTTTTGTTTAATGTTTTAGCTAGTTTAACAGCTAGTGTGGTAGTTTACTTAATCAGTGAACTATTCAAAAAAGCAAAAAGCCACTCTCGTGCAAAGAGTGACTTACAGGTTGAATTTAAATTTATATTTAAATTCAAAAAATAAACTACGTTTATTATGAACTCCACTCTACGCCTAAATAGATTGTAGTTCTTCTTGCTTTTATTATATCACAAAATCTTTAAAATGATACAATTTTATATCATTTCTTATTATTAAGAAATAGAAAAACACTTTAATTGATTAAAGAATAATTTTATATAATCTTGTAAAAATATAAAAAGAACACTTAATATATTAGCTTGAAAAATATTAAGTGTTCTTTTTTTCTATTCTATTTAAATAAAATAGAATAGAAAAAATGATTGAAAATATTATTCTATCGTGATAGAATGAAAAAAACAGAATATTCTACCGTGATAGAATATTCTGTTTTGAAGAAGAAGTAAATATTATTTGAAGGTTAAAAATATAAGAACAATGGAGGGAATTATGGAAGTAAACCTACATACAGGAAAAGATGAATTTTTTAAGAACCATGAAGTAGCAAAAAACTATATAGGTGGATTATATAAACTTATTGATGTTTACAAATTCTCAATGGAATCAGTTTCCGTTTTAACTAGAATAGATTTAGATAAGTTAAATAATTTCTATGCTGGAGAAGCTAGTTTAAACTATGATGAATTGTGCTTAATAGAAAGTGTAATTATAACTCCTTTGGTAGGAGCATTTGAAACTGCTGAGCATAATTACAATATGATTATTAAGGCACGTAAAGAAAGGAAACTGTAATTGAGAATAATATAAAAAAATAGGGGGAAAACAAATGAAAAAAACAATTGCTTTATTACTAACGCTTTGCGCAGTAATGATTCCATTTACAGCTTTTGCTGATGGAAATGATTATGAAGGTACTGGAAACTCACAAACAGTTGAATTAATTGGACAACCAAACTCAGATTCGCCTTCAACTAAATCTATTGTCGTTCCAGGTGGTACTGCTAATTTAACAGCAATGAGTGGAGGGCAGTTATCTTGGAGAGTAACATCTACGCTTGGAAATATTTTAGGATTTGAAGGAGAAATAAATGTATATAAGGCTGGCAAAATTGTATCATCTCAACTTGTAGGCTTTAGATTAGCTGGAACTACTAAAACTGGTGTAGTAAGTTTCAAAGGGCTAAAAAAGGGTTCATATATTGCTAAATTTAAAGGAAAAGGTGTGTGTACAGGAGGTATTATATTATTCTCTAGTCCAGCTGAAGCTTCTTTTACAATTAGATAATTATAAAAAGTAGAAAAGAGTGTTTAGAAATATATGAAACACTCTTTTTTTTATGCAAAATTATAAAAAGTGTGTTTTTAATTATATACAAAATGATAAATTTTATAAAAAATTATAAAATATTATAAAAAATATCTTATAAATCTATTGAATTACTATGTGAAATTTGGTAAAATATATGTAAATATTAATAAATTTTATAATATTTTACAAAAAAGGAAGTGGTTGAATGAGTAGGATAGTTCTAACATTTAAAAACAATGATAAAGAAAAAGCAATTGAAAAGTTTTTAGATGAGAAATTATCAGCTACAGCTTATTTAAAAGAACTCGTTTGGGAAAAAATGAATGAAAAAAAGGATAATGCTGTAGTTGAACAGAAAAAAGAAATAGAAGATCCAGCTAACAATTTTGATTTTGGAAGTTTAGAATAAAAGGGGGAAATAACATAAATGAGTAAATTAGGTATAGATATTGGAAATTATGCAGTTAAAACAAGTACAGATGATATTTTTGAAAGTAAAGTTACAGAGGTAAAAAACTTTGGTTCAGATTCAGATAGCATTAAAATAGGTAATAAAACATATTATTTAGGCGAAGGTGACGAGGAAATAAATATAGTTAAATATGAGAAAGAAAACTTCTTACCGCTTTTACTTGGGGCTATATGCAGAAATACAGATGATGAAGTTATTGATCTAGCATTAGGTCTACCAGTGAAGCAATTTGGAGGATTAAGAAAAGATTTGATTGAAAAATTACAAGGAAAAGAATATCATGTTGAATTTGAAAAAGGAAATGAAACTACTAAAAGAGATATAACAATAAGATCTGTTCAAGTGTTTCCAGAGGGAGTTACAGGATACTTATATTATGCAAAAGACATAGTTGACCAAATTGCAGGAAGAGATGTTGTTTTAGTTGATATTGGTGGAAAGACAACAGATATTGCGCTTGTACAAGGGAATAAAGCGACTGATCCATATTCTGTAAATGTTGGAACGATAAATATATATGATGCAATAAAAAAATCTCTTGAAATGGATGAAAGATTTCTGGGTAAAGTTGAGATAAAAAGAGAAAAAATACAAGACTACATAGACAAAGGGTTTTACCTAAATGGTGAAAAACAAGATATAAAGAAAAATATAGATGCGTCTGTTGGATTATTTAAACAAATATATAATGAATTGAAATTAAATTACCCAATATCAACTTCTGCTGTTGTCGTTATGGGTGGAGGTGCTAAATTGTTAGGTGAAGCATTTAAAAAGAATATACCTGGCATAATAGTCATGAGTGATGTAGATAAACATGTTTTTGCAAATGCAAAAGGATACAAAAAAATGATGAAATAAAAAAGGATTTAGTTTATAGTATGTATAATAGATTACAAATATATGATATTTGTAATCTATTATTTTTTGAGGAGGTTTTATATGACTTGGAGTGATTTGAAAGAAAAAAATATTAATGAAGTTGTTGATTGTATTAATAATAAATTAAGTGAATTTGAAAGTCTTAAAAAAGTTGGAGATGAATTAGGGGCAAATGAAAGTACTATAAGGAAGTGGCTTAATAAGAAAGGATATAAAAGAGTTGGAAACAGGTTTTTAGAAGATAATAAAAGTTATGATGACAAATATCAGATAGATAGCATTAACAGTAAGATTGATGATGATATCAAATATTTATCTAATGAAATTGATAATATAAAAAGTGTGATAGAATGGTTTAAAACTAAAGATGATAAATGTCATATAGATAGCATTAAAGAAAATGATATATCTATAGATCTTCCAGATCAGTCTATAAAAAGAACTACAATTAGGGTAAATAATACAGTGTGGGAAATGTTTAATAAATTTGCAGATGAGAATAAACATTATGATAAACATGATTTGCTAAGTCAATTATTGCTTGAAAGTCTATTAAAATATGTGAAGAGCAGATGAAGTGAGATATTTAATCTTCTTCATCTAGATTTTTAAATTTATGCACAGTGGACATTAATCGTATAAAATATCCATCTAAATAATCTGGCTCTAAATCATTTATTTTATATTTGAAATATTCTTTTTCTGTAACTATAGGTATGTAATATATGTGGAAAATTTTAATTCTCTTAAGTAGAACTCTTTTTTTAACAAGTCTTTTAAGTAGAATTTTTGTCGTAGATTTCTGCCACTTGTGTTTTTCATTGCAAATGCGAATAATTTCTTTCCTTGATATTCTTGAATTTCTTTTCCAAAAGATTTTCATTACAATTAATTCGCCACGTTTTAAGCTTTGTATTAACATGATGCACTCCTTGTAAATGTTTATAATATAGTAGCATTTTTTTATTTAAGATAGTACAGGTAAGTTATTCCAGAAAAAAAGCAACGCTAGAATGTTTCAAAACTAAATATGATAAATATCATATAAATGTCATTAAAAAATGATTTATTTTTATTGTGATAAGTTAAATAAAAAGAATTAGAAGATAATAAAATTTTCTAGTCTTTTTATTTATTTAATCTTAGATTTAACAGATGCGTAATTGCAACGTATAAGATTATTAAAAGAAATAGAAAAATAAAGAAAGCAAAAGATGATAGTTTTTTTATCTATTATCCTTTGCTTTCTCTAATATTAGGATTTTACTATGTTTTTGTCAATTGCATTGTTTCTGTATGCTCTTTCAATTCTATTTTTACCTTGAAGAAAATAATCGCTATCTAATTCTATTCCAACAAACTTTCTATTTATATTTGCACAAGCTATTCCTACACTGCCAGAACCAAAACAATTATCCAAAACAAGTTCATTTTCGTTTGTATAAGTTTTTATAAGATATTCTAAAAGATCTACTGGCCTTTGAGTTGGATGGATGCAATTTGTTTCTTTATTAAAATACAATGTATTATTAGGATAATTTGTATATTCTTGAACATATTCTTTTGATAAAGTATGATGTCTATATATTCCATCTTTATTTTTATTTTTCTTTTTACATGTAATAGGTTTATCTAATTTTTCTAAGTTTTGAGGATTGTATAAAGGAGCTTTTTTATAGAATACATTAATATCTTCTACTTTTCGAAGTGGCTGGTATTTAGAAAATGCGAATCCTGTAGATTTATTTTTAATCCAGTACCAACTGTATTTATAGTTTTTAATATTTGAATTTATCAAACTAGTAGTAAATGGTTGTGCTGAAAATAGTACTATAGCTCCACCATCTTTTATAATTCTATTATATTGATTCCAGATTGATTTGAAAGGTATTATTGTGTCCCATTTACAATTAGTTGTGCCATAAGGAAGATCACATAGAATTAAATCTATTGATTTATCTTCTATTAGATCCATTATTTCTAAACAGTTTCCATTGTATAGTTTATATTTTTCTATGTTAAGCATGTTGCAAGTCCTCCTAAGTTGAATAAATTTTATATTGATTGGATATTACAACAAGTTATTATTTGATAAAATCTAATGCTTTGTAAAGTGTATCAAATCTATCATTACCTTTTATCATTGTGTAATGCTCTTTAGTAATAGAACCTATCTTCTCACATGCTCCACCGCCTACAACATAAAGATTTTGCGTCTGACCTGGTACGTAATCTTTTATATCACATATCAGTATTTTCCCATCATTATAACCCCAACCAACTACAGTTGCAGGGATTTTGTCAACTTCTCCATCATAAACTATTGTATGTTTGTACATCTGTTTAACTCCCTCATTATTTATATTTTTATTTAATATACCTTCTACAATTAACTTAGCAATCCCTTCATGACCTAGTTTCTTAGCTTTCTCATAATCTTCTTTATTATCACAAAAGAAACTTTCAATTAATACTGCTGTAGGCTTTGAACTATTTAAGATATATAAACTTTTATCTAATTTAGCACCTCTATTACCTACTTCTTTATCTCCTTTTTTTCTTATGAAAGGTTTAGACAGTTTATCTACTACCCTCTGCGCATATTCCTTCCCTTTTTCACTATAGTAAAATACTTCTGTTCCAAAAGCTCCTACACCACTTGAATTTAAATGCAACTCTATAAGTAAGTTATAGTTTCCACTATTAATCTTAGGTATTTTATATGACTTTTCTTCTGATTTAGTTTTAAATTGCTTTTCGGGACATATTATTACATCTACCTTATGCCCTTCTTTTCTAAATATATCTGCTAATACTGGTGCAAGAGATTTGTTGTATTGATACTCGTTAATTACTCCATCAGCAGAAGTGCATGCTCCACTTTTTAAAATACTGTGTCCTACTGTAATACATATTTTCATTATTTATTACCTCCCTTAATATTTAATTCGTCTGTCATTGTATCTAGTAAATTGCCTATTTTCTCCTTTAATTTTTTGGGAACTGGTAATCCACATAAGTACATATTTTTTAATATACTTACACTTTCATACAAAATGAATAGAATAGAGAAAAATTCAGATATTCCAAGATGATTTAATCTCAAGAAATCAATCCAATCTTGTGGCAACATAAATAAAAAGTTAAACTTTGTAAGTATATCAACTACTGCTAGAAAAAATATACATGCTATCATTGCAACTTTTCTTATTCCTCCATTTATTCCAAAACTTGAATTAAACTGATGTGTTTTTATTGCTCTTAAGCAACCTAACAGTGTATCAAATGCTATTGCTAATATTACTAATTTTATAAATATATTTGTTGCTAAAAAAACTATTGTTAAATTCATATTTCCTCCTAATTTTTGTATTAAAAAGGACCTAGAATTATCTAAGTCCTTTAAATGTATTAATTTATTATTTTACCTTTAAATTGTTAACGAAATCTGCAGCTATAATAAAGTATGCTGCATCACATTTTGCTTCTCCCATAATCCCTGGATTAGAAATGTAACAACTTGTTGGGTTTTGTTCTAGCCCCTCTAGCTTTATATTTTCTACCATTATAAATATCTCCCCCATAGTAGGTATAATTAACATTAGAACTAGAATGCAAATTACAATTATTTTCTTCATTTTTTAATCTCCTTTTAATAGAATTTTTTTATTATAGATAAAAATAAAAAATATATAACTAAAAAAGGAAATTATTTTTAATTTATATAAAAAAAACCTATTTTGTTGGTTCTGCTCCTTCTACTACTCCACTTTCTCTAATTATATAATCCTCTACTGCTTTTCTATACTCTGTGTTAGTTACGTCATCTAATTCAAATTCTCGATTTTTTAGAGGGTTTAATCCTCCGTTTAATATCCTCTCTGCTAATATTCTTACTACAACATTATTTATATTCATTATAATAATCCTCCTACTTTTTCATTTTCATTTAATAAAACTTGATTTTCTAATTCTTGTATTCTCTTTTTTTCTTCACTTACATATACTGGTATTTCTTCCAAAATTGGTTGTTTTGTTTCTATATTTATGCCTATAATTCTATTTTTAATATAATCTATACTTCCATATGGAATATCAATATAATCTAATTCAGTTATTTTATTGTGTGGTAACACATCCCCACAGGACTCACCTGTTTCAAAAATTATTTTGCCTGTTTGGTCATATATTACTCTGTTTGGAACATTCATATTTTTTTCTCCTTCTTAAATAAATTTAATAGCATACCATTTATAAATATGTCTTTGAGTTGAGTCAAAGTTATAAGCTGGAATTTGAACACCAGTATTATTAAAATAAACATCCCCTTCGGAATTATTATAGAGCCAACCATTAGCATGAAAATTTTCATCACTGTTTTTTCTAATAAAAGCTGTAACGCTTGAAAAATCAACACCTCTTTGTGTAGCGACACCACGACAAGCAAAAAGGAAAAGTTTATAATTATTTTTATATTCAGTATCATAGTAATCAAAATCAGCAAAGAAAATGTTAGGCTTAAAATCTAAATTACTAATTTTAACCCAAGTACCAGGTTTAAAAGTTCTGTCGGTTAGATATGGATAAGCAATTTTAGCACTATCCGCAAAAGAAGTGACTGTTCCACTAGCAACTTTATATTTAGAGTTTAATTGCGATATAGTATTATTAGCTTGTGTTAACTGATTCATCAAATCCTGTAAACTAGCGTCTCCACTATCAAAAGACTGCTTTATTTTCTCTGATAACTCAACAAGTGTGTTATTCAAACTTGCTTCTATATTCTTTAATGCTAAAGTGTTTATAATACTTGTTTTCCCAACTTTAAATCCTGCATTAACCTCAACTAATTTTGTTGATATATCATTTAAATTTACATTTTCGGGCAGTGGCATTATATTCTTACTTATACTTAAAACTTTTTCAGCAGTTGCATTATTGCTGTCTGTAACAACTATTTTAAGCGTGTGCAGTGCATTATCTTCTAATGTATAGTTAATTGTTTTCTCTGTTGTTAAATCTGTTGTTATAGTTTCTTTTAGTACATCATCTATAAATACTTCTATCTTAGTTAATAGTGTAGGGTCTGTGTGGTCAGCTTTAAATGTTGCTTGTGTGGAGTTATAAGAGGATACGGTTAAAAAAGGTAATGCTTGTAGTAATGTTATTAGGGCATAACCATAAGCACCAGCAGTATTTCCACCAGATTCCATAACAACATTATCAAAATAATATTCAGATGTTGGTGTGTAGCCAGTAGGCTTATAACTATCTTTAGTTAATACGTAGCCACTTCCACCTCCACCTGCTCCCGCACCATTCATTCCTGCACCACCAAACCAGCCACCTCCACCGCCTTCGCCAGTTGAATCTTTAGCAGAACACCCTTTTCCAAAACTTCCGTTTTCTGTGCTTACACGACCAATACCACCTTGATATTGAGTACCGCCGGGACGATGTCTGTCGTTAGCACTATACCCAGTACCTCCTTCTAATCCTCCTCCTGCACCACCAGTATAAGGAGAATATGAACCACCGCCACCACCTGCGACAATTATACGAGATAGCAAACCTTGCTCATTATCCCAAGCACCACCAACGAGCCTTATATCAGTAGCACCACCACCGTACATAGAATAATAAGTACCCATAACCTGTTGATTTAAATAACCTTTACCACCGCCATTAAAACCACTTTTAGTGTTATTACTCGTAGATGAAGAAGCAAAACCACTTTCGCCGACGTAAACATATAATGTAGTTTGTTTTTTTAATGTAATTTCACCTTTAGAATATCCGCCTTTAGCATCAGTATGCCAAGAAGAATTGTTGATACCTCCAGAAGAACCCCAGCATTCAAATTTATATTTGCCAGGTTTCAATATAACACTTTGTGGCGAACCATTGTACCCAAAGTTCCATTCTGTCTGCATTTTCTCACTCTCCTTTAACAATAAGTTATCAATTCATTTACACTTGTTGCAATGTTAGATAACCCACCACTTAATTTTTCTTCTATATTAACCAATCTATCTTCGATTTTCTTAGATGAATAAGTAGTCATTTCAGATACTCTGTTATCATCTACAGTTGCATTAATAAAATGAGTTTCTGCATTTCCATTAATAACATAAACATTTAACTCAACTTTTACTTCACTTCTAATCTCAATTGAATTATCATCAACTATTTTAAAATTTGGAACTACATTTTCTTTTGTAGTAGCATCTATAATATTTACAACTATTCTCTGTGTTAATAAACTATGTGTTACAGTTGCTTTGAATCCATTTTCTGCATCCTCCACCCAATCATCAATAGTTATTGTTTGAGTAGATGCAACATTTGAACCACCCGCTATAAGCTGGTCAATCTTAGTATTCAACTCTGTTTTAGCAGTTTCTATATTTGTATTAACTTTTTCTATTTCTGTATTAGTGTTATTAGGTACATTCTTTATTTTTTTTACTACCTCTTCATTTAACAATTTATCACCTTCTTTTTTATTTAGAGAGCTACATTAGTAACTCTCTATTTTGAACATAAAAAAAGAACTCTTACAGTTCTATGATAATGAAATCTCTAGTGCTTCACACATTTTTCTTACTTCTTCTCGATATTTAACAGGTACTTGGTCAATTGTTTTTAAACCTCTCTCTATCAATCCTACATAAATTGCTGCCATACTACTTCCTCCTTCATTTAATTTTATATTTTTTAATGACATAGTAGATGCCTGTTGACTACTTAATACCATTTCACATATTTCAGCAGTCGCTAACATTAAATCTGTTATGTCATTATCTTGCGTTTTTTGACTTGAATCTAAATCATCTAATTCTTTTCTTTGTCTTGACTTCTCAATTTTTTCTTTATCTATTTTTATCATTTAATCACCTCTTAAAGTGTTTCAACATCTAAATTGAATAACATAGATGGTTTTTTTATAGTTGTATTAGTGTTTCCTTCTTCTACTATTACTTTAGGTTGTGCAGATTGTATATTCATATCTTTTAACTCATATATCTCCTTATATCCATTCTTAGTTTTTCTTGTCTCTACTTTAACCATATCTTTAAATGTATCTGATTCATTTATCTTTAATTGTACTTTTAATTTATTTACTAAATGATAAATTGGATTGTTAGAATTTAAATCTTCTAACAGACCTTTATTGAGTGTAAGTACTACATCTTGTGAATTATCAACTATACTAGATACATTATAAGTATTCCCATTGATTAATACAGTTGAATCTTTTACTATAGTTGCTCCTGCTTCTTTTTTATAAATATAAACATTTATATATAAATTATTTCCAATGTCAGAATGTGCTTTAAATACAATCTTATTTTCTCCAAGAACTAAATCCTCTGGATTAATCTCAAACGTAACTGTTCCTGTAGATAAGTCTTCTATTATACTTGAACTAATATTATTTATAAACATCTCTATTTTTGTCAATTCATTATTTGGATTTTGCAAATCTATTTCAATAGATGAGTATGACTTATTCTTTATTTCCAAACAAGTTTTCTCTGAATCTACTTTTGAGATTATATATAATGTTTCATCTTTTATTAAAGCATCCACTATATCATTAACATCTCTTGGAATATATATTTGTGAGAAAGTATATAACATAGAACCAATCTCTACATCTTTAATTTTATATGTTTCCTTATTTATCCCTGTAACATACAAAGTCTTATCATTTTTTATAACAAATATATGTTTATCATCATAAGATTTTATATATTTTACATTTTCTAATACTTTAGTAAATAATTTAATAATTGTATTTTTTGTATTCTCATTCAGTCCTAAGATTCCATTTATATTATATCCTTGTACGTATAATTGACCTTCTGTAGTTATAGCCAATATATAATTACTATAAGCATATATCTCCCTTATATTAGAAATAGTTAATACTTCTTGTAACTCATTAACCTCATCATTATGCCCTATTCCAAGTTGATATTCTGAGTTTTTACCAATAGAAAACAATGAGCCATCATTTTTTAAGAAGTAAGTAAAATTATCACCACAAGCAACATCTATTATATTTGTTAAGTTAATTTTTATAAATTCAGAAGTTGTTGTTAGCTCAGATTTATTTATAGCAAGTTCCCCAAATTGATTTGAACCACAACCATAGACATCCCCATTTTCTAATATCAAAATTGAATGAGTTGATGATAAAGACATCTTTTTTATATTATCAAAAGGCAATGAAGTTGAATAATTTCCAGCATTTGTGCCAAATGGTATTCTATAATTAATACTATCATCATTATGTAAAAATATCTTCTTATTTACTAATAGTCCATAATTATTTCTTATAATAGACATTTCATTAGAAAAACTTAAATCACTAGGATTATCACTAGAAGTGTTTGCAATCTGATTTTCTTCATGTCCATTAAAAATACCTACTTGACCAACTACAGCATTACCTTTTCCTTCTAATTTATTATTAGTATATTGAACTATAAGACCATTATGCTGTGTATATACCTGTTTTACATTAAGGCAATTTCTAACAGGTGTTTTTTGTACAACATCAGAATAATTATTGATTTGACCCAATTGTCTACTACCAAACACATATAAGGCATTATCATTATCTATATAATAAGCATTTTTACCATTTGCATATATGTGCTTTATATTACTTGTTAATTTTTTTAATACTACAGTACCAGATTCATTAAAACCTATACCATCATCAGCATTTCCTCCAGAATATAAATCTCCATTTTCAAGTAAAACAAAAATAGTGTATTCTCCTAGAGCAACCTCTTTTATATTACTATTAAACGCTAAATCCTTATATCCTTCAATATATCCTGATGAATTATTATATGAAGTACCAACACCTAAACCTCCTAATGAGTTATATCCTGTGACAAATATTCTATTTTTCATTGTAATTATAGTTTTGCCTTCTTCCAACATTAAATTTGATATAGTTGATGGGTCTGTTAATCCTTCAATATTTATTTTAGTTAAACTGTTTGAATTTGTATTTGAACTTATGTAATTTCTATTTCCACAACCCATTAAAGAAATTATATTATCATTCTCCAATAATATAATAAAAACATACCTTCCACAAAATATATCCTTTATTGTTCCAGAAATATTTACTTTAGTAAAAGTATTTCTATTAATATCATCCCCTAATCCTAATTGACCATAGCCATTTGAACCAGTTGAAAATAATTCATTGTCATAGGTTAGAATGTAAGAAGATTTGTAACATGTTATTACTTTTTTTACATTATCAATAGGCACCTTAGTAAAAGTACCCCTATCAATATTATCTCCTAAACCTAATTGCCCTAAGTCATTTGTTCCAATTGAATAGACTTGATTATTATTTGTAAGAATAAATAAACAATCATTCGATGGAATAAATTCTTTTATATTATCTATAGGAACTTTTATAAATTCAGACCGAGCTTTAATTGTCCCTAACTTGTTACCAGCATTATTACCACAGACATATCCTTCGCTATTATTTAATAATATATATAAAGCTTGTCTATCACTTTTAATTTCTTTTATATTTGATATGATATATTTTTTAGAAAATTGTTTTGATATATTTACAAAACCATCATGTCTAACATCATAAGGTTTTTTTATGCCAAAACAGCCATGAGAATTTACTCCAGAACAATATATGTTCCCAAAATAATCTTTAATTACTATCCTTAATCTACTAGCATATATTACTTGTGAATTATATGCAAAAAAAGCATTTGATAATGTGTATTTTTGACTATTAGAATAATAACTACTGTCTCCTCTTTGCCCACCTGCATTTCTACCTCTTATTTCAAATTTAGACTCCATCCTTGTTTTACTTGTTGTATATAAAAGATTGTCTGTTCCAAGATAATGATTATAATAAGGCATAGAAGACGATATAAGACTTCTTAAACCTAAATTCTTGTCTTGGGATGAAGCTCCAAAAGTCGAAGGTCTTCCTGTGAATTTTATTTCTTTATATCCTCCATCACTAGCATCTAATAATAAACATAAATTATAGTTAGAAACCAGAACTTTTGATAATTTAGGTTCATCTATTAAAACTGCGACTTCATTTGCATTTGAGTTTTTACTTCCTACAAACTCTCCAAACCTTGAATAATAATCATCAGTTACAGAATTTTTAATACTTGTGCTATAATAATTATGTCTCCCAGAAACATAGTAGTTATTAGACGTAGTTCTAATTAAACATCCATTATTAAAAGGAATAATTTCAGCAATGTTAGATACATCTGATACTGTTGTATCTGTTTTATATCTTGAATATCTCATCTTAACAAAAACGCTCCTACTTGAGGTATCATTAAGACTTAATTCGCCAAAAACATTATATCCTGCTGCATAAGATATTCTGCTATTGTCTATGCAATATGAAGAATTTGAATATGCAATAATTTCATTTACATAAGTTACAGTACTTACTTTAGTAAAAATATTTCTATTAGTAGTGTCATTAAGTCCTAACTGCCCATAATTGTTTAAACCAGTTGAAAATAATTCATTAGTAGTTGTTTTTAATAACGCATGGTTATCTCCTACAGAAATTTTGTCAACAGAAGAAATATTTACTTTAGTAAAAGTATTTCTATTAATATTATCCCCTAATCCTAACACTCCAAATACATTATATCCTGTTGAATATAATGTATTATCACTTAGTAATATAAACGTGAAATATGAGCCTAGATTTAAATATATATCTTTTATAGTAACTCCTTCTTCTAATTCCAATGGCACTCTAGTAAACTCATAACAATGACGATTATGACCTAAACCTAAACCTCCATAAGCGTTGTATCCTGCTGCGTATAGTTCATTACCATTCACAACAATAAATGTAGAGGTGTCATTTGCTTTCACTAAAGAGATATTCACAAAATTATTTTCAAGCCCTATATCTAAAACTCTTTCATCATTTTTATTTATTAATAATCTATTATCAATAGACTCAATATGATTACATTCTTCAATATCAAAGTCCTCAAATTTTTCAAATCCATATATAAATTTATCATATCTTTTTAAATAAGAAAAACTATAATTGTTATTTCCTGTCATATACAATTCATTGTTGCTAGTTAATATAAAGCTTATAGCATAAGCACATTTAATTTTACTTATATTTTTAATACTAATAGAAGATTTTCTAGGAGTATATGTTGATGTATCACAATTTATTTTATCTCCTAAACGCCCATCTGGGTTGGCTCCAGTTACATATATATCATTATTATTAGCTATATAAAATTTATGATATCTACCACTTTCTATATTTTTTACATTAGATATAGATAGTTTTGTTAAGACTGTTACTGTAGCTCCTCCACCAACACCAACTTGCCCACTTGAATTATCTCCACAACCATAGACATCTCCATTTTCTAAAAGAAAATTTACAGCACCTTGAGCAGTAGAAATCTTTATTACATTATCTAAATTTACTTTAGTAAAAATATTTCTATTAGTAGTGTCATTAAGTCCTAACTGCCCATAGGAATTTGTACCTGTTGAATAGACTTCATTATTTAAAGTTAATATATATGAACAACTGACTCCTGCAAATATTTCTTTAACACTCAAATTATCAATTTTAGTAAATGTATTTACAGTAGATGTATTTCCTAAGCCTATCCCTCCAAATTTATTATTACCACATACATAAAGCTCGTTGTCATTTGTAACTAACATAGAATAGCCATTCCCACAAGCAATTTGTTTTACATTACTTATATTTATCTTAGTAAAAGTATTTCTATCAATATTATCTCCCAAACCTAACTCCCCATCTGTGTTTAAGCCAGTAGAATACACATCTCCGTTATTTTTAAGTAAAAGAGAATGAGTTCCAGAAGATGAAACATACTTAACATTGTCAATATCTATTTTTGAAAAATATCTTATAGGTGATACTTTATTTCCAAGTCCTAAATTGCCAAAAACATTATATCCTGCTGCATATAACTTTAAATCATCCTTAATTATAAACACAGAACTAGAATCCATATCTGTAAATATATCTTTAACATTAAAAGTATCAAAATTTTTATTAAACTCTTCTATTTTAAATTCTTTGTTTCCAAATAAAGAACCTCTTTGTAATAGTTTATTCTTTTTCATATAATTCCCCCTATCTCACTTCGTAGGAATACTTGTTTATTTTTATTTCAGTATCACCTTTTTGATAAGATTCTTCTGTTTTAGTTTCACTATAGTTGCTTCCTAAATCATGAATATATCTTATTTTGTTGCATAAAAAAGGAACTGTTACATTTTTAAATAATACAGTTCCACTATTTGAAAGTAACTCTAATTGTTGCTTAAATTTATTAAGCTTTAAACCATCTAAATTACTTATGTTTTTAGAATCATATAGGGTATCATACCAATACCCAGCTTCATCTGCTGTAGCTTCCTTATCTAATTCTAATTCAAATAGAATTTTAAGTATTTCCACAGACATTTTATTATAATTTTCTTTTAATATTTTCAATTGCTCGTTTGTATTTCCACCAGATTCAAGAACTTTAACACTAGCATCTAATTCATTTACCGCATCTGATATATTTTTAGATACTGTACTTAATTCACTCGAACCAACTTTACTTTGTATTAGATTTATCTTATCTAAATTAGTAGCTATATTACTTTTATTTTCATTTATCTTAGTTAGACTCTCATCAAATTTTGCATTAATTTTAATACTAGAGTAAGTACTATCTAGTGTTGTTATATTATCATTTATTGTATTTGGTATAACCTCTTTATTTGTATTCCCATTTACAACCGTTACTCTTACATTTATAGCTAGTTCATTGAATATCTCTATTGTATTAGAATCTACTATAGTATAAGAATTAGTCATACTTTTCTTGGTTGCTTCATCTAATATTGCTACAAATATATTTTCTGTAACTAAATTATGATTAACTATAAGTTTAAAATATTCTCCATCAGCAATCCAATTCGATTCAACATAAGATTTACTAAATGCTACATTAGTTGCAGCAGACGTCATCTCAGCTATTTTCTCATTAACTTTATCAAAATCATATGTTAATCTATCTTTTAAAGTATCCTTTACAGTTCCATCAACACTTTCTCTAGCTTGTATTAATTCGCCTCTAGCATCAAGACTTTCTAATTCTTCAAACCTATTTTCAAATTCAGTTATTTTATTACTAACAGTAGTTGTCATATCAGTTTTAGCAGTATTTACTTCAACTATTTTGTCATCTACTTCTTTTATCTTTGTATCTAATTTTATAGTACTTTCATCAATACAATCTTCCACATCAGATATAGCTTGATTTACTTCATCAAGTTTGTAATCAATTTGCTCTTGGTTATCTGTAAGTTTATCTTCAAATGTCTTATCATACAAATCAAAAGTACTATTAGCTCTAGTATCTAAGTCCTGAAACTTCTTATCTGTCTGAACTTGAACATCAAGCATTTTATCATCAACTATATTATCTATTTCTTCAGACTTAGCATCTATAATCTCGTCTAATTGGAGTTGGCAATCTGTAAGTTTATCATCGACTTGAATTTGCATATTTTGAATGGATTCTTCACGATTTGCCTCTTGATTTTGACGTGTTAACTCATTAAACTCTCTTTCTTCTTCTTGTATGTTTCTTATATCTTCATTATAAATCCTAATCTGCTCTGCTTTATCTCTAACTTCTTCATTTCCAAGTATAGTTATTTCAAGTTGTTCAACTCTTTTAGTTAGCTCTTTATTATTCTTTATAATTTCTTCTGCTTGAGATATTAAGACTAATAAAACTCCATATTCATCTGTACTGGTCAAATCATCATCATTAATCATACCTTCTTCAACACGATAATAAAGATTAGTAGTATTAATAAGAGTATTTCCTTTTACTAGAGAAAGTTGGAATGTATTTATACCAACACTTGCAAGTGCTTGTCGGCTAAGTTCTATCTCTACAACACCACTAGTAGCATCTACAACTTCACATTCGCCATTAACTTTTTGTCCGTCTGATTTTGTAATGCTAACTAAAACCCTGTCATATTCAGATAAATCTATTATTTCATCTTTGTTTTTCAATATTGCTTCAATATAAGCTGTTTTGACATCATTTTCATTATAAATAAAATAATCTAGTAATCTTTTGTTTATTCTATAATTACTAAAGTCGACCTCTATGGTATGATTCTTTATTTCATAATTTTTCAAAGTATCACATCCTATTGTTCTTTATTTTGTTTAGTTTCTACTTTTTCTTTTCTTAACTCATTTATCTCTTCTTGTAATTGTCCATTTAGTGCCTTATAAAGTATTAATTCATTTTGCAATCCTCTTATTTCTTCTAAAGCTATTGTATATGCTCTTTGCATGTTTACTTCCATAATTATTATCCTCCTTTATATATCCAAAGAATCTTTAAATTTTTCTATGTTTTCTTTTAAATAGTTATATCCTGATTCAAGTGGGTTTTTACCTGTTGCATCTAGTGTATTAATTCCAAAATAGTTATCAAAATTATCTTCTAAAATAGATATATTTTCATATTCAACAGCATCTAAACCTTCTCTTCTTGCTTCCTCTGAAATATATCCTGATACTTTAATCTGAGCCATTTTATTACTATAGGATATATTTACAGTTGATATCCTCCAATAATAAACTTGTTGACCTGTTGCTAATAACTTACTCTTTCCAATCGCCATGTTGTTCTTCACCACCCATTATTTTGTAATATGTATGTTCGTATCCTATTCTTTTACCTATTATTCTAAAATCACATTTACCTGCATATCCAACTACTTTAAAATAATCCTCACCTTTTTCAACAACCTTGCAATTAGCATTAGAACTAAATACTGCAAAATTTAATATACTCTGAGCAAAGATATTATTTAATTTTATTATTGTACCAGTTTCTTCAACTTCTACATCAAATAAAACGTCTTCAATTAGAAATTTAGGACTATCAACTGGAGACATACCAAATTTCGTACCATTTATTTCTATACTTCCTCCGACTTTTGAACCATTTCTACCAAAATTGTGACATTCATCTCCTCTAATCATGAAAGATATTGCTCCATCACTCCAAATAACAATACCATTGTCAGCCCTTTCGTCAGCAGATGTATAAAACCTAAAATGTCCACGTGAAAAGTCCATTCTTGTGTTTCCATCAGAACCAACCTCTATTTTATTAGCTCCCAATTTTGCTTCATTTAAATCAAATTTATAATTCTCATACGCATCTACATATATAGCAGCACCTCCATCTCCAACAAAAAAATAATTATTACTATTATATTTTAATCTTATAGCTGATGCTTGACTAGAACCATCAGACCTTCTTGCATCTATTGCAAATCCAGACCTGCTACTTCCAAATAATCTGATTATTGGTTCATGGCCAGGTGGAGTAGTTAATATATCACATGCTATAGCTCCTTGATTTACTGTTAAACCACTCCTGCTTATCTCTACATAATTTGATATATCATTAAATCCAAATTCAATTTTATCAGGTTTAATTCCTACAATTGAACCTAAGCCATTTCTTGTAACCATCATTGTTATATCGTCTTTGGTTAATTTAATTTCAGCAGCATTAGTTTTAGTCACACCATCTACTCTAGCTACTTCTAATTTTATTTCTTTAGCTGTAGCATTTATTTGAGAAAATTCTTCTGATATACTTCCACCCATACCTGTTATATAAATTCTATCCACTGTATTTTTAAGTTCATTTATCTTTAAGTTATATTGAGCATTTGCATTTATAGCTAAAATTCTGTCTGAAGGTGTAATTATACTATCTGAAATAACTGAATTGATTATAGAGTTTAGATTGGTACTTGCTGCATCCAATGCTGTTTTTGAAGTGTTTATTGCTACTAAGTCTACTCCAGTAGTTCTATCAATAAGTTTTTGTAGCTCTGTATATAAACTTGCTTTGTCTGTATCTAATAAATTAAGTTCAATATCAATCTTTTCTTTTTCTTCATCTGTAATCTCATTATCATTAAAATAATTAGACATATTAGAACTAAATGTACCTAAATCTGCATTTAACTTAATTATAGACTTATTTATGTTTTCTCTTAATGTTATATTTTCTTGTGAACCACCAAAATTTTTAGTTACTTCTTTTACTAATATATTTACATTTTCAGCTCTCTGGTCTATAAGAGACATATTTTCTTTTATATGAGATGCATCTTCTTGTACCTCTAAAACTGTCTGATGTATCCCATCTATGTCTTTTTCAATAACTACAAATTTTTCATTGTGTTTTTCATCTGTTTCATACAATGCCCAGATTTGTTCTTCAGTATTTTTTCTTGAATTACCATCAAAAGATATATTGAATATTGATGAGTTTATAGGAACTTCTGTATGCTTTCCATTGTCATTTACAACTACTAAAAATTGTGTGTTTCCCTCTGGTAATCTTACATTAGAAACTTTTAATGTCCCTGGATTATCAGCATCCCAGTATATATATTTTTTATTTGTCTCTTTATCTACTACTTGATAAAGTGTGTTGTTATAAGTAACAATTACTCCAGTAATTCTAATCCATGAATCTGCTGGTGAATTATCCAATATCAATTTACATCAGCTCCTTTTGTATATTTTTCCTAGGAATATATTCATCTGGTAGGTTAATTCTTTTCTTCTGTTGCTGAATAAATAAATGTCTTTTAGAGTTCAATGTTCTTGTTGCATGTTCAGCTTTAGTCAAATAATCAGCTATAGTTCTTTTGTCATCTTCTTTTATTTTTTTATTACTTAAAGTTAATTCTAAAGTATCCAATTTCCCATTTTTTAAATTCTGGGTAAAAGATGTAAAATATACTAATTCTTCTTCTTTAGATTCTTTGCTATGTAACACTATAATATCTCCTAAACTCAAATCTCCCTTCCAATGTTGTCTAAAATTAATATCTATAATTCTATCTAAGAAGTTTATAACATCCAGAGTCCATTCTCGTGTTGGAATACATTTCAAACTTAATTGCCTTTTACCTTCTGCTATTAAATCTTCAACTTTTAAAAAAGCATCATTTGTATAAGTGTCATAGTAGAGGAACTCATTTAATTCATCTAATAGAACCTCATTAAATATTAAATATCCATCCTCATCAGTTGAAGTCTCCCTCTTACAAAGAATATTTATATCTTTTATACTTTCATCTAACTTAGCTATTTCTTCTTCTAAATGTTTTATTTGAACATCTAATATCACTTTTTTATCTTCTAGTTCACTTATCTCTACTGCTAACTTAGCTGAATTTACTTCATCTTTATGTTCTGGATTATCATAAGTTTTCTTTATATCCTTTTTAGCCTTTATAGTCTCTATTACATGTAACCATTCATTGCTTTTACTATCACATTCTCTCTGTTTCTTAAGCTTTGTATCTATTAGTTCTCTCCAAATTGGCTCTCTTATTTCATTCATTTCTTGATATTTCTTTATAGCTTTACTAAGTTCTTCACTCATTTCTTTATTGTCTAAGAAATAAGAATAATTCTCAATGTAATCATATCCTGTAACTGTAGCTCCTATTATATCCATATCTTCACTACCTTCAAGCTTCAGTCTAGTTACTATATCATCACTATTTGTAGTTCTTTCAAGTGATTTTATGTAGTTATCATGAGATAAATATAACTGAATGTTATCTCCAAAACTGTCTATATGATATAAATTAACTAAATTATTATAAGTATCAAAATCAGCTATACATTCAAATTGTTCTTTTAGTTCATTATTAAAATAGTCTAACCAGTTAGAATTAATACTTTCTTGCCATCTTACCTTTTCTCTCTTATTACCTTCACTATCAGTTTCATAAGCAATTGAATCATCCACATAACCAAGTTTCCAGCCTGTCTCTTGTTTTAAATAATCATTAAGAGATATAATAGATGCTTCTTCATCTTTGGTAAACATCTGTAATCCATAGTCCTCAATATTCACATCAATTTTTCCTAGTTTAACTTCTTTAGATTTAGCTGTTACTACTTTTAACTTGTCATCTGTGGTCACAACATTCTTAATTACAAAGTACTCTTTATCATTGAGACAGATAAGACGTTCTTCTTTCATTTCATCAAATAGAGGATTTACTACTTTAGAGAATTGAAAACGTTCTGTAATATGTTTTGGAATGGTAAGTTGTATTTCATCTACTCCACCAAGCTCACGCTTTATAGAATTTAAAAAGTTGATTGGGATTTGACCTAAAAATGATTTGTTCATCTTGTGAATGGTTAATGTGTAATCAGATTTTATCTGTTTAAGATTCACATTAAAATGCATATTTTATCACCTTCTTTGTATTAGAAAAGCCCATCAATTAAGATGAGTTAAAATATTTTATTAATCTAAATATTGCAACAAGTTTAATAGTTTGTTACATATATGATAAAGCAAAAAACCACTCAAACGCCAATAAGAGTGGTTTCAAAAGATAAATTGATTTTTAATTAACTTTAAGGAAACAATCACTCTTTGTATTAAGTAGATTAAATTCCTTACTTTTATTATATCATAAATACGTTTTTGTAAAACAGATTCGTTTACAGTTAATAAATAAAAAATCACTATTACTGATATCAATTAATACATGTTTTAAATAGGTATATTATAAATCATTTCATTATTCAAAATTCACTTCAATATCTTCAAGGTCTTTTTCATTAATATTTAGGTCTTTCAGAATTTCGCTTTGAGATATTAGTTCTTTTTCATCTATACCTTTCATTCTTATTTCTATCTCAATAAGAAGCTTACAATCTTCTATATTATTTATCATTTGTAACACCTCCTTAAATATATACCAGAGTATAAAAATAGCCACTTGTTTAAGGTGGCCTAGATAAGTAGAAATTCTTTATGTAAAAATATTTTAATTTTCTGTTACCTGTATTATATCTTTATTCTACTGCTGTCGTCAATATAATATTAAATTTAACATTATGGAAAATTATGGTATAATATTTTTAGAGACTACAGTTTAGACTATTAGGGTGATGGCTCTTTAGTTAAAATCCCCAGTAAGAAAGGGGGTGAGACTATGGAGTACTTAGTTTTGTTTTTAATAATGATAATTATGATTACAAGAATAATCAATCATTTGACAAAGCTAATAGATGCAATCTTAAACTTGAAAGCATCTATTAGAAAATTAAAGAATCACCAGACTGGCGGGTCTAGTGATTCTGAAAGTAATACATAAATCTATTCTTTTTATTGTTAACTTTAAGAACTACACCCTACAGCAAATAGTTTGTAGTCTCTTTTTTTATGTCTTTATGATATAAATTTATATCATTTATATCATTATTATATCATATACATATTATTTTTTGAAATAAAATCTGGATTTTGTTAGAGAAATCCGGATTTCTACTTAAAATCCTTTGTTTATATAAATAATCTATGATTTAATATTTTCTACTATTTTTCTATATACTCTATTTTCTAAATCTCTACCAAATTTCTCTAAGTCTTTCATAGTATCCTTAGTTACATTTCCTTGAACAACAAAGAATGGTGAATTAAAGTTGACTGATGATGTTGGAGACACACTTCTTGAACGAGAATTTGAAGAAGGATTATAATTAGGCATAGCAAATTTACTTAAATCTAATTCATCTAATATGTCGTTAATATCTTCTAATGTCTCTTTACCTTCTTTTAGCTTATCAAGCCATTCCTGCTTAGTGACAGAACCCATTGCCAACATACCATCTTCATATTTATTTATGTATTCAATAATAGCATCTTGAAGTTTCTTAACCTCTCCATCAAGACCTACAAATTTACCACTTGAAATTGCTTCATTAATTAAATCAACTAAATTTTCATCTGAGTATTTTTTCTCTAACTCTTCTTTTAACTTATCTGCTTCTTCTTGTAGTCTGTCAGATTCCTTGTCATACATATCGTTAACTTGGTCGTCTACATGGTCTTGTACTAAATCCTGTAATTTCTTCTGTTCTTCTTTTAATTGTTTTTGTAAATCTTTAAGTTTCTTCTGACCACTTAAAGAACTATCTCTTTCAGCTATTGCTATTTGTTTTTCTAAATCACTTATTACATCTTGTTGTTCTTCATAATCATCTTTATATTTGGCTTCTTTTCTTGAATCATTGTAAGCATCTTGTTGCTTTTTAAGAGAATCAATTTTAGCTTTAGTTTCTTTATCTATTTCTTTAAGTCTCTCTTCAAGCTCTTTTTTATACATGTCTCTAATTTTTTCTTGTAGGCTTTGAGCTTCTTTAAGCTGGTCTTTATAAGCATCTTGAATTTCTTTATTTAATGCTTCAATTTCTTCCTTAGATTCAGCAATTTCCTTATTGGCATCAGGTATTTTATTTATCAATAAATCCAAATATCCCTCTGCTGCCTCTTCCATTCTCTTAAATTCTTCATCAGTCATGTTCTTTTTAAGTTGATTTTTATGTTGAATGAAGTTAGTTATATCGCCATTATCTCTAAATGTAAATCCATAGCCTTGTAGCTTTTGTTGTAGCTCTTTTTGTGTTTCTTGAAGATATGCTGTTGTTTCAGATAGTTCTTTAGCCTTCTTGGCCATTAACTCTTTTTTCTTTTCTAACAACTCTATCTGCTCATCACCTGTAGCATTTTTAAGTAATACATCTATCATTGCTATTTCATTATTTACTTGCTCTACATCTTTGTACATAGAAGTCCATGTGGAATTCTTATTAAGTTTCCACATTTCTTCTTGTGCTTTCCTTAACTCCTCATTGTGTTCTTTAATTTTATTATTGTATTCTTCCCATTCTTGCTCACATTTAGGCAGTTCTGTAAATGTAACTTTAATATATTCTTCAAGGACTTTCTTAGTTTCTTCCAACTCTTTTTTTCTGGATTCATCTTTTTTATTTTCTTTGTCACCAGACTTTGAATTTAATTTGTCTAATTCTTTTTCTATTGATATTAACTTTTCTTCATAGTTAGTTAGATTTCCAGTATCATCAAACTTAAAGCCCATTTTCTTTTCTTTTAATCTATTTTTAAGTCTGTTACTTTCAGCTTTATATCCATCTTGTTGTTGTTTTATTAAATCTTTTTGTTGAGCAAATAATTTATTTTGCTCCTGTAAGTATTTAATCTTCTCATCACCTGTAGCATGTTCCATTTTTTTGTCTAATAGAGCTATTTCATTTGTTACTGCTGATATAGCATTTTCTAACTCTTTAAATAATTCTATACTATATTTTACAGATGAGTCTATTGTGTCATTGTTTATTGTAACTTTAGGTTTGATTACTTTGAAAGCGGATGTGGCTCTTGATACTGCTCTTGAGAATAAGGATGGTTTTGGTGTTACAGGAGTTTCGTCACTTATTGGTGCTGGTTCTGATGTTCTAGGTTGAGCTAATAGATTAGCTGGAATTGGAGTTACATTAGTAACAGAGGTACGTTCAGTTTTATTGGTCTTATCTGAACTATTTCCTCCTCCTCCACCACCAGAACTATTAGTCACTTTATTAGTTACAAATGTAGTAGTGAATGTTTTTCCTGCATAATTTGATTTAAATGACTCTATTTTCCTAATAAGCCCTGATATGTTCTTTGCAGCAGTTGCAGTTAATGCACTAAATGTAGTCTTTATAGTTTTTCCACCATATCGGCTAACATAACTTTGTACTTTGGCTAACAAACCTGATACATTTTTTGCTGCTTGTGCAGTTTCAGTTCTAAATACAAGTGTAGATACTTTCAAAGCTAAGAATTGTTTTACTCTAGCTATAAGTCCTGAAATATTCTTAGCCCCTTGTTCAGTTGAAGTACTAACATTTATATGATAATTACCTTGCCCAATTTCTTGTGCTTTTTGTGATAATTGATTTAATTGTTTGGATGCTTGTTCTGCACCTGTAGCTTCAATAGTAGGAGTGGCTTTTTCATTATTAAGTTCATCTAACTTTTGTTTTGTATTGTCAATTTCATCTTTACCAGAGTTGTTTATGGATAACTCAATAACCTTAGTTGGATTTGTATTTTCTATAAAATTGGTTGCTTGTTCAACTTCAGTTTCTCCTTCTGTCTTTATTTGTACAGTTGAAGTTACTGTTTTATTATCTAACTCATCCATTTTTTGTTTAGTACTGTTAAGCCCTTCTTCATTAGTAACTTGAGGACTTACAATTGGAATATAAGATTCATTTCCATATTCATCTAATATTCTCATGCACTGAACAACTTTTTCACTATTATTAACTTGAGGATTCAAATTAGGAGTGTATGTTTTATTCCCATTCTTATCTAATGTTTCTATGCATTCAACTACTTGTGATTCTCCATTTACTTCTGCATTTACTAAAAGGTCAGCCTTAGTTCCATCTGCATTTTGAACTGTATTAACAGTTTTCTCTGCATTTTCTCCTCCTTCAACTTCTATTCCAAGTTGTTTTTTTATTTCTGGAGGTAGACTGTTTATTAATTCTTGTACATTTTTAGCTTTTTCAAGTTGGTCTAAATTGTTTACTATAAAATCAATAACAGCTTCCTTTTTATCATTTGGAACATTATTAAGAATTTCATCTATCTCATTTAGTTTATCTGGATTTTTATTAATTATTTCAAATATAGTTTCTTTTTTATTTGGAGCTTTATCTATTAAGTTTTGTAATGTGTCTAATTTATCTATACCTATTACTTCTGTTTCTATCTTTTTTTTGAGATTATCAGGTAAAATATCATAGACTTTTTTTGCTTCAGTCAATCCTTTTTTATCTACATCTATATCATATTTTAAACTCATTGGAGCAGATATTTTTTTTCTAGCTTCCTCTAAAGAATTTACATCTTTAAAAGCATCTGCACAATCTGTAGTAAAAGACAACTTTGTATCTTCATTTTTAAATCTATCCAACTGTTCTTTTAATACACTCAAGTCTTTTTTTGCGAAATCTAGTCCTTTATTATTAATTTCAGTCACAATTTTATCTGATTTAAATGTGTTTTTTTTGAATTGTTCTAATTCTTTTAATTCTTTTTTAGCTTTTTTTCCATTGACACTAGGGGTAATTTCAGGTGCAACTTTATTCTTTTTAAATTCTTCTTTATATTTATCATTTAATGCTTGAACCATTTCTTTTGATAATGGAGGTAAATCATCACTGATTTTTAATCCATCACCTATTTCTAATGGAGTTAATTCACCTTTAAAAAGTCTGTTTAACTTTTCAACAACATCATTTGATAATTGCCCTTCATTTTCAATTTTAGTAGTAATTTGAAGAAGCAGTTCTGATTCAGCTTCAATTGGAGCATCACCATCAGCCATTATTCCATTTATAAATTCTTTTAATTGTTGTGGTAAATCTTGACCATCTTCTCCACTTTGTATATCTTCAAGCAGTTTTACATTGATTTTACCATTGACTTCTAAATCTTGAGAAAAATCATTTAATGCATCAAATTGATTTTTAAGCTTTATTGCAAGACTGTCTTTATTCTCAAATTCAGCTAAAGACGAACCATAACTTTTCAAGAAAGTATGTAATTTTACACTAGCTAAATCTAATCCATAGAAGCCTTGTTGTAATCCAACAAGCCATGTATCAGCACTTATACTTCCTCCACTTAGTTTTTGAAGTTCATTTGCTAAACCTTGTAACTCTTTAGTATATTGGTTCATATCGCCAGATGCTTGATAATTTGTATTGGCATCAGTTATCTTCTTATTCCACTGGTCTAATTTTTCAACAGGAATTGACTGACTTATTTTATCAAAAGCACTTATAATACTATTCTGTTGTCCTACACTATAGTCATGCCAATTCATATTAGCCACAAGCTCATTCATTTTACTTTTCTTTTGTTCAGATTGCTTAGCATATGTTTTAGATATATCAGAATTAGTTAATCTATTAATTGCCCTTTTTTGCATTACCTCTTCTTCTTCATTATATTTTTCATATTCAGTAAGAAGGTTTTGATGATGTTCTGCAAAATCAGTTTCTTGTTGGTTGTAAGCCTTTTTTAATGCTTCTGTTTGTTCTTTAAAATTAGATTTACTTAAAGCATTTTTAAATAAATTATTCTCATCTTCAAGAACTTTGTCAAGTTTTTTCTTTTCTTTATCAAGGTCTTTTTTTGTATTTGGTGCAGTCTTTGATGTAGTTATTGCAAGTTCATCTTCTTGAGACTTTAAAAGTTTATTTTTTTCTTCTATAGCCTTTCTTAATTTATTAATGACCTCATCTAAGTTACCACTCATATTTAGAATAGGGTCATTATTCTCATCTACACCCAATACTAATTCTGGTGCTATATCTGCAATTTGTTGTTTAAGTTCACTAAATCTAGCAGTTTCATCAGCAGTTTTTTCGGTTTTACTAGCTAAATTATTGTACTCCTCTGATATACCCTCTAAACTCTTTTTCTTCTGTTGCAAAGAGCTTATCTCACTTGTAGTAGTTCCAATAACTTCTTTTTGCTTCTCTGCTAGTTTTTCATATTTATGAATAGTATCATCTATCCATTGTATCCCCTTAGATATAGCAAAAGTAGCTAAACCTATCATAGCTCCATTTAACAAACTTGTTGCTATATTTAATGTTCCAATACCAATAGAAGTCCTAGATAAACTTTGTCTTAATGCTCCCAAACCTGTTCCTGCTCTAGTAATTACATTTGCTCCATTAGCACCAGCTACATTTGCTGCCATTACTGCATGTCTAAATGATTGTAGTATTGTAGTTGTAGCTTTAATAGGAGTTCCTATCATATTTAAAGGATTTATAAGTCTAGCCACATTTCTAGTACCATTTGTCATTCCCATACCAGAGAATAACGTTTTTAAAGTCATAAAACTTCCTATTAATGCTGGTGTTGTTAATTTTAATCTTTCTAATGTTTTTATAACACTATTTATTCCATTAGATACAGATATTAAACCATCTAAAAATCCATATGTTGTATTTGAATTAAATACAGTTTGGAATATATCTGCCCATATTGTTTTCAACTCATTTAAACGCCCTGCAAGACTATCTAAATATTGTTTGTTTTCAGCCTCAGCCGAACCAAATTGTAATCCTTGTGAAAATTCACTTCTTATTTCTTTAAAAGTCTCATAATTACCCATTAAGGATTGGAATATAGCTGCTTGTTGCTTACCTGCTATTGCTTCAGCCAATCCTTTTTGTTCATCCTCTCTGAGTTCTCCCCATTTGCCTTTCAACTCATCTAAGAGTTGAACCATATTCTTCAATTCACCAGTATCTTTATTTTTATAAATAGTTATTCCAGCTATTTCCTTTAAACCTTTTGCAGTTTTATTTAAAGAAAGTGTACCATCATCAGCTGAAACCTTCATACCTGCTAAATTTATTGCGACACTTTTTAAACCATTCGATTGTTATTAACCAGTAGCTTTTTATCTACTGCTCTGGAGGTTTCCCTCATTTTCATCGACTTGTCATTTCAAGTCCAGTCTAGCATACCTTTTTTACTTATAATTAAATCATAAAGCAAATGGGAACTCTTGGAGATATTATATTCTATTTCTAGTTTCAATCTCTATGCGTTGCGTGTGACTAATCTTTTAAAATTAGCCTTCCACTCGGATTGGCATTTTAAAGCTTTCCCGTTTCTTTCCCATTAATAATCCTAATTCTTCTATGATTGTTGAACTAAGACGGCAATTTAAATTTACCTACTTTTTCTGGATTTTGTATAGCCTCATTTGTTGCTGTTATCATACCCACTGTGTCACCTAAACTGACACCATACTCATGAAGTACACTACCTCCACGTTTCCGTTTATCTTCAATTAAGTTCGCTACACTTAATCCGTTCTCTTATGAACTGCTATATGTTTCCATACAGACGAGACTATATCTTCATCCTATAAGGATGCTCCCCATTTCCATATCCAATAGCTTGATATGTACGGTTTATAACCTAGTCGTTGAACCTTACTCTATTGAGTCTTGGCTGCTGATTGTCCCTATCTTTTAGATTGTTACACTTAGTACTAAAAGCCTAACAGGAGTTTCCAGCAGTTAAAGGAGTTTATCATTATATATTACTATATAAGGCGACTAAAATTAATCGCTTCGGCAACACCTGCTGTTCCAATTGCATAATTATTTCCTGCATAGTTTCAAATTGTTATCCTACAAGCTTTTTATCTTGTAGTTCTTACATTTCTTATTCATGTAAGTTCAGCATATATTTTCATCTTCAGCACTATCTGTTAAGATGGAGGACACTCGTGGGAAAATTATATTCTATACTATTTTAAACATAAAAATAGCATAGGTTCATTTCCTATGCGTTACGGTGATTAAAGTTTTTTAATTCTTTAATTTACCTCGGTGGTAGCATCTCAGCCTTCACCGATTTTGCCCCCTCATAATATTAGATATTTCTATCTAACACGCCAAACAATTTAGCATATCCATTGCAGCAGTTAATTCTGTTGTTTTCTTTGTAGTATTTCCAACCTGCACTTGCATTTCTTTTAAAGGTTCAATTCTAAATCCATTTATTATTGTGTTTACTGCTGAAGAAGCACCTTCAACATCCATGTCCCCTACATTGGCAAGTATCATTGATTGTCTTGCAGCAGCAATACTTTCTTGCATACCTCCAATTCCTGCTTGTAAAGAAGATGCTATTGATTCTTGAACTTGTGATGCACTCATTCCTACATCTTTAGCTGTTTGTATTGCTTTTTCCCTTATCTTATCTAACTCAGATGTGCTATCAATATCTGTTGGTTCTGCAACCTTTTTAAGGTCAGTCATAGAGCTATCAAGCTCTAATATAACATCTTTCATAGACCTAATTCCGTCAGTTAAAGCATCGCCCAACATATCTCCAATAGAATAGGATGCTATAGATGAATAGAAATCATTAAAAAACCCTCCACCCTTTGAAACTGTATTATTTAATCTTTCAGCTTCTTGTCTCGCATCTCTCATTTCTCTTGTTAGTCTATCAAATATATTGTTAAAATCACCATTTAGATTTCCTGCCGAACCTTGAAGTTGCTCTAAAGAACGTCTAAAAGCTTCAACTCTCTCATGCCCAAATGCCTGTCTAATAGAATCTTCTATTCTACTGAAATTAGACCTTAAGCTATCAACTCTTTCTAAATTTCTAACTTCTTGATTTATCTCTTGTATTCTATTAACTATATTACCTACATCAAGATTTAAATCTATATTTCTACTAGCTGTCTGTTTTAATTCTTGTAACTCATTCCTAAGTCTATTTACTTTATCTGTATCTATATTATCGCCTAATCCATTAAGCCTAGCAGATGCTTGTGTTGCCATATCTTCTATTCTTGAAAGATTTCTATTCATATCAGCTAAATCTCTTGTTGCTCTTGAAGCATCAAACATATCCATTCTAGCTTGAGATGATGAATTCATTTGTGCATACACTGAATCTAATTGTCTTTTTAATCTTTCAATTTGTTCTGTTGTTCTTTCAATTGAACTATCTCCTAGACCTGTTCTCATCTGATTTTGAAGTCTAGATACAACATTTGAGATTTCTTTATATTGTCTTATTAAATCTTGCTGTTCATTATTTATATTTCCTGTGTTTCCAAAGCCACCACCAAGTAAGCTCTCTTGACTTCTTCTACTTAGTTTATTTATTTCTTTCATAGTAGATTCAATTTGCTTTAAGTTGCTCAAAGCAGTATTATCAATCTTAAAAGCTTTATTGAATATCCCTTTTAATTGCTCTGCTTGTTGTGATAACTTATCTAATTCACCTATTTTCAAATTTAATTTAATAGGTTTATCTTGACCACTATTTTTTAATTTCTCTATTTTTTCTCTAGCTTCTTTGTCATCAAGCTCAATACTGGTCTTAATCTTAAACTCTTCAGCCATCTACTCAACTCCTTTTTTTGTATAAAAAAAGACAGTCAATTGACTGTCCAAAATCATTCACTATTATTTAATTTTTCAAATCCTCGTCTGAATACTTAAAGTCTATAATAACTTTCCCCTCTTTATCTATAGCTCCCCATTTTCCATCTTTTAAAACAAATGCCAATCCTTCTTTAAATGGATTAGACTCATCAAATCTTGGGTTTATAACAACATCACCTTTTTTGTTTATGTATCCCCATTTATCACTCATTTTGACTTCTGATAAATCTTCACTAAATTCTTTAACATAATCAAATTTGGGTTCTATTACTGTGTTCCCCTTTTTATCTATATATCCATACTTATCATTCATACCTACTGGTGCTAATCCATCTTTAAAACTTCCTAGATAATTGTATTTTGGTTTTAAAACTGTTTTACCAGTTTTATCTATATATACGTATTTATCATCTGTTTTAACTCTAGCTAATCCTTCATTAAAATTATCCGCTTCTTTAAATTTAGGTTGAATAGAAATATTTCCTTCTTTATCTATATATTCACGATTACCATCCTCAATCATTGCATATGCTAATCCTTCATTAAATTCACCACTAATTTCATTGAATTGATAATCAATAACAAGATTTCCTTTTTTATCTATATATCCATGTTCATTTTTCTTTGAAACATTAGCTAAACCTTCACTAAACTCATTAACATAATCAAATTGTGGTTCTATTATCATCTCTCCAGTCTTATCTATATAACCAGATTTATCATTTATTTCAACCCCAGCTAATCCTTCACTAAATGATTTAGCATAGTCAAACTGTAGTTTTACAACTATATCTCCATTTTTATCTATGTACCCCCACTTACCATCCTTCTCTATAACAGCTAATCCTTCAAAAAAATGTTCAGCATTATCAAATTGAGGTTTTATAACCTCATTACCTTCTTTATCAATAAACCCCCACTTATCTCCAACTTTTACACGAGCTAAACCATCTTTAAACGCTAATGATGTACTTGAATTATAATAATCATAATCTACTTTTTCTTCTTTGCTATCACTACATCCAATAACTCCAAATCCTAGTATACTTACAAGTCCAATCAACAATATCTTTTTAAACATAATATTCCCCCTCATGCTCTGATATTTTAATTATATCAAGTCTAAAAGAAAATTTATACTACAAATAAAAAGCCTACCTAAAGTAGACTTCTTATCTCCCTATCTAATATTTCTTCTATATTATCAAAATCCCAATAAGGAATTCTTATAAGCTTTATATTTTTTTCTTTAGCATAATCATTTTTCATTTTGTCATGTAATAAGTTTTTATTAAATTTTTGACCTTCAAAGTACTCCTTAAAATGAAATTCTCCATCATACTCTATCAAAATATTATAATCTATTAAATAAAAATCATATCTCAAAGGATTCCCTAAATTACTAACTAGAGATTTGAATTTTACTTCATCTTTATATTTAATATTATTATTTATAAGATACTGTTCTACTCTTTTTTCTCCTTTACTTTTAGAGCATTTAGGACATATACACCCCTTTTCTCCTACATCTGCTAATCTTCTTGAAAATTCATTTCCACATTTAGGACATATAAATTTATACTTCTTCCCACTAGTTTGCATTACTTTAAATGGACTTATACTATTACTTAGACTCCACGATTGAGCCATATCAAAATAATTATATCCAAATGAGTCTTTAAAATTAACTCTTTTTCCACTACAATAAGGGCATCTACTACCTCTAGTAAAACTATCACAATCTACACTATAACTACCATGATAATCTTTGTTCTGACATTTAATCCAGACCCTTTCTATAGTATTCTTGCTTAAACAAAAAAAATCAATTGTGTTTTTATCAAAATCCCAATATTTTTTTATAAAATTCTTATCTGTATTTTCTATATGATATTGAACAAAGGAATCTTTTACATGAATTTTTTTTGAAGCACAATAAGGACATCTACTTCCTCTAACAAAACTATGAGTTGAAGTTATGTAACTACCATGATAATCTTTGTTCTGACATTTAATCCATACTCTGGTATCTTCTCCCTTTGAATTTTTATTGCTTTTATTCTTACTAATATGATATGGGTTGGCTATATTCTTTTCAAAATCCCAATATTTTTCTAGTGACTCTTCTAATTCTTTTTCAATGTAATATGCAAATGAATTTTCATACGAACCACAACATTTAGGGCATCTCTGTTTCATATTTATAAAAGAGTTCGCTGATACTTCATAAATACTTTCACAAAATTTATGTTTTATTTGAATATAAGGAGCTTTTGCTATTTTGCCATTAGGTAGCACTTCTCCTGTTCTAAAACGTCTTATATATTCGTATTCTCCAGTTTTTTCAACTTCATATTTATATTTATTTTCATTTTTATGATTTTTGCACTCTATCCTATTATTTTTTTTAATATCATTCCAACGTCTTTTAAATACTTCTCCACATTCCAAGCATTTCCAATTATGTAAATGACTGTTGTTTTTGTAAGTATCATCTTCTAACAATATCCACTTTTCTATCAACTTATTAACTTCATCTTTAGTCATATTCTTTACTAAATTTACATCAGAAACATTATTATAAAAGCTCTTTAAATTTAATCTACAATTTTCACATTTAGTTCTATTTCCTGATTTTATACTACTCCAAGTCCTTTTAAATACTTTCCCACATTCTATGCATTTCCATTTATGTGAATAACTATTGTTTTTGTAAAAACTATCCTCTAATAACACCCATTTCCCAATTAATCTATTAACTTCATCTTTACTCATATTCTTTATTAATACGACTTCATGAATAGAATTATAAAAATCTTTCATGTTATATTTGCAACTTTTACATTTTAAATTTTTCCACTTTCCTTGAATGTCCGACCACTTCGCCTCAAAAGTTTTACCACATTCTTTACATCTCCAATTGTGCTTATATTTATTTCCTAAATAAATATCATCTGCCAATAATAACCACTTATCTATAAATTTATTAACTCTATCTTTAGACATACCTTTAGATATACGTACTTCTGATATATTTTCATATTCATCTTTAATATTCTTCACACATTTTAAACATCTTATTGATTTTCTGGATTTAATTTTATACCAAGTTCTTATAAATACCTCTCCACACTCACATCTCCAATTATATTTATAATCTACTCCACCATATATCTCATCAACCAACTCTAAATCAACATCATGTTCCTTCAACAACCTATTAACTTCATCTCTACACATACCCTTCTTCAACTTAACATCTTTAACCACAATTTCACCTTCTCCAAGTCTAATAAATTAAATTATATTTACAACATACATATCAATGTACTTGTCTAAATAACCAATCCATAGTCCTTCTAAAGCCTACCTCTGCCTTCAACTTATATATCTCTTCAAAGTCATCTTCTACATCAACACATCTATTCAATAAGTCCATATACCTACATATGACATCAATAGAAACTCTCTCAAAGAACAATTCATTTTCAATTATGTATCTTACATTCTTCAAGTTATAATCTCTTACATTATCTAAGAACTTCTTAATTATAACTAATAAGTTACTATCTTGCTTTACAAACCTTATCATTTCAATTCTTTGCTCATTTCTTTCTAAAGTATTCCCCTGAAACCTTCCCACAGCCTTGATTATACTCATACCCAGTCTCCTTATATTAACATTTGTATTTTTTATAAGAAGTTGATATAATCAAATTAGTTATGTTGATGATTATATCAACTCTTTAAAAGGTTCTACCACTCGCCAAAGTCTGTAGAGCCTTTTTATATTAACCATACGCAATCATACATTCGTTGTATTATTGTATGATTATATTATAATACCATTTTTTACTATTTTCAACCTTTTTGTAGGAATAATTTTTACAAATGTATGATTTTGTTGTATAATTAATATAAGGAGTGATACAAATGGATAAAAGTAACATAGGAAAAAATATAAGAAGATATAGGCTTTTAAATGGTTGGACTCAAGAAGAGTTAGCAAATGAATCAGGTCTTTCAAAAAATGCTATATATAATTATGAAAATGAAAAAAGAATTCCAAATATGACTATTCTAAAGAAAATTTGTGATGCACTAAATATAAACTATAATGATATTATGAGCGAAGATTTGGACAACAGTAAATTTTTAGAAGGCATTTCACTTGGCAAAGATTTGTTATCTAAAAATCCAAATGATGCCTCTATACATAACTTCTTAGGTCTAACATATAGTCTATTAAAAGAATATGATAAATCTATTGAACATTATTTAAAATCTATTGAATTAGATTATAAATCTATTGAAACTTATGTTGCATTAGGAGATGTATTTATTGAAATGAATGAATATGATAAAGCTGTTGCATGTTATAATAAAGCTATAGAGCTAGATGATAAATGTATAAAAGCTTATACTAGAAGAGAGTTTATATTCAATAATGTATCAAAGTATAGTTTATTAATAAGGGATACTATAGAATCATCAAATAATGTACAGGATTCTGAAATTATTGAAGTCGAAAAAATAGAACATTTTGATATCGAAAAGGACAATCTTCTAAATACACTATATTCAAAGTCTCAAGAACTGAATACGGATGAATTAGAAGCTATTATTAATATTGTAAATGTTTTTAATAAACAAAAAGAAGAGGATGATTAATATATACCTCTTTTTTTATACCATATTAACCTAACGTTGGAATTTCAACATGTATACATCATGTACACACTTATATTTTACTATAAAAAAGACAGCTATATAAGCTGCCTTAATATTTTTAACTTTTTCATCAATGTATTTGTTTAACTAAATAGTCTACAGTCCTTCTAAATCCATTTTCTCCCTTTAACTTATAGGCTTCTTCAAATATACATTCTATATTTTCATACTTATTCAATTTATCCATATATCTACATATCATATCAACAGAAATCCTTTCAAAGAATAATTCATTTTCTATTATGTATCTCACATTCTTAAAATTATAATCTTTTACATTATCTAAAAATCTTTTAATTATAATCGTCAAATTACTACTACCTTTTATATCCCTTATCATCTGAACTCTTTTAGCATTTCTTTGCAATATATCCCCATCAAATTTGTAAACTGTTTTAATTATACACATAAACAGTCACCATCCTAATGATTCCAAGTATATACATCATCCATACTCTCTATTCCATCTATCATGGCATGAACCTCATTGAATTTAGTAACTGGTATATCTTCCCACTTAGTTACATTATATATTGAAAGTAATCTTGTCACTACAGTTCTATAATCATAGTTATAAGCATTTACATTATATCCTTTTATTTCCGATAGCTTTATCTTTAGCAATTTTGACAACATTCGTGTGTTCTTAGCTTTGAATCCTATCATATTTTTCATTTCTTGAAATTGCTTATCTTGTTTCTTATATTTCTTATCTAATTTATCTTCTATTTGATTAAATCTAGTATCTATTTTCTTATCGTTTTCTATTGCAACTTGTTTAATCCCAGCAAGTATACCATTAAATATCATTGGAGCTACTCTTTCTTCTAAATTATTTATATCATATGAACCAGTTTTTCTTATACTTGGTAAGACTTCTTTAGTAACCCAATTTTTAAATTTTTTAGCAGTTGGTAATTTACTACCAAATATCAAAGAATACAATCCACTTTCATTTGTTATTTTCATGTTTCTATTTTGGCTGCCGTCGTGAATTACGACATCAGCTATATCTTCACTATCAATATGAGTCTTCAACGCTTCTCTTGTATTAGCATAACCTAATGCTATAGCTACGTCTTTGCCTACAAACCAAACCTCATTATCTATCTCTATTGTTCTTATTTCTCCAAAATCATTATTTTTAAATATTTGTAAATTATTCATCATACAAAATCCTCCCCAAATTGATTGTAAGAAGTACCTCTCTATGATAGAATATTTCATAGAAGATAACTTCTTGTATAAAGTAGTCCATCGTTACTTTGGTCGGTATGTGGGCTACTTTTTATTTGTTTTCCAAAAGTAAATCTACTCCTTTTCTTATTGCTTCTGTTCTAGTAATATTTTCTTTCTCACAATAATCTAACAATTTCTTATGAGTATTTTCATCAAACCTTACTTTAACATCAACATTTTTAGGATTATCTACTTTTGGTCTTCCTATCTTAGAACTCATTGTTTCACCTCACTTTTTGTGTTCCACAATATAATCATATTATTTGCGTTCCAAAAAGTCAATATATTATCCAGATTTTTCTAATTATTTTTTTAATTAATCAATTTGAGGAATTTCATATATTATCAATCTCCAAACAAAACCTCTATCAACCTAAAAATAATATTATACTAAAATCAAGACAACACATGATAACATTCGTATATATTTTGTTATCTTAATTTTAGTATAATAGCACCATATCAAAATGTCAACAAAATATATACATTTGTTGTCATTTATGTTACACTTATGACAAAGGAGCTGATATTATGGGAATCGGAGAGAATATAAAAACATTTAGAAAAGATAGAAGAATGACTCAAGAACAATTAGCTGAGAAAGCTGGGATATCAAGAGTAGCATTAGGGAACTATGAAAGAGAAGAAAGAGTTCCAAATTTAGATATACTTGAAAAATTAGCAACAGCTTTGGATACTTCCACAGATATAATAATGAATCTTCATAAATTTAGTCTTGATGAAATTCATGAGTTAAACATCACAGATGGAAATGATATCCCTCTAACAGAAGAGAAATATGCTTATATAAAAGAAAAAATAGATTTTTATACATCAGAGATTATAGAAGCTCCTCACCATGCTTTAGAATCTTATTATCAAAGAGCCTTTATGTATGCTATACTTGGAGATTATGAAAATGCAATTGCTGACTATACTAAAGTGATAGAGACAAATTCTAAATATAAAAATGCTCTACTAGAAAGAGGAAATCTTTATACTTTCCTTGGATATCCTGAAAAAGCATTGTCAGATTTAGACAAAATTTTAGATTATCCTAATAGGAAAAATTGTAGAGATATACTTGAAGTAACCATACCTTTGAAAGACTTAAATAAAATATTAAAAATACGTAATAAAAATAATAAAGAACAAACCCCTTACCATTTTAAAAAAATAAGATTTATAGACGACAATGCCATTTTACCATTTGATGAATTTGATGACCTTATAAAAAAAGAACATTTAAATAATAAAAAAGACAAGCCTTCTCTATCTAGTAAAATAGACCTACTAAACGATGATTGCCTAGACCTAATCTCCAATCTAGTGGATAAACTAATACAAGATAAAAACAATCTAAGATAAGTATCTCAACAACTAGAGATGCTTATTTTTATTTCTAATATATAAACATAATTATCCTTGTCATACCTCTGTCATCATTGGAATAACTGCAACATAAATTATTTAATAAAAAAAGACAATCAATTTAGATTGCCTCTAATATATACAAATTTAATTATCTTAATGCTTTTTTCTAACTAAATAATCCATAGTCCTCCTAAACCCGTTTTTTGCTTTCAATCTATATGCATATTTAAAATCATTTATATCACCAAATTTATTTATATATTTATTTATTGTATTAATTGAAACTCTTTCATAAAACAATTCATTTTCTATTATATATTGTGCATCTTGTAAATTACATTCATTTATATTTTCAAAAAGATGTTTAATTTTAGTCAGTAAATTAATATCTCGCTTCGTATATTCAATCATCTCAAGTCTTTGCTCATTCTTCTCTAATATATTTCCTTGAAATATTTCAGATGATTTAATTATACCCATACTTTTCACAAAATCTTTTTTTAAATTTTCCATATACGTCATCCCCCTATAAAATGTACTTAAAAATACTAAATAATCTCGAAACTTATCTTTAATAATTTATTTTGATAAGCTTCTCTTTTAAATAGGATACGTATCTTTTAATTATATAATAATTTCTTTTCAATAGAAAATCAAGCGAAAAGGAATGAACGCATAGGAAAACAGTATAAGCGCAATTTCAAGAATAATTTTATTCATTTTATAATTATAAATAATTTATTTTATTCAAAATCTATCGCATAGAAAAGAAGTGAGACTCTTTTTAAAATTATTATATTGTCTATAAGAAATTGTAGCTTTTATCTTTCTATCACCTAAAATAACTTCTTTTCTATTATAATTTCTAACTTCTAATAAATTTATTAAAAAGCTTTTATGACATCGAAAGAATATTTTACTAGAAAGCTTCTCTTCAATCCTTTTGATTTTAATTGCAGTAAAAAAACTTTCAGTCTTAGTATGAATCTTTACATATTTCCCTAAACTCTCTATACATATTATCTCTTCTAATTTTATTACTTTTGTTTCATCTTTTATTTTAAATTCTATTAATTTCTTTTCTTCAGACCTCTCAATGAAATATTTTGACATTATCTTTTCAAAAGAATTATATGTTATAGGTTTTAGTAAATAGCTAAAAGCTCTAACATCATAACCTTCTGTAGCATACGATACGAAAGCTGTTGCAAATATTATAACAACATCCTTATCTATTTTTCTTATTTCTTTTGCTGCTTCTAAGCCATTCATACCTTTAAATCCTATGTCCATAAAAATTATATCTGCTTTAATATAATTATTTATTAATTCTTCTCCATTATTAAAACAAATAATTTCATATTCAATATCTTTTTTAAAGAAAATCTCTATATATTCAAACATTATTTTTCTTTGAATTTCTTCATCTTCACATATAATTATTTTAAACATAATAATACCTCCAATATTGCTATAAAGTTCAAACAAGTCTTTCCGGAATTATTATTTGTTATACAAATTCTAACACTTTTTCAAAATAATTAAAATGGAAAAATATGTAATAATATGTTATTTATTTTTGTTTTTTATCATTTTATTTGTTTTTTATAAATTTATATATAATATTCTATATTCTACAAATATAATAAGATTAGCAACTCTTATTTTATTTAAAAATCTATAAGAGTTGCTAATCTTATTATATTTATGTCATATTTCCAAAATCGCTAACAGTGGCGATTACTCATTATTGTTAGTTAAATCCCCACATTTGAGGATTTTCTAATTTTTCCAGGTATATATATCATCTATTTCTTCTAAAGTGTCAATCAAAGCATGAACTTCATTAAATTTAGATACAGGTATATCTTCCCATTTAGACACATTATACCTTGAAAAAATCTTAGTGGTCGTACTTCTATAATCATAGTCATTTGCATTAACATTATAACCTTTAATGTAAGATAATTTTAACTTTAATAATTTTGACAACATAGTTATATTCTTAGACCTAAATCCAATTAGATTTTTTACATCATTAATCTTTTCATCCATTCTATTTTTTATCTGGTTAAATCTATCATCTATTTTCTTATCATTTTCTATTGAAAATTGTTCAAATCCTGCTAACATACCATTTAACATGATTGGTATTAATACATCTTTTATATTGTCATGATTCATATTATATGAACCTGTTTTACGAATAGATGGCAATACTTCATCAGTTACCCAATCTTGAAACCTCTCTGCTTTTTCTTTTCTTGATTTAAATATCAGTTTATATACTCCACTTTCTGTAAGAAATTTCTCTCCTGCATTATTTAATTTTCGGATGCCCTTATCTCGGACATCTGAATTTCTTAATAATATCGCTTGTTTATCACTCATTTTAGATAAATGATTTCTTGTTGCACTTTCACTTAATTCTAAACATTCTGCCACATCTCTTGGATTAAATAAAATCTTCCCATCAAGTTCAAATATTTCTACCTCTTTACCTTCAAATACCATTAAATTATTCATATTCCAATCTCCTTTTAATTTTATTTAGTTTAAGAGATTAGAATAACAATGATATTAGACTAATCTCTCTAGCCTTATTATTCAATTATCAATGCTATCTCATAAGTGACTATTTGTCACATCTAAATCTAACAAACTTTTTCTTCTATAACAGAAATCCATTCATTCTTTAAGTCTTCCACATCATTTTCAAACAGTTTACATGCTATCTCATACAATTGAGGAATCATACTCATTTCTCTATCTATATAGTCTATCTTATTCTTAATTTTAGGTTTGATATCACAATTATTAATTCTTCTTTTCAAATCCAAATGATATTTTTTCTCAAATTCGTCATATAATAAATTCCATCTTTTACTGAAATTCTTAGGCTCTACCTTATATTTAACTATCTGATTAATTCTTTGTCTTTTCTCTGCTAAACTTATATCTTCAACTAATCCAATTATCACATCTTCTTTATGGACAACTTCTGTTTCTAATTGTTTTATTTTTTCTCTCTTTTCTTTTAGTTCTGTAGCCAGTTTTATAATTGTATCTGGATTGGACAATATTTCCTCTATCTTATCATCTGTCAGGTATGCTCCATGTCTCCTTATTGTAGGTAATACTTCATTTGTCACCCATCTTTTGAATTTTTTAGCTTCTGCCAACTTAGAACTTAAGATTAAACTATATAATCCACTTTCATTAATAATTGTTAAAATTTGTCTTCCTCTAAGGGTGTCGCATTTCGCTACCCCCTTATCCTCTTCGTCGATATGCTTTTTTAAGGCATCTCTTGAATTGGAATATCCTAACATTTTAGCTATATCTTTTCCCACAAACCAAGGTTCTCCACCTTTTTCTAACACTCTAATTTCACCAAACTGCTCATTTTTAAAGACTTCTACTTTCATTTCATTTTCCATATGCACATCTCCTTTTTCTAAAATTTAACCATCATTTTTCATATTTTTAATTATTATTTTGCATTTTATTTAGTTGTTAGAATCAACACAATAATTTATACATTAAAAATATGATTAGCATATTAATTCTCTATTTTTAAATAGTATCATACTTTTTCATCTTTTACAATATATTTTTAAATTTTATTTATTTTAAGAAAATGTGCATAGGAAATCTTTTATACTATTCTATTGGCACTCCCAATCTATTCATAGTTGATTTAAAACACTTAGGTACTCTCTCTTGTGCCTTAGAATTACTTTCCTCCATTATATTTGTTCTAGGTCTAAATACAGGGTTATATTTAGTACTTCCATGTCCCCACACGCCTCCATTTTCAAATCGCTCCATTGGAAAAGCATGTGCTTTGCTATATATATCAAACCAACTCCCACTATCTTTAATTTCTGTAGCTACAGAATTTGATGTTATTTCAGACACATCTATTGCATTAAGCAATTCATAAGTCCTATCATAAAGTGATGGAGCGTAATTAGAATAAACTTGTTTGTTCACTTCTCCTTTTACTATCTCTTTCATTTCTTTTCCAACTTCTGGCATAGATGCAGCAATCTTATTTTTTGTATAGGCAACTAGTTCATCTAATGATTTAAATTCCATCTAATTCACTACCTTATCTTTAATATTATTCATCTTTTCAATTTCTTCAGTTTCTTTTAAAACTCTATCCTGTAATATCTCATTCTTCATCTGACCTAGCTTAATTTCAGTATTCATTAATAAAGATGCAGTTAATTCATTTTCTATTTGACCTATGTAATACATCACATTTTCTAATTCACTAGATATATTGCCATCTACTAAATCTTCTATTTCAATATTTAACTCTATATTAGTCAATTTATCAATCAACATTTTAAGAATATCTTCTTGAGACAATGCTAAATCAGGATTCTCCATACCAACCCATATTTTATTTAATATCTCTTCTTTAGTCTCCTTATCAGGATTTCTAACTTCTATATATTCCTCTTTACCATTCTCATCTATAATTGGTATTATAGCCCTAACTTCATCTTGTATTAATTTATCTACTTGTATTTTATTCATATCTATCTCTCCCTTATTTTATTATTGGATATTTACACTTAATAGAAACTTTACAGTTTCCAGTAAACTTCAATATATTTACACCTCTTCTTAACCTAATCCACTTTCTATTAACAATATTAAACCTATTCTCACCAGAACTATTTAAAACAGTATAGTATAAATTATCTATTGTTATTTTTTCATTTAATTCTAATCCACTTATAACTAAATTGTCTTCTTCATTATCGCTGATAGTAGAATTTCTAATAGTTATATCTCCTTCTTTTAGACATTCAATATCAATTACTGGAGCATATTCTTCATCTACATTAGACACATTATTTAGTTTAATTTCCCTTGTATCCTTGACAGTTATAACTTTTTGAAAGCTTCTATAAGCATAATTTGTATATGGTTGAAACTCTATTTCTAATACACCTTTTTTATCTTTTGTATATCTTTTTATTATCTTTCTCGCTTTGAAATAGTATATTTCTTCTATATTGTCATAACTGATAAAAGGTTTAAATTCTCTCTGCCAAAACCAATTGCATATGTTTTCTAGCGTATAATCATCCCATTCATAAGCCTCCCCATGTTCGCTACATAAACAGAATTGTAATGTTATAGGTTCTATAGTAGTTTCATCTTCACTGTAACAAGGATTTTTATTAAAACTGCTATCAGATTTAATTGCTTCTTCATAAGGCAATCCATATTCATTCAGTATTTCATCATCACCTAATGTAACTAATTTGATGTTCATAGATTCACTTGAAACATTATCAAATAAAAACTTATCATCTAAAAATACCAATTTATCACCTTCTTTCATTTTTTTAAGTTCAAATCCGATTAAAACCACATTTAAACGTAAAAAAATAATCCCTACTCAATTAAGAGTAGGGTATTTTACTATTTCTTAGGTTTAGTATCTTTTTCATCTTCTAATTCAACACCTAGCATTGAAGCCATTCTAGCAGGATTAAGATTTTCATCTCCTATAAATGTGAATGTAGCATACTCTTTATTTTCATCTGGTAAAACATCTAATGTCATATTAAATCCAGATGGATTCTCAGCAGTAAGATTTAACTCTATACTTCTTTGTGCTTTTGCATTTGGAACACTCATGTATAAAACCATATATTCACCATCCACAGTTTTAACCATTACCTCAGCTTCTACAACGTAATTTGGTGCAGTAGATTCTTCTTTTATTTTTACAACTTTTGCTTTTGGTATTTCTTCTAAATAGAATACTGCTACTTTATCTCCCGCATTAAAATCGGCTGTAGATATTGTTATTTCTGTATTAGCTCCTGTAACTGATGAAGTGAATTGTAATTTTTTAATTATAGATATTCCATCACTTTCTATACTATATACAGATATGCTATTTGCAACTGGCTTTATATTTTCTAAAGTAACTTTCTTAGTACTATCAGATGTTAATACTTTTCTTTTCCCAACCTTTGCAGTTTTCTCATCTATATCAGAAGATAATAACATCGCTAATTGTGCCATTTGTATTACTTCTTGTTCCATTGTTAAACTTGCTGTTATTGCTCCATCAAAAGCTATTGTATTTGCACCTTTAGCTTTTGCATAAACTGATTCTGAATCCATCTTAAAATTAAAAGCATTTAAATCCTGTGAATAAAACAATACTTCTCCTGTTACTTTATTTTTTACTATTACATTACCTGCATCTTTCACTGCAAATCTTTTCATATTATAAAATCATCCTCTCATTTTTTGCATAAAAAATAGCACTGCTATTTAACAGTGCTAAGTGGTATTTTTATCTCTTTAGACCAATGCTTCATTTTATCCATATCTGTTTGATATTTAAATGACCATGCATAGCCTAAACTTTCATTATAGTTTTTAAATTGTATCTTAGTCTTATAAACATTAATTAATTGCCAATAAGTCATTTTTAAAATCACATCTATTTCTATATATCCATTTATATTTTGAACTATATTTATATAATCACATAAATGGTATGCTTCTTTTTCTCTTTTCTTTCTTTCCTTTTCTTTAAAGTGTGCAATCAACTGTTTTTCTCTTTCAGAGCCAGTATTTTCAATCCACTTATCTTCATCATCTTTAAATAAATTCTTTTTATCAATACAAAACATCTCTAAAATTAAATCTGATACTAGTCCAAAATCCTCTCTACTTATAAAAGCATTTTTCTTTTTATTATCAAATTTAATTAAAATACCAATTTTAATCTTATTCATATATTCAATATTTTTAATATCAGTTTTATATAATATAGATAAAGATTTTTTTATCTTATCACTAAGTAACTCAATTTCTTCAGAAGAATCTCTTCTTGATGTTAACATCATCAAATCTAAGATAGGTATAGCATCATATTTACATTTCAATTCAAATGATTCCTCGTTACATAGCTGAGAATAGCTCTTTTCAAGTACTAAAAATGGATTAACTATCTCTAAATTAGCCATATCAAATTTAATAAGTTCTTCAATAGTAGGTTGATATACAGTTCCTAATGTTTCACTTAGCTTAATTGGTAATCCTGTAATATAATAATTTTCCAACATTACATATCACCAAAACTTTCAGATGATACAACTATGCTAAATCCATTATAACTTGTATCTAAATTAAACATGGGGGAACAGCTCTCTAATTTTATTTTTCCTATACCTGCTATTTCCTCATTTTCAGTGATTGTGTCCACTATACAACATACTAATGCAGCATCTCTTAGTCCATTAAAAGTATCTTGGCATTCATCATGGCATACTACACCAATTTCAATATTAGTAGTTTTTATTATTCTACTTCTATCTTTATAAAGATTATATTTAAATAATGTTATGTAAACAGAAACATCTGCTTCTTTTAATACTTTTTCTACTCTTCTATTAAAAAACACTTTCTTGTTTCTAAGCTCTTTAACTGGATTTTTTATATCAGGCATGGATAAAATATCTTTTTGTGATTCATTATTATAAATCATAAATTTAGCGAAGTCTTGATTTGACATTAGAGTTGTTCCTATATTACTTATCATCTTGTTAGGGAAAGCCATATAGACCCATATATCTACCCCCTTAGTGTTATTTTTTTAGTATCTATTATTTCATTTGTATCTTTATCTTTAGCCAATAGCAAGGCTTCTAAGCCAGAATACTTAGCCAATGTATTAGCCTGTATGACACATTTTTTCTCATCTTGATAAATTATATCACAATATCCGTATTGCTTGTCTAAGAGCCATTTAACTCCTTGAAAATGGTCTATTATGTACTCATTTTCTTCTCCTAGATTTATTACTTCATAACCTATAATCTTACTGAAAGGAATAATCACACTATCATTTTCAGATAAATCATTCCAAGCAATATTATTTATTGTATCATCTTTTGAAATCAATGCATCTTGTAAACAAATAGCTTTAATAAGACCATCTGCACCCGTTTCTCTGCCATTATACTCAAAGTCATTAATACTAGTAACTCTAAATACAGTTTTACCAGTTAACATTATTCTAGTGTCAATATCTATAGTTTTAGTTACAGGATTACTTCCAAAATAAAGTTGTCTTTTTGTATCTGAGATAGAAGTATATTTATTATCTGCCATACCATCAGAATATAAGGTTAAATTTTCAACAGCTATAGGGATTTTATACATCTGACCTTTATATTTATAATTAAAGAATTGATTGCATCTTTTTATTATGAAATGTTTATATGTATTCATTTCTTTATGTTCTTTAAATATAGTTAACCAATAACAATTATCATAGAAAAGATAGCAACCCACATCTACATTTAAATCAGATTCAACTAATAGATTTTTTTCATCTAAAGCTCTTTTATCATTATTAGTTATATCATTAATTGAAACTACAGCTTTTTTAGTATCTTCTGTTATACAAACTTCATCTATATCAGTTATAGGAACTTCAATACAGGTTGGTGTTTCTTTTAAATATTTCTTAAAACTTAATCTTAGTTGTAATATTCTTTTTTTTTTAGGTGTTGAACATCCTAGTCCAATTCTTTTTTTATAATTATTAATATAACTACTCAATTTTATCCCAACCTTTAAAGCCTTTATATACATATCTTGTCTTGTATTTAGCAAGTTGCTCTCTAATTTGAACTTCTAATAAACAAAGTTTTGCTAACATATTAGCACCAGACTTAGTATTATAATCTGAGTCAGTTAACATCTGTTTTAAATTTTCTTCTCTAAGAATCTTAGGTTGAAGCCACCAAATCATCATTCCATAAGCTAATATAATTATTTCATCTAAATTAAGGTCTGAAATTATTTCTCCTAGATATTTACTCTTAAATAAGATTTCTTCCTCTGTTTCTGTTTCAAAGGTTATTATACAGTCTTCTTCTTTAAACTCTACAGTATAATCTCTATTGACTTCATATTCTTTATTTGTAGATTTACCAACTAAATAAATATCATGATTTTTATTAACTTGATTAACAACATATTCTGATTGATTTATTGGAATTGTAATACAATATTCTTCTTGCCCTATTATAGACAAATCTTTTCTACACTCATAAAAATCAAATGTAGCCTTTTGAAGATATGAATACATCATATCCTCAATTATTTCTTCTTCAAGTAATAGCATCTCCTCATCATTTATTAAAGAAAGAAATTGTTTATATATATCTTTTACTGGTGTAGCCATATCATCACCACTCTTTCAACAAAATAGGTGATGTATAACACCACCTTAGTCCTCAAATAAGCTTTGTAAACCTAGTCTAGTAGCTATTAAACGTTCTTTATAGTGAGAATCAAATTTACCCTTTTTATATAATTCGATTACCCTTGAACCTAAGCACTCTATCAAACCATAATTAGCTTTTTCTACTAGATTAACAAACTTATCATTATCTAATTTTAATAATATATGATTTATATAGTCTAAATCATATTCATCTAAATACTCATACATATCCTTTAAGTTTAAATATTCTAATATATCTTCAACAGTATAATCATCACTATCAACATCAATTATAGTTATAAGATAGTTTTCAAAATACCCTCTATGTTTATTTGATATCTCATATAAATCAGACAATAATATAAATGTTTTTTCTCCAGCTTTATTCATTTCAAATATTAGTCTTTCATCTCTATCTCTATAAAGAACAGTACCAGTATCTAAGTTCATTATCTCAACTTCTATTTCATCTTTAAGTTTCCTTAATTCACTTCTCAATTGTTTATATGTTTTTCTTGAACTCTTCTTTTGCAATATTTTATTTTCATTAATTTGTTCAATTTCATTTGAAACCTCTTTTTTTGCTTTTCCAGCCATTTTTAATCTCCCTTCTAATTATAATGTTATTGTATCTTATACATGCCAAATTTAGATGCCACAACAACTCCTAGATGCATTTTTCTTGACATGAACATTTCTATTTGTTGGTCATCTCTAACTGTTCCATCAGTGTTTTCTATTATTAATGTGTTACCTTCAAAACCTAATTTAATTATCTTCTCATCATTTGGTATAACATATAAAATATTATTGCTTAATGCCCATTTATCTCTTTCAACATCATAATAATTAGGTAATTCTATTACTGGTGTTCCACTAAAGTTTTTAACATATCCAAAGTTTCTCTTGTCATCTTTATCTAAATCAGCTCCAACACCTTCTATGTTTCCTACTGCCTCTGGAGTTCCATATATAGCAACAGACTGTCCAGTAGCACCTTTTACTTTATTAACTATTTTCTTTAAATCCTTATCTGAATAAGCAGCACTAGTTTTTAAATTAGTATGTACAGATGTATAAGCTCCTTCCATAGTAGATGCTATTGCCTCTGCTATATGATGTTGGAATGTAGAAGATACTCTATCTACCATTTCAGACCAGTCTATTCTTCCAGTTATAAATCTATCAAATTCTTCATATATAGCTATTGCTAATTTAAATGCAGATGTAGGAACTTTTTTTTCTAATAATCTTTGTCTTCTTGTACTGTTTTTACCTTCAGCTATATTTGCAATCCTTAATAAATCAGTATTTTTGACTGTAAATTCTTTTTTATTACCCAAATCAAAGTTTTCTACATCACAAAAATCTGAAAATGCTTCTTCAGTTAATCTATTTACTTTATCAGTTATTGTTTCAGATAATATCTGGAATATCTTATATTTATTTTCAAAGAACGTATATTGTCCCCATTCACCTCCACATATATCTATTATTTCTTTTCTTAATGCATCTTCGCATTGAGAATAATTTTTTACTTTTCTATTTAATATATCATTTGATAAATCTTTTAATGCTATTATATCTATAGCCATCTTTTTTCCACCTTTCATTAGTCATTTTTTGCATAAAAAAAGAACTGTTTCCAGTTCATCTACTTGTTATTACATAAAAGATACATATACAGAATCTTGTCCATTAAAGTTATATAACTCTTCAACTCTTGCAACTACTAAACCTGTAGTTTTTTTTGTCAACTTATAGGTATCTGCCTTAAGTTCCAATTCATCACCAACAGCTACTACACCATCAAAATGTTTTTTAGCTAATGTCATACATAACCCCTTATGAGGTAATCTAACTCTATCTATTTCACTTGCTTTTAATTCATAATCTCTTTCATCCAATCTTTCATCATATTGAAGTGCAACACTATCTAAAATTCCAAATCTACATCCTTCTGATAATCTTTCTATTTTATAACAATCGTTTCCTAGCTCTGAATCGACTAAGCCACCTAATGCAACTATTGCGCCATTTTCTAGTACATCACTTCCATTCTTTGCTGTTACAACATCTGGATATTTATCTATATCACAATTTAATATCGCTTTATCTGCCATTTTTATATCTCCTTTTTTATTTTTTTTCATAAAAATAAACACTACTTATTTGAGTGTTTTCTTAATATTTGTTCATATGATTTTGTATCTTTATTTTCATCTTCTAATGTAGATGAATAATTTATTTTTGCTTCTTCAACTATAAGTTCCTTATCAGAATTAAATTTCTTTGTATTTTCTTTTAACTTAGCATAATCAAGTAAACTCAACTCTTTTCTTAAATCTTCTAAAGATATCTCTTTCTTTATAGCAGATTCTTTAAAAGTCTTAACTTCCTCTTCTGTTAAAGAATTAAATTCTGAGATAACACTAGAAACTTCTACTTTATATTCTTCCATTTCTTTGTCAGCCTTAAATTTTCTTAAACTTTCCAACTCTTCAGTCAGATTTTTTATTTCAATCTCTTTTTCATTAAACTTTTCAAGAACTAATTCTTTTAAAGTATCTTCTTTAGAAAAAGTTTCTATAACTTCTCCTTCTTTTTTCTCTCTCCATTCTTCTATATATGATTTTCTGTTTTCATAATCTAAAACAACATCATCTCCATCTATAGAATATGGTATACCATAATAGTCACAATAATTTATATTGTCTTCTAGTATAGCTATTTTTTCTTCTGGTAAAATAGTTCTTAAATAATATTCTCTAGTTGTGTATTTACCTCCCCAGTAAGGGTCTTCAACCTCAACCATCTTATTTTTTAATTGACTATTAATAGAAATTCTTATATTTTCTGTTGATAGTCCATAGTTTTTGTTTGTACTCAATATATCTTCCTCCTTTCCTTTAAACGAATACATTTCTTTGCAAATATCATAAATTGCTTTTTTATATTTTGAAAAATTACTATATGTATTTATAGATGCTCCTTCAATTCCAGGAGCAACATCATCTCCTAAAATAGTAATTCCTAAAAAACTAAATCTTTTAATATTATAATATCCATCTGCTTTATCAACCTCTCCATCTTCAACTGCTATTTCCATACTTACACTTTTTGACTTTGACTCTGTCAATAATTGATATGCTGAATTAGAATAATGCTTCCAAATAAGTCCTGTACAGTTTAAATATGTCTTTCCATCTTCTTCTGTATAAGTTATCTCTGTATTATTTGGAATTACACCAAGTGGTCTTTCTAAGAATTTATACTCTATAGAATAACCATTATCATCCTTTACAACTTTAGTTATCATATTGTGCTCATCAAAATCTACCACATTTTGTTCTTCATCATATTTTATATATCCAAGTATTGGTATATCTGATAAAGTTGATTCCGCTTCATTTATAGTTGACAAATTAAACTTAGTTTTATTTAAATTTTTACCTTCATGTAAAATCTTTAATTTTACATTTAATTTTCTATCATCCTCTTCATTAGAAAATGTCTCAAATCCACATGGAATACTAACTACTTTCAATCTCTCACCTCCTTAAACAAACATTACATCGCTAAAACCTATATCTTTAAAATCTTCCTTACTAAAATTAAGTATCTCATCAGGCTTATTTTCAAATAAATAAAATGATTCTTCTCCACATTTATTTTTGTTAATAAAAGCAAATCCTTTTTTCATTAATTCGTCTTTTTTATCACTTGTAAATGCAATAATAAACCTTTTATTATTTGTTTTCATCTTTTCTATCTGCTTTATTTCCATTTGTACCACCATCACCTTTGTCTTCATTAGTAGGTCTTCCAACATCATTATTTGAAAATGTATATGAAGCCTGTTTAACTGGTAATAAATCATCTATTTCCATTAATTGTTCTGCCTTATATAAATTAGCAATTTCAATTGGCTCTTTTCCAGTACTAGCTAAATATACTGTTCTACTATCTCCTACACTATTTATATTTTCTCTAAGTTGTTGTGATATTTTAGATTGGTTAAAATGAGTTGTACCGACAAAGTAAAGTTGGAATGCTTTTGATGAGTTCTTTTTATTTAGTTCATAATTTATCCATGTCTCTATTTCATTTTGAATCCTCATAGGTATTAAACTATCTGCTATAACACCATCTGCAATTGATTCTGTATTTATTTTATCTGAGTTAAAAAGAGCTGTATTAATTCCAGCGTTATCAAATATAAATTCTTTTGCTTCTTTAACATAATCATTAATCTTTGATTTTCCATCACTTAGATTAATTCCTTCCATATCTAGTGGAGTAACTGCTACAGATGTACCAGCTGGTAAGTTTGATTTTATATCATGGTAGTAAGCACTTAATAAATCAAAAGCAACTAGTGGCTCACCATCTTTACCATAAGGAACTTTCCCATGTATTAACTTAATACTTTCAATGATAGCATTAGAACCCTTTAAATCTTTCATATCTTCAAGTTCCAATATATCATCAAATAAAAAACTAAAAAATGGTATTCCTTTTGTCGAATCAATATCTATATTAAATGCCACAGCATTATCACTTAATTCATAATACTTATTTTCTATTAAGTCTTCTTTTTTTAATCTTCCATCATTCAATTTTTTATATGCTTCTTGAACTTCTACTGGAAATGCTGATAGAGTCTTTTTATTTATTTTTCGTAAATCAATTCCATACCTTAATACTCCATTTACTTTAGATGTTATTGTACAATAAGAGGCTGGTATTTGTTGCATCATTATGCATTTTGAATCTTCAATTTTATATAGATATATTTCTCCTTGTTCTAACACTTTTTCAGTTATCCAAGGACAAATATGTTTAAGTTGATATTTTTTTAGAAGTGCAGCTGACTTAAAAAAAGAGTTGACATAATCATTTTTATCTTTAAATTTAGAAATATTTATTGGTATAATATAATGGTCAAATGTATTCATGGTTGAAATCATATTTAGAATTCTCTTATATGTACCAGATGTTTCTTTAAGCAAAAGACTTACCTTTTGTAGTAATTCTACGTTTTTGTAAGGGTCTGTCATAGCTTTTCTTACTTGGTCTCTACTTATATTTCTTATTTTATACATTTCATTTGATAGATTTATAGTATTTTCTATCATTGCATAATTTCTTTGTCTTAATTGTTCATTTAAGTACTTTATTTGGTCTAAAGTATAATCTTTTTTATCTTCTTTGAGTTCTATTATGGTTTCCACCTCCTGACCAGAATGAAATTATTTGTCCACTGTTCTTACTATTTCTTTTTTTTAATTCTCCATCTAGTAAATTTGCTAGATAATTTCCATATGCTAAAGAAGAATATCTATCTTTTCTTGCTTTTCCCTTTTCTTTGACCTTAAGCCACTTTTGACCATCATTTTTAACAGTTTCTAAGTTTATTAATTCGTTTACAAGTAGTGTAGTTTGTTTGTATGGTAATATCATTCTCGCTTGGTCTGTATAATTTTTCTTTGCATATCCAGATGTACTACTTAACATGTCATTAGCTTCTACATCATTTATAGGTAACTTTATTCTATTTTTTAGAAATACATCAAGTAAGCCAATTATACAATCATGATTTATTTGTCCATATGCCTTAATCTCAAATATAACTGGATAATTCTCTTTTGTAATAAAATTATTATGTAAATGATTTGTATTAGCATGAGAAAACGCATTATATTCTTTATTTCTAGCATCATCATAATTAACCCTAAGTAAATCAGATAAAACACTTTGGCCTACCCCTTGAGTATCTATAACTAAGAAATCTGCTTCGAAATCAAAGAATAATTGTTTTAATCTTATTGCTTGTTTGTCTGGCTTCATACCATTATGAGATTCTATATGAACAACCATTCTTTCATAATAATCTTTTTCAGGCAATAATCTCCAACATGTATACACTGAGTTATCATTATTGTCTCCTTCTGCAACAGCAATGTCAGCAGAAATTATCCTCAACTCACCTTTTCTTTTTTGTAAATTACACTTAACTTTTCCATTTTTAGCAGATAATATTTCTAAATCTGTTGGAGGATAAAATGGATTTTTTAATGTTCTACATGGATTCACATAAGATGATTTAAATATAGCATCTTCATTTTCCCCAAAGAAAAGTGATTCCATCTCCATAATCCAAGAAACAGCATCCATTTCTCTTTTCATTTCATCTGCTCTTTCTTTATCTAATATTCCATGATGAAGAGAAAGTTTATAATTACAATTAAGTACAAATTTATCTCTACCATCTACCATATCTTTCACATACAATTTAAATTTGTCATATGCTTCATGCATCCTAAACCATGCACTACTTAAATATAATTCTTTATTAGGCTCTGGAGGGTAATCTTCATATTTTCCATCTTTTTTAAACTTTAGATTTCTACTTACATTTAGAAATGGCTTAAGAATCCTATCTTGTATTTCTTTTTTTACTAATCTAAATTCATCTACAATAAGAATATTGAAACGGAAACCTCTTGATTGCTCATTTGAGACTATAGCTTCTATAGTGCTTCCATTATGAAATGTTACTTTAGAAAATTTATTATTATATTCTATCTTTTTAATCTCTCTAGCTAACATAGGAGATTGTTTTACTAATTCTTTTTCTATCTTTTCTCTTATAATAAGTTCTGCTTGTGATTTAGTAAATGCAGCTATACCAATTTTAGAATTTGGATATAAGACAGCTCTACAACATGCATATACAGCAGCAATCCAGCTCTTTGCAAACCCTCTGGCACATATAAGCATCGCATAATTACATTTATCAAACATATATATAAGAATAATTTGAACTAAATATAAATTAAGACCAAAATAATCAATACAAAATCTATGTGGATTTTCTCTATAAAACTTAGTCCATTCAATTATTCCTTCTTCAAGAGCTTTATTTTTATCTGAGTTAATTTCGTTATTATTTAGCTTTCTAGTCTTGGTCATCATTTGGATTATCCTCACTAGCTAAATCGAATACTTTTCTCATTTGTCCTATAAACCACTTATTAATATATGTTTTTATTTTATCTACATCTTTGAATTGTTCTGAAGGCTCTCCTATAGGTCTGTAATTTTCTATTTTATCAATCCATGTACCCCATGTAATCGTTTCATTTTCTGCTAAACTGGCTTCTTGAATAGGTTTTATATTTGCATCATTCATAAGTTTTGATATTAAGGTATTCATTTTTTCAAACCCTGTAGCATCACCATTTCTTAGTGCTTCATCACTCTTTAATAAACATTTAGAAATTTGTTCTAACAACATTTTTTCAGCAGGTCTTTTACATTGATATGCAATAGAAAATTCATTAAATTTATTTTCTAAAAACATATAATCTTCTTTTCTTAGTCCTGCTCCCCATCTTTCGACCATATCATTATTTATTTTTGTTTCATTTAATTTAAAATCAGAATCAATATCATCTTCAACTAGATTTTTTGAATTAATATTATCAAGACTTGATTTACTTACATATCTAGCATTTGCTTTAGTTTTCATGTACTCGCCTAACCATTTAGACTTTCCTTTGTTTTCTTTGTTAATACATGTATTATATAAGTCTTCATCATAATAAACATCTAACATTACAAATAGTCTCTTTGCTGCTATTTTTTTATCCCCAGCATACTTGTAAACTAACTCATCATATAATTCTTCAACGCAATTTTTACACATGGGAAAAGTACTTAAGCTCTTATGTAATTTACTAGAGCTACTATAAAAATCTCTTGCTGCTGACTTTTCTTCTCCACAACAAGAACATTTAATTTTACCTTTTCTAGCCATTTTATCACTCTCCTTTTGAGATGAAAAAAGAGAGGTCAGCATGAAACTGACCTCAGAAGGGAGATTGAATTTAGCCCATTAAAGGACTAATACCATATCATAATGATGGAATATTATCGTATTAGTCCTTTAATAATTAGCTCTATTTAAGCTTAATATTATAAGTACATAATCTTCCATCATCATTAAATATCATTAATTTTTGCATTGCATATGAACTTAATCTTAGATTCTTAGCATATGTATCTGTTCCAGAAAAACTTCCATTTACAATAATTTCACTTTCTCCATAACTATCTTCTTTACAATTGTGTAGATGAGCTATGAAAATATAATCAGGAATTGATTTTATAAGAGAGGTTAATTTAGGAATTGCTGTAGACATTTTATCTTTATCTCCATGTACTGCGAAACATGTATTTCCACATATTCTAGTTACTATTATGTCATTATCATATATGTTCTCTTGAAATATTACATTATCTAAACTTTTAATTCTTAGTTTTATATATTCATCTATTAATAGTGTAAAATTATCTTTATCTAAATTTTCATCTTTTTTAGGAAGAACCCTATCATGATTTCCATCAACTGAATAAACAATAATTTTATCAATTTCTTTAGATAATTCATATATAAATTCACTAAGTATTTCAGATACTTCTATAATTTGTTCAACTATATTTTCTCTATTTTCTAATCTTATAGAATTATGTATGTGGCCAGAGATTAAATCTCCAAGTAGCATTACATGCAGTCTATTAATCTTATGCAACTTACTATATTCAATAATTTTATCTTTTAAATATTGTATTCTTATCTTGAATATTTCTGAATTATATCTATTAAATGCATTAATAGTCTCTAATCCATAATGTATGTCTGAGATTAGCATAATAGCCTCTTGATTTGAAGATTCATAGCATTTGTAACTAGAATCACTTAGAAATGGCTTATGAAGTGATATATCATCTATTTTATTATTAAATAAATCAATTATATTATCTATTCTTGAATATTCTCTTATTTTCTTATTTACTAATGACCTTTCATCAGATAACTGTACTTTTATCTTTTTCAGCTCTAATATTTTCTCATTTATTTTATCAATCTCTTCTTGAGCAGAATTATCTTGTACTTTAGAATTAAGATAATCAAAAGCCTCTTTCAACCCATAAGAAACCTTCCTACAATGGTCTGGAGAACATTCTAACCCCAATAGTTCAACCATCTCTCCCCAATCCAAATCTATCTCTTTATTAACCTTTGCCAGTCGTATTCTAATCCTATAGTCAACTAGTGACTCATCTTCTTTTTTCTTCAATATGTCTTCCATATTTAATATCTCCCTGTTTATCACATAAATATCATTATCAATATATTAAGTAAAAAAATAAATAGTCTAATATTGATTTATTGGACTATTGTTTCACTTAATCTTATCGTTATATTTAAATCTGTTTTTCCAATATACTGGTCAAAAACATCACTAGATAACACTTCATTATCGCCATTTTTTGTATGCTCTATAAATTTATAAGTACCATCTTCTTGTTTTATTACTTCACATTTTCTAAAATCGTTCCTTTATTATTTTTCATATATTTTCTCCTTTATTTTTATATTATCTATAGCTCTACTGGGAATATATTTATTTGCAAATTAGGCAGCCTTGTAGCTAACAATAGCTAATATAAGTTAACGCATTTAGCATTTATCAAGGATTTTCTATAACTTTTTTATTTTATTTTTACTATTTTAATAATTTAATCTTTTATCCTTGAGATTTTATATTTGAATTTTTAACTTTAAGCTTTATATCCATTGTTCTCTTTTATACAGTACAATCGTTTCGTTTGTATGTACCCATCACTTTTTATATAAGCAGTTTGATTTTTAACCCAAAATCAAATGGGAACTTATAATTTATGTTATTCGCCTAACCTGCAAATTAAAAAATAGCTCAATTAAGGACTATTTTAAATCTACATCTATAATTGTAAGTGCATTTGATGTACTCAATGCAAAATCAACTTCTTTTTCAAATTCTTCTATTTCATCCCTTAACTTTTCTATTTTCTCTCTTACTTTTAAAGGGTCTACTAAAGACCATTCTTGTTGTTTTTTATAAAATGAAATAAATTCTGCTCCATCTTTACTTTTTTCTTTTTCCTCAAACATTTTATCTGTATTTCTTTGTACTTCTTCATTTCTACGATTTACTTCAGACATCATACAATCATAGTTACTAACCATTTGTCTCAACAAGGATTTATCTAATTCTATACTATTTTTTCTTTTTATTGCTTCTAAAACTGTATAATTTTTATTAGCAATTTGAACATTTGTTACAGCATTAGAGATATTAATTGCTTTATCTAATGCGTTATAATTATATATTAAATCTTCTATTTGTTGGTATTTACTTGAAACTTCTACATTAAAATCTTCTACACTTGTTTTTGTTTCATATACATTTTTATCAGACCCTTTTTTAGTACCTACAATTTTGAAATTACTAATGCATCTATCTATCTTATCTTCTAATAACTTCTTTTCTGCTAAAGCTTTATGAACATTATATTTAACCATAAAAACATCTCCCTTTTAATTAAAATATTATTTAAAAATAACAAACTTTTTTTATTGGAAGAGAGGAAGGGATTTGAACCCTCGTATCAAATTAATTGAACTAATAGTTTAGCAAACTATCCTCTTTACCACTTGAGTACCTCTCCATATTTGGTAGGAATAATAGGAGTCGAACCTATGACCTTTCGGGTATAAACCGAATGCTCTAACCACCTGAGCTATATCCCTTTTGAAAACAAATTTAAATTATATTACCAATTTAAAATCTATATCATTTTCCTCTAACCAGCTTTTAGCTATCTTTTCCATCTTTAAGATTTCTTCATCTGAAAATCTAGCTAATCCTTTACCTTTTCGATTTCTAACATTAATGCCAAGTTTATAGTTAATAAATCTATAAAATTCATCCCAGGCTTTACCAAACATACAATTAAATTTTTTAACTGCTATTGTTCTAACACATTTATTAATAATAGCTTTACTTTCTGTTATAGTGACTGAATTAGTTATAACATCTTCTAAATGAGATATTCTTTTATTCTTCAACCCTATTAATTCTGTCTGTAGTACAGATAATTTATTATGGTCACCAGAAATTATCGCTTCAAGCATGTCTTCTTTTATATTTTGTTCATTTCTAATTTCTTCTATTACAATTTCAGTTTGTTCTTCTGCATCATGTACAATATCTAGTAATCTAGTTCTAACTTCTTTAGCAACTTCTGAATCTCTAAGTAACATGCCTATTCTAAGAATAGCTCTTTTAGGTATTAATATTAGACCTCTTGGAGGAATTTTAAAAGTGACATCCAGTCCCTTTTTAGTATTTTCAAGTACTTCAGCTATATCATTGTATTTATATAACTTAAGACCATCTAATTCTAATTCAATTCTATTTCTCTGTATAAGTTTTTTTATTGTATCTCTATCTACTTCATAATACTCAGAAACAAGTTCTACTGTACTAAAATCTGTATTTGCTAAAGTTAATATCTCTTTCACATGTTCCAACACATCTACTCTATCTATATTTCTATCTCTTAATTCTTTATTTTCTATAAGTTTTTCACCATTCATTTTATCAAATCTCCCTTTTAATTAAAATATTATTTAAAAGGAAGAAAGACTTACTGCTATCTCACGACATGTGCTTTCTTCCAGTTCTGAAATGGTGAGTAATTATCCCACAAATTTCACGTTGTAGTTTAATATTTTTAGTGGCATCATCATCTTACAATATAAGATGCCTATTATTAGTCACCAGAGCTTCTCAAATGAGCTATCTCTGCTAATTGTATTAACTTTTAGCATATTCTATGTTTGCTATCATATGTCACCATATGAAGGGGTTTTTAACCCATATGTATTAAATTAAAATAATATATCCGAAGCTTTAGCTGAGGATAACAACTGAACGAAGTGAAGGCGTTAGTTATAGCTACCACGTCACTTACGTTCCTTGCTATCACTACGGCTAAAGCCTTGTGATTTAATATTATAATTATAAAATCCTACTTATTACATATTTTATATAATGTTTCTTGTTTCTTTTTTGTTCTTTTTCTAATTTTTTCAATTCTATAATTACATTCTTTTAAATAATTAATGAATTTATTAGCAGACATTACTCTTCTTTTATTATCTTTTAACTCATATGTATTGATGATATTTTCCAATTCATATTTAAATAACCATTTATTTAAATAGTCATCTTGTATAACCCGTCCTTCTTCTAATAATTTATTTTGTTTCTTTATTTTTTCTTTGCCTATTGCTGCATCTATATCAGCACAACCTTCACATTGTCCATTGCTCCAATAATATAATTGCAATTTTACCTCATAATCTAATGCATCTTTTTCATTTTCAAAATATTTAATAATATCAACATTATAATTATAGTTATTGTTTTTTACTATGTCATACCATTTTTCATTTCTGATTTGATTATAAATTCTGTCTCCAATTCCTTTTCCAATATAAAAGACATTCTCTTTACCATCATGATCTATAATGTAATGTTTATAAACATAATATTTATCCTTTTCAAAGTATTGTAAATTCATAACATACACCTTTAAAATATTTCTTTCAAAAAAATCCGATGACCTGCATATTGATATATATATTTATATAAGTATGCGAGTTATCGGAAAAATTAATATGAGTTGTATTTTACTAGTTTATTATTAATATTACTATTATTATTTCTATACCTAAAAGCTTTAACAATTATATCTAATAACTCTTTATTTTTCATAACATTAGTTCTATATTCTGTCTTATGTACTTGATATAACTTAACTAATCCTATTTCTCTTGCAAATTCATTGAATGCTATGTATTTATCTTTCTGAGTTACATTTAATTCATGTTTATTATGTTTCACCATATTTACTACTCTATTATAATTTTCTCTATCTTTTAAAAATGGTGTATTTGCTATAATTCTACATGCATTTAGATAATCTTCATACAAACTATTATCAACTATGATATTTTCTTTTCTTTTAAAGTTTATATTTTTATCTGCTACCAGTCTAACCTGATATCTAAAATTATCTAATTCTTTATCTTGATTTACTCTATTTTTACAATTTTCTTTATGTGGTATTAATTCACTTTTAATACTTAAGACATCTATATCTTTAAATGTAGCATATGTAACTGTTTTAGATAGATTAGAGGGCATAAAGATATTATTTTTAATTAATTTATTTTTATATCTTGATATGGTATTTTTGTCCACTCCTACTATATTTGCCATTTGATTTGATGATAATATACTCATATTCCCCTTTATATCTTGCATAGTTAGAATCACAGCCATGTAATATAATAATTTATTTATATCTACTTTACTATCAAATTTCCAGACATTATAAGCAATTTGTTTAAAAATATCATATGCTATATATTCACTGTCTTTTATTTCTTTTCTATAAAACTTTCTTTTTTTACCTTTTCCATCATAAAAAATATTATTTTCTTCTAATTTAGAAGCATATTTTTTAAAATCTTTATATAATGTATTTTCACTAACACATATTATCTTGCTTACTTCTTTTATATTTATTTCTTCTATGATATCATCCTCTCTTTCTTAATAAAAAGAAAAAGAAAGACTTACTGCTATCTCACGACATGTGCTTTCTTTTTGCTTAAAAGATGGAGATTAATGGAATCGAACCATTAATAATCTCCTATATCTCCATAATGATAAGTCCGATTAAGACTTATCCATTTTATATTTATATTTTATTTAGTTGTTAACTATTTTAATATCATATGTTCTTTTACAAAAGAATTTATAAATTTAACTGTTGGTTTAGTACTGGCTGGTATAATATATTTTTCTCCTTCTTTTCCTGGTAAAGTATGTGTTTTTTCACATGCTTCTATTTCTTTTCTTCCTATTTTTAGAAATCCACCTATAGTAGCGTCTTCACCTGATTTAAATATATCTACAACTAATTCTTTAAATGCATCTAATACTACATCTACTTCTTTTTGTTTTAGTTCTAATCCTTCTTCCTTTAGTTTCTCTTGAAATAATTTTACATATTCATTTTTTCTCATTTTCAATCTCTCCTCGACTTTTATTATACATTTTATTTATTTGTAGTGGTATTAATTACCCCTACATATATTAATGTCTTTTCCAGCCGATTTTATACCCTATTTTCCCCCACTTATTTATTACAATCTTTACAATTTGAACGGTATCTTCCTTTTCCATTTCTATCAAACCTTTGTATTAGCTTGATTTCTCCACACTTGCTACATTTTTTATACTTTCCTTTTACTAAATAAACATAATAATATTCGTCTTCATATATTTCAGTATACTTATCTATAAACTTATTTACTATTCTATCAATATGTAAATTTACATTTTTTTGAGCTATACCTAATTGCTTGGCTATTTCATTTTGTGTAACACCTTTTTCCCATAATGATAATATAATTTTTTGTGTATCAGTTAACTCTATTTTATTTAATATGTCTTGTTTACTTAATGCTATCTCATCTATTAAGTTATCATTATAAGGAATTTGTAATAGAGCTTTTACATGTACTGGGTCAAACATATCTATTAAATCACAGTCTATATTGATGTCATTACAACTATCTTTTAATGGAGCTTTCCAAATTATGTTTTTATCTTTTTGGAGTTTGACTTGTAACATATCATCCTGAACTAGTGGTAGTTGTTTGATTGCAAACCTGTAAATATCCCCGCCTTTTTTAATTCTTAATTTTACATTATTTGAATTTATACTTTTTGATAAATTTTCTCTATGCTCTTTATCATTTTTTAAGTTTAATAAATACTGTTTATATTTATAATAATCTTCTATTTCAGAATATTTTAATCTATCTTTTTTACTTATTTTTATATCTGGAGATAGTTTAAAATTTTTCTGATTTTTTAGTATTCTTACTGGTTTTCCATTTGAATTTTCATTGTCTTCAACATCAAATTCAACCACCTCTGCATGTTTTCGCATTTTTTTCTCTTGTTGCATACTCCTTTTAAATTCTGAATAAGAGTCATATACTTTTATATTTTCTTTTTCTTCTTTTTTATCATCCTTTGCTAATAGATATGTACCTACTTTTTCTAAGAAATGACTTATATTGGTTTCTGACCATAATACATCTGTTGTATTTAAATTAGCTTTGCATATTCCTTTATCGAATACTTCTTGCCAAAATTTATCATCACTGAATTTAAGCTCATCTATATTTTTTAGATTTAATAATTCATCAATAAATTTCTTTCTTTCTTCTAATGTTTCTAATTTATAGTCTAATTTATGCATGTAGTCCCAAATACTTTTATTATCTATTTTCCCTTTGAAATTGCCACTTATCAAAGCCATAGCTTACCCCCTCACTATTATTATGTCTGTCACATTTATTCCCATGATATTGACATTCTGGACATTTATATATATTTCTTTTTCCAATTATATTCCAGTCATCTAAAAATTCACTATAATCCTCTCTTAATATTTTTATATTTTTGTTTACCATCTTCTAGTCCTTTCATCTTTTTGTATTCTTTACTTTTCTTCATATTTTAACCTCCATTTCAATTTTGTTTTTTAATTTTATTTAGTTGTTAAATGTTTTTCATATATAAATTTCCTCCTATTAATTTAATATTTTATCTTAATTTTATCTATAATTATATATTAACATTTTATATTATTTTTGTCAATTTAGTATTTTATTCAGTTTTATTCCCTGTTGATAAGCTGTTAGTAAGTTGTTGATAACATGTTGATAAGTTGCAATTTTATTAACAATTTGTATTTTTATCTGTGCATAACTATATAATTTTTAAATTGTTTCAGATACTTTAATTTTTCGATGTACCATCTCGTGGTATATCGAGGCAAAAATCGAAAAAACGTTGAAATATAGCGATTCTTTCGATATACCATCTCGTGGTACATCGAATTTTTCGATATCCCATGCTATGGGCGTACCATGAGATGGTATATTAATATAAACAGTTTTTAATATATTTGTTTTTGTATTTATTTGTTTATGTAAAGGGAAAAATTACCTTGAAAAAATGGGAATTATAAATTATAATAAGTTTAAAATAAAAAAATAGGAGGGTGTAAAAATTAGACTATGGTAAAAGAAGATATATTCAAAAGTAAAAGTATTAGCTTAAAAGCTAAAGGTCTTTATGGAACTATCTCAGCATTTAAAAACGAACCTTACTTCTCTAAACAATTTTTGATGGACTATTTAGATTTGGGAGCATATTCGTTTAGAATGGCATGGAACGAATTGAAAGACAAGGGCTATCTTGAAGTTAATAAAAAATTTGAAAATGGAATATTTGTATATGAATACAAATTGCACTAGGAGTAACTTATGAATAATATAATAAAAATTAAAGATGGTGAGGTTTTAGATGTTAGACTAGAGGAAGATAGTATTCTTTCGGATGGTTATGGTATATCTCCAAAATTTCTTATGAGAAATAAGGACATACCTATTTACTCAAAAGCTATTTACGCTTATCTGGCTAGTTTCGCAGGTAATAAAAAATACTGTCATCCAAGAATGGAAACAATCTATGGAGAGTTGAACATAAGTAAAAATGCTTTTATAAAATATGTTGAGGTCTTAAAGGAAAATGGATTTATTAAGGTTTATAGAATCCAAAATGAAAATAATTTATATGGAAATAACGTGTATGAAATTGCAATGTCTAAGTCAAAAATTCGAGAAAATGCAGAGAGTTACATGAAGACGAAAAGGGAAAAGAAGAAAAGTAAAAAGTCACCTGATGAAGTAGCAGCTTCAACAGATGACTCGAAACGAAAAACTTTAAATTCAATTAATGATAATAATATTATAACACAAAAAGAAAAAGATATACAAGTACTAAAAGAAAATGGATTTACTGAATTAGAAATATATTCTATGTCTGAAAAAGAAATTGCATCAGGTGCGAGTAAGATGAGAGAGATAATAAAAAAACAACAAAAGAAATAATAAAAAGGTCACTAAATTAGTGACCTTTAAAATCTATTCTAAGCGATTTTATTTCTGAATATGAATTAATTATCATGGACGGGCATGGAACTGTCTTAAAATGGCTCTCATTAAATATTTTTAGTATTATTGTTCAAGGTATCCAATTACATTTGCATAGAAACGAGAATCATCATCGACTTCTAGTTGTTTACTTATAAATTGATTAGCATATTTATTAAATGTTTTATAGCCCCCTCCAATACCAACGACATAATATCCATCTAGCTGACCAAATTTATTAGTGATTTTATTAATCATATCATCAATAATAGGGTACATGGCATCAATATAATCATCTAATTTGTATTTAGAACCCTCATACTCTATAACATCAATATCGTTTCTTAATATTACATCTATTTGACTTATTTTTATATCTGCACCATTTTTACTATTAAATTTATTTGCTATTGCTGTTTCAAAGTCTATGATTCCTTTTTCTATAGTGTCTGTTACATTAGGATAGTACATATCATCCTCATAATCATATTCATAATTACATAAATCTGTAGTACTGCCTCCAACATCTATTCCTAGAATATTCTGTTTAGTAGTAATCTTGTCTACAAGTGAAATAAATCCTGAGTATCCTTCTGCTTTAACATCAACATTAAGTATTTCAAAAGTCTTTTGTTTCCCATCAATAGTAATTTTTATTTCTCCAGGTTGAATAAAAATATCTTGAAATAATTTCAAATATTTTTCATTAAACATTTGAGTTGGTGGTAATCCGGTTATCAATTCCACAGAAAGATTATCCTCATCAGGAAATATTTCATGAATCATGACTAAAACTTGTTCTAATAAATTTTTTCTAGTATGTTTAAGAACATTATTATTTAAATCTCCTACACCTAGGTAGATTACCTTACCATCTTTTTTCATAACACGTGCTTTTGGTGATATTGTTTTTTCAAATTGAAGTTTATTTGGTAACTTTTTTAAAATTAATTCTTTTTCAATATATGCTGCTGAATTAAGCATACTATTACCTAAGTCTACTGCAACTTTTACTTTTTCTTTTTTCATAAGTAAATCCCCCTAAATTATTTTTGTGGTTTTAAAGCTCCTACTTTTCTTTTTTTAGCTGTTTCATTTTGATTATTAGTATTAGCTTCGTCAATATCATTATTATTATTATAAATTTCATCTGCATGTAATTGTAGTACTCTTTTACAATACAATCTTAAACTTCTTTCATCCTTTTCAGCTAGTGATTTTAATTTATCAGCTAATTCTATTGGAATAGGTATCTGTAAATTATAAGTATCCTTTTTTATAAAAATCCCCTCCTTTTATAGCTCATTTAGTTTAATTATATTTCAATTGGTATATAATTACAATGCAAATTTAATATAAATTATATATACTATTAAACTATAATTGTAATACAACATATACTACAATCGTAAAGAAAGTTATATTACAATTTGTTTTCCATTTAATTATAAATTTTAATATAATTTATATGCAATTGCATATTAAATATTAATAATTTTTATAAAAACCATACATACACTACTTAAGTTTGAAAATTATTTTATAAAACTTATCATTTTAGATTGATTTTCTGGAGTATAGTGTCTACGAAAATTGATATGAAAAATTATATAAATTACTATATATTTTTCTATAAAATAGGCATATTTATATGTTTTAATCTTGAATAAATTGCATGAAGTATATTTTGTTTGAATTGTATTGAATTTTAAGTAAAAAATGATAACTTGATAGAATTAAAATTTTGTCTATAGGATTTTGAGATGTTCAAATTTAAAACATACACTATTTAAAATTATTTTATAACAATTATAGTTGATTTATAGGATATAATATATATTTTATATAGTTCATATAAATTAAAATAAAACATACACCCCATGTTCATGCTTTAGCCTTATAACATAGGTTCAAAACATAGATGGGGCTATTTTTTTATCATGATTAATGAAAAATAAGTATTGAATTAACACTGTTTTATAATACTCGGAGACGGTTTGAAATTGTTCATGAGTGTATGTTTAAAAATTTGAATTAGTGGTGTAATTTTGTATAAATGTTTATTTTAAGGGCCGAATGGAATTTGGGATGTAGAAGAAAAAGGACTACAAAATGATAATGAATATCATTTGATACTAAAGTCTAAAAATAGCCCCCTTTCTTCTATTTTTAGGGTCAACGTCGTATAATCATCTTATTATACGACGTTATTAATGTATGTTAAGAAAAGAAATTACTTTGTTAAAAACGAATAAAAAGGTACTAAATCTTACTTTTTATTAGAAATAATAATTTATGTTATTTTAAAGATGATAGCATGAGTTATTATTTTTTGTGTTCATTATTAAATAAAAAAGCTTATAGAAATAGAACTCTTACATTATTAGCTTAATATTATAACTACATTATTAGCATCTATCACACTACATTAAATTCGCATACTATAGTAGATATAAAAAATAATTCACACAATTATGTACTCATAAGCTAGTGATATCAATATGATAAGCAATATTTTTACAAGGACAATAACTAAATAAAATATATAAATATAATAGAACATATTGACAAAAATTGGAAAGTAATGTATTATTAAATCATCAATTAAATAAAATCAAAAGGAAGTGTGACAAATGAAAACTTATAATGACACAAGTTGATTAGAATACGACAATTAGCTGTATATAACATTAACTATTATGTTATAATAATAAAAGGAGCGTGGTCGTGATGGATGAAAAGATACTAGAGTTATTACAGAAAATGGATAGTAAACTTAATGGAATTGAAAATGAATTAAAAGAAGTAAAAACAGATATGAATACTAGATTTGATAGTATAGAAAATAGGCTTGACAGTATTGAAAAGAAACAAGATATACTATATAATCAATCTATTTCAACAGCAGAGGAAATGACTTCTATTAAAGATAACTTTGATGTGGTTGACATTAAGTTAAATGCAATAGAAACTAGAGTAATTAAGATTAATAGAAAGCTAAATGGAGCAACCGACCAAGTCGCTAGAAATATGGAACAATTAGAAGAAATAAAAATAAAATTACAATAATACATAAAAAGTACTTGACATTTTGTTAAGTACTTTTATATTTTTAATTTTTCCGATGACTCGCATATTGATATATATATCTATATAAGTATGCAGGTCATCGGATTTTTTTGATATGGTTATATTATAATACATTCTACACAATATAATATATTATACAAGCTATTTAAATCTATTCTAAGCGTATTGTAATGTGATTGCCTTATGTTTGTACCTTTAGTTTTTAAAATCGAATATAAAAAATAAGCTAGATATATATGTCTAGCTTACAGTAGTTTTTTTAATGTATTTATTTGTTCTTGTACTATTGTTTTACTTTTAGTGTCTAACTCTCTATAATTATCTAATAGTTTGACTTCTTCTTCTTCAAGTTGTATATTTTCTCTATTATCTGTAAGACAAGTTATATAGTCTAATGATACATCATATAATTTTGCTAACTCTTTCAATGTTTTTATATCTGCATCCCTTTTGTTGTTTTCATATCTACTGATTGAAATATCTGAAACATTTATAATTTGTGCTAACTCTTTAATTGTGTAGCCTTTTTCTTTTCTTAGTTCTCTTAATCTATCACTAATCATTTTATCACCTCTTTATATTTATTATAATATCATATATATTTATTAAGAACAATCAGTTATATATCCAATCGGTCGTATATCTAAATATATTAACATCCGTTTAGATATATTTTTTATTAAATTATAAAAATAAATATTGACAATATATCCGTTTGGATATATAATTAAATCATAGCAAGGGAGAACAAGAAAACACAAAGCCACCTCTCAAATGAAGTAACAGGCAAAGAACCTTCTTAAAACTCTAAAGCTAATATCTTAAAGGATTCTATTAAAAAATATTAAACTACTATTAAAAAATTACTACCTTTAAGTTGACCTTTTAAATGGTGTGAATGGTGAAAGGCACACAACACAAATATTACACATAGTTTTTTCTTCATTTTTTAACTACAAAAATGAATTAGTCATACCAGTTGGTGAGGTGTTCCCAACATTAAGTAAATAAAATTAATAAAGGTTTCCAATTAAAGCCTACAAAAAATTGAGGTATCAACTTAGTTGCTTCTATAATGGCACTCAATACAATTTAATATGACATAGCAGTTGTGAGGTACTGCGTTATAAAAAGTACTAAAGATTGAGCATTAAAATTATAGTTTGTACTGCTTGACACCTACATGGTTATAAACTATCTAATATTTACTAGTATAATTTAAACTATTTATTAGATTATTTTAGTAAGTGTTAGAATACAACACTTAAATTATGATATAATAATAAAATAGGAGTGTGAACGGCATGGATGAAAAAATATTAGAATTATTACAAAAAATGGATACTAGATTTGACAGAATCGAAAATAGACTAGATAGTATGGATGGTCGTTTTGATGGGATTGAAAACCAACTTAGTGATTTAAAAGAAGGACAAGAAGAAATTAAAAAGAAACTAGACTTAACTTATAATCAAGTTGCTAGAAACATGGAAGGTATAACAGAAGTTGGAGAAAAAATAGACACTTTAAAAAATGACATGAACTTTGTAGAAATGGCTACATCTAAAAATTGGAATGAAATAGCAAAGTTAAAATCAATTAAATAGGAGTAGATAAAATGGATGAGAAAACATTAGAATTGCTACGAGAAATACAGGAAAGTATTAAAATTTTAAATGACAAGCTTGACGAATTTGATTATACACAAGATAAAATAAAATCTAATGTTGAGGGACTTTTAGAATGTTTTAGTCGTATTGATTTTAGAATTGAAGACCTAGAAAATGGTCAAACCTCATTGTATACTAAGCTTGATATAGTGCAAAATGAAACAGCAAAATCAATTAAATAGTAATACATAAAAAGACACTTGAATTATTGAGTGTCTTTTCTACAAGCTCTTAGTATGGTATTATTATAGAATAATAATATTGGAGGAGACAAAGTGAAATTATATCTATTAAGAGAAATAAGAGAAGAAAAAAAATACTCTCAAGAAGACGTTGCAAGAGGTATAAACATTTCATTGCGTTCTTATGTAAGAAAAGAAAAAGGAGAACGTGAATTTTCAATATCTGAATTTGAACGATTAATAACTTTTTTAGACATTGATGCAAATACTTTATTAGAAAAATACTAAAAATTTTTACAAGAATATATGACCAAATAGACTTGACAATATGGTCTTTGTGAATTATAATTAAATTAAGAAAAGGGAAAGCTTTAAATAAATATATGACCAAACGGTCATAGAATAATATAAAAAGGGAGGATATAAAATGCTAAATATATACATAACTAATTTAGGGAAATATAACGAAGGTGAACTAATAGGGGAATGGGCTGAACTTCCAGTAAACGAGGAAGAATTAGAAGAAATATTAGATAGAATAGGGATAAATGAAGAATATGAGGAGTATTTCATAACAGATTTTGAAACAGATATAGAAGGGTTAGAAATAAGTGAACATAGCAATATAGAGCAACTGAATGAATTAGCAATGAAACTTGAGAGGTTAGAAGAATATGAGATTGAAGAGTTAAAAGCTTTACTTGAACGTGGATACATTGATTTTTACGACATGATTGAAAGTGATATTTGTAGCTTGTCAGATAATTATACTTTTATACAACTTGACGACAGGTCACAATTGGATGATGAAAATTTAGGACGTAGTTACATAGAAGAAATATATTGTGGTGATTTATCTTATATAGAAAATATTGCTTACTACTTTGACATAGAAGCATTTTCAAGAGATTTACGTTTTGATAAAGACATGATTATTGAAAATTTATACGAAGAAGATATAGAATATTATGAAAATATGACAGATATTGAATTTGCAGAGAATTATATTGAACGATTAGGAGATATTGAAGAGTTAAGTCAAGAAACACTTGAAAGATACTTTAATTATGAGCTATATGGAACTGACTTACGTTATGAGAATATTTGTATAGCATCAAATTATTTAGCTATAGTTTCTTAAATAAAAAGTTTTAGGGCGTTCTTTAAAAACGCCACTTCCAATAAAAAATTGAAAGGGGAATAAAATTATGAAAAAATTAATAATCAAGATAAAATCATTGTTTAAAAAGGATTTAGATAGTAGCTATTGGAGTACTACAGAAAGTATTATTTTAAAATGTGGAAACAGCAATCAATTAAAATTATTGAAACAATCTAATAAATTATAAAGGGGGATTATTAAAAATGAAAATAAATAGCAAAATATCAAATGTAGTATGGGACATAAAAACAAAAGAGTTAAATAAGCAGGATATACTTTTTATAGAAAATTTCAACCCAACAATATATCATAATGATGTTGATTGTTACCTGTGGTCACTTGATGAAAAACTACCAAGTGGTGTATGGTTGGAAAATATAAAATTTAATAATGAAATAACAGAAGCTAAAGCTATTGTTTTATAAAATTCAATTCTTAAGATAGATGTAAAATATTAGGAGGGTTAAAAATGATAAATTATTCTAAATATATGACTGCAACAGATTTAATAAATATATGTGACATTTTAGAAGGTGAAACAATAGGAGAAGCAGGAACTTATAATTCCTTAAGTACTAGACTAGGAAACTTAATCGGATTAGATTGGGCTTTAAAAGGAGAAGAATTGAGACAGCAATTAATACAAAATATTAATAATATGATGTATTTAGATAATGAAAATAAAATTCAATATAAAGAATTTTAAATAAAAAATAATTAATTTATAGGAGGAAAATAAAATGAATAAAATAATCGTATTTTATGATATAGAAGGGAATCCAGTTTTCCAAATACTTGTAAGAAATGTAAAAAAATATACTAGACAAAATAGAATATTTAAATTGGTTGATAGTTTTATTAAAAAAAATATAAATAATATTAATTTAAATGATGGGAAAATATATGATAGCTCTAGTTGGATAATTTTTACTATATCAAAAACAGGACATTATAAATTAAAACTTAATCTTGATATAGACTATGATATATTAATTAAAAAGTTAGATATCAAAAAAAGTAAAAGAGAAAGTAATTCTAAAACAGAGAGAGAATTATTTTATATAGGAACAGGATGGTGTAAAAGAAAAGAAATATACAATTTACTAACTAGACAAAATCAAATTGGATACGAAGATTATGATACTTTAACAATAGATGGCGATGTTTATATAAGAACATATAATGAAAAATGTAGAACAATATTACTTCATAGTAATTATCAAAAAATATTAAAAGAGATATAAATAAAATTCAACTTTTAATATAAATGGAGGGTTTAAAATGAATAAGTATTTAATTGGTTGCATAGGTAATTGCTTAAGAAGTATGAAAGCAATAAAAACTAGATTTTTTTTAATAGATAATAATAACATTGAGGATGTCACACTAAAGTTGTGTAAAGGAGTAGAGCATATAGCACCATTTAGATATAAATATGGATTAGCAAATTATAGTTTTGGTTGTGGTTTATCTCATTATTTAGATACATATAATTTAAACACTGTAAATGGATTAGATTTGAATAATACACATTTAATAATGCTTACTTTAAATGATTTAAAAAATATAGTAGGGTGTAAAACTGTCTTTGATATAGATGTAGAAGAAAAACTATTAAACTATATAAAGAGTTATTACAGATGAAAATACAAGTACTTAAAATATTAATTTTAATATAAAATTAGGAGGGCGTAAAAATGGAAAGAAGATATAGAACAAAAGAGGAAACAATTGGATACTTTAGAATAATAGCATCTAGTTATAAGAAAGATGCAGATATAAATAATAATGAAGTAGCAAAGGGACAAGTTGAAGCATGGGAGATGGCAGCGTTTGAGCTGGAAAGAATTACTAAAACAAAAAAAGAAATAGTTAAATATTTTAAACAATTAGAGTTTGAACGTGAGAGAGATGCATATAGAAATGAGGACGAAATAGCAAAAGAACAAGCAGAGGTGTATGGATTGGTAGCGTTTCAGATAGAAAGAAATATGAAATAACAACATTTAAATACAAATTGGAGGTTTAAGCATGAATGAGTATATTTTGATAAGTTATACAAAAGGTAAAGGAGCTTGTGACCACTGTGGAAGAACTATAAAAAATATAGCTACAATAAAAAATAATGTTACAGGAGAAGTTTTTCATGTTGGATTAACATGTGTAGAAAAAATAATGAAATTGAATGTTACATTTTACAAAGCATTGTCGAGAGAGATAAAAAAACATTACAAATGTATGGAGTACTACAGTAAGGGTTTAGATATAGAGACAAATCTTAATAAAATAGTGAAGAATAATACTAAATACAAAGAAGGTTCTTATGCTTATAAATCTAATGAACAAATGTTAGAAGATGCAATTGCGGAAGTGGCTTGGTCTTTGGCTCGTATGATAGATAGTTGTATGAGAATGAATAAACTTAGTAAGTCTGGATTGATAGATATAGATATATTAAACAGTTTGTTTATCAAGTATAAGGAATATATGAGTAAATTTGATGAAAATTACAATAAAAACAAATATAAATATAAAAGTTGTTATACTATGAAACCTTTAAAAGTAATATTAGATGAAAATGAAGATTTAAAAGAACTATATAAAAGTATGCAATAAATGTATGTAGGCGATGAATTAATGACAATGAATTTTATATAGATGAGGATTATATTTTATATAAAAGAGTGTCATATCTTTAATATAGGACATGAAGTAATAAAAGAGTTTAAAATTATATTTTTAATATGATATATGAGTTATCAAATCGCTATTGTTATAGCTATATTATTATAATTCAAATGATAATGATAGTGATTTGATAAAAGGGTTTTAAAGATTATAAAAATCAAAAGGTATAAATACATTAAGATGATTTTCAAACAGCTTATAGAGGCTTGTACGGGGTCATAATCATAAACTAGGAGGGTGTAAAAATGAAATTCAAAAATATAGCTATGGGAATGTTATTAGGTTTAATTATTGTTGGAGTTGCAGGAGCAACAAAAGTTAAGGCTGCCGAATTAGATAATTTTTATGTAGAAACTACCGACAGAGTTGTAGAAATATTAGAAGATGAAAGTGTAGTTTTATATGATACTAAAGAGCAAGTTTATAATTTCTATCCAGTTTGTCTAGGTGACTGGAACTATAGCTTTAAAAATAAAAAAGATTTAGATAGAGCAGTTGCAACTTACAAAGAGCTGTCAAACAATATAAGTCACTCAAAGGATGTATATGTGATTAATAAGTTAAATAACAATGGAAACATTAAAGTATTTTTAAGTGATGGAAGTTCAATTGTATATATAAAAAATGATAATAAATATTATTTTTATCCTTCTTGTATGGGTGATTGGTATTTAACATTAGATAGTAAAGTTGATTTAATTAACTGTATAAAATTTTATATAGGAGAATGATATTATGATATGTTATATAAAAGATATACATAAAATAAGTTTGTATGATGCATTTAGATGGCATACAGCTGGATTAACATTTATTATTAAAGATGGTAAATTAAAAGGTTTTACAATAGAATAAAATTTTATAAAAATATTTATTTGATACAAAAATAATTCACTATTGATTGCTATAATAAAAGTATATTAAATAAATATACAAATCTAAACTTTAGAATATACTATTATTCTAAAGTTTAGAAATATAAGGAGGTATAAAAAATGGAAACTTTATTAGTAAAAAATTTATTAAAAGAATATAAATTATGGCAAGGTGGAGAACATAGACGAATTTACATAAATAAAGTTCCTTCTAAAATTGATTTCAAAGAGTTTATTAAAAATAATGATTTTGGAATTGGACTAGGAGAGGGACTAGGAATAACTAAGATAGCACAGCGTGTTGAAAATTCTGGTAATATTTCTGAATTAAAAATTTATTATGATTGTAACAATAAAAATTTTTACTTCATAAAACAATACTCAAATGTGTTAAAAAAATTCATAGATTTGCTTACTGATGAAATAATTGAAATATATTCAAAAGAAATTTATAGAGAAGATAATGTCAGTCAAGAAATAAAAGAAAATTCATTTAATGTATTAACGTTAAATGGTTCTGAAAAACAAGTTGAATTGGCTAATGAAATAAGAGATAATGTTTTAAATTTTGTTGACGAACTAGAAAAGATTAAAATGAAAAAAATAGAAGACGGAGATTATAAAGTAAAAGACAAGAGCATAGAAGAAATGACAGAAAAATGTAAAAGAAAGTTTAAAAGAATAAAAGAAGAAATGAGAAGTATAGAAAGTGCTAAATTCTTTATAGATAATTTCAAAGATATTTTAGAACATAATTCTTTAGAGCAAAAAGCATTTCATATAAATCAGACATTAAAAGATTCTCAATTTGCAGAAGAAAGTAAAATATGGAGCTTACTGGAATATGAAACACAAGTACCACACAAATTAAAAAAGGTTAAAGATTATAACATAAGTTATGAAGAAGCTAAGAAGATAGCTAGAGAAATAAAATTTAACAACGCATGGGCTAATGAGATAAAAGAAAATGTACTTAAAATAGTTGAAATATTTGATGAAATAATAAAACAAGTTCCTAATGCAAGTACGGAAAAAACAAAAGAACTTATTATAGAGACATTAATACAAGAAAATCCAAGATATTTCATAAATGGATTTAAAGAAATTAAAGAATCTAAAGTTGAAAGTATTAGAAAAATAGAAGAAATATCAAGAAAAATAGAATTAATATGGCATTTATTTTATAGAGGAGTAAATTGTTAAAAATTTTGGATTGGTACAAATATAGTTCACCAACAGATATTATAATTAAAATAAAAAATAATTGGAGGTTTAAAACATGAATATAGATTTTAGTACAATATTAGATTTAAAAGTTAATAAAGAGAATGTTAAAATGATAGAAAAAGAGATTAATAAAATTAACAATGATATATTTGATATAAGTCTTAAAGATTGTGCTAACTGTCACGTAGGATGCGTTAAAGAAACAGCTGGAAAGAGTTTAAAAATTGAAACATGGGGTCATGGTGAAATTAACAGTAAAATAGGAATAAGATTGAGATTTAATTTTTATTATTCAAAAAGCGACAAAGTAGACATAGAAAATATAGAAAACATTTTAATATATGTAAATAGCTTGTGTAGCAAAAATGTAGAAAGTGACCTTATAGCTAATGTAAGACCTAAATTTTATAAATTAGAAGGGAAATATTCTACACGTGTTGAAAAATGTGAAATTAGACACGAATTAACAGGCATAAACAAGCAGGAAATTAAAGAATTTTTAGAGTATCTTACAGAAATTGAAAAGAGCGAAAGAACTTTTATATATAAAAATAATTAAAAAATGGAGATGGCTAAAATGGAAAATAAAATAATAGAATTTTTAGAAGAAATGGAAAATTTAAAAGGGCAAGAGTTTAATATAATAGAATTTGACAATGAAATACAAGAATTATATGCTAGAGCAGTAGAAAGAACAAGTAGTTGGGACTTTTTTACATCTGGAGATATAAACGAATATTTAAATGTAGGAAGCTATACATATTGCGGATTAGGCGAAGATTATGACTTAGACATAAATATTGAATTTGAAGTGGTAGAAAAAAACGAGGAAGATGTTTGTAGTTCTATAATAAAAATAATAAATATAGAGAAATTATAAAGAGGTGAATTGATATGCAAAAATATTTTAAAGAAGAGTGGCATTATATACCTGATTTTAGATTTAAAATAGAAAATATAGAAAATTGCACAATTAAAGTTAATGATTTAAAGGTAGATATGAAAATGAGTCAAGATTTTAGATTTAAAGGATATATAGAATATACTATATATATACCATATAACCATAAAATTTTTACAAGAGAGTATGATGAAATTTTAGACTTAGAGCAGCTTAGTGAATGTGAACAATTTTGTGACGAATTATCAGAACTTAGAGGTAAAGTTGAAGAAGGTATTGAGCAGTATCTAAAGGATAAAAATAAATTAGTAGAAATAGAATACTAGGTGTAATTAAATTTATTTTCAAAAACTATAAAATAGAATTTAAAAATAGGAGGAATTAAGATGAATTATAAAAAAATAAAAAGATTTTTAAAAATAATAGATAAGAATATAGATAAAATAGAAGAAGAAGCTATAAAAGTTTATAAGGAAAGTTTTTTAGCAGAAGATAATACTATAAGAATATATATAAATTTAGAAGGTAAAGTTGAAGCTATATCAGTTCATAACTCGCTTAAATATGTAGAAGATATTTATGAAAGAGAAATTTTTATTTGTGAATTAAACAAAGAAAAAATAAGTGTTAATGAATTACTAGGAGAACCTTGTTACTTAAATGATTATGAAGAATTTGAAAAATGGTGTAAAATTAAAAATGAAGATTTGGATTGGGAAAGTTATAAAAAATTCAACAAAGACAGCTTTGACGAATTAATTGAAAGAAATCTAGAAGATAGTTTGTCAGATTTTTCAGAAGAAATAAAAAAGAATATTGAAAATCGTAAACAAGAATTGCAAGTAATAGTTGAAAGAAGTATAGAAAATTATTATTATCATGATATTATTCTTTTTAATAATTTGCTTAATAATAATTTGCTTAATAATAATTGATTTAACTTGTGTATTAAATCGCAATAAAATAATAAGAGAAGTATCAAAAGAAAATTAAATGATGAAAAATGTTATAAGACAAGCTATACTTATAATGTACAATATGAAAAATTGGAGGAATAAATATATATGTTTAAAATAGAAGTAGGAAAGAAATTAGAAGCAGAAATACCAGTTGGCTTGAGTATTAATTTTAGTGAAACTGGATTTACAGCTATATTTAAATTAGATAATTTATCAGACAAAGAAATAATTGAATTTCGAAAAGGTAATTTAAGAATAGATGTATCTTTTTTAGACAAAATTATTTTCTTCGTATTTACAAATACAATGGGTATAGGAGATGCAGATATACCATTTACAATTCATTTATCTAAATGTAAAGAATTTCAAGAACTTGAAGAAAATGAAGGATATGCAATGGATTTAATGTTAGTAGAAGCTAACAACAATATTGTAAAAGGTTTCAGACGTGTTGGACTTAATACAAACACATCTAAATATTTAAAAAAATGTGCTATGGAACAACTAGAATATGATTTTAATATGGATGAACATATGAGAAGGGTTAAAGAAATACAAAGAAAATACAACTCAAGAGAAATAAAAAAATTATCAGGAGCATATTCTAAGTTTGAAAGAAAGCAGTAATCAAAGTATAAATTATATATTTTAATTAGTATAAACAACAATAAAATATGCTTTTATCAGGTCTGCATTTAAATAATGCAGACTTTTAAACAGAAGGAGTTTATGAAGATAGTTAATATATAAAAAGTAATAAACATAGATAGTTATTATTACTTTAAAGTATTTTGGGGGTTAATATGAAAAAAGAATTATTGGCTGGTTCATGTAATTTAAATAAAAAGGAACAAACACTAGTCGGACATATTAAAGATTTATTTAAAGTATTAGAATCTATATTAGATATAGATTTGTATTCAGGTAAAGATATAGAAATACTAAAGATATGTTGTGTTTTGCACGATTTAGGAAAGATTAATTTAATCACACAGCAAAAAATAGAAATTAACAATAAAATATCATCTAGTTCTTTAAAAGAAGAAATCAAAAAATTAGAATTTGAAAAAAAATCTTTAGAAAAGATAGCGAAACATAATGTGTTTTCTGGAGCATTTTTGAAATCAATATTAGAAAAAATGAACTTGTCAGAAGAAGATGAATTTTATATATATAAAAGCATAATGCTACATCATGGAAATTATATAGATTATATGAAATTAACTACTAGTAAAGTACAAGAAGAAATTTATAAGTATATTGATGATGGAATTTTAGAAAACAAAGAATCATTTAATCTGAAAGATATAGAAGATTGTATAAGTGAAATTTTAAATATAGATTTTAAATTTAATGAGGATGTACTGGATTATGATTATTTAGATAAATTAAGTGAAAAAATGGTTATAGAGAGTGATTATGATAATGGTCAAATAGATGACTCAATTTTAAATCAAAGAAGAGCTAAATATATTTTGTATAAAGGTATGCTGAATTTAATAGACCATGTTGCACAAGGCACAAATAAAGATATAAAAAGAGACAGTGATTTTACTGATAAAGAAATTGATGAAATGATTTTAAATGATATATATAATAATCATGATAATTTAGAAAAAAATAATATAGAGTTCAATACTATACAAAAAAAGATGAGAAAATTTTCTGAAAAAAATGTTCTGACTGTTGCATTTACTGGGTCAGGAAAAAAAGTTGCTGATTGTAGAAAGAATTTTAAAAGAAAATTATTTTTAGTTCCAAATCAATTTTCATCCGAAAGTTTTTACATAAAAAATATATTTAAAAATGATTATCTTGGATTACTTAATGGAGATATAAATTTATATTCATATAGTGAAAATTATAATGAACAAGATTGTGAAGTAACTTTAAGAGATATAGATTTGAGTTTGAATCTTTGTAAACCATATTTAATTGCAACCATTGACCAATTATTATTAAGTATGTTTAAGTTTCCAGGGTATGAAAAGATATTTGCAGCTGTAAAAAATGCATCTATAACTGTTGATGAAGTTCATTTATTGAATCCAAAGATGTTTTTAATTTTAATATATTTTATACAGTTTGCATGTAAGTATTTAAATGTTGATTTTCACTTAATGGCAACTATGCTTCCAAAATCATATAAAGAGCAAATGATAAGCAAGGGAATTATTTTTCAAGAAGAATGTAATGAAAATATCACTGATAAAGGGGAGATAGTTTTTATTGAGAGCAACAAGGAAGAAGATATTTGTGAAGGTAAAAATGTAAAGGTTTCTTTTATAAAAGAAAAAGAAATCAAATCAATAGTTGAAAATGCTTTAGAAAAGAAACAGAGAATTTTAATAATAAAAAACACTATTGATTCAGCTAATAGCACATATAAGCTTTTAAAAGAAAACTTATCAAATAAATATAATGATGCAGATATAAATGTTTTGCATGATAGGTTTAAATTTAAAGATAAAGAAGAAAAATATAATAAAATATTTGATGAAAAGGGTGATGTTTGGATATCTACTCAAGAAATATCATTAGACATAGATTTTAATATAGTAATAAGTGATTTAGCAACTATGGATAGTTTAATACAAAGAATGAGTAAATGTAATAGTAATGATAAATGTGAATATGGGAATTTTTATATTCTGCCTAGTAAAGATGAAATTTATGACGACAAACTTAAGAATACAACTAAATCTATTTTAAATAAAATATTAAAGACAGAATCTATTTTTACGATGAGTATTAGAAAAAATATTTTGAATGAATATTATGATAATAGTGTAGTTAAAAAATATTTTGAAGATAGTTTTATAAATTGTGATAATGAAATTAAGAATATTTTTGGTATGTATAAAGCTGATTTCGATGGTTTGGATTTAATATTTAATTTTGAACCTTATAAACATATTGTTGATAATGAGAGCGAAGCATCTAAGCTTTTTAAAGCTACTGATACAAACTGTAAAATTATTCTCGAGGAAGATTTTTATCGAGAAGATATAGATTTACAACGTGACTCAATTCAAGTGTCAGGATTTATATTTAATAGATTGTGTTACTTGAAATTAATAAATAAATTAGAAGGATATATGGTACTAAAATCTAGTAATAAGTTAAAGTATAACAGCACTTTAGGGTTAATTTTGTAGTAAGTATATAAAGTCAATATACTAAATTACAGCATATTGACTTTATCGTTTACTTATTAATAGATGTAATATTGTAAAAAAATGATATAGTTTAGAAAGATATGTAGATTAAACGTAGAATTAAAAGATTAACATAGTATGACAATCATAATCTCGTGTAGTATACTTAAATTAGAGGTGAGTATATGACTTGGAATGATTTAAAAAATAATGATATAACATATATAGTTGAATATATTAATAGTAAGTTAAATGATAGTAAGAGTTTGACTAAAGTTGCTATAGAGCTTGGTGTATCTGAAAGTAGTATAAGAAAATATCTCACTAAAAGAGGTTATAAACGTATAAATGATGAGTATGTGTTTATTGGTGACAATAGTATGACAAAGGTAGTAAACAACAGACAACAGAGTAATAATGATAATAGATTTAATATGACAATAGAAGATGACAACAATCACAACATAGTAATTGACAACCAATTTAAAAATAATATAATCTCTTTAGCAAAAGACTATGATAAAATACAAGATGTATTAAACTGGTTTGAGAATAAAGAAGATACAAATGTAATAGAAATTGTACAGGATGGTATTAAAATTGATTTACCTTCAAAAGATGCTATAAGGACTACAGTTAGGTTGAATAAAGATGCATGGAACTTATTTGATGAGTTTTGTGAAAAATTTAGAGAGTTTAATAAATCTGATTTGATGAGCATGGCATTATTAGAATACATAAAGAAGTATGGTCAATAAAAATGACAATAAAATCGTAGTTTTTAATTTAATATCTTATCAAAAAAATTTTTATATTTTGATAAGATTAATTAAACTAAATAAAATATAAAATTACTTAAAAATATTGACAACTAAATAAAATAGGTATATGATATAAATATAAAATAAAAAGGATGTGATACATATGACTGGAATAGAAGCTCTAGAAGAATTTTTATTAAATTTAAAGTTATATAATGATAGAGATGAGAAAACAATAAAAGCATATAGAGCTGATGTAAAAGAAGGCATAAGGTATTTATTTAAAAAAGAAAATTGTACAATGGAAGAACTTGATAAAATACTTTTTACAGATATACAAGAAAAATGGCTTATCTTATTAAAAGAAAAAGGAATGAAAGCAGCTACAATAAACAGAAAAAGAGCATCATTTAAAGCTTATTGTGGCTTTCTTAGAGCTAAAGGTAAAATTAAAGATAATCCCGTTAGCTACGTTAAAAAATTACAAGATAAAGTTCAATTTGAGAAAAAGATATTAACTAAAGATGAAATTATTAAATTATTAGAAACTATGAATAAATTATATGTTGATAATAAAAACTATAATACTTGCAGAGATAATTTGATTATAAACATACTTATTTTTACTGGTATGAGAATACATGAAATAGAAAAAATGAATATAAAAGACATAAATTTCTCGAATGGAGATTTTGAAGTGATAGGGAAAAGAAAATTAAAAAGAAATGTAGGTTTAAATGAACAAGTATTAAAAATGTATAGAGATTTTTTATACTTTAGAAACCAAATCGAAGGTAAAAAAGATAATAAAGATAGCACAAATGCTTTGTTCTTATCTAAAAATAATGAAAGATTAACAACAAGGTCAATAGAAAGACTTGTAAAAAAAGCATTGAAGTTAGCTGGATTGCCTCATGTAACACCGCATAGTTTTAAACATAGTTTTGTTTCATTAATGTCTGAAACAGGAACAAAATTGGAAGAAATAGGAAAGTTTACAGGTAATAAAAGTATACAGACAATGTATAAATATTATATGCATCAAGACAAAGAGAGTAATACAAAAAAAATGACTGAAAATAATCCAATATATAAATTATTAAAAGTGGGAGATGTTAATTAATATTAAAAAATTATAGAACAATTAAGCTAAATAAAACATAATAATATGTACTTATAGATTATGTTGTACTATAATTTATTATATATGCTTAAAAAGGGAGTGAATTAAAAAATGGTTAATAAATTAGAAAGTACAATAAGAGAGGAAGAAGTAAGACGTAACAGAATAAATGGATACTTAGAAGAGTTTATAACTAAAGCTAAAATAGATAAAATAAGTAATTTAAATGAACAAAATATAGATAGTTTTATAAAAGGAAGATTAATAGGAGAATCTACTACAACTGTATATACTAATTTAAGAATTTTAAGAGAGATATTAAAAGAAAATAATTGTAATATTAGTATAGATACTAACAAATACACAGATATGATAAAATTTAATGCCAATAAATATTTTACAAGAAACCAAATAAAAAATATATGTAGTGCATTTTTAAATGCTCAAGATAAATTTATAGTATATGCTCTCTTTGAAGGTATCATGGGAAAAGATTATATAGAATTAAGATATTTGAAAGTGTCAGATATAGCAAAAGATTATTCATATATAGACCTTCCAGACAGAAGATTTATTTGTGATGATTATATGAAGGAAATATTAGAAGATGTTATTGTAGAAGATTATTATACTAAAAGCGAAATAAAGGGAAGTAGTAAAGAAACAGAATATAAATTTAACATGGATTGTGAATATATAATAAAAACTAGACCTACCAAATTAACTGATAATGGTATGAAGGCTATTAGTAAGAATGGAATACAAAATAGGTTAAAAACTTTATCAGTAGCATTTTCAGATTTAGACATACATCTGACTGGTAAGACTTTACAAAAATCAGGGATAATATACGATATGTATGAACAAGAAGCTTATGAGTGTGTATCTTGGTCTATTCCTGAAATAAAAAAATATTTAGAGTTAAAATGCTTGAAAGGTGATGCAAATAATATCTATAAAGCATATCATCAGAGGTATCATAATTTAAAGACTAATCGAGAATAAAAATCTTTTTGTCAACCGCCAATTACCCTAAAGGGTAGTAGCTTGCAAAAGCTAGTTGAATAGCCTAAGTTTTAACTACGTTATGTAAGAATATATAGGTACTTTAGGATACTTCTCTAGTCCTAAACTCTACGGTATATCATTAAACATCACTGATGGTAGGTGAAGTGTGGTATATTTAAAACCTTTCATAACATTGGCGAAGAGAGCTTACCACCGTAAGGTGAGGTTAAATTATCTGAAAGGATTATACTATGGTATATGTAATTAATTTTGAAGGAAAGCCATTAATGCCTACTACTAATGCAAAGGCTAGAAAATTATTGAATCAAAAGAAAGCTACTGTTAAAAAAGTTAATCCATTTATTATACAATTACTGTATAAGACAGATACTGAATATATTCAAACTATAACATTGGGGATAGATAGTGGATATTTAAATATAGGATTTTCAGCTATAACAGATAGTAAAGAATTAATAGTTGGAGAAGTAAAATTGCTTCAAGGTATGAAAGATAGATTATTAGAAAAAAGTCAGTATAGAAGAATTAGGAGACAAAGATTAAGATATAGAAAACCTAGATGGAACAATAGAAAAATAAGACAAGGATGGTTAGCACCAAGTTTACAACATAAATTGAATACCCATCTTAAATTTATAGATTATCTTAATTCTATATTGCCTATCAGAAATATAGTATTAGAGGTTGCTAATTTTGATATACAAAAAATCAAGAATCCTGATATATCTGGTGTAGAATATCAACAGGGAGAACAAATGGGTTTCTGGAATGTTAGAGAATATGTACTTCATAGAGATGGACATAAATGTCAAAATCCTAATTGTAAGAATAAGAGTAAAGAACAAATATTAGAAATTCATCATATTAAGTACAAGAGTGAGGGTGGTTCTGATGCTCCTAGTAATTTAATAACTTTGTGTAATAAATGTCATACATCTCCTAATCATAAAAAGGGGAAATTTTTGTATGATTGGTGTGAAAATGGTAAAAAGGTCAGAGGTTTTAGAGATGCTACATTTATGTCAATGATAAGATGGTACTTATTGGAACAGTTGAAAGAAAAATATACTAACATTAAAGCAACTTATGGTTATTTGACTAAAAATCATAGAATTGAACATGGTATAGAAAAAAGTCATTTTAATGATGCTTTTGCTATAGCTAAAGGTGTTAATCAAGTTAGAAATTTAGAAATATTTAAAGTTGAACAGTCAAGATTAAATAATAGAAGTCTTGAAAAATTCTATGATGCTAAATATATAGATAATAGAACTGGTGAGAAGGTTTCCGCAAGTGAACTTAATTGTGGAAGAAGGACTAGAAACAAGAATTTAAATTCTGAAAATCTTAGAATGTTCAGAGGTCAGAAAATATCTAAAGGTCAAAGAAGAATAAGGAAGCAAAAATCATTGTATCAGCCAAATGACTTGATTAAATATAATGGAAATGTTTATACAGTTAAAGGTAGTCAGAATGAGGGTAAATACATAGCTTTAAAAGAAATCAAAAAAGTACCAAATGTAGAACTAATTAAGCCATATATCTTTAAGAAGGGGTTAAATTGGAGTCATGGATTATCTTGGTAGAAATCATTTTAAGTATTTGTTATTAGTACATCTGATATTTGTATGTAAATACAGAAAAACTTTTTGGTCATATGGATGCTTTGCTTATAATATAGGAAATGTTTCTAAAGAAATGATTGAAAAATACATACAAAGTCAGGGATAGGCTTACATCCACTAATCTAAAGGTATAGTGGTTTATGCCATAATTTATAAAAAGATTCAACAAATCTATAAAATCAAAAACCAAAAAAATAAAAATAATTTTAGAAAAAATATACAGAACGGTTGTTCGATATGATATAATATAAATATAATGGGTTAGAGAGGAGAAGCAGATGAGTATAATAAAAGCGACAAATAAATTTCAGGGAAATTCATTGGAGAAGAATGAGCAGCGTGTTGAAATGATTAAAATAACAAAAGATGATGCTGATTTGCCAATTAAAATTAAAAAACTTATAAAGTACATAGAAGAAAAGGATTTAGAAAAAATTCAATATGTCATAGAAAATATATTGTTTTTTGAAATAGTTTCATTTGATATAATAATTAAGTACATAAATAAATTAAATGGATATGAAAATATAGAAAACGATTTCAAAGAAGTCTATATATTAAAGGCAGAGAATGGATTTAGAAGAACTATGGATTATTTAGTTAGAAGAATGCAATGATTAAAATTATTTATTATAGAGAAACTAAGCTATTCTAAGTCACTATTAAATCTTAGAATAGCTGATAGAATATATTGTAAATTTATATTTTTAATAAAACTAACAAATAAATAAAATGCAAAATATAATGTGTGGAGCGTGAAAAGTGGAAGAATATCAGTTTAACTTAATAAAAAAGCTTTGTGCTGAAAGAAAAATACACAAAGGTTGGTTTAGAAATATTGAAAAATGTGGTTGTGGAGGTAAATGTAATAAGAAAAATTGTAAGATGTTAGAAAAATTATAGGGAGGTACATATGGAAAATCAAACTGAATTAACAGAAAAAGATATAGAGAAAACTTTAAATGCTTTAAATATTATTAAATATATTTGTATAGAATCTAAATATTGCAAAAATTGTCCTCTTGGATATATGAAAAATCTTGATGAACATAATTGTATGCTATATGAATTAATAGACAGAGGGTTACTACCATGTGATTGGAATGCAAAGAAAGTTACAAGATTGTTAGATGCAATAGTTGAACAAAATTAACAAAGAGGAGAAGATATATGATACATGAACTTAAGATATTACCTAAATATTATGAAGCTGTTTCAAATGGTTCTAAATCATTTGAAATAAGATTTAATGATAGAGATTTTAAAATAGGAGACACTTTAAAATTACAGGAATATATAGATGGTGTTTATACAGGAAGGAGTTTACAAAGAGAAGTATCTTATATACTTAATGATTCAAATTATATTAAAAATGGGTACATAATTTTAGGGTTAATAAATAACACAAATCATTATATGTTTAAAGTTGTAAGAGATTATAAAAAAGAAAATTATTTAATATGTAGACAAGGGAAAGTATTCATAGGGTATATTCTTGGGAACTTTGCTTGTTGCAAGGAGTCTTTAGAACAATTTACTATACCATTAGAATATATAGAGAAAATAAGTAGAGTAGAATTTAAACCATTGTAATTAAAATCAAGATTTTAATAGAAAAGGAGTGATTAAAAATGAAGAAAAATCCAATAAGAATTAAAAAATGTGACTGTGGTGGAGATATATATGAACTTAATACACAATTAGGTACTATGTATCAATGTAAAAGTTGTGGCGAGATGTATAGATAGTGCTGAAATATTAGCTAAAGAAGATGAGGTGAAGTCAATGAGTAAAAAAGATAAGCTATCTATTTTTATAAGTTTAATATTAAGACATAAACCAGAAATTATTGGAATTAAACTAGATGAGTGTGGATATGCAGATGTTAATGAATTGATTGAAAAAATAAATAATGCTGGTAGAAATATTAATATAGAAATCCTTGAGCAAATAGTTAAAGAAGATAATAAGCAAAGATACAGTTTTAATGATGATAGAAGCAAGATTAGAGCAAATCAAGGACATTCAATTAATGTTAATGTGGAATTGAGGGAATTAGAACCACCAAAATATCTTTATCATGGAACAGCTACTAGATTTTTAGACAATATTAAAAATGAAGGTATTATTAAACAAAGTAGACTGTATGTACATTTATCAAGGGATATAGATATTGCTGTTAAAGTTGGTAAAAGACATGGTACGCCTGTAATTTTAAAAATTAATACAGGCAAAATGTATGAAAATGGTTATAAGTTTTACTTATCTGAAAACAATGTTTGGTTATGTGAGTATATACCATTTAAATATGTAGAGATTTTTGAGTAGTTAAATAAAATTATTCAGTGAAATAAAAAATGAATGAAGGTGTAATGAAATGAGCAGGTGTAAAGATTGTTTTTACTTTGAAAAAAACAAGATAGAGGAGAGTGGTATATGCAATAAGAAAGAAAAAGAAGTGTATAAAGAGAATAGAAAATGTGAATTTTATGAAAGTAAAAAATGGAAATCAATGAATATAGATGAATTTTGGATTGAAATGGAAAGATGGACAAATGAAAAAGTAAATAGGTATATAATATATTTTTCTGAACATGACAGTATTCAGATTGATATTGTCCAAGATATTAATAGACCTAATAATCCTACTGATGATGAAGTTATAGAAGAATATGTTGAAAATAACTACGGTTATGTAAAATATGAAGTTATTGATTTAGGTACTGTAGAGAACGTTAAGTTGTAAAATTAGGAGGGAATTAAATATGGAGAATATAGAATTAACACCTAGAGATTATTTTGAAGATATTAAAAATAGAAAGCAAAAAAATACAAATGAAAAGCTTGATATAATATATGAAAACTCTTTGATTCTTTTAAACAAATATATTGTAACTGGTCAAAAAAAGGGTGCTAAGAAATTAATGTTTTTACTTGAATGTATTGAAAAAGAAAGAAATGTAATAGAGCTGGGAATAGATACATTTGTGTATAAAGAAGATATAGAAAAATATATTGATGATATATCTAAAAATACAGTAAAAATAATAGAACTTGAAAATTATGAAAGAGAAATACCAGATGAAATAGTAGAAATAATAGAGAAAACAAAAGATATATTTGATAAAATGTATGTTTTGTTTACTGATTATACAGGTAAAATTACAAAGGAAATAAGCAAAGAGAGAAGAGATAAAGACCCAATACTATTTGGTGTTTTTTCAGATGAGAAAAGCAGAGCTATTGTAGATAGATTCTATTATCTTGGAGATTGGGAAGATGAGTATTGTGATTTAACATTAGAGAAAATGATAAATGATTATAAGAAAAAAGGAAGACAAGACATATTAAAACATATAATTACACCTAAATCATTAGATGAGTTAAAAAAAGAATTAGATTCTTTAGAAAAAAATAATGATACATATAAGCAACTTGCCAATATAAAGTCATTACCTACTACAAAAAACTCTAGTGTAGAACCACCTAAATTAAATATATTTAAAAAAATAAAAAATAGAGTATTTAAAAATGAAAAGTAATGTTGATTTAACAGAGAATAGGGATTTTAGAGCTGTAAGAGGAAGAGGCATCAATATTTTAGGTATCGAAGATGCACCAAATAGAATGTTGAATGGTTTTAGTGATTTTGGAATTGGACGTCTTTATGGTAAAAATTTAGAATTTGAATTTAATAAAAATGAAGTATTTTTAACTGGAAATGCGAATGATAGAGAGGAAAAAAAGTTTCTTATACTTTGTGAAGAAAATAAGGTGTGTGTCAGATGTGGAGATGAATTAAAAGAGAGATGGGATAAAGTAAGCATAGAACTATGTAATAAATGTTATGAAATGTTAGATGTTGAGTATAAAAATAAAAAGATAATTAGAGAATTATTTTTTAGAGATAGAGATGTAAATATAGAGTTACTTTAAGAGGTATATAAGAAAAATAAGTAGAGGAGGAATTTATATGAAAGATGTTTGGTTATATAGTTGGGATGATGAATGTTTTAGAAGTGATGAATACGAAAGTAAAGAAGAAGCTGTCGAGGCAGCTAAGGAAGAACTTAAGAGGCTCGGAGAAATTAAACGATGGGTTTATATTGGAAAAAAAGAAGAAGCTGATATTCCCGACATAGATGCAAAAGATGCTTTAGAATGTATTCAAAATAGAATTGATGACGAATACGGAGAATATGGAGAAGATTGGTTTGAAAATATACGTGCTGAAGACATATTGATACTAGAGAGTAGAATAAGCGAAGTATTTAAAAAATGGATAGATGACTTTAAATATAAACCATATTGGTTTGCTGTTAGAGATATAGAAGAAATAGAACTAAAAAATGTTGTTAATTAAAACTAGTATTTTCAATGATGACAACAGTATGACAAGAATAATGAGTATATAAAGGAGTGATGTTTATTAAAGGTTTTAGATGTATATGCAGACATAAGTTTTCAAGGATAAAAGATTGTTATTTGATTACAACAAAAAGTCAGCAGCATACTTGTAAGATTTGGGTGTGTAAATATTGTGGACAAATTGTAGCTGGTTCAACTCCTGTTTATCATCCTAATATGAAAGTCAATGAGTATTGTGTAAAGTGTGAGCTTTTAGCATGTTCAAATAATTATGAAGGATATTGTAACTCTAAAGATAAAGAAATTGAATTTAAGTCTATTTGCTTAGAAGGTAATAAAGAGATTTTGCAGTGTAAAAATTTTGATTTGGAATAAAATTTAGCTTAAGTAGGAGAATTTTAGAATATGAAAATAAATGTACATGTTAAAACTAATAAAATTGGTTCAGACTGTAAGCTGGAGTTTGAAATAGATGATGATGATTTAAAAGATATGTCTGATGAAGAGAGAGAGGGTTATATAGATAAAATTGCATGGGATTATGTTTTTGAAAATTTTATAGATTGGAATTGGTATGAGGTTGAAGATTAAGTTAAAACATTTGTTTTAATGTGATTTTACCTAGTAGGTACAAGGAGGTTTTTAATGAAAGAGCTTTTAGAAGTAAAAAAAATATTTGATAGTTTAGCATCTACATCTAGTAGAAAAGAAAAAGAGAGAATATTAGAAAAATATAAAAATAATAGAATGTTTGTTGAATGTTTACAATTTCTTTTAGATACATATATTGTAACTGGAATATCTAAAAAGAAAATATCTAAGTCATTAAATAGTGTTAATTATAGTAATTTAAATAATATATATGATATGATTGATTACCTATCTAAAAATAACACAGGAAGAGACACTGACATTAAAACTATACAAGTATTTGCGAATCAAAATGAAGAATTGAGAAAATTTATAATTGGATTAGCTACAAAATCAATTAAATTAGGCTTGACATCAAAAACTGCAAATAAAATAATGCCAGGACTTGTAAGAGAATTTGGGGTAATGTTAGCAGAAAATTATGATAAAAATAAAGATAAACTTGGTAATAAAGAATTTATTTTAACACCTAAATTGGATGGAACAAGAATAATAGTAGTTAAAGATAAAAACTCCATTAAAATATTTAGTAGACAAGGACAGATAATAGAAAATTTAATTGATATAGAGAAAGATTTTATTAAAATGCCTGTAGGAGTTTATGATGGTGAATTACTTGCAGAAGGTATCTATAAAAATTCTAAAGAGCGATTTAAAGACACTTTAAAAAGATGTAGAATTAAAGGTACTAAAACAGGATTAAAAATGGTTTGTTATGACTATGTTCAAAATATAAATGACTTTTATGCAGGAGAAGATAAAACACCATGTTATATTAGAAAAAACAAACTTGAAAGGATATTTAAAAGACTTATCAATGAACTAAAATATATTGAATATTTAGAACCATTATATCAAGGTAGAGATATTACAATGATTACTAAATATTTAAGTGAAATGATATCCAATAATGAAGAGGGAGTAATGATTAATATATCTGATGAATCATATCAATGTAAACGTGTAAAAAGCTTACTTAAAGTAAAGGTGTTTAATACATGTGATATAAGATGTATTGATATAGAGGAAGGTGATGGTAAATACAAGGATTTGTTAGGCAGCATAATATGTGATTATAAAGGATATAGATTAGGAGTTGGCTCTGGATTTACAGATGAACAACGTAAGTATTATTTTATTAATCAAAATAAGATATTAGGAAGAGTTATAGAAGTAAAATTTTTCGAGGAAACCAACAATGAAAAAGGTGAACTATCCTTAAGATTTCCTGTTTTTCTAAGAGTTAGAGAGGAAGGTAAAGAAGTTTCTTATTATTAAAAAGATATACACAAAGTATTTAATTGTGCGAATATAAATAATAAAATTATAAACTAAATAAAATACAAAATAACTATTGAAATAAATAAGAAGTTATGTTATTATTATAAATAAGGAAGAGGAACTAAATACAATATGTTAAAGATATAAACTAAATAAAATATAAAACAATAGAGGTATAAATGTATGAATAGGATTTATTTTGCGAAAAATAAAGATATGGAAGATTTTTATATAGGTAATGGTAATAGAATTGGTTTTAAGACATTAGGAGGCTTGAGAGCTTCGTTAACACTTAAAAATAAAAATATTGAACAATATGATTTATATTATATAGATTTAAATTTTAATATTCATAAATTTGTAGATTGGGAGAAGATAAAATGATAAATGTAACTAACCATGCACTAAGAAGATATATAGAGAGAATTAAAGAGTGTGAGAAAAATTGTGTAGAGCAGAATCTAAATTTAAACAAAGAACAATATCAAAAAGATTTAAATAAGATGTTTGAACAAAGTAGATTGATTTACACAGGAAGATTTAATGATAAATATACTGAAACAAATTTTAGGCTAGTTGACAATATCATACTAATAACAGATTTGAGAGATACAAAAATAATAACATTGTATAGAGTTGAATATGGAATTGATAGAGAAACTGACTTAATGATAATTGAAAATTTATTGAAAAAGTTAGACAAAACCGAAAAAGAATATATTAATATAATGGATGAAATATCATCTGAAAAGGACAAATTATTAGCTGAAAGAGAAGGATTGACATCTGAAATAGAAACGCTAAAAGAGACTTTAGATGCTATGAATGAAAGTTTAAAAGTACTTAGTAAGTATATTAATACATTTTCCTATAAAGAAAAACAAGCTAAATCAGAAATGGAGATAATAGCAAAGAAAATAGTTTATAGCAGTATATATAGAAAAGAAATGTTAGAATGTATGAATTAAAAAAGTATTTAGGAGAGATTTATGAAAATAATAGAGCTAAATCAAAACGAAATAAGAGCTATAGATGCTTATCTGTCATCAAACCCTTGCAAGAGCGGATGTGCTTATGATGAAATGCGAAATTCAAGAAAAGATTGTGAAGAATGCGAACTTGAAAGTGCGAGAATAAGTATATTAGAAAAACTAGGATTATTAAGTAATTCTATATAGAAAGGGATGCTATGAATAATATATTTATACCTAAAGAAATAATTATAGGATTCCAAAATAGAAATGGGACTTATACAGGTAAACTTGCTTATGTAATATATAAGGATGAAAATGGAAAATTGAGAAAAGAACAATCTTGGAATTCTTGGAGAGATAAAAATATAGAACCTTTAATATATAAAAATACTCCAATGTCAGGATTTGTATTAAATAAAAAAATAGGTGGTTATAATACAGGATGGAATCATAGACAAACTTATGTTAGGATTTATGATTCAAGAGGATTTGAATTTGAAATAACAGTAGAAAATTTATTATATATATTAGAAAATACAAGCTCTATAAAAGGAAAAGGATTAGAGGGAGAATTTGTATATGGATGGGATGGTAAGGATTTAATACTAATACCAATATCATCTCCAGATTATAAAGAAATCACCGAATTTAATAAGATATTACATAATAAACAAATTATAAAAGCAAAAGATTTAATTATTGGGGCAACATATAGAACTAAACAAAATCAAACTTTTATTTACATTGGGAAATTTGATTATTATAGTTTGTATGGTAAAAAATGTACAGGTAAATATCATTGGTTTTATAATGTTGAGAGGGATGATTTTGAACAATTTAGAAGTGTACTAAATAAGTTAATAAGTATTATAGATAGTGATTGTCATGAAAATTACGCTGATATATTTCATAAAATGGAAGGAAGTTATTTTTATTCACCAATAGATGAATCCAAAAATGAATATATAGAGTATTCATTAGAAGAATTTAAAGAAAAAATGAAAGATGATAAAACATGTTGGGGAATTGAATTTTATGCAAATAGAGAAAAAGTAAGAATATATTCTGATGGTAGAATTAAATATTTAAAAGGACGTAGCACACTCTATACTTATGGTTATAGAGAAGAAAAATATAACAATTTAGAAGAATTATATAACAAAATAAGACCACAATATTTAAACACATATTTATTAAATGGAAGATTATATAGAGAGGGGAAATAATTAATGAATAGTGATAATAAAATAATAACTTTAAAAGAACAAATAAAATTAAAAAAAGAAAAGTTAGATTCAATAAAAAAATTTACACCAAAAACTAATTGTATATTGAATTGGAATAATAAGAAAATTAATATACAAGTACTAAAAAAAGATGAATTAATATTATTAGCATCTATGTTACATTCTTATAATATGTCATCTAAAAATTTAGGCTTCAATCTTGTAATGAGTGGTTATGATGTACAAGATTGGATAGATGATATAAAAAGTAAATTAGATATATTAACTATAAATGAGGAAAGAAGTAAACTTGAAGAGATGGAAATAAAATTAATGGAATTATTATCTAATGAAAAGAAGGTTGAATTAGAGATAAATAAAATAGAGTCTATGTTATAAATATAAAAGGAGTGATACTGTGAGGTTTTGGTGTGAGAATTGTAATAAATACTTCAATGTAGAAGAAACATTACAAGAATACTATTATTTCTTAAATGAAGATGTAATAGTATGTCCTAGTTGCAAAAGAGATTTAATACCTATAGCTAGTAAAACAGAATTATCATTAGGTTCTGATAGTGATACAAACCAATTAGCTTATGTTGAATATGATTGTGGTGATTATAGTTTACTTAGAAAGGTAAATGCAGATATTGAAGATGTAGTAAAACCCATAATACATTACATAAAAAGTTTAAATAAAAATAGTTTAGATTTAAATGGGATTACAGAATAGTGCGGAAAGCCCACTCCTTTAGGTGTGGGATGGATAGCACAAACAGTGTATAAAAAGTATTGACACATACACGTATAATGTTAATACTTTGTATTCTGCCCTAGATATAAAAGAAAAATATTTAATATAGAAGGTTTAGAAGATAGATTTAAAACATTAGTTAAAAATAAGTGTAAGGAAATGGATATCGAAATTGTTGCAATAGAATGCGATAAAGACCATACACATATGTTTTTAAATAGTCTTCCGACTCTAAATCCTTCTGATATAATGCAAAATATAAAAGGCTATACAAGTAAAATATTAAGAGAAGAATTTATTGAATTATCAAAAATGCCTAGTTTATGGACTAGAAGCTATTTTGTATCTACAGCAGGAAACGTATGTAGTGAAACTATTAAAAAATATGTGAAAAACCAGAAAACAAGATACTAGAAAGTGAGGTGAACACTATGTCAAATTATATATTAACATTGCAATTAAAAACAGAAAAGTTTCAAGAAGACATTATATGTAATGCTTTTGATAAGTATAGAAAAGTATATAATTCATGTTTATCAGAGCTATTTAAAAGATATAACCACATGATAGAATCTAAAGAACACCAAGCAAATTGTAAATATAAGGGTAAAGATAGAAATAAAATATTTAGTGAAATTAATAAGAAGTATAATTTAACAGAGTATTCACTTCATAAGTTTGTTAAATTTATTGGTAAATATTATAAACTACATTCTGCTATAACTCAGAAGATAGCTACAAGATGTTTTAATGCTTTTAATAAGTATATCTATCATCAAGCTAAACGAGTTAATTATATTAGATATAATGAATTAACATCAATAGAAGGGAAACAAAATTCAACTGGTATTAGTTATAAAGATGGTATTATTAAATTTAATAAGATGACTATTCCAGTAATAATAAAGAATAATGACAATTATGCTCAAAGAGCGATACAAGATAAAATAAAATATTGTAGAATACTTAAAAAAGAAATTAAGGGTAAAATTAAATGGTATGTACAATTAGTCTTAGAAGGAATTCCACCTAAAAAAACAACCAATCAAGGAAAAATAAAAGGACAAATTGGTTTAGGTAATGTAGGTATAGATATTGGAACTCAAACTATAGCTATATCTAGTAAATGTGATGTTAAGTTATTGGAGTTAGCTCCTAATGTTAATAATATAGATAGGCAAATAAAGTTAATTCAACGTAAAATGGATAGAAGTAAACGTGCAACTAATCTTAATAAATTCAATGATAATGGTACTATAAAACAAGGAAATAGAGATAAGTGGATATTTAGTAATCACTATCTTAAATTAAAAAGACTAAGAAAAGAGTTATATAGAAAACAAGCTGAAATAAGAAAACAAGACCACTATATATTAATTAACAAATTACTAAATTTAGGCAATAAGTTTTATGTTGAAACGATGAGTTATAAAAGACTTCAAACTAGAGTCAAGGATACTACTATTAATGAAAAAACTGGTAGAATTAATAAAAAGAAACGTTTTGGAAAATCATTAGCAAATAAAGCACCATCAATGTTTTTGACTATGTTAGACAATAAGTTAAAATATAATAATGAAAGATTATATAAGATAGATACTGCTAAATGTAGAGCCAGTCAATATAATCACTTTTCAGATGAGTACAATAAGAAGGAATTAAAAGATAGATGGAATAATGGTATGGACATTCAAAGAGATTGCTATTCTGCATTTTTAATAATGAATGTTAATGAAGATTTAAAATCAATCAACAGAGAATTGTGTGTTAAAACATATGATAACTTTAAAATATTACATGATAAAGAGATAAATAGATTAAAAAAATTAAAATTAAATGGTTATAAATTAATATCTAGTATGGGGATATAAAAACTATATAGGTTGAGAAACGAGCCTAATATTAATGTTAATGGTGTCAACAGATACTTTGTTAATAAAAGTCTTAGGGAATATGATTAGTGATAATATGTTGTAGGTTATGATTTATTATAACTGAGAGTATTGTAGAAATTCATGTAGTACCTAAGAACCCCACGCCTTTAGGCGTAGGAGTTTCAGAATAACAATGAATGGTAATATATAAGAATAAAAAGAAGGATATTATAAGAGATGAGTCGATGTATGATTATGGGATGTCTTTGTCATCTATTATGAAGGTTATCTTAAATCATCAAGAAGATATAGAAAAGTTAAAAGAAGAGGAGGTAGCAGAATTTATAAAAAATAAATTAGAAAATGAGCATGATTGTGATGAATTAAAAATAATAAGTGAGGTATTTAATGAAATATATTAAACATGTAGATAATGGAGTAATGAGAGCAATAGGTATTGATAATTATAAACCTTTATTAAACATCATAAAAGAAAAAGTGAATTTAGAATCTAATTAAAACAGTTTTAATTAGCGAGGTGATACATATGGGATTAGATTTAGGTTTTTATTCAGTAAAAACAAAAGTTACAGATTTAGATATTTATTTAAATAAAACAAGAGGTGAGAAATATAAGGAATTGAATAATGATGAAGAAGAGTTTTATAAGTTTGAAGAATTATTAGATATTGATATATCTTTAGAAGATTGGTCAGTTATTCGTATGATATATAAAGCCAAATGGGAAAAAGGTTATGAAAGTTATGAAGATGAAGCCATACTTATTACAAAGGAAGATTTGGAAGATTATATAATTCCTTTTCTTAAACAAAAAGATATAAATTCTAAGATATACAATAAGGATAAAGAGTATTATTATAAAAATGATAAAAAAGTAACAGTTGATGATAGGTATACACAGGAGTTTTGGGATTTAGTATTAAAAGAATTTCAAAAAATGTTAAACATAATTGATTTTGAAAAACATAGTTTAATTATTATGTATTGGTATTAAGATAATAATTTTAATTTATTTGGAGGTTTATAATAATGAAAAAAATGTACATAGCAATTAATTCAGACTTAAATATGAGTCCAGGCAAAGTTGGAGCACAAGTTGCACATGCAGTTTATGATTATTTGTATAACAAAATTTTAGACACTGTTTCTTGCTCTTATGAAACAGAAATAATAGCACATGAATTAATAGATTTAAAATGTGATTTAACGTCATTTAAGAATAATGGGGATACAATATGTATATTAAAAGCTAAAGAGGCACAATTATTAAAATTTAAAGAAAAAGGTTATTTAACTATAGTGGATAGAGGATTAACAGAAATTCCTAAAAATAGCATAACATGTGTTAACTTAGGAATATTTAATGAGGATGAAATACCATCTACAATTAAAAGATTGAGATTATATTAAGGAGAAAGACAATAAATGTATTCTAAAGGTGATGTAGTAAAAGTATGGTGTTATCAATGTGAAAGGATAGAATTTCAAGAATTTGTAGGATATTTTAATTCTTATTTTGATAATTATAAATTAAAGAAACGATGGAAATGCTCTAAGTGTGACGTCATCAATAATTTTTAAGAGTTTAATTAATGGAGGAATGAGTTATGAAAATAAAGAAAATAATTTTAGGATTAGATAACTTAGAGAATGTAGAGTTGGGTATTGGAGATGTAGGAGGTTTTTATTTAGATAATATACATGAAATTATTGGAGGATTTGCTTTGAGTTATATAGGTAAATGCAAGAAGGCAGATTATTTACATATACAAATACATAAACGTGTTGATGAAATTCAAAGATTGCATGATTATAAGGATATTACAAATGTAAAGATAGAATACGAAAACGGAAGTGTGGAGGATATATATGTACCTTATAAACAAGAAGGGGATTTCTTGGGTTTAGATAATCTTTATCAAACTTCTTTTATTAGTAAACGAGGTTATTTACATATAGTTATCTCTAAGGATAAAACAGTAGAAGAAGTCTTCAATGAAGAATTTGAGGATGATGAAGGGGTAGAATTTAGTTTTAATATGTATGGAATATAAAACTTAAAATGGAAGGAGATGAGCAAATATAATTAACTCTTTTAAGAAATTAATAAAGTCAAAATATATAAAAAATAACGAATCAATAAAACCATTAGAAAGAATTTTTGAATATGAAATAAGAATCAAAGAAAAAAGAACATATTTTAATTTAGAATTATTGATTTATGAAAAAAGAATTAAGATAATTAAAAAAATATTTTTAAAAGATATACTATGCCATTATCGAAGAGATATAGAACAACTCGTCATTTATGACCTGGATAAATATCTTAATATGACAGATAAAGAAATGGAGGAATATATTATAAATTTAATAAAAGATAAAATAAAAGAAGAGTATGGGGAGAATAGACTTCCTGAAATACTAATGGAAAAATTTATAAAACTCGAAAGAAAAGGTTCGGTGACTGTAGACGTACAGGATTTAATAGAGGGATAATAAATAACAAGTTAAAATACAGGTTTTAAAAGGAGAATAATAAATGGAAGTTCAAGGGAAATATAACAAAGCAAAAATATTTACAGATAATGTAGATAGTACAACAATAAGTCAAATAATAAATTTATGTAATCAAAAGGAATTTAAAGAATCTAGTATAAGAATTATGCCTGATTGTCATGCTGGTAAAGGATGTACAATAGGAACGACAATGACTATAAGTAATAAAGTAGTGCCAAATCTGGTAGGGGTGGATATAGGTTGTGGAATGGCTACTATTCCATTAGAAAAATATATTAATAATATAAATTATACAAAATTAGATAAGATTATAAGAGATTATATTCCTCATGGATTTAAAATACATAATAAGTCAAGAGAAAAACTATTAAAGAATTTATTTAATATAGACATAAATAATCTTAGATGCGAGGTGAATAAAAATAGAGCATATATGTCGTTAGGAACTTTAGGTGGAGGCAATCACTTTATAGAAGTTGATAAAAGTGAAAAAGGTCAAATGTATCTTACTGTTCATACAGGTTCAAGAAATTTAGGAAAACAAATAGCTGATTATTACCAAGACAAAGCTATAAAATATTGTATTGAAAAATATAAAAAGTCATATGATGATGCAAAAGAGTTTTTAATATCTACTCTAAAAAAAGACAATAAAGAACATTTGATAAATAAATATTTGAAAGACCTTAGTGATAGAAAATTGAATAAGCCACATGATGATTTATGTTATTTAGAAAATGATTTAATGGAAGATTATTTACATGATATGAGTATAGCTCAAAAATACGCTGCTGCAAATAGAATGGTTATAATTGCGGATATATTGTTTAAATATAACAGCCTAGATGTAAATTATGACCATTTTATAAGAGATATTAAATGTGATGTTATAGAATGTATTCATAACTATATAGATATGGATAGTAAAATACTTAGAAAAGGAGCAATTTCTGCAAATAAAGATGAAACAGTAATAATTCCAGTAAACATGAGAGATGGGATTATATTAGGAAAAGGTAAAGGTAATTCTGAGTGGAATTATTCAGCACCACATGGAGCAGGAAGAATTTTATCAAGAGGAAAAGCTAAAGAAAAAATATCTTTAGATGAATTTGAAGAATCTATGAAAGAAATATTTACAACTTGTGTAGGTCAATCAACACTAGATGAAGCACCACAAGCATACAAACCTATAGAGGACATATTAAACAATATAGGAGATACTATTGAGATAATGGAGGTGTTAAAACCAGTTTATAATTTTAAAAGTAATTAAAATGAAAAATTTAATAGATGAATTTAGGAGGAAATACTAATGGGAATGTATACAGAATTTGTATGTGCGATTGAATTAAAAAAGGATACGCCAAAAGAAGTTATTAATATATTAAATAACATGATAGAAGGAGAAGATAGATATGATATTACACCACCTCACCCATTCTTTGAATGTCGTAGATGGAGATGGTTATTTATAATGGATAGTTATTCTTTCTCAGGTAGGAGCAATACGATGTTTGAGTATGACGATATAGCAAAAACATATTATTTAACTATTAGAAGTAACTTAAAAAATTATGATGATGAAATAAATAAATTTTTAAATTGGATAAAACCATATATACAAATACATTGTGAAGACGATGAATTTTTAGGATATAGTCGATATGAAGAATGTCGTAATCCAGAATTAATTTATTATAATGAAATACAATAAAATCTTAATTTTAAATGGAGGTACATATGAAATTTGAAGATAACATGATTAAATCTTTTAGAGAGGTTAGAGTTGGAGACATTATACTTGCAGGTAATAACAAGTATTTAATAATATCAATATTAAATTATTTTGGATATGTGAACTTAGATACTGGTGATTGTAGTTCTGGCTTTAGATCAATTGAAGAATTAATGAAACAATTCGATAAACAAACACGATTTATTCAAAATGATAGATTTAAATTAATACTAGATTAATATAACATAAAATTTTATTTTTATAAGAAAGGTAAATTGAATATGTGTAAGTTTTGTGAAAGTATAATTGATAATACAAAAGATATACTTTTAACCTCAAGAAGTAGATTATTAGAAGACAATACATGTGAAATTATAGCAGAAGATAATTGTAATAATTGTTATGATGGATGTTATGAATATTTCAAACTAAACGGATATAAAATCAGGGGAAATACATATGTTAATGTCGACTACTACAAAAAAATTAGAAAAATAATAATTGCTCCATGTTCAGAATCAGTACATATAAACTATTGTCCATATTGTGGTAAACAAGTTTCTAAAGATATAAAAGATTTTAATTGTATTCCTGAGCATATAGTAGATGTTAGATATAAAAATGGTGATGTATATGATTATGATATGGAAAAGTCTGTACAAGAAGTCATGGATAATGCAAATAATAATTAAATAAAATGATACTTTTAATAGGGGATAAATATGAATCTTTGGTCTAAAATTGAAGAACCAGTGATGAGAGCAGTAAGTGGAATAGTATTTAATATATGGGGAAATGTTTGTTTTTCCATATATTACATAGAAGAAAATAAACAAATAGAGTTAGAAATATATGATAGACCTTATAGATATGAAGGTAAAAAAAATAGTTGTTGAGAAGTTATTTGATTACAAGTTAATAAATGCAGATTATAAAGAAATACATGATATTGTTTCTATGATAGAAAGATTTTTACTAGAAAATTATTAAAAGGAGATATTTAAAATGAATAAAGGAATTAAAAACTATATAACAGCAGTGAATTACTTACTTGATAATTTAGAGTATATGATGGAGGATGACGAATTTAATAATGAAAAGTTACAGAAAAGAATTGATGTAATTAGAAAATTTGAAAGAGAATTATAAGATGGGAAAAATAAAAAATGGAGAAATAGATACTGAAGATTATAGGCTTTTTAAAAACATTCAAAAAGAAAAAGATAGAGTATATAGTAAGTACATTAATGAAGAATACATAATGGAAGAATTCATAAACTACTTAAGATTGGAAGATAAAGATTATACTACAGAAATATTAGAAAGATATGCACGATATATTGATGAAAATTTAGACAATCGTTGTCCATATTGTGTATATAATATTTGTAGTGAACATGATAATTGTTTTGATGGAATACTTGAAAATTTAAAAGAAAAAATTAAAATAAAATAAAATAAATATTTTAATAGGAGAAAAATAATTATGAAATTAATAAATGGAAACAGAAGTAGTGGGAAAACTACTGCATTAATAAAGTATGCTTATGAAAATAATGCACTTATATTATGTCATTCTATTGCTAATAAAAATTACATAATTAGTTTAGCAAAAACAATGAATTTAGATATAATAAACCCAAAAACATTTAAAGAATACATGTTTAATGGAAGTAAAATATATGATACAAAAGCCATAAATGGAATATCTTTAAAAATAGACCCTCATATAAAAATAGTGGTAGATGATATAGATTGTTGCTTAACATCCATTCTTGGGCAACATATAGATTGTGCTACTGGAACAATTCAAATAGAAAATCTAAATAATATTTAAAGGAGAGCTAAATGATAAAATATTGTAAAGAAAAGTGGATAAAAAATAAAACAAGATTACATGAAGCATTGTTAGAGTCTGATTTCATTAATCGTGATAGTTACTGTAGCTATGAAGATTTGGTTAAATTATCTGTAAAACATATTTTGAATGACAATATAAATGAAGATGATGAGTGGGATGTCGACAATATAAGTGAAATAGATAATGGAGATTATCAAGGTACTTTATTATATTTAATACCTAAAAAAACATACCAACCTAATGAATATGAATATCTTATGACATATGTTGGTTATGGAAGCTGTAGTGGCTGTGATACATTAATAAATGTACAAGATAGTGACTCTGAAGATAGTATTGAAGACTATATGTGTTTATGCAAAGATATAATATGTAACATTATAAAACCATATAATTTTGGATGGAGAGAAGATGATAAATATAATGTTGTAAATGATTAATCAAAATTTCAATTCTAAAAAATTCATTTAACCAATTCAAAAATTCTAAATATATATTCTTATTTACAATTCAATTAAAAATAAAGGAGTGAAATTATATTGAAAAGATTTTTATTAATAGGGGTATTAGGAACAATGTTAATAGGAATGTCTGGATGTACAGGGATACAAAGCTCAATGAAAGATGCTGAAAGTGATGTATCAGGGCTTAATAGAACTGTAAATGTATATTCAGATAATGGCGAGGTATTAAAAACATATACAAGTAAAAACATGAGAGTTAAAGATGGAGATGGTGGTACTATAACACTAGATTTTGATGGTAAAAGGGTGATTATATGTAATGCTCATGTAGTAATAGAAGAAAATTCATCTAATAAATAAAGGAGAGTTAAATGTTTAAAGTCTTAAAAACAATTCTTATAATAATTTGGGTAGTAGATATTTTAAACTTCCCACAATTTCAATTCTTAGATACAACATATCCAATCAATACCTTAGCATGGTTGCTAATCTGGATTCTTATACCATCAAGTAGTATATATATTGACAAAAAAGAATAAAAGAAAGGAGTATTAATTTGATTTTAAATATTGCTGCAATTTTTAATTTAGGTTGTATGGTAGCTAATTACTTGCAAGATAATACTAATAGGATACTACTTAATGGATTTTGTCTTATAGCATTATTATTATTGAATAATGACTTAGATTAAAAGTATTATTTTAAGGAGGTTAATGTGTGATAGGTAAATTAAATTTTATTGAAATATCAAAAGATATATCTGATGATGAGCTTAATGATTTGTTGGTAAAACACCCAGATGCAGTCATGTTTGTAGATGAAGAAATGATAACTAGATGGAATAAACTAAAAAGTAAAGACAAATAAAAAAAGGAGAGATGTTTATAAGTAGTACAAATAGAGGTAATGTAAGAGATTTTCATATAAGTGATTACTATAGAACTCCAGTTATAAAAATTAAAGAGTTTTTAAATGAATTTAGTAAATATGAAGATATATTCAATTCAAAGATAAACATATTAGACCCATGTGCAGGTGGAGACAGTACGAATCCAATGAGCTACCCAACTGCAATTCAAGAATTTTCAAATCAAGATATTTCAATAGATACAGTAGATATAAGAGATGATTCAAGGGCAAATATAAAGCAAGATTATTTAAAGTTTCAGCCCAAAGAAAAATACGATGTAATTATTACTAATCCTCCCTTTAATTTAAGCTTGGATATAATTAATAAAGCTTTAAATGATGTAAGAGAAGGTGGTTTCGTTATTATGTTGCTAAGATTAAATTATCTTGGAGGAAAAGTAAGACAAAGGCTGTGGGGAAATAATATGCCTAAATACATATTTGTTCACAATAGAAGAATGAGTTTTACAGATGATGGAAAGACAGATAGCATAGAATATGCTCATTTTGTATGGCAGAAGGGGTATAATCCAAAATTTTCTCAGTTAAAAGTATTAATAAGTCAATGAAATAGAGGTGTAAAGTGAAAGTTAAATACGTTGTATTTGAATGGGAGATTACATCAAAAAATGATGGCCAAAAACATTTTATAAATTTTAGAGATTTAATTAAATTATATGGAGTGTCGCCAGGAGAATGTATAAGAGCAAAGAATTATTACGAGAGAAATGGTTTAGACCTTAAAGATATAAAATTTCTATATCCAAGGGATGATGGAAAATATAAACTATAAAATGTCAGTTTTAAATTAAAAAACATGGTCTCGTATATGACATTCTAAGGTTTTGTAAAAATGACTGCTTGTGTTTATACCTTTATTGCTTAAAATGGCGTATACGAAGTTTGTGAAAGGTAGTGATTTCAATACTTATAGATGAACAAAAATATTATAATTTATTAGAAAAGAACAGAGAGTTAAATATCAAAATTAGTGAATTGAATGAAGAAATACTATTTTTAAAAGAAGAGAATAAAGAATATGAAGAAGTTTTAGATAAGTGGCAAAATGTAAAAGAAGAAATTAAATCTGCATATGAAATTAGAAGAAGGCTAAATAGAAAACATGGAAAGTTAGAAATGATATGGCATAAAATTGAGGATTTGTAATGGATACAAATAAAATATATGAGAAAAAAGAATATATTATTATCAAATCTAAAACTGGATATATTGTTTATAATACAAATAAAAAATTTGAAGAAGGGCATACTCATTTAAAAAGTTACAATGCTGCTAGAACAGTAATTGATTTAGCTATCAAAAAGAAGATACCAAGAAGCTATTCTGTATACTTTATAACAAGTCTTAAAAGAATTTCTAATGATATAAACTATATAAAATCTATAAATAAAATCATAGAAATAAGAGGTAATAAAGGTTTAAAAGAAAAATATATAAATTCTAAAAAAAATCTAAAATGATTATTAAATAGGTGGAAAAATAACTTATGTCATACAATTGTCATCAAGATGTAAAGGAGGTAGTGATTAATATTTGAAATCTTATAAAGAAAAACAGTTTTTAGTATTTGAATTTGAAGATGGGAAGAATGTAAAATATAATTTAGCAACAGGAGAATGTATTGGTAAATCTGGAAGGATTGTAAAAGATGTATGCACTCAGCTTAGAGGATATGATTTACATGAGGTAATAAATTCTTTTGAAGATGAAAATTATAAGTGTTTTTTAAATTTTGTAGACGGAAGAGTAAATAGAAGTAAGAGTAGCAGAACTTGGGGAAGGAGAGTTGAAAGAATAAGAAATATAGGAAGTTTTTTAAATGAAATAAATAATTATTCTGAGTATGAACAATTATTCTCAGCAGGATTAAAAAAAATAATTTATCCGATACATTGTGATATTAAGAGTATACCTAAAGGTCTTATTTCTATCTGTAGGAATCATAGTATTACTTTGAGTGACCGATTGATACAAGGGTATAGTAAAAACCCAAATTTATATAATAATTTATTAAGTTTAGAATTGAATTCAATAAGAAAAACTAATTTAATTTCAATTCTTGATTCTGGTTATGATAGAATAATATTTGATAGATTAATAAACATATATAAATATAAACCTCAATCACTTATAAATTATATAGATAATCTGATGACATATGAAGCATTAAATGGGCTTGAAAGCACTCTAAACGAATTATATGACTATGTTGTTATGATGAGTGTAATAAGTGATAAATATGAAAAATATCCAAGACATTTCTTAACAACTCATAAAATAGCATCTCGAAATTATAATCGTCTTAAAACTCAATTTGAAGAAGAAGTATTTAATAAAAGAATAGACAAGTCACTAGAATATTCATATCAAGATTATAAATTTATATACCCTAAAAATACAAATGAAATTAAAGATGAAGCAGTACAACAAAATAATTGTGTAAGTAGTTATATTCAAAATGTTATAGATGGAAAATGTCATATATTATTTATGAGAAAAAAGGATAATCAAAGTAAAAGTTTAGTAACAATTGAAGTTAGAAATGGCAAAATAGTCCAAGCTAAAGGTAAATATAATAGAGATGTCAATGAAAGAGAGCAAGAAGCAATTGATAAATATAATAATAGAATAGAAAGGATGAAGAAAATATGTTAATAGAAGGAACTAAAATAAGATTAATGAAAGAAATACAAGGTTTTGAGATGTTAAAAATAGGAGATATATTTGTTATTACATCTGTGGGAAACAATGGAGCTATACATTTCAAAACAAATTATGGGATGGGATTCATGAATTATAGTGAATTAAAAAAATATTTTGAAGTTGCAATAGAGACTAAGAAAAAAGAACATATTTGGAGCGAATGGAGAACTGCGACTGTATTTGGAACAAATAAAACTTGCACATATAGAACAAATGGAAAGAAAGTAGAAGTTAGAATGGGAGATTTTAAAGCATCAGCTACTTGCCATGATTCAGATGAGTTTGAATTAAATAAAGGTGTTGAGTTATGTCTGGCAAGAATTGAAGTTAAAAAAGCAAATAAACAGGTGAATTTAGTATTAGATAAAATAAATAATAAAGAAATTTAGGAGGTTAGAATGAGTTGTAAATTTAAAGAAAGATGTGAGAATAAAAATAGAGATTGCGATTATTGTTGTTATAATCCAAATGCATATTTAGAAGATGCTTTTGAATGGAATGGAGAAGGGAGAAAGCCAACAGACGAAGAGTTAGATGATGCTCTTGAAGAATAAATAAGTATTTAAAATTATCATTTTAATATGATTGGAGGTCTTTATGAGGTGGAGAAATATATTAGTAACAAGTGTTTTAGTAATGGGTAGTAGCATACATATATTTGCTAATACTAAAGAAATGAGTACTAGCAGGATGGATAAAAATATTGTAGCAGATACAGCTAAAAATATTAACTTAATGTATAAATATGAGTGGGAGCAACACAAAAACAGTTCTGAATATAAATTAGAAATCAAGAGAATTAATTTAGAAAAGGGGTTAGGAATAAAAATAGAAAAATTGATTCCTGTAACATGGGAAGTAAGTTACTATACTTCTTTAAACTGTGAAAATAGTAAATATGGAGCTATTACAGCTACAGGAGAAAAATTACAATATGGGTTTGTGGCCAATAATCATCTTAAATTTGGAACTAAAATATTAGTTGATGGAAATTTAAAGGTGGTTAAAGATAGAGGTTCTAATAAATATTTTGGTAATTCTAATGCTATAGATGTATTTGTGCCAAGAATAAAAGGGGAGAGTGATTATAAGTATTATAAAAGGGTGAACAATATGGGAAGACATTATAAAGAAGGTTATATTATTGTGGAAGGTTAGGAGTTGATAAATTGAAAGTAAATGGAATAAAAATACCAGGAATTATTGATGTATCAAATGTGTGTGTTTATGGAATTAAAGAAAGTATAATTTCGAGTGGTTATCCTATGCAGCAACAGATTAAAGATATGAGAGAAGTAAATATTTCAGAAAAAGATTTACAACGAGCATGTCAATTAGGCAAATCAAAACAAGGTTCAGGCCATGATTGCTTCTCTAAAGGAATTATTGTCCAAATGGATTTGCAATGGTCAGAATATATGTGGAGACAGTGGGATAGATATCATCATAATGACTATGTATCTAGTCAAAGTAAAATGCACAGATTGACCAAATTTAATATTGATGATATGTGTAATAAGTATGTTGATAAAAATACAATAAATTTCCTGAGTGAATTGATTTACGATTACAATAATTTTCAGGAATTAAAGTTAACCGCATCTGATGAAATCATTCTTAGAAATGGAGAAAAAGTTGAAGCCACAAAAGAAACTCTTTGGAAAATTATAATATCAAATTGTCCATCAGGATTGATGCTAACTGCAAGAGTTACATTAAATTATCTACAAATAAAATCTATGATAAATCAGAGAAAAAATCATAAAATGGAAGAATGGAGGATTTTATGTGATTTCTTTAAAACATTACCAAAATATAAAGAATTAATGATGTAATCATATTAAAAGGAGAGGTTAAATGAAATTAGGAATACCACAAATTTTAGTAATAATAATATACGTTATGCAATTAGGAGTGTCTTTAGCTAATAATGGAAAGGTAAAAGAAATGAAAATAAGTTTTGGAGTATCTACAATTTCAAAGCTAGTAATTTTTGGTTTATTGTATTGGGGAGGATTTTTTAGTTAAAATAAATAAAATTAAAAATAAGTATTGAAATAATAAATAGAACATGTTATTATAAGTATATAGAAAAATTAAGAATGATTACAACTGAATAAAATACAAAATAAAAGAGGAGGATATTTATGGCGAAAAAAAATGTAAATTACAATGAGGTTTTTGTTAGTGGGGAAGTGTTAGATATATTAGCAGCAGAAAGAGTAAAAGAAGGAACTCCACAAGAAGCAATAAAGTTTAAACTTAATGTTGCTATATCACAAGATAAGAATGAAATAGTTGATTATTATGGAAGCATATACACATCTGCTGGAGGAGTTAATAAGATATCACAGGGATTAGAAACAGTTGTGAATGATATTGTAACTAGAGCAGAAGAGGGTAGAGGAGAAATAGTTAGATGTACTTGTCAGTTAGATGATAATACATATTATAGTGATGGAGAAAAACATGAAGGATTTAGAATACAAGGTAAATTTTGTAACAGACAAAAAGATGCAAAACTACCTATAAAGGCAGGTATATTATGGAGGGCATATGTATACTTGGAGGAAATAATAAAAATAGAAGAAGGATTAGAAGTAATAGGAATAATGAATAAATACAATGATAATGGATTTAGAGTTAGACTTGTAATTGATAATACAGAAGTAATAAAAGAATTTGAAAAGCTATATAAAGTGGGAGATGTACCACAATTAGAAGGAGATATAGTAACTGAGATAATAGAAGGAACTGGTGGATTTGGTACAGGGAAAAAAGATAAAATAATAAAATATCTTAGAATAACTGGAGGTTCAGGAAATAAGATATCAAAAGACAATGATTTTGGTGAAGATGGGAAGCCTAATCCATTCTATAAGGATAATATAGTAGCCATGATAGATAAAATGGAAGAAAAAGAAAATGCCATGAAAGAAAAAGATGCACAAAAGAATAACATAAATATTGAAGAATCAGATTTACCATTTTAATTAATATTTATAAACTAAATAAAATTTAAAGGAGAGTTTTATGGAAGAACAAATAGCTAACATAGAGAGTGAAGTAAAACAATTAAAAGATGTAATAAGAAAAATGGTTGGAGATTTAAAAGAAAATGAGAATAAAGATTCATTAATACCATTTCGCAGAAGTGAAAATATAAAAGATTTATTAGTAAGTTTAGTTGATTTTCAAAAAGAGGTAGAAAGTATTGAAAAGAGTTCTAATAATCCATTTTATAATAGCAAATATGCAAATTTAGATGATATTCTAATAACAATAAGACCAATATTAGCAAAATTTGATTTATGTATAACTCAATTTCCCATTTCTGGTGGAAACAATTCAGTATCAATTAAAACTGTATTATGGCATTCTAGTGGTCAGTTTATGGAGTCCGATAGTGTACCTATAAAACCGAGTAAATTAGATATTCAAGGATATGGAGCAACAGAAACATATAGTAAGCGTTATGCACTAGGTGGCTTACTTCAATTATCATTTTGCGAGGATGATGATGGCAATTCTCAAGTTGAACCTCCTAATAAAAAAAATACATCTCAAAATATTCAAAGTACCCAACCTAAGCGTTCTGGAAGAATATAGAATAATTTAAAAGGTCGCTCAATTAGGGCGACTTTTAAACATCAACAATAAGAAGGAGGAGAATTATTGGGAAGAAAAATAACTTGTAGATACTGTAAAGAAAAATTTCTAGCTGAAGATATATACTCAGTGATTCATATTACTAAAACGGGTAGAGAAGAAAAACGAAATTATTGTTGTGAATTACACTATAGATTAGAAGAAAGAGAGAAATGGCTATGGAATCAAATTTTATTAGGAATAGATAGTATTATTGGTTACAAATGTATCGCAAAAAATAAGACTAAAATGATAAAAGAGATGTTAGATAACGGTTATACAAGAGAAGATGTTTATAATTGTATTTTAGAAATGAAAAATCAAATAATTGACGCTTTAGAGTTTAGAAAAGATATAGAAAATGAATATCAAAAACTATGCTATATATTTACAATATTAAAAAATAACATAAGAGATGTTACAATTGTAAAGAAAAATATACAAAGAAAAGAGAAAAAAGAAACTGAGATGGATTTAGTAGACATACCTGAAGAAACAATGAAAATTCCAGTAGCGAGAAAAAAAAGAACAACAACCTTAAAGGATTTAATAAAGGAGGTTGGAGAAAATGGTATTAGAAAATAGAGGGAATATTGAAAGCCTTGTGATATCGGTTCTGTTGCAAGATATAAGTATAATTGCTGACTATCCTCTATCTGAAAATGACTTTACTTTTCCGAAAACTAAATTTTTTTACAATCTCATAAGAGAATTAAGTACAAAATATAAAGAGATAGATGAAGTGACGGTATCAGCATTTGTAGGAATGTCTCCTTCATTAAATGAATTATATGAAAAATATGGTGGTTGGGAAAGCATACAAAAAGTTAGAGATTTAGGAAATATACACAATCAAAAAAAATATATAGATGATTTAGAAAAATCTAATCTTATAATAAGGCTAGAAAGTAAAGGCTTTAATATAGATAAGGAAATTGAAGTGGAAGGTGTAAAAGTAAAACCAATAGACTTATTTCCTTCTATGACTGCATCTCAAGTTCATGATTTTTATGAAATGTTATTAGCAGATAGTAGTATTAATTTAGTTGGAAATGATGTTGTTATAGAAGACTTGCATTATACTTCAGAAGAAATATTAAAAAAGAAAAATAATGAAGATGATAACTCAGCTAGTTTTTCAATAGCTTTAAGATGGCAAACTGATACTGGAGAAGAAAGATATGTTCAGGGTATGCCTATGTTGAGTAACATAATAGATGGAGTAGGGCACTCAAATGGTATATATTTTATAGCAGGTCATAGTGGCACTGGAAAAACAACTTTTACTTTAAATATGGCTATGGGGCTAGTAGAATCTGATTGTAAAGTCTTGATAATAAGTAACGAACAACAAAGTGAATACTACAAACAGATATTAATAACATATATATCAAATGCTATATTTAATTGTCATACAATGACTAGGAGAAAAGTTAAAAATTTTGATTTTACAATTGAAGAAGAAAAAACTTTCTACTTAGCAAATAAGTTTATTGAAGAGAAATATTCAATACCAGGAAAACTTAAATTTATATCAATGTATGATTTTAACACTGAAAAAATAAAAAAAATAGCCAAAAAATTAAGTTTAAGTGAAGGCTATGATACTTTGATACTTGATACTTTCAAAGCTGAAGATGCCTCATCAGGAAATTCTACAGGTGAAATGAATGAAGCAGCTAGAGATTTTGATAAGTTTGGAAAACAAATGAGGATGAGGATAATTTTTCCTATACAATTAGCAACTTATACTGAAGGGAAAGTCAGTTATTTGACTGCTGCTTGTATATCAAATGCAAAACAAATTAAAGAGGTGGGGCATACAATAACATTGATGAGAAAAATAATACCAGATGAACTAAATCCCGAAAAAGATAGATATTTTTTAAAACCGTACAGATGGAAAAAAGGTAGGTTAGAAGGGAAGCTTCAAAAGTCATATTTAGAGATTATAGATAGTTCCACAAAAGAAGGAAAAGAAAGAGAGTTTGACAAAAATTGTATAGATATTAGAAAAAAACACATTTTATTATTTGTAAATAAAACTAGGTCTGGTGATGACGATAATAAAATATTATTGTATGAAATGGATGGAAGGTCAGGAAGATTTATAGAAAAAGCATATTGTGATAACGTATTTGTTGGGCAATTAACCTATTAGGAGGTGATTATATATAGATGCGAAAGAGCTTTTAAAAAGCATAACTGAAGAAGATATAATAAAAATACTTAGTGAACTTGGAAGTGATTTATCTGAAAGAAGTAATGACAAAGAATTAATATTTAAAACAATATGTCACAATAATCCAAATGATGAGTGTAGCTATAAATTATATTATCATAAAGATTCAAAGTTGTTTACTTGTTTTACTAACTGTGGAAATATGTCTTTATTTGATTTGGTTATGGCATCTAAAAATATAGATTTTAAAAGTTCCATTAAATTCATCACAGATATAGTGAAATGCACATATTGTTATGAACCAAAAATAGGTTTTGGTACACTTAATCTAACTAAAAGCAAATCCATATTAGATATAGAAGTTGAAATATTAAATCGTATAGATAAGCCTTTTTTACACAGGACGTACCCACAAAAACGCATTAAGCAATGGGAAGAGGAAGGAATATCATTTGAAGCTATAAAAAATTTTGATGTAAGGTATGATATAGAGAACAATAGGGTTGTAATTCCACATATGAATATTAATAATGAAGTTGTAGGCATAAGAGTAAGAGCATTTAATAAATATCTAACGAAAAGATATGGAAAATATTATCCATTATGGTTAGATGATAAAGGATATAACCATCCATTAGGAAAGAATTTGTATGGATTAAATAAAAACAAAGAAAATATAAGACATAAGAAAAAAGTTTTTATATTTGAAGGTGAAAAATCAGTATTAAAGTTTGAGACCATATATCCTAAAAATAATATAGCAGTTGCGACCTGTGGAAGTTCATTTTCTAATTATCAGAAAAAAATGATTTTGGATTTAGGAGTAACAGAAATCATAATAGCATATGATAGACAATTTCAAGAACTAGAAGATGATGATTGTACTAAATGGTGGAATAAAATAAAAAAAATGACTAAAAATCTATCTGGGTTAGTAGATGTATATGTGTTATGGGATGTAGAGAATTTATTGTCTTACAAAGACTCTCCAATAGATAAAGGGAAAGATGTTTTTGAAAAATTGTTAAAAAATAAAATTAAAGTAGGTGATTGATTGGAATGGGAACTAAAAAATCATATAGAAGATACAGTATTAAATACTGTTTTAAAAAATAGAGGTCTTGATAATCAAAAAATAAATTGGCTTTTAAATGCAGATATTTTAAATTGGGAAGATTATAATAATTACACCAATATTGATAGAGCCTACAATTGTTTATTAAAAAATATTAGAAATAATAATAAAATAGGTATATTAGTGGATACAGATGTTGATGGTTATTGTAGTTCTTCAATAATATATATGTTTATTAAATTTGACTTACAATATGACAATGTGTATTATATACAACATACTGAAAAGGCAAAAGTTCATGGACTAACAAAAGAGATTATGGATAAAGTAATTGAAGACAACACAAAACTATTGATTACTCCAGATAGCTCATCAGAAAATTTTAAAGAACAAATAGAATTGAATAGGAATGGAATAGATTTCATTGCATTAGACCATCATATGTATGATTTAACTAAAGTGCCAGATACAAGCATAATAATTAATAATAAAGATGGAGAAGTAGAAAATATAGATGGTAGTGGAGCGATGGTTACATATAAATTCATAAGATACATAGTAGATAAAGTAAATTTAGATATAGGATATAAATATATTGATTTGGCTAATGTTGCAAATATAAGTGATTCTATGGATATGAGGTCACTAGAAAACAGATATATATTCAATATAGGTAAGCAAGTAAACCATATAACTAATCCCTTAATATTATCATTTGTTCATGATTTAAAAATAAAAAATTATTTAAAGATAGACAATGTTGTTTGGGGTATTTCGCCCATAATAAATGCAATAATTAGAAATGGAACAATAGAAGATAAAGAATTGTTGTTTAGAGCTTTTATAGGTGAAGAAAAAACAATTACATATAAATCAAAAGGAGAAATTAAAAAACAGAAATTACAAGATGCTATTATAAGGATAGGTAAAAACTATAAAAGAAAGCAAAAAGATATAACTGATAAAGCAATAAAGGGAAATGTAAAACTATTTTCAGTGGAGAATGATAAGGTTATATTAATTGATTCAAATAGTATAGATGCAAAAGTAACAGGATTGGTAGCAAATAAATTTATGAATGTATTCAACAAGCCAATACTTATGATAAGAGAATCTGACAATAAAAATAATTATACAGGTTCAGTAAGATGCCCTAATTATATAGATAATTTTAAATCTATTTGTGTAGACAGCAAATTATTTAATTGGTGTAAAGGACATGAATCTAGTTTTAGATATGAGTTTCCCAAAAAAAATATAAATAAGTTTATAAAATATACAAATGATAAATTTAAAAATATAACAATAACAAGTAATGTAGAAGTAGATTTTGTATTTGACAGCAATATAAACATAAATGATTTAATATGTATAGGAGAATTAGAAGATATTTGGTGTGGGACAATTGAAAGACCTAAATTTATAATTAAAGATTTAAGAATAAATACAATGGATATAAAAAAATATGGGAATGCTAGTTATAGTTTTATGAAAGATAAAATTTTATTTAAAAAAGATTTTTGTAGTAAAAAATTTTTTAACAAAATGATTAACGAAGATAATAATAATCTTAAATCTAAGGATTTAATAATGAATATATTATTTTCTATTAAAAACAATGAAAATGGATATTCTTATATAGATATAATAGATGTTGAAAGTAGTGTTGTAAATGAATAAAATACAAAAAGAAATATTAACAAATAATTATGTTGTATACCACTTACATGATGATACTTCTAATTGTAATGGTTTTGCTGACTCATGTAGCAAATATGATGAATATATATCATTAGCAAAAGAAAATAACATGAAAGCAATAGCATTTAGTAATCATGGTGGTATTTATGACTGGGTAAAAAAGAAACAGGCGTGTGATAACGCAGAAATAAAGTATATTCATGGTGTAGAACTATATACATGCATAAATTTAGAAGATAATAATAGAGGTTGGCATATTGGCTTATATGCAAAAAATTTAAAAGGTGTTAGAGAGTTAAATTCTCTAACGTCAAAAGCTACATCTAAAGGAATTTTAAAAGATAATAGTGACCGTCATTTTTATTTCAATCCAAGAATATCCTTTGATGAATTAATGAATACAAGCGATAATATAATAATAACTTCTGCTTGTCTAGCGTCGCCATTATGGAAGCTAGGTGATACAAATATAATAGATATTGAGGGTATTGAGAAATATAATTATAATATTAAAAAAAGACAAGAGTTACTAGAATGGATGTCTAAAAATAATCATAGATGTTTTTTAGAAATACAATATCACAACTGCGATAGTCAAAAAGAGTATAATAAGATGCTCTATGAGTGGAGTATCTTATATGGAATACCATTGATAGCAGGGACAGATACTCATTCATCATCTGAATATAAAGCAGAATGTAGAAAAGTGCTTCAAAAATCTAAAAATAGCTTCTATGGAGAAGAAGATGAATTTGACTTAACATGGAAAAATTATGATGATTTAGTTGATGAGTTTAAAAAACAAAATATTCTACCTATTGATATTATATTGGAAGCAATTAATAATACAAATAAATTAGCTGCTATGGTTGAAGATTTTACACTAGATAAAACTTTTAAATATCCTGATTTATATGGGGAAAATGCCAATCAAACATGGAAAGATTACATAGATGAAAAACTTTTAAAATTAATAAATGTAAATGCTATTGAAAAAGAAAAAATAGATATATATAAACTAAGAGTACAAGAAGAATATGAAATAATGTGTAATCAAGGCATGGCTAGTTTCATGCTGTTTGTAGCTGAATTAGTAAATTGGTGCAAAGATAATGATATTCATGTTAGCCCATGTAGAGGTTCTGTTGGTGGTTCTTTAATAGCATACATAACAGGAATAACAGATGTGGATGCTATTAGATGGAAAACTGCATTTTCAAGGTTCTGCAATGCTGATAGAATATCACTTGGAGATATAGATTTAGATTTTAGTCCATCAGATAGACAAAAGGTTTATGAATATATAATTAATAGATTTGGAAAAGATAAAGTATCATATATACTAACATTTCAAACTATAAAGGATAGAGGCAGTATAGATGTACTTGCTAAAGGATTAAATTATGATAATTTGAATTTGGTTAAAAATATAAAAGACACATTTGATAATATCTTTAAAGAATATTCCAAAATAATTATAGAAGAAATAAACATAGAAGAGCTGGAAGGCAAAGAAAGTAAATCGCCAGACTTTATAGACCATGAATTATATTTGCATACAATAAGAAACAATAAGAAAAAACAAAGATTAATTAAATTAAAAGAAATGTGGGATGAGTTAAGAGAACATAATAAGGATTTGTTTTATTATTTTGATGGGATTAGAGGAGTAATAACTTCTAAAGGTACACATCCAGCAGGGATGATTGGTAGCCCAATAACTTTGTATGATAATTTGGGTGTATTTTATAAAGATGGAAATGAAAACAGTCCAGTATCATTTTGCACGATGAAAGCAGTAGATTCATTGAATTATGTGAAATTTGATATATTAGGATTAAAAACTATAGGTATAATTCAAGATACGTATAGACTTATAAATAAAGAGTGGAAGTATGCTCACGAAATAAATTGGAATGATAAAAATGTTTGGGAAGATATAAATAGAATCAATGTTGGAATCTTTCAATTTGAAGGTGATTACGCTTTTGATTTATTAAGTACATATAAAGCAAAATGTGTAAATGATATGTCTTTAGTAAATGCAAGTTTAAGACCTAGTGGAAAATCATATAGAGAAAGATTAATAAATAGAGAATTTAATAAAAATCCATCAGAAGAAATAGATGAATTATTAAAAGATAATAATGGGTTTTTAGTATTTCAAGAAGATACAATAAAGTTCTTAACAGACATATGTGATTTTGATGGCTCTTTAGCTGATACAACTAGAAGAGCAATAGGAAAAAAAGATGATGTTGAATTAGAAAAACAATTGCCAAAGATTTTAAATGGCTATTGTAAACACTCAAATAAACCCAAAGAAATAGCTGAAAAAGAAGCGAAAGAATTTATACAAATAATATCAGATTCTTCAGAATATCAATTTGGATATAACCATTCGACTGGATACTCTATGAATGGTTATATATGTGGAATGTTAAGATACTACTATCCTTTAGAATTTACAACATCATATTTAAATTGGGCAGATAATGAAGAAGATTTGAATAATGGAATAAAGTTGGCAAAAGAATATGGGATAGAAGTTAAAAATTGTAAATTTAGATATTCAAGAGCAGAGTATTTCATGGACAAAAAAACAAATACTATATATAAAGGTATATCAAGTATTAAATATTTAAATACTGAAGTTGCTGAGTATTTATATTCATTAAGAAATAATGAATATAATACTTTTACTAAATTGTTAATTGATTTAAATAAAAATATCAATAGTAGACAATTAGAAATATTAATTAAGTTAAACTTTTTTGAAGAGTTTGGTAAGACATCTAAATTATTAAATATTGTTCAAGTATTTAGTGCTTTTTATGAAAAAAAACAATTAAAGAAAACTAATATCTATGCGAAATATATAGAAAAATTCTCAAATAGAAAAACTGAAAAAATGTTCATGGATGTAAATATTTTAGCATTGTGTGAATACATGGAAGATGTTTTTGAGAATAAAGATATTCCAATTGAAGAATTAATTAAAGCTCATTATGAAAATGTAGGAAGTTGTAATATTATTAAATCTGATGAAAATCCAAGGCATTGTATAGCTGTAGATATTAATACTAAGTACTCCCCTAAAATTACATTTTATAATATACGCTCTGGAAGAATAAAAGAATGTAAGATAAAGAAAAAAACATTTAAAAACAATCCAATTAAATTGTTTGACAAAGTATATTTAAATAAAACTAGAACTGAATCAAAAAAGAGATTTATAAATGATGATTATGTAGATGTAGAGGGAATTGATATATGGGTAAGTTCTTACTGGATAATTGAATAAATATGCTATAAATAAAATTTTAGTGGTGATTTTAAAGAATAAATAAAATCTAAAAAAGATAAAACATATAAATATAGAGGAATTAAATTTTTATAAATAAAAGGGGATTCAAATGGGATTAAGAATAGAATTAAATAATTTAAAAGATTGGACTAAAGAATATGCTAAATCATTCAAAGCATGTTTTACTATAACATATTCAAAAAAATATTTAGAAAAATTTGCGAATGATAGATTCCAAAATATCGTAGATGAACAAGAGTTAGATTTGACTGATAAAGAATTTAAAAATTATAAAAAAATATTTGTAAAAACCTTTATTGATACTATGATTGAATTAATAGAAGAGGAAGCAAAAAATTTAAAAAATAAGAAAAAGACAGAGGAAGAATCTAAGAAGAAAAAAAGTAATTAAAATCACTATTTTAATAAGATTTAAAACTTAGGATTATGTATAAAATAAGGATGTTAGAGTAAATTATAAACTAAATAAAAAACAGATAAATTGTTTAAAGTCTATTTTTATTCAGTTGAAAATGGTATATAATAATAATATAATAAAATACAAAATAAGGAGAGATTTAATTGGCGATAACATTTGATAATATATATAATCCTAATGAACATAAACTTACTGAGAACTACACATTTCAAGGAGTAGACCACTTATATAAAAAAATGTGGACTATAAATATTTCTGCATATGAAATAGCAAAATTATGGGATGAACAAAAAATAATATACTATCCTGCAACACAGCGTGGTCTATTAGCAAAAAAACAAGCAGATGGAACATTTAAATATAAAGCAGTTTTTAATAAAACAAGAGTCAAAAGTATTCAAAAAAAGATATTACAAGAAAAATATTTTCCAGACCAACTAACAATAAATATACTTGATGAAAATGGGAAAGAAGGAAAAGTAATATATGATGAATATACTTCGCAACTAACAATAATACTAGGTTTAATGTGTATGCAAGATGGTCAACATAGAACAAAAGCAATACATAATATATATCAGGATGCCAAAATAATAGGAGGAGAAGATGAAAAGAGAATAATAAAAATATTAAAAACTCTTAAATTTCCTGTTCTAATAACTTGTCATAACATGGAAGTTGCAATGGAACATTTCTGGCAATTAAACTTGCACGAAACTCTTTCTAAGTCGAGAATTGAATCTTTTAATAAACAAGATGCAGTAAATCGTATTATGATAAAATTAAATGAAAAAGGGGCATTAAAGAATAAAATAGATATGGTTAAAACATCTATTGCAAAAAATGATATGATGAATATTGTTACTTTAAATACACTTGTAACAGCATTTAAAAATACTTTTAGTGATATCGAAGACAAAAATATGGAAGAAGAATGTTTTAAATTTTTAAAAGAGTTTTTTGAAGAATTAGTTAAAATTTATCCTGAGATGATGTCTTATGAAGGAAGAAAAATGTCTAAAGAAATCTCATTAACTTGTGAGAATTTCATGTTTTATGCATATCTAGGTCTTGCGCATAATTTATATTTATGGAGACACTCAAATTGGAAAAAGAAGATGCAATGTATTAAGTATATAAATATGGATAAAGGCAGTTCTATTTGGAGCAGAGTTATGAGAGAAACAAGTTCTGGATTAAGTATTATTAATAATACAAGTACAAGAAGAACCTTAAAAGATATATATTTAGAGCAATTTGCAATTCAGCAGCAAAAACAATAGAGATAATACTAGATTTTAAAAATAAAAAATATTTTTAAAATCTAGTATTGCATTTTATCCAGTTGAGTGTTATACTTATATTAAACTTAATTAAATTTATAAAATTTTTATAAACTAAACAAAATACAAAGGAGTGATTTAATGATAGGTTGGGAAATGAATGAAATGCAAAATGCAATATGGAATAATAAATATAGAAATAATAATGAAACTTTTGATGAATGGCTCAATAGAGTGTCTAATGGAGATAAAGAAGTAAAACGGTTGATACAAGAAAAAAAATTCTTATTTGGAGGAAGGATATTAGCTAATAGAGGATTACAGAATGATGGAAGAAAAATAACCTATTCAAACTGTTATGTTTTAGCAACTGGTGATTCTATTGAAGATATATACCAAACATGTAGTGATACTGCAAGAACATTTAGTTATGGAGGAGGGGTAGGAATTGATATATCTAAGTTAAGACCTAGAGGGGCAAAAGTCAATAATTCAGCTAAATCTACAACAGGTGCAGTCTCATTTATGGATACATATTCCTTAGTTGCTGAAACAATAGGTCAAAGTGGTCGTAGAGCTGCTTTAATGATATCTCTCGATATTAATCACCCAGACATTGAAGAATTTATAGATATTAAAACAGATTTAAACAAAATTACTAAAGCTAATATATCTGTAAGAATAACAGATGAATTTATGCAAAAGGCTACAGGAATAGATTCAAACCCAATGTATAAATGTTCTTTTACGAGAGAAGAAACTGGTGAAATTATAGTTAAAGAAATAAACGCTAAAGAACTATTTAATAAATTATGTGAAAATAATTGGAATTATGCAGAACCAGGAATTTTATTTTGGGACAAAATAAATAATTATAATTTATTGAGTGAGGATGATGAATTTGAATATGCAGGCGTAAATCCCTGCGCCGAAGAGCCGCTTCCAGCAGGTGGTAGTTGTCTTTTAGGCTCATTTAACTTAAGCGAATATGTTAAAGAAGATAAAACTTTTAATTATAATGATTTTAGAAAAGATATAAAAATAGTAGTAAAAGCAATGAATGATGTTTTAGATGAAGGTCTACCTTTGCATCCATTGAAAATCCAAAAAGATACAGTTAGAAATTACAGACAAATAGGTATTGGAGTTATGGGAATAGCTGATATGCTCATAAAAATGAATGTAAGATATGGTTCAGAAATGGCCATTGAATTATGTAACGTGATAGGTAAATGTTTAGCAGATGAAACACTAAAACAATCAGCCTTATTATCAAAAAAATATGGTACATATCCAAAATATAAAGAATGTATTTTAAAATCAGAATTTATTCAAGAAAATGCATCTCATGAAACACTAGAATTAATAAAAAGATATGGTCTTAGAAATTCACAACTTTTAACAATAGCTCCAACTGGAAGTATATCAACTATGCTAGGAATATCTGGAGGAATAGAACCAATTTTCGCCTTTTCTTACACTAGAAAAACTGAAAGTTTACATGATAAAGAGAAATATTATAAAGTTTACACACCTATAGTTAAAAAATATATGAAAGAAAATAACATTGAAGATGAAAAAGCCCTTCCTGATTATTTTGTAACAGCAGAAATGCTAACTCCAAGAGAACGTATCTTAATGCAGTCATCTTTCCAAAAACATATAGATGCAAGTATCTCATCTACTGTAAATTTACCTAATGAAGCAACGGTTGAACAGGTCGAAGAATTATATTCATTGGCATGGGTTAATGGATTAAAAGGACTGACAATATATAGAGCTGGATGTAAGCGCGAAGGAGTTCTTACAACTAATACTGTAAACAATACACAAGGGCTTAAGAGAGGAGACTGGAAACCTATATCAAGTGATACTGTTTCATACAAAAAAGAGCTATATGTTGGATGTGGCAAATTAATTTTATTTATATCCTATTCAGAAAAAGAAAAGGATATACAAGAGTTGTATGTAAAAAAGGCTGGTTCAGGTGGGTGTGAAAAACTTCTTGAAGCTGCAACAATAGCAATGTCTGGGATGCTTAGACTTGGAGGAACTTTAGATAATATAGAAAAAGCTTTAAGGGGTGTTAATACTTGTCCTAGTTTTGCTACAAGTAGAGCAAAAGGAAATATATTAGACAGAGGAAATCATTGTGGTATTACTATTTTAAATGCTGTAAAAGATTTTCTTAAAGAAAAACAAGGAGAAAAAATAGAGGAATTTAAAGAATTTAAGCCAAAATGCCCTGAGTGTGGGCTAGAGATTCAAATGATGGAAGGATGTATGACTTGTCCTAATTGTGGATGGAGTAAATGTAATTAAATTAAGAGGGAGTAATCCCTCTTTGGAGGTGAGTTAAATGGAGTTTAGTGAACAAATTATAAAAATTTTAGATAATCTAAGTGATAAATTTGGAATGACTATTGATTGGTCTAACAAGAATGTAATTCCATATCTGCAAACATTAACTACTAAATATATTAATTATGAGGTAGATATAAGTATATTTTGGATAATTATATGTGTAATTGGAATAATTGTTGGTGCTTTATTAATTTATATAGATTGGAAAGATGATGAAGATGATATCTCTGTATATGCAACTATTGGTTTACTGATTATAATCTTTTCTGCTGTTTTTATAATTATACAATCAATAGATATAATAACAGCAAAGACATTTCCAGAAAAAATTATACTTAATTATTTATTAGAAATAAAAAAATATATTTAGAGGATGATTGTTATGACCAAAGAAGAATTTATTACTAAATTTCTTAAAGAGCAGCAGAGAAGAAGAAAAATATTAGAATATGATATTATAAATTTTAAATCTGAAATTAGATTTAAAGCGTGGAAAAAATATAAAAAAAGATAAAGGAGAGAGACTATGCCTACATATTACCCTTTTATAAGCTATAAAAATAAAGTAAAATTACTTACAATATATCCAGATGATTATTATGAGTATTCTTCAGAAAGATTTAAATATGATGAAGATGGGGAGAAAATAGTATTTTTTTCGGAAGAAGAAGGTATTAAATGGTTAGTTGAAAATATTAAAGCAGATAAAATAGACCCAGAATATAATATTGATTCTAATAATTCTTATTTATGGGAAGAATTTATAAAATAAAATATGTGTTTTAATATGAATTGGAGGTAAAATTTATGTTGAATTTATTAATAAAAGATATACATGGTGGAGATACGATATATTGTATAAAAGATATTGAATGTTATAAAAAAGGAGAATTTTATACAGTAGGTACTGGAGAATATATAAGTCAATTTTATAAAATGAGAGGTGGGACTACAATAGGGTATTGTTTCATTCGTGTGCCAACTGAAGATGAGCTAGAAAATGAATTTATTCAATTGAAGTTTTTAAAAGATGATTTATCTAAAGATAATATTGCAGAAATAAATTGTAAAAATTTTCAAGAATTTAAAGATAAGATAGCATCTTGTGATTCAATATGTTTTTTACATAATAAAGATTTCAATTTTAGTGATTTGGATGATAATTTCATGAAAGATGTAATAATAGAATTTGGAGAAATAATAGATTGGGGAAGAAGAGTAAATCAATTGATTAATTTCACTAATTTATATATTAGGTCAGAAGATAAGCTTAAATCAATGACTAAAGAAGAAATAGAAGATGAATTAGGATATAAAATTAAAATAGCTTCTAAACAATAAAGTGAGGTGATATTATATTGAGTATCTTCAATAAAAAATATGGTAGAAATGTAAAAATAACAGAAGAAGAACCTCCTTCTCCTCCTCCCAAACAACCAATATATAATAGAGATAATATACAATATGATAAAGAAATGGAAAGAAAACTATTAGATATTGATAGGTTAAAAATAGAATTGGAAAAAGAAAAAAAGATAGAAGAAGAAAGAAAAAAAGTAGAAAGAGTAAAGGAAAATGAGGGAAAGGAATGGGCTTGGGTTGAAGGATATAAATGTACAGATAAAAATATGAAATGTAAGGAATTTCAATATGAATTAAACAAAGCCTATAGTATGGATGGTGATGATATTAATATATGGAATTGGGGATTCCATTTATGTTTAGACTTGGGTGACGTATTTCAATATTATGCTCCAAATTTAAGCAATAGATTTTTTAAAGTAAAAGCTCTAGTGAAAAAAGCCGATAAATATAAATATGGTAAAGAATATGGTGAAGTGACTCTCCTTTCAGGTAGTGTTTTACGTGGTCATAAAATAAATAAAATAGCTGCTAAAGAGATAATATTTTTAGAAGAATTAACTTTTGATAAATTAAAACTACATATACAAAATAGTTTTCCTGAAGTAAACACTAAGTCTAAATGGTATGCCATATGTAAATTAGGAGAACAAGAATATTATCATAGAATGTTTATGAATCAAATGAAAAAGATTAGATTTTCAGATACATTTTCTCAATTATTATTTGATGAATGTCGTAATTATTGTGAAATATTAGAAATCTTAAATAAAGCAATAGCATATTCAAAAGAAAATTTATCTAAAGATATGATAATATATTTGCTTATGAAAGATATAAGAAAGTAACATATAAAAAGAAGGGAGATAATGTGGACAAAATAAATAAGATAGATTTGATTAAGTTAAAAGAAATGAATATATATGATAATTATCAATTAAAAAAAATAGCAAGTAAAATGATATTACATCTAAGATATGAAATAATGGATTTTTGTGGTTGTGGTTCTCCTGATGATATATCTTTTATGATAAAAGGAGTATTGACTTCCATACAAAATAAAGAAAAAAATTGTAACTTAGAATACACAGAAAGATGTTACATATTTGAAATAGAATTTAATAATGTTTGTGGAATAATTGGTAGTAAAAATAATTTGATACAAGAATTTATATTAAATGCTTTAAATTCATATGGGTTGTTAGAACATGGTAGTAGTATTTGGGGGTCATGGCTATCTGATTATGGTAAACAAATATTATGTGCTTTTGAAATAGTTGGTGACTGTATTTTAGATGTTAGCTATTTAGATTAAAAAGTTAGTTTTAATAGGAGGTGGTAATTATTAAATATGTAATGAGTGATTTACATGGTATGTATGATAAATTTATTTCAATGTTAGAGCAAATCAATTTCAATTCAAATGACCATTTGTATATTTTAGGAGATGTATTAGATAGAGGGGATAAGTCTTTAGAGATTATAGATTATATAAGAAAGTATAAGAATATAACTCTTCTAAAAGGTAATCATGAGTTAATGTTTCAAGAAAGTTATACAGATGTAAATAGTAGTTTTCTTTGGTTTTATAATGGAGGTAAAGATACATTTTATGATTTAGGAATGAAGTCTTATGAATATAAAGAAAATTTTTATAAATATATTAAGAACCTTCCATATTTAGAGATAATAGATAATTTTATACTAGTCCATGCTGGACTATACCTTCCAAATAACTATGAGAATCTCAGTATAGAGCAAATAATTGAGTTACAAGAAGAAGATATTTGTGTGTGGGATAGAACAATATTAAATACTAATAAACATATAAAAGGATACACAATTATTATTGGTCATACACCAACTCAAAACATTAAAGATTATGAAAAGGCTGAAATATATAAACAGGAAGGAATTATAAATATAGATTGTGGAGCATGTTTTGATAATGGTAAATTGGCTTGTTTAAGATTGGATGATATGAAAGAATTTTATATTTAAGAGGTGTTATATGGACATATTAAAAATCAGTTACAACAATCTAAATGCTATATCAAAAATATCAGAAGTATTAAGGGATATTGTAAATGAGGACACTTTAATAGTATGTATAGGTAGTGATAGAGTTTTAGCTGACTCATTAGCCCCTATGATTGGCAGTATACTAGAAAAATCTACTATTAGAAATAAAATATTTGGAGTATTAGGAGATTCAATACATGCTTTAAATTTAGAACAAAAAATACAAGCAATAAAAAATAATTATCCAAATTCAAATATAATAGCCATTGATGCTTGTATAAGTAAAATTTCAGATAAAGGAACAATTATAATTAGCAATAAACCTGTTAAACCAGGTTTGGGGGTAGATAAGAAGTTACTAGAAGTTGGTGATTATTCAATAGTTGGGATTATAGGTAGAAATAAATATGATATATATGATACTTCAGACCCTGAACTTATACTTGATTTAGCTGATGTTATATCGAAATCTTTAATATCTATATTATTAGAAAAAGAAGAAAGGATGATTGTATGATACAGGAAGTCAGACAAGAAATACTATTAAAAAATGGTTTGATTTTATATACAGGTGATTTGGTAGAAATAAAATACAAATCAGATGAAGATGTAATAGAACATAATTGTAAAGGTAAAATTAAAGAAGCAAAAGAATTATTTATTAAATTAGATACAAGTAAGAAATATAAAACTTCTGAAAGAATGATTTATTCTTGGGAATTAATAGATATAAAAAAGGTGAGTGATGAAAATGAAAAAAACAATTAATAGTAAATATAGAGCATTATATTTATTTATATTTTTTCTAATTTTCAATTTAATATATAGTTTATATTTTGGAAGGAATACGGAGATTGGATTTTATTCTAGTACATCTTGCATAGAAGAATATATACTGGATATTATAACCTCTATAGGACTATTTTTCTCAATGATGTTAGCTGGGTTTGATGTTACAGAAAACTTTATAAATAGTTTAAGGAATTATTGTGAAGAAGAAACAAAGTGAGGTGAATTAATTGGAATTAAGAGATTATATAAGTAAGGTAGAATTAAATGACATGCCACTAACTTTAGATAATCAGTACATGTTAAACGAAATAAGCATATCTGAATATGGTAAAATATTTGCTGTAAAAGACACATCAGGAAAAACATCTTATTACACAGAAATAGAATTTAATAAGCGTTTTAGAGGAGTTAATAGCATCCTGGAGAATATTATTTAATATATATTTTTAAGGAACTGAGGGTTGAGAGCTATTAATTAATAGCTCTCTATTTTTTTGAAAGGGGAGAGTTAATGGAAAAAGAACTATATAGCTTTAGTAAATTAAATGCATTTAACACATGTCCATTTCAGTACTATCTTACATATGTAAAAAATTTAAATCGAGAACAAAATTGTTATGGTTATTATGGCAATGAATTACATAGTTTACTAGAACAATTACAACAAAGAAAAATAACAAATCAAGAAGCTATTCAAAAATACAATGAAGTTATAGAATATGCAAATCTAATGGATTACAACTTTCCTACACCAAATTCAAGAATTAATTATTTAGAATGTATCTTACATTATATAGAAAATTTTGTACCAATTGAGTGTGATAAATACTACATAGAAGAATACTTTGAGTTTGACATTAATGGAATTACAATGAGGGGATATATAGACTTATATTATATAATAGGTAATAAAATTTATGTTATAGATTACAAATCGAGCAGTAAATTTTCTAAAAAAGACCTACCTAAAAAATCAATGCAGCTTATCTTATATGCAATGTATCTTAAAGAAAAATATCCAGATAAAATAATTGAATATGTAGCTTTTGATATGTGTAAATATATGAATAATGAAAAAGGAGTATTAATTGAAAGAAATAAGATTGATAGTATAAATGATTATGAAAGAGCTATAGTAAAAATTAAATATACTAAAGAACTAGAGAGACAATTAATTGATTTTATTGTTGATACAGTTGCTCAAATAAAACAGCTAGATTTCAACGATGAGAGTGTTTGGTGCAAAAATGATGACAAAAGTAATCAGTTTTTTTGTAAAACTCTATGTTCTCATTATGGAAGAGGTTGTGAACATAAGGAAAATAAGGGTTTTAGAAAATCAAAATCACAATAAAATGTGAATTTTAATAGGATTAACTATTACTTATTATATTTTATATATGAATAGTATCAATAGTAAATAATAAGGATATAAAGCACATAGAAGGTTTTACATCCTTATCATAGGAATTTATAAATTTATGAGTTTTTTAAACCCAGAGAAAATCATGGGTAAAGTAGAAAATACAAATAATTGTTGATATAATCCTATTTCCTTAGATATGTAATCATAAGCTAGCTCATTTTTTATAAAATGTGGTAATATCTGCATAGGAATAGGAAAAAGAATCATTATTACACTTATAAAATAACTTGTCATTAAAAGATATTTTAAAAAGTTCTTGTTTTTAAAAAGGGTGTTTAAAGATAAATAATCATGTGTAAATATTTTAAATTGTTGATTGGGTATAATTTTTTTTAATAAAGTATCTATTTCAAGACATACATACGTAGAAAAAATTACAATTATATTTATAATCCAGAAATAGAATACATGGAAAATTATCATCAGCATTAAACTAGAGGCTCCAAGCATATCGGGAGAAAGTTTAGTTAAATACACAGCAACTATTAGTGTTGTCAAGGCGATTATAGTCATACCTACAATGAATGAAGTTATACTTGAAAAACCTGTATTAGATAACAACATCCTGTCAATAAATATTGCTAAAAATACAATTAAAGTAATAGAAGCACTAAAAAGTATAGATAAATCTTTAAAATTTTCCATATGAACCTCCTGTTTTAGATTTATTATACTATAATAATAGAACCATAGAAAGGAATTTAGCGAATAATGAGTGAATTAATTAAAATATATGTTTTTTTAGGCTATTCAGGTTCAGGCAAAGATAGTATAGTAACTGAAATTTCAAAGCAATTCAATATTCCAATTCTAATATCACACACAACAAGACCTCCTCGTGACCAATCAGAAATCATTAATAGAATATATCATTTTGTAAATAATAAATTCTTTAAGAAAGAAAAAAATAATTTTATTGAAATGAGAAAATATATAGTTCATGATGGAAGCACTTGGCTATATGGTATACATAAATCTGAATTAGAAAATAAAAAATATGCTTTGACTATAGTAGATGCAAGTGGATATAAGGCATTAGAAAAATATTTTATGGGAACAAAAACTAAGTTAATAGCATTTTTTATAAATACAGATGAAAATATATTGAGAAAAAGACTTATTAATAGGGGTGATAATGCTAAAGAAATAGAGAGAAGATTAGCAGATGATAAACTTAAATTTAATGATTTTCTAAATAATGAAAGTTATATTGCAATACCAAATAATACTAATCTAATTAATGCAGTAGAGCAAGTCAAAACACATATGAAAGAAGGGATTGAATGGTATTAGCCCTAGATATATCCATGTCCTCAACTGGATGGGCAGTTATAAATAGAAATAAAAAGGTATTAAAATATGGAAAAATAGTAACTAAAAAAGATAAATTCAAGTCTGAAGATGAGCGAATGTGTTGTATCTGTAATACAATTCAAGAGATAATTACAGCTCATAATATTCAAATAGTCTTAGTCGAAGACCAATTCACTTCAAGAAATTCTAAAACAATTCTTAGTTTAAGAAAACTCTTAGGAGCAATAATGAGAACTGTTAAATTAAATAATATAGAGATTGAATATATGTATCCAGTCTCTATTAGAAAATATCTTATGAATAGTGGTAAAGCAAAAAAAGAAGAAGTAGCTGTTTATGTAAGAGAAAATATTATTGATATTGGAGAGTACATTGATAGGACTTGTAAAGCTAAAACAAGTGATATATATGATGCTATAGCACTTGGGATAGCTTATTTAAACAAACTTAATACTAATAAATAATTTTAAAAAGGGAGATTAAATTAATGAGTATAAATGTTAAAGTAAAAAAATTAAACCAAGATGCAATAGTACCATCTTATGCAAAAGAAGGTGATAGTGGAATAGATTTATATACACTGAAAGATACATTAATTCCAGCTAAGTCAACAGTAGCAATACCTACAGGTATAGCATTAGAAATTCCATATGGATATGAAATGCAAGTCAGACCTAGAAGTGGTATAAGCTTAAATGGTTTGGGTGCTTGGAAGAAACTATTTAAAGTTACAAGTCTTGTTAGTAGAGAAATAGAAAAAGAGGAATTTGCATGGAAGGAAGATTTTTTAACTAGAGTATATCCAACTGTAAGATTAGGTACAGTGGATTCAGGATATAGAGGTGAAATTAAAATAATTACATATAATGAAGAAGACTTTGAAATTCTAATTCCCAAACATACTAAATTAGCTCAAGGAGTATTTCAGCAAGTTCCAAGAGCTATATTGAAAGTCGTAGATGAATTGACTAGTTCTGAGAGGGGAAATGACGGATTTGGAAGCACTGGTATAAGATAGGAGGCTATATGTATACTATAAAAGATGTAATAGATGTATTAAAATCTACTAGAAATTGTAATTTAAACTGTAATGATTGTATATTAAACATAAGTATAGTTACAAGTCAAATAGAAAAAACGTTATGTTCGTGGTTAGAAGAAACAAGAAAAGCTCTTAAGCTATCTCATTCAAATATTGACTTTGATAAACAAATTGAAATACTAAAAAAAAGTAGATAATATTATATTTGGATGTGATGATAAAACTTGCCATAAATGTATATTTGGAGAAGAAGTAAGTAATCTATATAATTCTTGTGAAATATTAGAAAAGATATGTGATGAATTGAACAAAAAGACATGTAAAGTAATAGAAAAGGTCAATTATTATTCTAATGATACTTATGAAAAATTATATTACTTAGAAAATATTGAAACTGGAGAGAAATTTGCTGTTGATGAAAATCAAATAAAGAGATATAATATCATCAATACTAATTTTGGAGGTGCTAATATGTACAAATATGATGATTATGTTAATTTGACAAATAGTTTAGAGTTACCAGAAGAAATTAGAAATAAATGCGTTAGAGTTATAATGACATTAGGGAATATGCAAGATATTATGGTGGTTCATAAGTTTAAAACTTATGTTGTTAATGAAAAATATATTGAAAAAGTAGCATAAATGATTAAGTCATCTATTAATTTAGATGACTTTTTTGTATTTATGTATTACTATTTAGGTAAAGGTTAATTTAAACAAATGAGGGGGATACACAATGAAATTACCAAAAAAAATATTATCACTAGGGTTAGTTATAACAATGTTAATAGTTAGTTTTCCAAAACAATCTTATGCACTTAATTCAGTAGATGAGATTGAAGTATCTACAATATACGAAACAGCAGGACTTATAGCAGATAAGCAAAGTTATGATACTGCGATACTAGTTAATTTAAGTGATTCCATAGCAGATGGCTTGAGTGCTAGTGGATTATCAGGAACATTAAATGCACCAATGCTTTTATCTGAAAATAGTAACATACCAAATGAGACAATGAAGAGATTAAGTAAAGTAAAAACAGTCTATTTGATAGGTGGGATAAAATCAATAAGTAAATATGTAGAGAATACGTTAATGTCAAAAGGATTCAATGTAAAGAGAATTGATGGAGATGATAGAATAAAAACTAGTTATAATGTTGCAAAAGAAATAAACTCTAAACAAAAAGTTAATACTGTAATGCTAACAAATGCATATAAAGGAGAGCCAGACGCAATAAGTATAGCTTCTGTAGCGGCAAGAGATAAGGCAGCGATAATATTAACAGATGGAAAAAGTATACCATTTTCAACTAATGAAGTAAAATCATATGCAATTGGAGGTACAGCTACAATGGATGATACATTAGTTAAAAATACAAACTCAACAAGATTGGGAGGTTCTGACAGATTTGATACAAATAAAAAAATAATAAATCAATTTTATAATGGTATAAAAGAGTTTTACATAGCTGGTTCTAGGAACTTAACTAATGCACTTTTAGCTTCTTCTTTAAAGAGTCCAGTTGTTTTAGTTGATAATAATAGTAATAAATCAATATTAAAAAATGCCACTAAAATTACAACAGTTGGAGGCATAACAGAGGAGTTACTAGAAGAATGTTTGAATGTCACTAATGGAATAGGAGATTCTAATACTGGAGTAATTAAAAAAACTGGACTTGAAGAAGCTAAAGAATTAGCTAAAGATTGGTATAATTGTTATGAAGTAGGAGATATAAATAATGTACCATATGATGGAGTATACTTAGTTGATGATAATTATAAAAATGGAAGTAATTATTATTATGTTTTTAGTTATGTGTCTGCTGGGCAAGAGTGTTCCGACCGTCTATGTATAAATAAAAATGACATGTCAGATTATAAACTTTTATATGAAGATTTACATATGGAAAAAGTGGTTTCATTTAAAAATGCTGAAGATTTAGTAAAAGACTTATTTATGAAAGAACATGGATTTTTACCAAACCATGTAGAAGCTCAAAATATGGAAGATGGTATGTATATATATGTACGTCCATTTAATACATATGTAGATATGAATGGTATAGAGCATAATGCAGGTGGATATACACCATATTTAGTCAATATTTATACAGGTGAAATATCAAAATATACATATACTGAATAAAGCAATTAATCAACTACTTTTTAAAGTAGTTGATTTTATTTTAAATAATAAATTTATTATATCACTTAAGGCATATATAGCTGTTATAATTAAAATATATGTCGAAAGGTAGATGATGAGGATGTTTAAGGAGATATTTAAAAAGGTATTTATGTCAGAAGAGGTTAGTAAAACTGTAAAAGAAGTTAATAATATTATTAAGGATACTAAGATACAAGTAAAAGGTGGACTTGGAGAACTTAGATTAGATTTTATACTTAGCAGATTAGGCAAAGATTACATAATAATTAAAGACATTATTGTACCAGGCTCAAATAAGACTACACAAATTGATAGTATTGTGATTTCTATGTATGGAATATTTGTTATAGAATGTAAAAATTTTAGTGGATATATTTACGGAAATGATAAAGATAAAGTATGGACTCAAATTGTAGGGAAAACTAAAAGTACATTCTATAATCCGGTAAGACAAAATTATGCTCATATTAAAGCAATAGAAAATATAATAGGAAATAAATATAATATATATTCAATAATTGTTTTTTCAGACAAAGCTACACTAAAAAATGTAATGATAAGTGGAAATAATATTAGAGCTATAAATGAAAGCGAAATATTAAGTACAATAAGTAGATACAAAGATATGACTATTGATAAAGAAGAAATAAAAATTATCAGAGATAAAATTTTTGATTGTATGAAAACCACTAATCAAAATACTAGAGAGCATGTTAGAAATTTAAAAAATATTACTGAAGAGGATAAATGTCCTAGATGTCAAATTGGACATTTGATTAAAAGAAAAGGTCAGTATGGTGAATTTTGGGGATGTAGTCAATATCCAAAATGTAAATATACTAGAAAATAAAAAACAACCTCTTAAATTCGATTTTAAGGCTTTGTAAAAATTAATACTTATAATTAATCCTATTCAGAAATTTGATTGCTTAAAACGCAAAATATAAAAAAATAATAAATTACTAGTATAAGACATAGAATTGTGTATTCTATGTCTTATTTCTTTACAACTAAGTAATTTCAATAATTATATAAATAAAAGAATTAAAAAAGTCAGTTGAAAGTCAGCTAAAATGACTATTCTTTGCCTCCTCTGTATGGTATAATAAGTATATGAATTTTCATAGGAGGGATAACCATGAACGCTTTTATAAGAAAAAGAAATAAAAATTATGTAGTGTACTTAGAATTTAGAGATGATGAATCAGGAAAAAGAAAACAAAAGAATATGGGAGCTTTTGATAAAAAGAGAGATGCTAATAAAAGATTGGCTGAAGTTAAGGACAGTATATATAAAGATAGTTTTCTTGTTCCAAATGAAATCACTCTAGCTGGATTTATATTAGACTTTCTTGAAAAATATAAAGATAATATTTCGGCATCTACATATAAAAGTTACATTGCTATTTGTAAAAATCATATTAATCCTTCTATTGGAAAATATCGTCTTCAAGAGTTGAGAAATATTCATATACAGAATTATGTAGATGATTTAGCTGGTAACTTAAACCCTCAAACTATTAAAGTACATATAAATGTATTGAGACTTGCAATAAAGAGAGCGTATAGAATTAAGTTAATAAAAGAAAATATTATAGATGGTATAGAAAGTCCAAGAATTAAAAAATTTAAAAATGAAATTTATGATAAAGAACAAATGTTAAAATTATTAAAGTTAGCTAAAGGAACTAATATGGAGCTTCCTATTAGTTTAGCTATAGGTCTAGGATTAAGACTTTCAGAAGTTTTGGGATTAACTTGGGATAATATTGATTTTGATGAAAATACAATAACAGTAAATAAGATAACTAGTAGATTAGATGGTTCTGTTATACTTAAAGAGCCAAAGACAGAAAGCTCTGTTAGAAAAATATTTGCACCAATAGAGCTTATGAATTTACTAAAAAATTATAGGCTGGAGCAGAATAAGAAGTTATTGAGAAGTATTGTTAGAAATGAATATAACTTACTATTTTTTGATAGAAAAGGGAATCCAATTGCTGAAGATGTAATGAGTAAGAAATTTAGAAAATTCTTAGAGAACAATGATTTACCTCATATTAGATTTCATGACTTAAGACATTCACATGTTACTTTACTTATAAATTCTAAAGTACCTATAAAGGTTATATCTGAAAGGGTGGGACATTCAAATATTAATACTACTCTTAATGTATATTCTCATGTACTTAAAGAAATGGATAAAGAAGCTTCAGATAGAATATCTGAAAATTTATTCAAAGCTAATTAATGGTATAATATATAATAGGTTATCAAAGGAGGTGGCTATATTCTATGGGAACAAGTAAGATTTCAAATATACACAAGGAAAATTTATCTATTGCTGAGATTCAAAAATTATGTGCGATTGCGGGAAATATTGAAGCAAATATTCAATCAAATGACAAAACACCATCTTGGGACGGAGAACTATTTTTATATGAAAAAAATAAAATTGAGAAGGAAAATTGTTTAGATAATAAAAAAGAAAATTTATTAAGAAAAATAAATATACAACTTAAAGCAAAGGAGGTAAAAAAGTTAAGTGGCAAAAAAAGAACTTTTTCAATGGATGTTAGTGATTTAAGAAACTACTACAATAATGAAGGTGTTATTTTATTTGTTGTTGAAATTAAAAGTGTTAACAAAATAAAAGTTTATTATAGAAATTTACTTCCAGTTGATTTGATAAATATATTAAATGAAATAGATAGAACGAAGAAAAATCAATTGACCAAGTCTGTAGAGCTATATGAACTAAGACCTGAAAATAATCATTTTGAAAGAATAGTTAATTCGTTTTATCGTAATATAAATAAACAAACAAAAAATTTAGTAGATAAACAAATAGAACTAAGTGAAAGAGACAAAGAGATTTCAATAGATATTGCAGAAATAGATAATAGATATGATTTATTTAATAGAAGTGTGTATGCTTACAAACCACTTAAACATGAAGATTTAGATACAATTGATTTACCTTGTGTGAATAAATTGTATCTTAAAGAATTAAATACAAAAACTATTGTAGATATTTTTATAAAAAATAATATTTATAAAAATAATGAATATATATCAACAGTAAATAAAACCAATCACAAAATAACTATCAATAATTTTATTGTTATTTATATTTACCGTATATTAGATGAGAAATTAATCAATAAGTCTATTGATATAAATTTTACGATAAAAGAACCAAGTGGAACTGTTGATAGTCATTTAAATAATTTAAAGATGTTATTAGATATATTTAAACATAAAAAAGTACTTATAAAAGAATTTTCAACAAAAGATAAACTTATTGATTTAGATTTAAAAACTATGCCATGCGAAGAAAATGATTTAATAGAAAATATATTATTTTTTGAAGATTTTAAGAATCTATTAGAGATGCTTGAAATAAAACAAGAAAATTTCTTATTAGATAATATGTCTCAGGAAGATTATGGGAAGATAAATACACTTATAAGTATATTTATTAATAATAAAACAATTAAAAAAAAGAATATGAGTAAACATTCAGGATTTGCATATATGAAAATTAATGAAAAGAAAATAATCTTATATAAGATAGAAACAGATAATAGTTGGAATCTTATTAATATTTTTGATAAAAAAAATAACCTTACTATTACTCAAAGAGAAGGAGACATGCAATGCAGTCCATATATACTTTTAAATTATAATGATATGGATAGTATTAATTTCTATGTAAGTAAAGCAACTATAAATATTAAAAAATATAAAAAAACACCAGAGTATACAGATAGAGTCATGTCATATATTTTAGAATTAATTAAATACTATGATAAAATACTTATTAAAGAATATTTAATTGAGGCACTAGAGTTATTAGAATGGATAGAAAATGAAGTTGATGTAGATATAAACAAAATTAATAAATATCAAATAATAAAAAGGATTAGAAATTTTAGCATTGATGAAATACTTGATTTAGATAATATTAAAAGAAAAAACTCAAAAGACATAATGATTCAATGTGCGATAAATATATTAATTGAAAAGTATGAAGAAGCTAAAAATAATATGAATAATATGAGTAAAGAATTATTGAATAAATTTAAATTATATCCAATATATAATTTGTATGATAAAAAAACAAAGGTACAAATATAAAGGTAAATTTTTATAAAGCCTTAGAATGGCGTTTAAAGCGTCAGATTTTAGAAAATATTAAAATTTTATATTTCCAATATTTATGATATAATAAACATAGCAAGGAATAAATATTTGAAAAAGCTGTGAGTGGTGTTTCCATAGAAATTTCCTCACTTTCTTATGAAAGGAGGTGAAAAACTATGGAAAATCTAATGATGAGTATTATAGCTGGTGTTATAGCTAGTTATATCTACGATAAATTAAAAAGCCACTCAAACGCGACTAAGAGTGGCTGGGAACTTAATATTAAGTTCCAAAGAAAATCCAAATAAACTAATTTAGTTTGGAAACATCACTCAAAGTTAAGTAAAATATGTTTCCTTGCTTTTATTATACCACAAATTAAGAATATTAAAACAAAATTTCATGTAAATAACATTTAATCTGTAATTTTTCTATTTTCAAAAAAACTAACTAAAAGTTGAAATATAACAAATCCAACTGTTGAACCTAAAGCATTTATAGGTACTGATGTTATATTAGTAAAGTTATTTAAAGCTGATATCCCTAGCATTACTATAGAAACTATAGCCAAATAAGAGATAACTAAAAAAATTGGTATTGATATACTTATATTAATCTCTAATTCAGGCAATTTCATAATATCATTCCTTTCAACATTCTTATATTTAATCTTATTATACCATTAAATATAAGAAATCATAATGTACAAAATAACTTATTTTTAATTACATACTATGAAAGAGAGTACTTTTAATAAGTTCTATGTTTTATATATACTATTCCTTAAATGGGAATTTAAGGAATAATTTTCAAAATAAAATAAACACTCCTTTGATTTATATTACATTAAACTATAATAAATGTTAATAAAAGGAATGTTTATTTTATTAAATTATTTCTATAAATTTAGAATAGGTCTCGTCTACTAATGTTTGGTACATAGCTTGAAATATATTAATAAATAATTCAGCATTAAAACTTTTAGAGTCTGCTATATAAGAAATCTGTACTCCTATTTCATTTTCTCTATTAATAAAATATTTAAAACCTTTGTATTCTAAATTTAAATTATTTATTAAATCTAAAACATTTTCTTTCTTAGATACATTTTCTAAAGTAGCAAAATATATTGATGCAGTTGAATACACCGTTTCATTAATGATTAAAAATACAATTCCTTTACTTTTTTCTAAATTATGTACTGCTTTAAATGCTATAGTCCTACTACTTTTAAGTTCATCAATTTTAAATGAATCTATAAGATTAAAGTCCTTTAAAGTTTCAATTATCAAATCTTTTTTAGTTTGTAATTCGTTCATTTTTTATTCCTCCTATAAGAATACATTGTACTAATTATATCATTACAAAAACTTCTTGTATATAATAAAAGTTCACTTCTTTATTTATTCTTATAACAATCCTCTAAAGAACTAATTAAGCTTTCTATAGAATTAGAATGTACTTCTTCTAAAAATCTCTTTGTTTCAAATATTTTATATTCTTCTTTTGTAATAAGTATTGTATAATGTGTAATTCTTTTTATCCTCTCAGAATCTAAAAAACGTTTAATAGTGAGTCTTGAAAGAAGAGTTAGTGTAGTTGTCGCCTTCCAGTTATATTCTAATTCCATAGCTTCCATAACTTCTTTTGATGTTACTATATCATTCTTATTCCATATGAATTTCATAACTTTTAATTCAGCTTGTGGTATTTTTTGCATGGATATGTACATTCCTTTCTGCAATTAAAATATCAACATATATAGACATTAAAATAATAAAATATATGTTATAAGTATATATTAACATAAAGTAAAAGAAGATGTCTTAAGATTGAGACATCTTCTTTATTAAATTTTTATTCTTCAAATTTTCGATATTCAATTATTTCTTTTATCAATCTAATTATCGCTTTTTGTTCTTTTACTGTTAAACTATCAATTAACTCATAAGCTTCAGACGAAAGAGTTTCAACATCATTTTCATTCTGTATAATATTTTCAAATAAAACTTCTAAAGGTATCTCTAATGCATTTGCAATTTTAAAAATTGAACGAAGTGATGCTTTACTTTCACCTCTTTCAATTTGACCAATATAAGCAGGAAATAAACCAGCCTTTTTTGCTAATGTATTTTGATTATACCCTGCTTTTCTTCTATAATTTCTTATTCTTTTACCAATTACATTATATATTTCATCTTCTTCTAACATTTTTATCATTCCTTATTAGATTATATTAGTTTATTTATCTTAATGATATGTTATACATGTCAAAAATATACTTATATAACATATAATATTATTAAATATATGTTATATAAGCATGTATATATTTAATAAGAAGCTATTGTAGACAAAAAAATAAAGCCCTTTAAAGAAAACTCATTTAAGAGTAATCCTTAAAGGGCTTATTATTTATCTATCTCTTTTTCTTACCTTTTTTACGACCTTTACATGCCATTATATCACTTCCTTTCAATTTACATAAACTTATCATATTCCTCAGCTAATTTATTTTTATTTTCTATTGTGTAGTGATTTATAGTTACATCAACCCCACTGTGGCCAAGCAATTTTGAAACTGTAGTTATTGGAACTCCTCTGTCTTTTAAAAGATTAGACATACTATGTCTAAGGTCATGATTATATCCACCTTCTATACCAATTAACCTGAAAGCTTTTTTAACCCATGAACTTAAGACATTTGAATTGACTTGATTGTATTTGCCTCCATATCTTGTAAAGAATATATACGGATAATCTATATTATTTTGAGATAGATAATCCTTCCATTCTATTAATAGATGCTGGACTTCTTCTGAAAATCTAAAATCTCTTGAAACTCCACCTTTGGCTGTAATACCATGAATCCATCTATTATCTAAATCTATATTGTCCCATCTAAATTGACTTATCTCATTACTTCTAGCCATTGTAGCCAATCCTAAATTTATATAAACTTCTAACTGTAAATTGTCTTGCTCTGAAAGCTTTTCTTTTAATTTGCTTAACTGTTCTTCAGTTAAAAAAGTTCTTTTCTGAACTTCTTCGCCTGTTCCTGGTCTTTCTATCATTTCACACCAGTTGTCAGTAATTTTCCTCTTCTTCTTTAAAAATGATAGCAATGATGAAATTGAACTTATTCTACGTCTAATTCTTTTTTCATTATTTCCCTGTTCCATACAATAACCTATATAAGCTTCTATTTCTTCTTCATTTATATCAGTTAGTAATGCATCAAAACATTCTATATTTAAAAACTTAAAAAATTGCATTATATCACATTCATAATTATATATTGTTTTTTCACTTTTCCCAGCTATTTGTTTTGCTCTTTTGTATTGCTTCCATAATTTAATATTCTCTGGATTTGGTTCTCCATTTATGCTTATTCTTTTACTGCGTTGTTTTGCCAAATACTTCACTTCCTTATAAAAAAGACTAGAGAAATTAATCTCTAGTCTCTAATTTATCTTTAATTTTTGTTATGTCTGTTTCAACTCTTTCAAGTCTACTGTTATTAGTATTTAATGCTTCAGCAAATTTATCTAATTTATCATCAAACTTATCTATTGTATTACCGAATAAAGTTCTCTGCTCTTTAATTTCTCTTGAAAAATAAGCTCTTTCCTTTTTTCTATCATCTTGTTCTAGTTGTCTATTTTTCTCTAAATATTTTCCAAGCCATAACATCAGTACCATTAAAAGTATAGCTGTATATCCATATTGACTTAGTAATTCAACCATTTCTTTTGATAACATCTACTTATCCTTTCTGTTTTGCACTTGTATTTGATTTATTCCTATAGATGCACCCCAACATAAAATACCTTCAAAGACAGCTTCTATTGACAGCTCTTTCATAAACAAACAACTACTTATCATTGCTATAACTAACAATATAAAAGGTATGTATTTATTTTTAATATTAGATTCTTTTATAAATGTTCCTAATATGTAAAGCCCACCTATTAACATTATTAAATTTTCAGGTATAAATTGCATTATATCCATGTGATTTCCTCCTATCCAAGAATCTCATTTAATTCTTTTACTTTAGTTTTTATTTGCTCTAATTTTACATCATTGTTTTCTACCTTCATTGAATTTATCTTATTACATATATTTATTATGTTTTGGCCATAATTCATATCTGGACACCATTTACCTGATAAGCTTTCAACTGTTTTAGCCTCTCCATGTAGATATGAAAAATGTCTAGGGTCTAATGTAGTTCCATTGACTTTATATTCAACTTTACCAACTAATTCACTATATTTTGGATATCCCTTAGCTCCAGCATATAATGCTAGATGGTCAATAAATGCTGATACTCCATCCTCCCAACAATTAAATCTTGTATGAGCTGTTGGGTCTAAATCTCCTCCACCTTTATTTCCTTTAAGACCACACACATTGCAATAAGAAGGATTTAAAACTCTACCAAAATTAAAATATCCAGTTTCTACAAATGCTTGAGCAATTGCAATAACTGGATTTACACCTTTTTTCTCTGCTTCTTTATATATAATTGGTACTATAGCTCTGCATAAAAAATGTGGTGGATTAGAGTTATTTTTTAATGTGTCTAAATACGAAAAGACTTGTTCTAGTGTAGCTGTTGATTTATCTAATATATTCAATTCATTACCTCCTACTTGCCTATAAAATCTAACACTTTATGAAGTGTAGCCCATCTATCATCACCTTGTAACTTAGTGAATCTCTCGCTAGTTTTAATTTTACTGGATGCTCCACCAATCACATATAGGTTTTCACAATGTCCAGGAACATAATTTTCCAAATCACACACAGAGACTTCATTAGTCTTATAATTCATGGCCATTAATTGGGCTATAACTTTATCTACCTCACCCTCATAAACTATTGCATATTTCACTTTGTTATCTTGTGGTTTACCAGCTACAGACTTATTAAATATTCCTTCATAAATATCTATGGCCATATCTTTAGCATTATATTTTTTAGTATCAGATGTGTCTACAAAACAGCACTCAACTAAAATTGACTTTGCCTTCGTTCTTCTTAAAAATGCTAGAGTTTTCTTTTCTTTAACTCCACGATTTTTAAAATCTTTATCACCTTTTGCATGATAAGTTTCAGTTATTTTTTTACATATTCTTGATGCTATTTCAACAGTTTCTTTGTCATTTAAATTATAAACTAAAACTTCTACTCCTCGACCACCACCACTGTTAAAATGGATACTTACATTTAAATCTGTGTTATATGAATTACATTTATCTATAATCTTATTCAATATATCACTCTGAGAAGTTCCATTGTTACATGTACAATCATAAACTTTACATTCCTTTTGAGATAAAGGTATTAACTCTTTTAGTACATTTCTTGCTTCTGTAGATTCTTTTATATTTCCTACTGCTCCAGAACCTACTTTACCATCTGGGTTGTGTCCTGCATGAACTGTCAGTGTTTTTATATTCAAAATTACCACTCCTTTAAAACAATTAATATAAAAAGAGTCTATAAAATAAGGCTCTTATTTACTCAATTTCTAATTAAAATTATGATTTTAATCTGTTTTGTACATTAAAAAAGACTATACTATGTAGTCCTCTCCTGTTATTTCTTTATATTCACTTGCTGTTATCTTATTCTTTTCTACTGCTGTTTTAACTTGCTCTTTAGTCCAATTACCATTATTATAGAAATCTGTTATTATCTTATACCAATTCATACTATATCACCCCATTACTCATTAATTGAAATGTTAAATCTGCTATTGTTTGTTCTGTAGAATTTACTTTATCTTCTATGCTACTTTTAATATCTGTATATCTATAGAAAACCTCTTTAGTATCTATATTTATAAATAACTTTGCTTCTTTATTTTCTACATATTGTTGTACTGGCAATTTCTCAATTAAAATTCCATTTTTTAACTCTTCTTCTGATAGTAAAGTTGGTTTATAGTGTATCATCCCAATATATTTTATATTTTGTTCATCTGTCTCCATAAAATTTCCTAAATAAATCATAATTCCTCTCCTTTTTCATCTGAATAAACCTTTTTTGATAATATATTTCTGTGAATGCCACCACCAATAAAAAAAATTATATTGTTTATTATAAACATACCTTTTTGAGGATTTGTGTTAATGAGCGTTCGGTAGCTATTAACTTCTTTAAGAGTATTTAAATTTATTTTTATAAATGGGCTACTAGAAAGTGAATTAAATGTATATATATATCCATTATATATTTCAAAATTTTCATATCTATCTGACCCACCATAAGTAATCAAATTTAGATTTGCATCATATTTTGCTAATCCACTTTTTTTACCACTCTCAACTTCTATGCTTCTGCCACTATCAGATACAAAAACAAAATCATTTAAAAACTTAATGTTTTTTTCATATAAATATCCTCCAATTCTAAAATCCTTAGCAATAGTAAAATCAAAATTTATTTTAGTTAGGTAACAATCTGTATAACCACTTGAATTAGCGTGTTCTGTTGTAGCATAAATAGCATTCTTATTGCAAACAAACTTACCTCTTTCAAAATCGTAAATACTATTGATTGACATATCTTTAGTTAACATTTTATACATATCCGATATTCTTATTTTGTGAAGTATTGAAGAAGTCTCATCTCCATATATTCCATAAATAAATTCCCCATAAGTACATAGCTTATAATAAGAACCTTCTATTGACTGCACTTCAATTCCTGTTGTCTTATTTATTTTATATAATTTAGTATTATCAGATATAAACAAATAATCTTGAGTAATGCAAATACATGAGAAATTATCATTAGACAAAGTAATATCAAAAGTTACAGATTCATCAATTGCATTAATTTTAATTAAATGTGTACCTTTAATTACATAAAAGAAAGGTTCTTCATATTCTAATGCTTTTAAATCTCCACTATATTTTTCAATATATTTTATAGCACCATTCATAACTAAATATGATGAACTATTTGAAAGTATTGTTTCTCTTAAATCTAATCTTCCTTCCTTGTTGTTTACTTTATTCTTTATTTCCTCCCAAGTGTTATTTGTAGTAACCTCTGCACCCTTGGAGTTCAATGCTGTTACTACATTATTTTTAGCATTAACTCCACTTTGAAAAACCTCTTTTAATGCTCCCTCAACATTATCACTTGTAAAGTTATTCTCTGTATCTTCTATAGTTACATTTTTTGCTTCTAGTACAAGATTTCTAACTTTATTAACTAACTCTTTAAAAGTCATTTAATCACCTTCTTTCAATAAAAAAAAGAACCCTCTATATAGTTGTTTCTGCTCCTTCTACTACTCCGCTTTCTTTAATTATATAATCCTCTACTGCCTTTCTATACTCTATGTTAGTCACGTCATCTAATTCAAATTCTCGATTTTTCAAAGGATTTAACCCTTTATTTAATATTCTCTCTGCTAATATTCTTACTACAACATTATTTATACTCATTATAATAATCCTCCTACTTTCTCATTTTCATTTAATAAAATTTGATTTTCTAACTCTTGTATTCTCTTTTCTTCTTCTGTAACGAATATTGGTATTTCTTCCAAAATTGGTTCTTTTGTTTCTATATTTATGCCTGTAATTCTATTTTTGGTATAGTCTATACTTCCATATGGAACATCAATGCAATGTAATTCTGTTATTTCATCATGTTCCAAGACATCCCCTGTCGCCTCTCCTGTTTGGAGTAATATTTTACCAGTTTGGTCATAAATTATTCTATTTGCTCTATTCATTTTATCACCTCATTTATATAAATTTTATAGCATACCAAGAAAACCCATAAATAGGAAGAGAAGCTCTACTTGCAGGTACATTAATTCCATTACTATTAATATAAGCATCTTGCTCATTGTTTATATAAAATCCTGCATGACAATTAAAATCTTGGTCATCCATTTTACCTCTAGTAAGTTGTAAGTTTGCTATAAAATCTCTTTTATTTGTAGACCAAGGTATATTGCAAGTAGCAATAATAATATTTTTTTGAATTGAACTACCAGCACTAACAGTTTCATTTTCAGCGATAAAAATATTAGGAATAAATCCTAAATTATTAATATTAATCCAATGATATGGTTCTCTAATATATGTTTGTCCATATAACCCACCATATAGATTAACACGCTTAGAACTTTGAATAACAGTGGTAGTGCCACTTGCGACTTTATATTTAGAGTTTAATTGCGATATAGTATTATTAGCTTGTGTTAACTGATTCATCAAATCCTGCAAACTTGCATCTCCACTGTCAAAAGAAGTTTTAATTTTCTCTGATAACTCCACTAATGTATTATTTAAACTTGCCTCTATATTCTTTAATGCTAAAGTATTTATAATGCTTGTTTTCCCAACTTTAAATCCTGCATTAACCTCAACTAATTTTGTTGATATATCATTTAAATTTACATTTTCGGGCAGTGGCATTATATTCTTACTTATACTTAAAACTTTTTCAGCAGTTGCATTATTGCTGTCTGTAACAACTATTTTAAGCGTGTGCAGTGCATTATCTTCTAATGTATAGTTAATTGTTTTCTCTGTTGTTAAATCTGTTGTTATAGTTTCTTTTAGTACATCATCTATAAATACTTCTATCTTAGTTAATAGTGTAGGGTCTGTGTGGTCAGCTTTAAATGTTGCTTGTGTGGAGTTATAAGAGGATACGGTTAAAAAAGGTAATGCTTGTAGTAATGTTATTAGGGCATAACCATAAGCACCAGCAGTATTTCCACCAGATTCCATAACAACATTATCAAAATAATATTCAGATGTTGGTGTGTAGCCAGTAGGCTTATAACTATCTTTAGTTAATACGTAGCCACTTCCACCTCCACCTGCTCCCGCACCATTCATTCCTGCACCACCAAACCAGCCACCTCCACCGCCTTCGCCAGTTGAATCTTTAGCAGAACACCCTTTTCCAAAACTTCCGTTTTCTGTGCTTACACGACCAATACCACCTTGATATTGAGTACCGCCGGGACGATGTCTGTCGTTAGCACTATACCCAGTACCTCCTTCTAATCCTCCTCCTGCACCACCAGTATAAGGAGAATATGAACCACCGCCACCACCTGCGACAATTATACGAGATAGCAAACCTTGCTCATTATCCCAAGCACCACCAACGAGCCTTATATCAGTAGCACCACCACCGTACATAGAATAATAAGTACCCATAACCTGTTGATTTAAATAACCTTTACCACCGCCATTAAAACCACTTTTAGTGTTATTACTCGTAGATGAAGAAGCAAAACCACTTTCGCCGACGTAAACATATAATGTAGTTTGTTTTTTTAATGTAATTTCACCTTTAGAATATCCGCCTTTAGCATCAGTATGCCAAGAAGAATTGTTGATACCTCCAGAAGAACCCCAGCATTCAAATTTATATTTGCCAGGTTTCAATATAACACTTTGTGGCGAACCATTGTACCCAAAGTTCCATTCTGTCTGCATTTTCTCACTCTCCTTTAACAATAAGTTATCAATTCATTTACACTTGTTGCAATGTTAGATAACCCACCACTTAATTTTTCTTCTATATTAACCAATCTATCCTCTATTTTCTTAGACGAATAAGTAGTCATTTCAGACACTCTGTTATCATCTACAGTTGCATTTATAAAATGAGTTTCTGCATTTCCATTTATCACATAAACGTTTAATTCTGACCTTGTTTCACTTCTAATTTCTATAGTATTATCATCTATAATTTTAAAGTTTGTAACTACATTTTCTTTTGTAGTAGCATCTATAATATTTACAACTATTCTCTGTGTTAACAAACTATGTGTTACAGTTGCTTTGAATCCATTTTCTGCATCCTCAACCCAATCGTCAATTGTTATTGTTTGAGTAGATGCCACATTAGAACCACCTGCGATTAATTGGTCAATTTTAATATTTTGTTTCTCATTTTCTGTGTCAATTCTAGTGTTTAACTCTGTTTTAGCAGTTTCTAAATTATTTGTTAATTCTGTTTTAGTTGTATCTATTTTAGTATTAACAGTACCTATTTTAGTTTCTAAGTCTTGTATATCTTTGAGTGTTGCAAAGATTATTGTTGGGTCAATTTTAAGTTCTATATTATTTACATTAGATACAATAAGCACAGTTTTAACCTTCATGTCTACCACTGCACCTTGTTCTATAGAAGGTTTATAACACTCTTTGTATTTAGAAATGGCAATTAAATTATTTTCATCATCTAAATATCCTATTTCTCTTATCATAAATCCGCCTACACTTGATGGTATTAAACTCTCTAATATTATACAATTTGGTGCAGTTTCATCTGTAGTTGTATTTCCAATATTGCCTTCCCATACCACGTTTTTGAGAGCTGTCTGACTCTCAGTTGGAGTATATTCACTCCCTCCTCCATCACCAAGTTGAATTTTTACAAATCCCACTTTATTACCTGTGACACTTGCATTTGCTATCTTTGCTTTTCCTACATCTGTAATTATAGTGTAATAACTTTTATCTATAGCCAATATATCACCTCCTAAAATATTGTTATCTCTTGGTATCCAACTCCATTGCCAGTTAATACATCAATTTCTCCATAAGTTTCTATATCTGGTGGACTCCAAGGGTATATAGTTATTTCTTGACCCATTAGGGTTGTTATACCAAAATTCATATAATTGTCTTTGCTTATAAGCACTCTAGTGTAATCTAAAGTCATATTACATGGCTTAATATTACTTACAAAAGAATGAACTTCCTCAAACCAATCTTGATTTCTAGCATCACTTTCAAGATGTATATTATAAGTAGCATTATTAATAGTTAACTCATAATTACCTTCTCCAACTATACTATCTAGCCAATTCCTTAAAAATCTCTCTGAGTAAGGTAATTTACTTATATATTTACTAAAAATCCTAAACCTTCTATCTTCTAAACTCTCATTACTTTTAGGAGTTATAGACATTATCTTTTCCCATCTTTTTATACCACTTATAGTTAGGTCCTCTAAAAACTGGTCATTTGATAGGTCCTTTAATTTATCATGTAATATTTTTATTTCTTTATTTCCTACATTAAATACTTTTATATATTCTTCTTTATCTTGTAGAATTTGTGGTAAGTAATTTATTAGATTAATCTCTTTATCCAACTACCTCACCTCTCACTACTATACTGTTACTATTTATTGTTAGATTAGATTTAACCTCATTTATCATTGTATTTGCAATGTCTAATACTCCATCAATACTAAGTAATCTAGTTTCAATTTGAGATATACGGACTATTAAGTTTTCTTCATCTTCCCAACTCATGTTAAGTTCATTTAAATAGTCGTCTATTGCTTCTTCTGCAATTGATTTTATATTCTCCCAAGTGTAGCCATTTTTGTATGTTATCTCTGCTGATATATTTATAGTTGTACTTGTAACTCCTTCAACTGTGACTCGGTGTCCAATTGGTGCTAATCCAAGACCTTCTCCTTGGTTTTGTAGAGGATCAATTTCTTCTTGAACTAAATTAACTAAATCACTAGATGGAACTTTGAAGTTAGAATTAATTATTACTAACTTAACAGTACCTCCACCATTCCAAACTGGATATACTTTAACTCCCCCAACGTCAGGCAATTTATTAACTTCATCCTTATAATTCTGTATATTACCACCGAAACTTTGTGAGTTTAAACTATCATAGTATCGTTGCCTTAGACTGTCCTCTGATTCTTCATCTTCTCCATTTATTAGTATTTCTGTTAACTCAGCAGTTTCAAGACCATCTATATATTCGATAGGTATTAATTGCCCTAACTCAAATATAGGTCCAGCAGTTTCACATTTCATTTTATATGTTTTTTCAGATATTCTCTCAATTGCCACATAATTGTACTCTCCTAAGTTGAATCTTGAATCAATAGGAATATCTATATTAAAAACTCCTTTTGCAATTGTATTGGTTGCAGGTAAAGGTGTAATACCTCTCTCTTTACATCTCTTCTCTAAATAGTAATAACTAGCAGTATCTACGAATGTTTGGTCTAGTAATTCATCCATTGCAATGTATGTTTCTGTAAGCTCCACTGCAACAGGAGCAAGAGCATTGTATATTATAGAACCTTCCCTTTTATCAAAAGTATCTGGTACACTATCTAACATTCTTTTAATTATATTTTCAAATGTCATTAACTCAAACAATTATACACTCACCACCTTCTCTGCTTTTATATCTCCATATTTACTGTAAACTGTGAACTTACAATGTACTTTACCCTTTACATTTTGAAACTCAAAATTATCTACATTTTCAACCCTATCATCTTGAATTAGTGCTTCTTTGATTCGTCTTTCAAGTTCGGGGATTACAAAGGATATAGGCTCTCCAATAAGGTCGTTCAACTCGACTCCATAATTCCAACTATATATTAGATGTTGGTATCTCTCTGTGTTTAAAATTAAAAAGATGGTTTGTTTTAATGCTTCAACATCATCACAAATACCATCTATCTTAGATTTTTCTATATTTAATTTAAAGGTCTTACTTGGTTCTTGCCTTACATCAAAATTAATTATTGATACATCTTCAATGTCATAATCTAAATTATCGCTTGGTAACACTTCATCACATCCTATCTAAAATCAAGTATTGTTGTCCTCCTTGCATACGAATTAAGACTAATTTATCTCCTATTTTTTTATCTGTATATCTTTTAAATGTATCTGTTTGTATTAGAAAAATTTCACCAATAGATAGTTTTTGTTCTATCTTAACTCTTAGAGGACTAATACTTTCTATTGTTCCAAATACAACCCTCATTGGGTTGCTTGTTTCTACTGCATCCATTGCAGCTTTTTTTATTATCTGTAATAAATCTTGGCTCATATTGCCACCTCACTTATATAAATCTTCTCACATGTGTGTATGCTTTTCCTTTTCTATAAGAATTAACAGACTCTATTTTTACCACATCTCCTGTTTGTGGTGAATGAATTATTTGATTGTTTCCAATGTACATTACAACATGATTACTACTTCCTCCACCAATTCTACATAATAAGTCTCCTGCTTTCCACTTGCTTCTATCTTTTAAATCTACTGCTTTTCCTGCTTTACTTTGTGCAGAAGCAGTACGAGGAATTTTTATACCTATTTGTTTATAACACCATTGAGTAAACCCACTGCAATCAAAATTATTAGGACCTTCTGCTCCATACACATAATTACAACCCAGTTTACTTTTTGCTATACTAATTAATTTATCTTCTTTAGAGTTATTATTTGTACTACTTTGGTTATTACCTTCAACTTGATATGTTTGTTCTTCATCTCCACCTATAATTATATAGCCATTCTTTCTACCAAATTTTTTACATTCACTAGCATTAGCTAATAGTATATCTATATGATATGTTCCGTTTGTTTCAACATATATTCTTCCTCCATTATCTTTAACTGTATATACTTTGTTGTCATAGGCAGTACCAGGAAGTATAATTTTTACTTTATCTCCATATTCAAAAACTGGATGTTTCTTTAGAAAATCATCAGTATACCAAGTTTTCTTAACTCCTTCTCGATTCATTGGACCAGCAACAGTTCTTGATTTTACATCAAGTGGCTTTCCATTGCAATCTGTTTTTCCACCTTCCATTGCATTGTTCCCTGGATAATATGCAGTAAATATAGCAGGAACTTTTTTACCTGTATTTTTTTTCGTAGTACTTTGTGCAGGACCATTTTTCTTTTCATCCTTATTGTTAGTATTTCCACTTGAATATGAGCTTGAAGAATAAGAAGCAAATTCATCTCCATCAACAAGAGTCAAATCCATGAAATGTGAATTATTTTCAAATGTATGTTTTACTTTCTCAACTAACATATAATTTTGAAGTTTAATATCTCCTAGATTTAAAAAAACAGGTACTAAACAACCTGCTCTCACTCTAATATCTCCAAGTGCATTTTTTAAACTTAATGACTTAGTTTTCTTATTATATAGTTTTAAAAGTATATCACACTTTTGTTTTATCTCTGCTTCACTCATGTTTTTATCTACTGTATCAAACATTTGAAGTATTCCCCAACTTCTCATGTGAGCTGAATCTTGAGCAATATACACATCCCTTTTTCCTGACTCCTCGTTGTCTCTTACAAGTTTGATTTTTGTATAAGTATCACTATCTATACTTGAATTATAGTCAAAGTCCTCTATTACATCATTGTTCATGACAGTATCCAGTTTCATTGATGCAACATTCTTTAATGTTATTCTTCCAAAATCATCATACAAGGTATACATTTCTTTTTTCTCTCTTAGAGTATCATCTAGTGCTGTTAGTATCATGTCAAAGAGTGTTTTATTTTCTTCGACTCTAGATAGTTTATACTTAGTATCTTCTATGACATTGTATTTTAAATTAAAATCTTTAGCCAACATTTTTACAAGTTCACTTGCTGTTTTATTGCTATACACATAAGTATCTTTGTTCTTAAAATATCTTAACTGGTCGTAAGCAACAATTTTAATGTGATTTTCTTTATCTCTTTTCTTCTGAAATATATATCCATAGAATATACCTACACCTTTGTAATATAGTCTTACAGAGTTACCTTCACAAAACTCTAATATATCATCCATGACTATTGTAAATTCAAGTTTAGATGGTGTTCCTCGTCTTTCTATTTCCCATGTGATACCATCCAAAACTACAGGTTCGTGGAAATCTTCCCAATGAGCTATTACTAATCTTACATCTCTATCATTTGCTAATACTAATTCATCATCCAAGTTTTAACACCTGCCCTTTGTAAATAGTATATTTAGGTACTTTTTTACCCTTGTTAGCTTTATCCATTATTGATTTATTTAACTCATATACCTTCTTATATAATGAACCATTACCAAGTTGCTTCTGGCAGATTGACCAAAGAGAATCTCCTGCCTTGACTGTATATGTCTTAGCATTTGGCTTATTGGATGAATCTGGTCTAAATTCTTTTGGTTTCATGACTGGAGGGGGAGTCCTACCATAATTTGTCTTTTCAGGTGTTGCAAGTACTAACTTTTTAGTTGAGTAATCTCTATATTGTTTTAACTTTATTGCAACTTTTGTATCTGAGGCATTTTCTGCATCTTCTACTATGTTATATTCTTCTAATGACACTTTCATATTAGTGTTAAATAAGACCTTGTTACCTAACTCACGAGATACAATAAATTGAAATGGCTTACAATCTGTCTTTAGTAATTCTAGTTTACTTAAAAAGAATTGAACATCCCTAAAAGTTCCACGATAAAATGGTAGTTTATTATGTGTAAACTCTGCTTCAAAACTTATTTCAGATAATCCTTCTTTTTTTAGTATGTTTACTTCTCCAGTGTTTATCAAATCAACTGTTTTATTTTTGTTTGTCACTTTAATTTCTAACTTGGGTGGAGGGATTGGTAATTGTACTCCATCTAAATAAAAGTCATAAGCCATTTAAACACCTCCTAAACTATTCCTTCTGCTGATACAACCATAGCATCATTTAATTTTTCAGTTAGTACATTTACTATTCCATCTACATCTGCCTCACTATTTATGTTGTTTGTATTGTTCATGTCAATTTTAATGTTGACTCCTGTATACTTGTTTATTACTTCTTGTTCTGCAATGTCTCTTAAGTATTTTAAATCTTCTTGGCTTTTATCCATTGTTTTAGCCATTTTTGCAGTGTTTCCTGCAGTGTCTTTTGCTCCTTTTGCTGCATCTCCAAGTGGAGAATTAAGCCCTGCTGAACCAAATCCATCTCCTAACCCATACTTTTTATCCCACAAATCGTCGAGTCCTAAATCTTTTTTTGCCTTTTCTACTATTTTGCTAATGTCAAAAGTATCTTTAAATTTATCAGTTATGGAATTTTGCCATTTTGTTCCTAGAGCACTTCCTTTCTCAAATGCTGCCCCAATATCTTTGTATCCCATTCGCTCTAGTACAACTTTCTCTGGTGCATTTCCTACCCATTTGTTTAAACTATTGATTTGTTGCTGTATATAGCTATTATCAGCTTTAACTGGTGTAAATGTTGCTTCTCAAACTTTTCCGATGTTGACTCCAGGGATTTTGTTTAATAAATCAACCAGTTTGTTTACTCCTCGTATTGCTATATTTGCCCCATCTACAAAAGCTTTCCCAAGTGCGTTTCCTGCTGAATTTACAGAGTCATTTAAAGATGCCATTTTCTCGATTATAAAGATTACACCTTTTGCAATAGCTTGTTTCATAAAATACACACACTGATTCCAGCCATTAGCAATTGCTTCATTTACAGTTATACATCTATTTAGAAGTCCAATCATTACGTTTTGTATTGCTGCTACTGCTGCAAATACTGCACCTACTATTACCCCTAGTACAGTCAAAGAAGTCCCTGCAAAATGATTTATCGCTGCTATTACCATAAAAATCACAGCTATTACTGCTATAAATCCAAGCACTATCCATGTAAGCGGACAAGCATACAATGCTGCATTTAAACCATATTGTGCTGCTACTTGCATCCATGTAGCTCCTGTAGCTAACTCGTGCATAATTACTGTTTGAGTCATTTGAAAATTAAACCAACCAGCTGATAAAGATGCTACTTTATTTGCTACAGCAAGTGCTATAGCTGCTATTGTATATATACCAATCGCTATTGTAACTCCATATATAATTGGAGCAATAATTGACCAATTCTGTGCAAATACATTAGCAACACTTAGTGCTTGTGTTATTATCCACCCCAATCCTTGCGTAATTAAACTAGTTCCAACAATCATCACATTAAAAAAATTCTGAAAAACTGGACTGCTCAATAAATCAATAAATCCATTAAAAACGCTATATCCAACAGCTCCCAAGACATACAAAGAATCAGTTACATTTACAATAAAGGTTCGGAATCCTCCACTTGATACTGTATCCTCAATCTTTTTTTGTATAGCTCCAAAAATCATTACTGCATTATTCTTTACACTAGTGAAAATTTGACCAAGTGTATAAGGCATCTGTTCAAATTGCTTATTTGTTTCAGCTGATGCAGCAAGCAAGGAATTTTTCACAATATCCGCAGTCAACATTCCTTCACTTGCCATACCTCGAATTTTTCCTATGTCGACATCGAGATAATCCGCAATACTTTTGATGATGTTAGGTGCTGATTCAAACACAGCATTTAATTCCTCACCTCTCAACACACCACTTCCTAAACCTTGAGTCAGCTGTAATAATGCTGAACTCATTTCTTGTGTACTAGCTCCTGCAATTATGAACTTTTTGTTGAGTTGCTCTGCAAAGCTTACTATTTCTCTAGTACTAGAAAATGCACTTCCTGCATTCATACCAATTCGCGATACTATTTGTGCTGTGTCTAGGTAAGATGCTCTTGACCTCTCAGCCGACTGGAAAATCATCTTATTTAACCCTCCATCTGAGAGTTGACCATCATTTATCATCGCCAACCTCGCATTTGTACTGGTCATTTGGTCGCTTAAACTACCTAAGCCTCCAACTGTCTTTACTCCGATATAAGCTCCTGCTAGTTTCTTAACACTTCCAAGCAATCTATCTGTATTGCTTATCCCTTTATTAATATCTTCGTTAAATCTTCTCTGTTGTTCATCTGCTTTTCCTATATTCTGTTCTATTCTAGTTAAGATGTTTTCAATATTATTTAAGCTCTGCTGAGATGTTTGTATTCCACCTGCGTTAATAGGATTATGCAACCTTTGTTGCAGCCTATCAAAACTGTTAATCGTAGTGTTGATAGCATTAGTCATATTACGAAAAGCGGGTGTCATTCCATCAAAAATTCTAATAGATGTTTGTATTGTAGCCATATTTTCACTCTCCTTTCTAAAATTCTTACATAAAAAAACACCTACCTAAGTAAGTGCTTTGTAATATTACAAATTTAATAATTCTTTTTTCTTAGTATTAAATTCTTCTTCTGTTATTGCTCCTAAGTCTAATAATTCTTTTAATCCCTTTACCTGTTGTATTGCATCATCTGGCTTATCTTGTAGATTCCCATCTTCATTATCTTTTACAATTATTGATAAAATAGATAATATTTCTTGTGCAGAAGAATATGCCATTTTATAAATCGAAGAATTACTCTTAGTTCTTAATTGTATCAAATTTACATAAACACTAGGATTACTTAAATTATTTAAGGTTATTTTTATCTTAAGACTATCTATAAAAGCTTTTGTTTTTCTTTTAGCTGTTACTCCACCAACAACAGCACCTACTCCTCCAAATAAAACTCCTCCTGCTAAAGCTCTTCCTATCCCACCTTTAGTCACAGTTTCACCATTTTCCAAAAGTTCATATTCTATAACATCACTGTAATTATAAACATTTAAACTCACTTTTTCTCTATTAAATCCATTTAAAACAATAAATTTCTTATTATCATCATCAAATTCTATAAGTTTTAATATTTTTTTTGTAGGATTAAAATTTTTAAGTTCTTCTTCTTTAGTATCCTTTGATTCAATAGCTCTCTCGACTTCTAGTTTAGTTGGCAATCCATATAAATTATTTCCTGGGGTAAAGGTGGCAACTGCATATTTCTTAAAACACTCTTTACACAAAAACCCATCAGCTATTTTTTGTTTCCCTTTTTCTCCACAAATACAACAATTCTCTTTTCCAAATAACCCCATAATAATTCCCCCATATAATATTTTATAGGATTATTATACTATATAAGTAAAATTTTTACATTATTATCACATCCTTTCGATAAAAAAACACCTACTCTTTAAGTAAGTGTTTTATATAAATATTTATTTTTACATCCCATGTTATTCTTCAACCAAAGAGGGTCGTAATATTGACTTTGCGATAGTAGAATTTAAAAACATCTCATGTTATTCTTCAACTATATTAAAAGACATTTTACAACTCATTTAAATACAATTTAAAAACATCTCATGTTATTCTTCAACCGGAAGTAGAATGGTTTGGTTAACTAAAGGTGTGTGATTTAAAAACATCTCATGTTATTCTTCAACAAAGATTATCCTCATCAGGAAATATTTCATGGATCAATTTAAAAACATCTCATGTTATTCTTCAACCTTCAATGAACCTAATATCATCATCAATTTTATACATTTAAAAACATCTCATGTTATTCTTCAACTTTCTAAATTAGATGCTACATACATAGCATCTTTAAAATTTAAAAACATCTCATGTTATTCTTCAACGAGTTGGTATAGGATATAATCATTTAAGCAATATATTTAAAAACATCTCATGTTATTCTTCAACAATTGTTTTTCTATCAAATCATCATCTCCTTTAAATAATTTAAAAACATCTCATGTTATTCTTCAACAAGAGGATTATCTTTTCTTAATATCAAAATATACTCAAATTTAAAAACATCTCATGTTATTCTTCAACATCTTGATTTAAAGTCAAAACAAGATACTATTAAGATTTAAAAACATCTCATGTTATTCTTCAACGGGAGTATATTGCACATCTAAAGCTATAGGAAATAAATTTAAAAACATCTCATGTTATTCTTCAACTTCTAAAAGCTTGACTTGCAGAAAGTGAAGCTAAGATTTAAAAACATCTCATGTTATTCTTCAACGTATGAAACTGCACCAGAGCAAGTTAAAGAATATTAATTTAAAAACATCTCATGTTATTCTTCAACTACATCTAAGTTCAAAGGATATAGCTATGTTGTTGAATTTAAAAACATCTCATGTTATTCTTCAACTATTGTAAAGCAGAAGGTAAAAGGATATATGACTTAATTTAAAAACATCTCATGTTATTCTTCAACCACTTAAAAATGCACATTCTTAAATAAAATAAAACAACATAACCATTGTAAATACTAACATTAATCAAATTTATCCCAAGTGTTTTTAAATTTCAGATGTTTTTACCTAGCGATTCGCTAGGACGATGATAATTGCTACATTTAACAACTATCTTTGCGAGTGCCTATCCCAAATCACTTGGGATTACCTCACATTTAGGATGCGTAATCACCCTATATTTATATTATATCTATTTAATTATACAAATTCTATACTTCTGGCTATATTTATAGCTGCATTATGGTCTGCATTGAGTTCAAATCCACATTTAGTACATTTAAAATTTGCTTGTGTCTGTCTATTTTCCTTGTCTATCTCACCACATCTTGAACACTTCTGACTTGTATATGCCGGATTTACATATCTTACAGCAATTCCTTCTCTTTCAGCTTTATACTCAATCATTTTCTGCAATTCAAAATATGACCAGTTTCTTAAGATAATATTATCAAATCCATCTTTAGTTAATTTCTCTATGTTTATATATTCACACTTATTACTTTTAGCAAATTCTACTACTCTTTTACTTAGTGCATGAGAATATGTTTTTACAAAGTTTCTTTCATTTTCTTGTAGTTTATCAAGTAATTGAGTTTTCTTTTTACGACCCTTTCCTCCATTTGTAAGAGTTAAGTCTTTTTGAAGTTTTCTTCTTCTAGTTTGCATCTGTTGTCTGACTCTTAAGAAGTTATTAATGTCACCAAGACCTTTTCTTTTGTATGTATCATCATTTAAACACATATAAATTGGAACTGCTATACCTAAATCAACACCTAAGGTTCTGCCTTCTACTGGTTTATATACATTAGAGTTTTGAGGAATGTCTATAACTAGATTTAATATTATATCTTTATTGTTTTTAGCAAACTGCATAGAACTATCACAAACCTTATATTCTTTACTTATAACCTTCTCTAAAGTTGATTTAAGTTCATTTACATTCTCATTATCCCTTTTACCTAAAACAACCTCTAACCTATATCCACACATAATATCCAAATAAAAAGTATCATCTATATATTTGAAATTAAGTTGTTGATTACTAATCATTAGCGGATTATCATTTCTATAGTTTCTTAAACTTTGTTGTCCTGTTATAATTCCTACAAAATCATTACTATAGTCTTTTTTAATCCTTTGTGTAACTAGGCTTAAAGTTCTTTTGTACTGAATATTAACCATACTATCTAAAACATGGTCTAATGTATTAGATTTTAAGTATGTATTTTTGAAAAGTTCATCTATTCCTTTTCTGTATTCTTCTGATTCTTTAAAAGCCTTCTTCTCTCCATCTAATATCTTTTTATTAGTTTCAATCGCTTTTAATACTTCCTCTTTCTTTTTATCAGTTATCTTCTCTTTTTCTAAGTCTTTATTAAGTTTATCAATTTTACCTTGTAATCCTTCTATACTTTTCTTTAGTTTCTTTTCTGCTCCACTGTCTACATTATGTAATACTGCATTAGCATGTATTATACCTATACCAATATTTAGAGCTTTATTTTGTTCTCTTTGTTCTTGCCTAAAGAATGTATAAAATGTACTATCATCACATCTTACTTTTATTTTTCTTGTACTTATCATCTTTAACACCTCCTTTTATAATTTTATAAAACATCCTATGTTACTCTTAAAGATATAAATAAGGAGAGAGTATATTGGCTATAACATTATTTAAAAACATCCTATGTTACTCTTAAAGCATTGTATAGATGGTTCTTTGTTTAATGAAGTTTAATTTAAAAACATCCTATGTTACTCTTAAAGGTGTTGCATCAATGAAATTAGATACTGTTATGAATAAATTTAAAAACATCCTATGTTACTCTTAAAGAAGAGTTATGGAAATAAAAGAGACTACTATAGATTTATTTAAAAACATCCTATGTTACTCTTAAAGTATGGACTCCTACAGGGATGCTGAGCATTAATACAAAATTTAAAAACATCCTATGTTACTCTTAAAGATTTTATTATATCCCAATATGGGGGGTGCCAAAAAAATTTAAAAACATCCTATGTTACTCTTAAAGTACTGTAAAATACACATTTTTGCACAACATAAATCATTAAAATTATTGCAATTACTTATGTCCATAAGTTTTATCCCAAGTGTTTTTAAATTTCAGATGTTTTTACCCAATATTTATTGGGACGGTGATAATCACTACACTCAGTAATTATCTTTGTGAGTATCAACCCCAATTACTTGGGATAATCTCACACTTAGGATGCGTAATCACCCTATATATTTGATACTACAATTATAGCATATTTTGGAAGATAAAGCACTTTTATGTACTTATAAGTGCTTTATCTATATTATTTATTCTCTTTCTCTTTTTTTCCTACATTCTTCTTTCACTAAACTTACAAATTTATAAAATTCATCTGGATTTTCATTTTTCATTTTTTCAAAGATACTTCCAAGTTCTCTAATAAGTTCTATTCTATCCATATCAAGTAAATTCTCATACATTGTATTAATCCCCCTCAAAACTAAAATAAACTAAAATATATTATTTAATACAATCAAATTTACTCAATCTTATATACAACATGGAAATTCTTCTTCTCACCTGCAATCTTAGTAGGTCTATTATTCTCCTCTATCCAATCTCTCACCTTATCTATTACACTCTTTGTATACTTATTTACAGTACCAGTCCAAGAACCATTAGTCTCCCAAACGCCTTTTACTTCGTTTTCTTCTAAATCAATCTTTTTAATAATCTCACAAACAGCCAACTGTGCTGGTTTATTACTCTTAGAATATATTTTCAGTTTAGATGCTATTTGTTTTGTGTCAAAGAAAGATTCCTCTTCTTCAATTTCTATAGGTAAATCAATGCCTGCTTTCTTGTACAATGTCTTTGCTGTTAATAGTTTAGATTTGTTGTCAAAGCCTGCACCATCTAATAGTTCTTTCAACATAGATGTACTATTATAAGCCAGTTGTAACTTTTCAATTTCGCTTGCTTTTTCTCTTAGTTTTTCGGGGTTGGCATTGTTAGTTATGTATGAACCAGTTTGTCGAATGGCTGGAAGTACTTCATCACTTATCCAGTCTTGGAATCTCTCAGCTTCTTCTTTTTTAGATTTAAATATAAGTTTATAAACACCACTCTCAGTTAGAAAATTTTCTCCTGTATTATGCAATTTTCTAAACTGCATATTATGCATTTTAGAATTAGTCAACTTAACTACTTGATTATCATTAAATTTTCTAATACTACTGTTCACATCTGAAATATCTAAACACTCTGCCACGTGCTTTGGATTAAATAAAATTTGCCCTTCAAATTCGAATACCTCTATGTCTTTTCCTTCAAAATTCATTATTTCATTCATAGTAAATTCCTCCTTAAATTTGATTGTAAGAAGTACCTTACTATGATAGAATATATTTCATAGAAGGTAACTTCTTTGGGAAACAGTCGCAAGTGCTTTGGTCGGTGCAGCGGCTGTTTTTTATTTGTTTTTGTCAAGCTTCTCTTTCACCAATTCAATTCCTCTAATTACAACATCTGTTTTAGATATTTTAAGATTTTCAGCACACTCATTTAATATATCAGCTTGTTCTTGATTAAGTCTAACTTCAAATCTCAGTTTTTTAGAGTCTTTTTTTGGCGGTCTGCCTAATTTACTGGACATCTTATCACCTCTCTTTTTATTGTCCGTACTTAAATTATAATATAGTACGTACAATAAATCAAGAGTTTTTTAACATTTTTTTCTAATTATTTTACCCAACCGACCAAATTTGAGCAAAACAAAAGCACCCACCAAAAAGTAAGTGCTTTCTTTTCTTTATTTAATTTTGATGCTAAATATTTAATATAATACTAGTAATATAGTTTGAGTTTTAACCACGTTCCCAAAACAGGAATATGCTATCATTTCAAATATTTTATATAAGTAAAAAAATATCTACTCATTTATAGATACCTTGCAAATTAATAGTTTTATAATAAAGTTTTTATTATTTGTTATAAAAATTTCATCTTTTTATTGACTATAAAAATATTATAGGCAATATTTTTTCTAATTTGTGGTATAATAAAAGCAAGAAGAACTACAATCTATTTGAAACTAGAGTGAAGTTCTAAAAATTAATGTTTATTTCTTTTAAACTTGATTGTAAGTTTAAAATCAAAGTCACTCTTAGTCGTGTTTGAGTGGCTTTTTACTTTTTTAAATAACTTACTAGTTAAGTAAACTATTAAACTGGCAACTAAACTTGCTAGTACACCTTGTAAAAAATTATCCATACATACTCACCTCCCTTCTATACGTTGGGAGGATAATCTTTTGTATGAACTCCACTCTATAAATTGTAGATTACATCTTCTTGCTAAAAATATTATAACATATAATTCTTACATATTTTACCTACTATACATTTATTTTATATTTTTCTATCTTCTTCTACCTCTTTTTCTTTCTCTTTCAGCTTCTTTCATTGCTTCCTCTTCATCCTCTATCTTAACAAGTATTGAGGCGGCTGCTAATGCTCTCTCATTAACTTCTAAATTCATATATTCACTAGGTTTCCACTTTAATTTTTGGATACAATAATGAGTGATGCTAGCATCAAAATCACCGCCCCTAATTAGTTTTTTGCTTCTTCTACTTTATCTTCAAATGTTGTATCAAATCCATTAACTTCGTTAACTTTTACTGTATAATTTACATACTCACCTGCTGTAAGCATTGTTTTTAATAACTGAGCTTCTCCCATCACTCCATAACTATTTTGGAGTTCGGCATCCTTTAAATCTGGAAATACTGTAGATGCTACACATAACTCTGCTACATAACTATTGTAGTCAATTTCACTTGTGAATTGACCTGTTGGCTTCCCATTATTGCCAATCACTTTCACTCTTTTGGTACAGTTTCTTCTTAATACTTCATCTTCCTCAGAAGATAAAACTCTTAATTCCCATTCAACTGGCTTTCCTCCTTCGTCTAAAAATCTATCGCTTGCCACATACATTACATTCTCATTTTTTATTGCATTTTGACTTAAAAAAGCACTTAAATTACTCATTTCTTAATTCTCCTTTTATTTTAATTTTTACATAAAAAACACACATCTATAATTTATAAATGTGTATTCTATATCATACCTAATAAAATTTTAAATTCTTCTGGCATATCCCAATCATCAAAAGTAAAATCTATATCCTCATCTAAATATTCACTATCTGCATCAAATTTAGCTAATGTAACCTCATCCATATTGCAATCTTTTAATATAATAGTTTGACGACCTACTGAACTTGTTGGGTCTTCATTAGTAATTTGCATATCGAAATATATATCTTCTCCAGTTTCCTTATATCTAAGCATAAGTTTTCTAAAGATAGAAGTATTATAATGAACAGTTGCACTTCCTGTGCCTTCCCATCCAGTAGTTTTGTTTCCTTTTCCTGTTTGCCCTAAAATTGGTATCTTACTTTTATTCTTCTTAAATTTAGCCTCTACCTTGATACACTGCATAAGAAGGTATCTTTTACCTTCAATGGTAACATAGCATTCTGCCAAAGATGCACTTATTGCATCTTTTGACTTCATAGTAATATTTTTAGCCATTCTAATATTCTCCTTCCTAATTAACTAACTGAAACAGTCATATAAAGCTTACTCATAGCATTTATAACCTTAACCGCATCACTCACTATAACTGTTTTCTTGTCATTTCCAAGCTCCACACTAACATCATCAGTTTTAAAATCTTCTATTGCCCTTATATTCTCTAATTCTTTATGGTGTTTAACAACATCATTCCAGAAACTTATTCTTCCTGCCTTATCATTCGGAACTTTACCTAAATACTTTTCATTAAATAAAGTTGCAATATCATTAGCAATTTGGTCAAGTACTCTAACACTTTGGTTACTTGAAAAATCGTCATTTTTATCATCTGTAAATGATACAAAAGTATTTATGTCCTCTAACACATGAACTTCATCACCAACTTTATGAAATATAAATTTACCACTCTTTAGTGCTTCTTCAAGTTGTATTTGTGTGTAATTTACATCAACATCAAACTCACCATCATACTTTTTATTAGTATTAGATTTATTTATATCGCATCCTGCTATAGCTCCAGTAGTCCAATAAACTAAACTAGATTCTAATAACCCAGTATCTTTAACTTTATTTTCTACAGATACTACACCTTCGTAATCTGCATCATTCTTTTTATATAGTACAGTTTGAAACTTAGCTCCTACTTTATCTCTCATTCTTTTAGTAAACTCTACAAATAAACTTTTAATTTCTGCTGTTGTAGCCAAACTGCCTAGTGCATTAAATGAGTAGCTTTCTATTTTATCCAAGAAAGCTTGATACTCTGCTCCTGTGACTGATTCGCCATTAGTTCCACCAGTAAATACAAGCCCTGCACTTGCTTCTAGTGTTGTATCCTTCTTCCAAGTAATATAGTCATTGTCCTGTAAGTCTGTAATAACTTTTGCTATTTGGGTATCTACTTTCTTATTATCCAAAAGTGTTACAACATCAAACTTAGTGTTATCATCAATGTTTGTTGTAACTATAACTTTTAAATCATTACCTCTAGTACCTGAGTACTTAGCTGTAGCAATACTGCAACTAGCTTTAACACCTTTATTCAATTTATAAAAATATCCCAACCTTATATTTTTGAATAAATCTCTCAAACCTTTCAGCTTCTCATGAGTATAATCATATCCAAAATACTTAGTTGAATACTTCTCAAAATCATCACTGGTTACTGTGAAAATTTCTTCATCTATGCCCCAATCTAACTCTAAAGGCATTGCAACAATACCTCTATCCGATAATGAACTGGTTGCCCTTGTAGCACTTACAAAATTTATATATGCACCAGGTAGGACCTTATTTTGTGTTACAAATGTTCCTCCACCTAAAGCCATCTAACTCACTCCTTTCATAAAATTATTTATTATTTCCTCTACTTCTGAGAAGGAATATAACTCATTTTCTTTTAAAATTGCATTTAATAAGTCTTTTCTATTTACATACTTCTTAGAATTAACTATTTGCTCCTTAGTAAACTTGTAGTCATCTTCTTTGCTTAATGTTTTATTCAAAATTATCACCTCTCTTCAAACCACCAAATAATTCAACATCATTCATTTTTTCTGTATCATTACTTTTTATAGTGAAGTAGTTATAATCAACGAAGAAATGAAGAACATTATCTATAATTTCAAAATTCATATTTGTGCCTCTAACTAAATCTCCATCAATTTCTATATACTCTAATTCCTCAAGTAGCATCTCAGCTACCTCATTTATTTCAAAACTCTTATCTTTTGAACGAGGAAAATAATGTACATCAAAAGAGTTCTTTTTTAATGTCCTGCCACTTGGATATGATACTTTGCTTGGATTTAAAGGAACAATAAAAAAACAAGGTTCATTTATACCTTGCTCCACATCTTCACTATAAATTGTATATTCATTTCCAAATGATTTATCTAATTTAATAGATATTCCATCAATTATATTATTAAGCATCAAATACTCCTTTCAACAAGATTAATAACTTTCTCTCTATAATCTTATCAACTTGACTTTGTAGTTCCATCTCTGAAATTGTTAAGAAATGTTGTCCTTTAACCCATCCCTTACCATCTTTAGTTCTATGCCCGAAATTTACATAACTTGCATATTCAGTCGGATTAACAACTTCTATAATATAATTATTTCCTTGTTTATACACAGGAAGCGACCTAGCATAAGCCACTCCATTCCATCCTTGTCGTAAGAATCCTGTATCAACTGGTGTTCTTCTAATTACTTTCCCAAGTAATCGTGCTGCTAATTCTCTTGCTGCATCCTTGCAAAACTTATCTAAATCAATCTTTGTAAGCTTCTCCATCTTTTTACAAACTCTTTTAAACTCTCTAAAATCAACACTGCCCCATCTAGCCATTATGCTTTATCCTTAAATAACTCAAGTATTATTTCTTGATGATTTGGATATATAGCTGATTCTCCACTTCTTACATACTCTCTTGTTATGTTATTTTGAGTAGTTATAATAAGCTTTGAACCTGCTTTAACGCTTATGTTTGGAGATATAAAGAGTTTGATGGTTTGTGCAAGTTTAGCTACTTTTCCTTCTTCTGTAGAATTAATGTTTTTATATGAAAGCTTACAAGGTTGATTTTCTAATACAATCACTTCTTTATTGTTAGTTCGTTTTGTCACAGGGTCTTTGACTGGCTGATACTCAATTATAGTACATTTATCTCTGTATAACATTTCTATTGCTTTTCTAGTCTTATCCATCATTATTTCCACCTAATTTTTCTGTATCTGTTTAATTGTGACTTATAATCTTTGAGTAACGATTCCTTAAATTCACTAGCTGAACTTCTGTATGAAACTGATGTATCACCTTCTGATATAGAAGAAATAGAACCTAGTGCAATATCTTCACTTCCTAGATTCTCATTTTTATACATATCTATAGCCATCCTTAAAACAGTACTATTTAGCCCTTCGGGAATAACAGATACATTACAATAATTTTTAACTATTTCCTCCACATCTTCTAATATAAACTCTAATATCATCTCTTTTGAATAATCTTCCTTACTGATTCCTAAAAGTTTTTTTAGTCTTTCAACTTCCATATCAACACCTCTAATTTATTGTACCCATAAACACTTGGTCAGCATAAGGAAAACTAGGTAATGCTGTTGCAACTGCTTTTATCCACTTAGCAACTGGGTCAGCAGTAGAGTATTGTTCTACAATTATATTTCCAACTGAACTAATATCTATTGCTGGGTTTTTTCTAAGTTCTAATTCCTCTGCTGTTAGCCCAAAGAAAGTATCTCCCATCTTGCCGTCAGGCATAAGAATAAACTTATTTTCATCTAAGAATCTCTTTGTTGTGTACTTACCATCCTTGCCTTGTACTCTGTATCTTTCATCATAAGTAAAAATAGGAGGAAGAGATTGAGAAACTAAAAATGTATTTAATTCATTTAAAGTAAGTAGTTTATCACTATTTACACCAAATATAGCTTTTCTTAGTTTTTCATCTCTTAAGATTATATTTAAAATAGTTTTAGAAGTTAATGACCTTGTTGGAGTAAATCCAGTATCAACAACTATTTTATCAGTCATATTATAAATATCTCCTAATATATCTGGTGTTCCACTAGACCAAGTTTTTGTTTCTTTATGATTTGTTGGAGTTCCATATTTTAAAGAAGCTTTAACTCCATTTTCATTTATATTAAGTTCTCCAGTTGATAAAACTTCCATTCTCATTGCTTCTATTCTAGTATTTACACTTGATACAAGGTTATCAACATCATTAAATATTTGATTTATCATTTGAGTTTCTTCTTGTGAGTTTCTTGGCTCTTCAAGTACAATTATATCTTTTTCATCTAGTTTAATTTTTCTTTTCACAAGTGCAAGTTCAGCAATACTTAAATTAGCACCTTCTCTTGATGCAATCTCTGCTTCTGTATCAAAAGCATGAACACTTGCTGATACTGGAAGATTAGATGCACCTTTTATCATCTTTATTTCAAGTCCTTCTATCTTTTGAGTTGGAAATAATAAATCTCCCATTGTTTCTTTTAATTTTCTAGTCTTTGTATAGTTTATCAGCTCTTGAACTGACAATAATTCTTCTACTCTTGCCATATTTCATCCTCCTACATAAATTTAATATTTGGTAATTTTGTCTTTATAGTTTCTATAGCTTCTTTTACATACTCACCTTGCAATCTTTCGATTATTACATAGCCTTCCACCATTGATGCAACTGGTTGTGGTCCATAAGTAACATCTACAGTTGAAAAAACTATTCCTACAGGGTCTTCTGATAATGTGTATGTATAACTACCCGAAGAACCTCCTCTGGTTATCTTTACCACTTTGCCACTCTCACCTAATAAACTACCTGCTAACACATATTTCTTTCCATTTTCATCAGCCACTACATCTGTATCTAATGCTGTTTTTGAAAAGTTAATATAGTGTTGAGAAGCTAGAAACTCGGGTGTGTTATCAAAATTTACCTCTTTAAAATACATACTTTATCCTCCTTTTTATTTTATACTCCATGCGTCAGCATATGGATTTTTAGAACCTTCCTCATTCTTTTCTTTAGCAATATTTTCAGCTCTACTTAATGTATTTTTATTGCCATTATCGGGGCTGTAATTTATCTTAGTCTCTCCTGTTTTTATTAAGAAAGATTTTTGAGTTAACCAAGTATCAGTCTGTTCCTTTAGTCCTGTAAAAGTACCATTTTCATATTTTATTTTTTCTAAATCAAGTTCTGCTTTTGCTGCTTTAGTGCTATGAACATTAAGTTTAATAAGTTCATTTTCTAACGCCATATCAAACTCTTTTTGTTCTTTTTCCTTTAATTTCTTTTGATATTCTTCATCTTTTGCAGTTAATTTAGTCTCATAGCCTTTTTTAAGCTCTTCAATCTGCTCTTTTGTCATTCCATCCTTAAAACCTTCAATTGCTTCTTTAGAGGCTTTTAGTTCCTCTTTTACCTTTTCATACTCAATTTTATTAATATAATTTTCTAATTCTTTTAATGATTCAGCTTCTACTTTCTTTGCATCTTCTTCACTAAGACCTAGTGCAATTAGTTCACCTTTTTTCATTTTATTTAATTCTCCTTTCATTTTTAGAAAATAAAAAAGCCCTTGTTAGGACTTACTAAAACCAATATTATTCTCACTACAATTATTTATTGATATAGCTTCTATTTGTGATAAATCTATTACAGTTGTTCCATCTTCATCTAAATACCCTTTCAAATACCTACAATCTGAGTCAGCTTCCATAAAATCTTTCATTAACTTATCAGTAACATCTTCGTTTGTTATTCCAGATACACAATTTCCACTCTTAAACCAAATTACATACTCTTTCAATAATACAACCCTCCTTTCATTTCTTACAAAATAAAAAATCTTTGAACAAATTATTCATAAATAATATGGCTTATTAGCGAAGCTATAAGGTATATTGCTTTTCCTATCAAATACCCACTTATAACTCCTGCTAAGCCATAAACTAATCTAACACATGTAAAAGTATTATTATCTACCATGTTAGCTATACCTAAAACATGAGCCATGATTATGTTGATACCTATAAAAACACCTAAAGCTATACCAACAACTGTAATAATAAATGCCATAATATTTCTAACACTTATTTTGCTTGGCTTTTTAATATATTTCTTTTTAAACATATTTCCATCCCTCAAAACTTATTCAATACTTTCTCTTAGACGTTCCTCTAATTGTTTTACAATACTATCTATATCAACTTTATTTTCTTTTGCAAATATTCTATTTAATTTTTTCTCTAATCTATCTACTACTTCATTGAGTGTTTCAATTTCTTTTGTAGCACTTTTTATATTTTCCTCAAAATCAGTTGTATCTAGTTCCAATTTAGCTGAAAGTTCTAATTTATTTTTCTTGTTGTTATCTTCATCAACATATCTATGTCCTCTTTCTAAATTTTCATATAACTTCTCAAATTCACTAAATGTACATGAATAAATCTTGCCTTCACTATCTTTTATAATAAAATCTCCATTAGTTGCCCTAATAACTCCATTTTTATATTTTATACAGATAGTTTTCTTTACTTCACCTTTACGATTCATAGAGTTTAAAGATTCATCAAGCCATATAGTTCCCTTCTCAAAAGCTTGATAAAACCATATAGGAGTATTAGGACTTCCTAATATCCATTTAAAAGCTTCTACTTCCTCTGATTTCTTTTTAAATTTAGCCATATTATTTATCCCCCTTTAAATTTTTAATCATATCTTCATTGCTAACTAGTAAAGAAGATATGATAAATATCACACCTAAAATAAAATTAAGTAGTGGAAATAAAGCCATAAAAATAAAATTACACTTTCTTCTCACTTTTTTATTTTTAAGAATCTCAATCAATTCCTCATTACTATCAATCTTCATTTTAAATAAATAAAGCCCTGTACAAAACACAATTATTGATAAAATATATAATTTAAGCATTTCAAATCACCCTCTCAATAAATTTTTACATAATAAAAGCACCTACTAATTTATAACTTAGCAAGTGCTTTTACATATTTACTATTTGTATATCTTTCCATAAATCCTTTAGTAATTTACCATCAATGTTGTAATTATCAACCATATCCTTACCATTTTTATAATACTTTGTATCTCCATTAGGGCAAAGAGTAATAAACCTTGTATCATCATCTCCAATAGATATATTATATGGTTTATTATATAAGTCAAATTCTATATCTAATCCTAAATCAATAGAATCAATTAAATGTTGTAAATTCTTAAATTTATTATCCATTTTACTCTCCTTTCAAAATATCTTTGTTTGCTATTTTATGAGCTTTTGTAAGCTCCATATCCTTCTCTCTTTTTACCTTATCATGGTTATTTTCATCAGCTAACCAATCATGTTTATGAGGTACAATTTTATGTTGCTTTGGGTTTCTATGGTCAGTTAAGTCTAAATCTAATCTAGGTTTTCCTGTATTACCATAGTATCTTCTTTGAATTAATTTACCATCTTTGTAATTATCAAATACACTATTTGGTTTTGATTCAAATGGCACTGAATGAACACTTCCACTAGTTAAATTTCTCTGATTCTTAACTTGCCAATTTACATCCTTATAAAGCTTTTTAGCTTCCTCATACCTTATAGTATCATTATACTTCATATGTTGATATTCATCAAATTTAGAAGGTATTTCATTTCCTAATACCTTTTTATATTCTTCAAATTGTTTTCTATCTTTACTCTCATTTAGTTGCATTTTTCTAAGAGTATCAGCTTTTTCTTTTCCAAGTCTACCCTCTATATGTTTCTCATACCACTCATTATACTTCATATTAGATGGTACATAATATGTTTTTCCATCTTCTCCTTTTGCTGCTCTGTAACCTTCTTCATCTTCAAACCAAGGAGCTGTTGTTGTCCTACAATGACAATGAAATGGTGGAGCTGTAACTCCAACTTGATAATCCTTCATATCAAATACTTTTCCATCTAACTCTCTACATATATTTGATGTTTTTAAGTCTAGTGTGGCAATAATCTCATACTTCTCTACATCTAAATCATTGAAACAATCTTTTCTTGAAGCTGATGCAAAGAAAGCTGATTCAGTCATTATCAAATTCTTAGCTTGTGATTTAGATACATTAAATCTCTTAGAAAAGTCATTTACTAGGTTCTTTGGATTTTCACCTCTAATAATTGATTGAGTTAGCTTAGTATGTAACTCATTAATTAAAGCAGGTCTATGTTTGCCCCAAATCCTTTCACTAAAATTTAATCCATCACTAGTCCATGGTTTAGAGATAACTTTATTTATTCTATTAGTATCAAGATTCATTAAACTCCAACCAACGTTTACTCCTTGTTGAACATTAAAAGCTGCATGATAATATCCACTTGTATAAATATGTCTCATTAATTTATCAATACCATCAAGTTCATTTCCATAAAGCACTTCCACTTGTTGCTGTATTTGTAACTTTAAAGCTTCAAGCCTTGTTATATGAACTCTTGCACTAGCATTTTCTAACTCTTTCATCCACTTTTGATTTATAGCATTTTCTTTACCATATTTAATATATTCTTCTACACTCCATTTAAACTCTTCTAGTTCTCTTGTATTTAGTAGTTTCCTAGCTTCTAATAAAGATATTCCTTCATTTTTGGCAAATCTGTTGTACCATGCTAATATATCTTTTTCTATACTATTTATAGCTAGTTTATATTGCTTTTCTAATTCAAGATAATATTTTACACTTTTGTTATTTTGAGCTTCTTCTAATTGTTCAAATCTCTTTCTCCAATAATCATTATGTTTCATCTATGCCACCGTCTTGATTAGGAATTAAATCATCATATTCTTGTTGGCTATTTTCTTTTTTAATCTGTTTTTCTTCTTCCTCTGCATTATCTACAAGCGGATGATTTTTTAAATTAGTCTTTTCTGATATTATTCCAACACTCTTAGAGCATATCTCAGCTAGTTCTAAATCATTTTGAATCATATTCCTAGTCCAAGTTTGCAAAACCCTTTTAGGAGAATATCCTAAATGTCTACATATCATTCTTACTAGTTTAGCAAACCCTAATCTAAACTCTGTTTCCATAAGTCCTGCTTTTAATTCTAACAAAGTGTACAAGAATTTGAGTGCTACACCACTTGTATTGGCAAAGTTTTCGGGTTTAGGGTCAACACCTTGACCTTGGACATAGATTTGCTTTTCTGTTGTTTTAAGAAGTGAATCTCGAGCTTCAATTGGAATATTTATTGTAATTGTACTTAACCCACTCTTATCATCTGCACCACTACTTTGTAAATCAATAGTTTTATATTCTTTAAGTCCTTTTAAGAACTCTGTTAAGTCTGCACCTCCATAGTTCGTAAGAACGAAAATAACTTCTTGTATATCTTCAATATCATTCACAAAACCGCTATAAACCTTGTCATATACATCAATGAGGTGTTTAACATTATCTAAATCTCTTACCTCTAAATCATTGTTTAGAAATTCGATAAATGGAACTTCTCCAAAATTGTGTTTATATACATTAGTTTGAGTTTCAAGTTTATTATCTAAATTTTTCTCTATAAATTTATTAAGTATCTCCAATCCATTGATATTACTATTTCCATCTTTATTTTGATAAGTATAACAACATTCATCTGTCCAATACTCATAAATTACATATTCTTTTCCTTTATCATCAGTCTTTTTATATTCTCTAAGTACTGCAAGAAGCTTTCTGTTTAAATCTGATGAATATACTGCTCTTATTTGGCGAGGGTCTATATTAGCATATTGAAAGTTATTATTATCATCCACCCAAATATGTAACCATGCTTTAGAATATATACTAGCATTTTTGCCAAGTGTTTTAGCTTCTTTTGGGTATCTATCGCCTAAAATATCAGTTATCTTTGAATTTACTCTATCATCTCCAACATCAAATGTAGGTGGATAAGTAAACAGATATGATATTTTTTGGTTAACTAAAAAACCAAACCAATTAAATGGTATTCTATTATCTGCATTTCTTAGTGGATTATTAGTTGTATTTACTTTTCCAATATTATTAGGGCTTCTATCCCTTATAATGTCATTTTCATTTTTATAGTATTTTTCAGCTTCATCAGCTTTTTTAACAAAGTTACTATGTTTACTATTAGTTTGTTCAATTAACTTTTTTATTACATCTAATTCCAATTTATCACCTTCTTCCATTTGGTGTAAGTACTTTAATTCCTGTTCCTAAGGAATCTGTATAGATGGCATATCTAAGTGCGTCTAATACATCATCCCACTTTTTAATTGGCTCACCTGTATTTTTATTCCAAGCATACATAAAAATTTCTTTCCTGAATAAATTAACATTCTCATGAACTACAAATAAAGTATTAGTTTTAATTCTTTTAGCTACAGCTTCAACGCCAGACAATACAGCTTTATTAGCATTAAAAGCTTTTATACCATTTCTTTTAAATGCTGCCAAATGTTCGGGTCTAGCACTATCACAATAAAACTTTATATTTCCATACTTTTCTTTTATACTTTTAGCCTTATCTATCCAGTAATCTATTTCCTTATGTTGAGCTGAATGTTCTTCTAATAAATATAAGTTACCTTTATCATCTTCTCCAATTACAACAATAGCTCCAAAATGTTCATATCCCCAATCAACGCCTGCAAAGTATCTTACAAAATTAATATCATTTAATTTATCCTTAGAAATATAATGAATATCCTTATTAAAATCTTGATAAACTAATCCATCTGCTGACACCCATAAACCATTTATATCTCTGTCATAAAAAACGCCACTAGGAGTAGACTTCTTAATATTTGCTCTGTATCTTTCACTTAAAAATATATTATCATCTAATTTGTAATGAAAAGATTGAATAACCTTGCCATCTGTTTTATCTACAAAGTTAGTTTTTAACCAATGCTCTGGTTGGTCTGGGTTAGTATCTACAAGTATTCTAGCACCTTCTCCACTACATCTTGATTTGATTTCATTAAATACTTCTTCATTTGCAACTGTACCTTCATTTATGTATGCCCCAAACGAAGTCATACCTCTTATTCTGCCTAAATCATTTGTTTTTGAGTGTCCAAAGCAACATACTTGAACTCCAAACAATACAAATCTATTATGTTTGTCAAACTTAAACTCAATGTCATACTTATTTGTAAGCTCACTTAGTACATTTCTTTGTAAAGCTCCTAAATCTGCTCCTGCTAAGATGTATTGAGGAAGCTTAATACCTAGCTCATTAGCTATCTTTCTAACCCTTCTAAGTTCAAGTAAGAATAAATCATTGTCAATTATTGTTTTTCCTGTTCTTTTAGCACCATAATTAATTAGCATGAAGTAGTCATTATTCAAAGCAAAGTTAAGAACTTCAAGTTGTTTACTATGATATAATTCATCAATCATTTTTTATCACACTTTCGAGTTTATCAAAATATCTATCAAGTTTATCTTCTTTACTTTCTTGATTATTTATCTTTGATTTTAATACTTCTACTCTTGCTCTTTGCTCCTCTGTAGCTAAATTCCAATCCTTATGAATCATTTCATCATATTGTTTAATTAAACTCCTTAACTCACTCATTGCCCTACTCTGTGCATTAAGAAAAGATGCTTGCCTATCCCATGCAAATTGAAATTCATACTCTATCTTTTCACCATTTTCTGTGCTTTCATATTTCTTTAATTCTTTAACCATTTCTTCCTTGTCTTTAACATACATTATCTTTTGTGCTCTTATTATTGCTGCATATTGTATTGTTATCTGTTCCCAAAGAATATCAAATTTATCTTTATCCTTTATCTCATTAATTAAGTCTTGGGTTTCTTCAGGTAAGTATTTTGAGAAGAAACCAAATTTTTCAGCATTTTTATTACCTGGTGGACCAGTAGCGTTTTTATTACCTATGGGTGCACCTCTCTTTTTGGTTGCAACTTTTTTTGATTGGTTGCAACCTTTTTGTTTCCAGTATCTAGTTGCCCATGATTTTACAGTCGATAAACTTACATTATACTTTTCAGCTATTTCCTTGTACTTAAGCCCTTTTAAGTAATCTTCATGAGCTAAATCTGCCTTTTCATTCATACCACCACCTCGTTTGTTTGTCGTTTTGGGAACAAAAAAAGAACTCTGGTTAGAGTTCTTAATCTTTTAGAATTTACCATTAAACGCTTCATTTGCATTTTTATAAAATAACTTATATATTTCAGCAATTTTTTCTGGAGTTAAAGAAGCATTTTCCATATATGCTATTGTAAGCTCTGTAGCTACATCTGCAATTGTTCTTTGACAAGAAACACATATTTTTCCATCAGACATAATAGTCACCTCCTTATAAAGTATATAATTCAACTTCAAAGGTCAATATCCTTCAAAAACTATTCGACAACTACAAAATAATTCTAAATAATACACTTATTTAATTTATTATATAAAAAAAGACCATCCATCAAGACAGTCATTTAAATCATTTCTATTAACTCTTTAATCTTTTTATATACCTCTTTATAATTCATATCTTTATCTATTAGCTTAGGTAATTTCATAGATATAATTCTTTCGAGTGCTTGTATATCAAACAATTCACTTTGATTTAATTCATCCCTTTTCACACCTTTTGGTATACCTAATTTTTTTCTTACAAGTTCAGTAAAATGTTTATAATACATCTGAGGTTTATTACTTCCTTGACTAGTAGCATAATAAACAAACTCTTGTATTTCATCTGTAAAATCTTTTCTTACCTTTTTACCCTCTGCTCTTATATCCAGCCATTCTTGGTCTTTTTCTGTAGCAATGTAATAACCATGTATTCTAATTTGTTTAAGTGTTTGTGTAACCCATTTTGTAAATAACTTTGCTTCTGGTTTATTACTTCTAAATGACATATTGTACACAGCTTCTTCTGTAACAAAAGTAGTACCGAAGTTAGGTAATTTATCTTTAAAGTTTCTAGTGTAGGAATCTCCGACAGTAGACTCATTAAATTTCTTTTTATATTCTCTATCTATATTTCTTAATGTATCACGAATATTTACTATGCCTAGTTCCTCTCCTACGTCATTTGCATTAAACCAAACTTCTTCTCCATTTTTGGACCACATTACTTTTACATTTTTATCTTGTAAAATTTTCAACATACTACTACCTCCTAAATTAGTTATTAATAAAGGGTGCTCAACTTGAACACCCTTATTTTCTGTTATCAGAGTTACTGATATCTAAAACTTATTAAATTTTTGTATAAAAAAGACCTAGAAATTAATCTAAGCCTTTTTAATGGGGGATACATATTATTAAGGGAGCAAGTTCTAGGAATCGAACCTAGATTAAACCACTACCTGCATGGTGAGTGAGGTTACCAAGCCCCACCCGATTTTTTAGATTTCTGAATTAAGATACAAAACTGTATGAGATTTTAATCTTAATTCAAATACTTAATATAGTGTATCAATAGATTTTGAACATAGTTAGAATTGAACTAACAGCGTCCTCACGCCCTGCCTAGTCTGTTCATATTGCTAGATTAGCCCTTTAAACTAACCTAGCAATTATTTAGTTTTGAGAGGGAAATCTTTATTTCCACAATACTATTATCTCATGCTTTTTTAATCAAAAAGGGGAGAAAGTAGGGAATAAAGTGGGAATTTCTGGGGAAAAACTGGGGAATTTTCTAATTTTTAAATAATGGTAGTTCATTTTCCTTAATTCTTGGATAAAGCATATCCATAATTTTATACACTAATCTTTCCCTCACACATCTACATGTTTTTCTATCTGAGTTCATCTCTAAGGATATATAAACCATACTATTTTTCATTCTGCTATTATAAAACAGTTTAAAAAAATGTTCTTCTCTTATATCTAAGCATGTAAGTGCATTTTCTATTTTCTTCTTTTCAATTTCCTTATCTTTTTTCAGTTTTTTCAATCTAGTAATATCTCTTTCTTTTTTTATAATCTCATTCTCCACACTTGAATTAAAAGCATATGTTGGACTTACTTTTTCATCATATCCAACAGCCTTACACCCAAATATCTCATTTTCTCTACTTTCTATATCTAATTCAAGATTTTTAATTTCTGCACTTAAAAATTTATAATGATGTAGTCTACCTTCTACTTTTTTAAATAGTTCTTTTTTATTGATATTATTATCCATACTTCCACACTCCTGTTTATGTTATAATAATCTTGGATAAAAGCTTTATATTTTTGACAAGTGGAGTGTGAAAGCACTCCTTTTTTCTTTTAACTTACTATTGATAGTTGACTATTCAAAAGTCTTATTTCTTCTTCAAACACTATAGGTAACTTATAACTATTTACAATCTCTAATACTTTATCTAATTGACAACGCTTTATAGCCTTATAACTATCTACTCCAAATTCTCGTTTAATCTGATGGTATATATCACTATAAACTTTACCTCTTAAAGATTTATTTTTATAAGCCTTACTTCCATGTCCACCAAGTGATTTTGTTGCTACTCTCTTAACCTCTTTAACAATACACTCACACTCGATATTGAATAATGGTGCATCATCCATAAAGTTCTCTAACTTCTCATTAACATTCTCTATTTTAGTTTCTAAGACTTCTTGTTTCTTATCTAGCATAAATATAGCTTGTAACTCCTTTGATGCACTTAAAAGAGGATTATTTAGTTCTTTTCTCATAGAGAAATATCCATCAACTAACTTCTCATATAATTCCCAAGCTATATCATCTTCTAATATTTTTAATAATTTTGCATAACCTCTTTCAGATAATATATAAATCCCAGATAATAACCCTTTGTTTTTTAACCCTCTATAAGAATTAATTGATTGTTGAGTAAATCCTAATTCTTTTATTTTGGTATCGTCCAAACCGACACCTAACAAATCTAATATATCTTTTCCATCTTTAAATCTTTTTCTATTCTTATTTATAAGCTCATTAATCTGTCTAGATTCTCTATTATGTATCTCAGCTATATCTTTTACTAGCATTGCTTTCTTATGTTCTCCAAATCCACCCTCAATGTTATGAAATTTCATTCCCTCGATTTCTAAAGTTCCAAGTACTGTTATTTCTTTATTTATATTTTCATTCATAATTTATCTCTCCTTTACCATTTGATATATTCTCTATTCAGCTTTTTCACATTTTTATGAAAAACTGAGTACCTAATCTAACGAACGGATTTTTCCGTTGGTTAAATAACATCTTCTAATATAACCTCAACTCTTGGTTTATCACTGTAATATTTACTAGCTACAACCTCAACAATCTGCGTATCATCTTTATAAGCTATCTCATTGAGTGAATCAGCTATAATCTTGACCACATTATCAATATCTGGTTTTTTATTGGGTCTTAACACATTATTTCTTTTCTGCTCTTTAATCTTTTTACTGTTACTTTTTGCTATAGAGTAATAACATCTTAAAGTCATTTTTATGTATCCAGTAAAATAATGTCTAACTTTAGATTGATATAACCATTTTATTAATTCTTCATAGTCCTTAGTTTTCTGTGGTGTATAGGTCCTTTTAGTAGCCAAATTAAATCTAGGTCTTTCTTTGCCAAATGGTTCTCCATCTATTGTAAAATTAACTCTCATTACTTCTCCTTAAATTTTTATTTTATTCCCAACTCAACATACCCATTTCCAAGCTTAACAAAATACTCAATCTCTTTGTTTACCTCAATTCCTGTAAATTTTTTATCCTTAAATGACTGCAATATGACTGTATCTCCTACTTTAAAATCTGTTGTATACTCTACTTCAATTTGTTTTTTATTCTTGATTACATCTTTAAAAGTACTAGAAGCTATCTGCAATTCATGTATCATAAGCTCACACCCTTTAAAAGTTAATTTTCTCAAAAACTTTTTTATATTTTTTAATAAAATATAGCAATACCAATGACTCTATTTTATTTTTTATGGTCCTACAATTTTTTAAAACTTTTACAGTTTTCTCCATTATTTTCAAACTTTTTTTCATATCCTCTGCTACAATACTCTTCTCTACATATACCTCCTTCATAACTTCCATCTGAGTAAAAATAAACTTCTCCATCTTCCTCATAAGCTCTATATTTGCAATCTTCACATTTATTCATTTTATTACCTCCTATTTTTTAAAAACTCCCTTTTATAAGTCAAAGTAAGTCTATAACATTCTAGTTTCATTCACAAACTTACCTTGACTATTTATACTCCAACCAATTTTTATTATTTAATATTTAGGAAATTCTCCATAAGTCTTAGCAAGACATTCAATTCTCCACTCTGGTATAACCCATGTTGTATTGTTATCACCTACATATGCTTTTACTTTATAAAGCGGGGTATTTCTTTTTCTAAATTTCGTACTATAACATTTTTCTAAAATTTCACAACCAACCATTCTGTTATAGTAACAGTTTATTTGATGATATATAATCTTTTCTCCTACAGAATATTTATATTTTAAATTATTTATAGATTTTTTATATATACGATTTTTCACATAATTTGCTAATACACAAATAATTGTTAGTAGTATAGTCACTAATAAAATATTCATAAATTAACCTCCTAACTAGTTTAAACTTACACCTTCTTATTATCTACTTCCTTCTCCAACCAATTTTTATATGCTGTATCACAATCTTTACTTTCACAATCTCTCATGTTATTTATACAGCTACCACAAATCTCTTTCCCAAACTTCTTATACACTTCTCTTTCATCAAGATTCTTTTCCTTGCACATATCTTTATTAGTCATATGCTCACCTTCTCTGTTTGAAAGAAACTTATCTGTCTTTCATTTTCTATATCTTCATTACTAAATCGTTTTTCTAAGTCATGCACTGTCACCCCGTTGGCTCTAAAAGGTATAGGACTATCTTTATCCAATTTAAGCATATCCCCCCACAAATCAGGATAGTATCTTCTCAATGTTCTGAGACTCTCTAAACTTTGCTTAGGACATAAATAGCAACCAGTTCGTTTAAATCTATGATGAATCTCATAGTAAAAGCCTTTTTCTTCTAAATACTTCAAGCAATCTTTTTCAGTCATTTTTGCTTCGTAAAGTGGTGCTATACAATTATTTTCTAGTCTTTTGTATCTGCTAGGTTCATCAAAAGCAATTCCAATGTACCTTTTATGTTCTCCAACCGAATTGAAATATTTATTGGCAGGAGCAAGTTTTAATCTGCTATTACACCATGCTCCCAAGGTGTATGGAAAACCCCATATTTGCCCTTTACGCTTACCTTGTTTATTAACAGTATAAAAGTATTCTTCAAAGGTTTTTTCTGCTTTAATTCTTGTTATTTTAAAGTTTATTCTTTTCTCAAAATCATCTATTATATCATAAATTTCTTTAAATTCTAGTCCTGTATCTATAAAAACAATCTCGTCTAACAGAAGCCTTTTTTCTAATATTAAAAGGAGCATTGCTGCTGAATCTTTTCCTCCACTAAAACTAGCTACATATTTCATATGAGCACCTACTTCTCATTATAGAAATGAACATTTTTAATAACTATATCTATAGTCCCATTTCCATTATGTCTAATACCATACTTCATAAAATCCTCAAAATCATCCATCTTGCCTTTTATCTCAAAACCTGTATCTGTTTTTATACGTCTATTTTTTAAATTCTTCTCAACCCATTTTTTATCAATATTAAAACTTTCAATTCCTTTTTCTTCTGCATGGTCCTTAAAACTTTCTTTTAAATCATCCTTTATCGCCTTATCAGCAAACTCATTTATATCAAGTTTTTGTTTTTCTCTTAACATATAAAGTAACATTCCTCTTACATCTTCGCCCTGCTTCATATCACTATATAAATGTGCTATATAAGAGTCCACAAAAGCTTTAAACATCTTAGTCTTGTACTTGTCATCTTTCACTTTAGTAGCATTTAGAAACTCTGTAACAAACTTAGAATTAGCTCCTTCCTTCTCTGCATCTTTATCCAATACTTTTAGATGATATTCGTCATTAATTCCACTTAATCCAATCAATGCACCAATTTTAATTGCTTTAGTCTCTTGTATATTAATTTCATTTTTAGACATCTGTATATTAAATTTATCATCTTTAAACTCAATTGAATGAGTATACGACTTATTGTAATCAAGCTTTAATATAGCAACTCTCTTTTCATCTTTTTGAGAGTATAAGCAAATTGCTAAGTCGCAAGATTCTAATGTAGCATTAAGCTTCATAACATCAAATAAATAAGCTGCAATCTCTTTAGAGTTATTTAAAAATGAACTTTCATCATAAATAATTTGTTCACAACACTTCTTAATTAGATTGTTACTATAGTCATTAAATACTGCTGTTCTGATGTCATTATCTCCAGATACTTTGCTGATTTTCTTGTTGAAGAAAGCTTCTATATCTTGATTAACTCTGCCCTCAAAATCGTTCAATATCGGCGTATCGCTATTCTTATCTAAAACATGTATTATAAATTTGTGTATTATCATAATTCCACCCCTTATAAATTTTCAAAACGTTCTATAATCTTTTCGCTTATCGTGTTTTTTATAACTTCATCTACCTTATCTATAGTTATTAGTACTATATTTTCATCTTTAGCCAATACCTTTGCTTTCTCTCTTAAAACGTCTTTACTTCCATATGTGTAATGTATTTTTCTATTTTCTAATGACAATCCTATCTGCCATCTAAGTATATATTCATACACTTATCCCACCCCTTATTTTTCATTTTTGAGAGTTACAAAACGTTCAAACAATAATTTATATTAAAAGATATTTTGTAACTCTCTAAACTGTTTTAATTAGATATTTTCACTTATATTTCTTCTAACATTTCCTCGAGTTTATTTTTTAATAAATCATATTTTTCTTTAGTTTCTAAATCTAATATTCTAACTCTTCCTCGCTCTGCTATAATAGCTATATTTGAACTTTCACATATCATCTGTATATAATTTACAGAAGCATTTATCATTTCTAATCTATCATTCATTCTTAAGCCCTCTCATATTATCGCAATTTTCACACTCTTTCAGATTCAATCTATACTCATAAACCCTACCAACTACAATGCCTATTCCTAACAACATTAACCCTCCTAAGATATTCATTTTTCAATATCCTCTCCATCTATATAATACTTTCTTCTTCTCTTCAAAATGTTTTTGTAACATTTTTTATCACATGTATCAATTTCTTTTGAACAATACTCACACAGCTCATTAGATTGTATAAATTCTCTAATACTTTCACATTCTTCACAGTTTTCAGTTCTCAAATGGTTCTCATAAACTCTACCAGCTATAAAACTTCCTATTAATAGCAAAATAATCGTTGAAATATGCATTATATCTCATCCTTTCTATCATCAATTAATATATTAAAACCACAAGAACATTCCCTATAGTATGTGTGTTCTTCAACTATTAATTTGCCTTCGTTATTTCCAATCTTGTCATTACCACAACGAGGACAATAACAATACTTTTCTCCAAGTTTTATAATGTCTTTTAATTTCATTTCTCAATATCTCCTTGAACTTTCTTATTTTTTCTTCTACAAGCTAACATTTGTGATACAAATTCATCAAACAATTTCTCCATCTCTTCTTCTTCTGAATTTACACAAAATTCGAAACTCTCTTTATCTTTAGTTAACTGCATTTGTATTTTCATTTTCAATTTTCTCCTTATACTCTAAAAAATTTTATAATTTAAGTTCTAACGGATTCTTAAAATCTAATCTATAGTCATAAAGTGAAAAACCATCTTTATCTTTTGATAATGGATTAAAATCTTCATCTAAGAAGCATGAATTAGTAAAACCATCCCCAATCATATATCCACTTTCAACCTTTGAATTTTCTTCTCTTTTAAACTGTATTCTTGCTAAATACAACATAATCAAGCCTCCTTAATTAAAATTATTTTCCTAATTTAATCTTCAATATCCCCTCATATTCATTCCTACTCAATATTTTTATAGCTATATCAATAGCTTTATTAACAGAACACTTTTTCTTATTTAATATCTTTTCAGCTAACTTAATTACTTGTTCCACATTTGCTAATACCATCTGACACCTCTTGAATATATCTAACTTTCCAACCATTTTTAGTAGTCTTTCCTGTTCTTGCTAGACGAGTAATATGAAGTTCTGTAAAATATAAATATTTACTTGCTTCGACAGCACTGACAAATATTTTACTCTCTCCAGTAATAATGTTAGTACACTCTACTTTCTTACTTTTTCTTCCTTGACCTTTAGAATTTGTTCTACCAACTAAACCTTTTTGTTTACTTTTATTTCTCATTTTACTTAGATTACATCCAAACATATCTTCTATATCAATAGTTTTTTCTAACAATTCTCCTGCGTCCATCCAAATTTTAGCCATGTTCTTTCCCCCTTTATTTAATTGGCATTTGAAATATTCTATTTCTATAACTTCTAACCTTATAACTGTCTATAGAGTCCGTTCTAGTCCCACCTTCAATAAATCTTTGTATATTATCTAATACCTGCATAGCTCTTTTTTCATCCTCATATTTTCCTATTTCCTTAAAGTTGTTTATTTCTCCAAACATGGCATATACATATTCTTTATCAACATTTATCCAATCAGCTTTCACTAAATCTGTTTTATCTTGACTTCTAATTATTATCATCCCTAATACCCCCATCATTACATCTTCTTATATCATTTAACTTACTTAAATCTTCATATATATTCCCATCAACCTTAACTATTGCAAGTTCAGATAATCTAAAGCAATCTCCTGACATTTCATTCACTGTAATAAAACAACCATCTTTAAATTTTACCTCCCCTGCAAACTCTGTAAAAAATCTACTTCTACATAAAACAATATCGCCTTCATAGATTTCTTTTCCATCACAATCCTTCAAACCTGTGTATATCATAACCTCAAAATTTTCATTGCTTGTTGGTAAATAAACACCACTATAAACCCACTCTCTAAGCAAATTTTTAGAATATCGCACCATTTCATCATAACAATACATTTCTTTACCATTCTTATTCCATTCTCTAAATTTTAACTCCATCTTTCATCCCTCCAATATTTTTCAACTCCTAGGAAATAATATTGTATAACTACTCCCTAGACTACTTAACTTGATTAAAAAGGTATATCGTCATCATCTATTGCTTGAAAACCTTGTGGGTCCAGTCCTGGTGGTATATATTCCTGTTGTTTTTCATGATTATTACTATCCTCTTTACTAGAAAGCAATTCTAAAGCATTTACATTAACCTTAGTAATAGATTTCCAACAACCATTTTCATCTTTGTAATTATCTATATTTAATTCTCCAAAAGCATATATCTGTTTACCTTTTGTAAGATACTGTACAAGATTTTCTACATGCTTTCCTAACTGTTCACAAGGTATAAAATCAACTTTCTTTTTGCCTTCCCTATCTTTGTATTTTCTATCTACTGCTACCCTAAATAAAATTTTAGGTGTACCCGAATTTGGAAGATATTTCAGCTCAGCATCTGCAACTAATCTTCCAACTAAAGTTATTGTATTCATTTTACTAAACCCCCTTTTTATTTTTCTTCCTGCTCTTCTGTATACTCAACAAAATAAGTATAAGTTGTCTTACTATTTTGTTTCTCCTTACCTATTCTCACTGTATATCCAGCTTTCCCAAGTAATCTTAACAATTCCAATCTATCCTGCTCATTTAAAGAACCACTTCTTTGTGCATATATTCTCGCCATTTTATACCTCCCCTTTCCAGGAAGCAATATATTGATATTTACTTCCTAGAAGTTTAATTTTATTTAAATTTTTCCTTCTGACTCTTTTTAATAATCTCATCTAGCTCTTTTTCTTCATATTGAGTGAAAGTTTGATTGAAGTTAGCAAACTTATTTTTATTCACATTATGAGTATTCACAGCTTTATTATTAGACTGTTTCTTCTCCTGTTTACTCTTTTTCTTCCTCTCAAACTCATTTTGATACTCTGTAAGTTCTAAAACAGTTTTTACACCTGCTTCTATCCAATTATTTAAGATTGTTTTTACATACTTATAATTCTTAACTCCACTGCCTACAGCTTCATCAACAGCTCTTATTATTACATCAGCTTCCATTCCATCATCTAAATAAGTCAGTAGTTGAAGAAAATTATTTGGAGTAATCACACCTATATAAGATTCATAATATTTTTTTATGTAGACAGTCTTATTTTTTTCAGATTGTTCAGCAATAACAGTAGTAATAACATCATTTTCTTTTAAACCTATTTTCTTTTTAATACTATTTTCTTTTATGTTGCCGATTTCCCGACCTCGGTTTTGCCGGCTTCCGGTTTCACCGACTTCGGTTTTACCAGCTTCCGGTTTTACCGGAGTCGGGAAAACGGCACACGGTTGAGATTCAGTCGTTTCAACACTTTCAGAATTTACATTTTGAGGTGTATCAAAAATATCATATCTATAACCTTTCATTTGACCTTTTTCATCCCTTATTTGCGTCCTAATAACAAAACCTTCCTGCATAAGCTCCTTTAAAGCATTACTTACTTTTGTCTTACTATCTTTTCTATAGCTTATTAATGATTTTGCATACACTTTATGACTACCCGACCTTTGAAATCTTAACATTTGAGTGACTACTCCTACAGCTGAATAAGAAAGATTTTCATTGTCGAGGATTGTATTAGGTACTCTTGTAAATGGGTCGTCAAAATTTATGTGAAAGTATGTTTCATTATTAAAATTCAATATATCACCTACTCTTGATTTTGCTTTTCATAAGCATTACAAATTGTGTCATATTCTTGTTTTGTTAAATCTTTTATCTCTTTTCCAAATCTCTTAAATACTTTCTCTTTTAAGCTCTCCTTATTAACATTTGCATTACTTGCTATTGCATATAACCTGCTTAATTGTTTATCTGTTAAAATTCTATTGTTAGAATTACTTTTAGCTTCATTTTTGCCACTAGTTGCGTCAAAAGTGTCATTCTCAGTTATATTAAGTAACTGAATATATAAATATCTAGTTTGATAGGTTTCTATACCTCCTAGTGCTTGTAATTCATTAGAACCTTTAAGTTGCAAGTCTCTCATTGGAGAAGTGAATACAATCTGTTCTGATGGGTTTTCTCCATTAATTAATGTTAGAGTTGCATATTCATTTGTAAAGGTCACTATAGGGCATAGCTTAGCTTCTTCAAGTAATCCAGTTGCTTGTGGTAGAAAGTCTGCTAACTCAAAATACTTGAAGTTAGCGAACTTATTTTCTCCACTTTTCTTTAAATTCAACTTACTAAATTTAACTCTTACATTCATCAATTTAATGTAAATATTATTAATTTCCATGGTCCTCACCTACTCTTTTTTAGCTTTTGGAATTGTTAGTGTAGTTCCATATTCAATCCTGCAACCTTCGACCTCATGACCTTTTTTAATAAAGTCTTTTATACTATTTTTATCTACTTTTACAACTTGCTCTACTGTTTTATATATAGCAGGTATCTTTTCTTCATCTTCTATGACTAAGCTACCTGCTGACTTTCTTATACTTATATTTCCTAAAAATGTTTCTACTTTTTTAGTACCAAGTAGTTCCATACATTCCTTTATATTGCTTTTTAATCTGTCAAGAGCATTCTTCTTAATCTTCTTTAACTCTTGCATTCTCTTAATCTCTGAATCTATAGAGTTTATATCACTGTCAATGTTTAATATTACTGAAACTATCCTAGTGTTTTTATTTTGTATCTCTTGTTTTATTATTTCTTTTATTTCCTCTAGTTTTTCAGTTTCATTTCCTGTTGTTTCTGTTAAACCTTCTTCTATTTCTAATAAATCTGTAGTTAATTCATATAAAGTACTCATAATTTCCCTCCGTTTGTGCTATAATTAGCTTAATTAAATTTTGATATATTTATTTGAATTGAGCCACGGCAATGGCTCTTTTCTTATATCTGAACATCTATAGGTCTATCTCTTTCAAGTTCTTCTAAAATTAATTGAAATATCTTGCAATCCTCATTTTCTTCATATTCTTTTATTTCAATTTGTGTATCTATAATTTCTAGTAATGACTCAGCAAATATTTTTAATCTTTCGTTTACACTTTTTTCTCTTAAAGCATTACTCAATTCAATTTCTTCTGATATATTTCTTTCTTCTTTTTTTCTAAGTTTTGTATAAAGTTGCTCGTTTTTATTTATTTCTAAATTAGCTCTATTTAGTTGTTGTTCTACTGCATTTCTCACTATAATTAAACTTTTCATGATTAATCCCCCTTAATTTAGCATTTCAATACAATAATCATAGCTTATTGCATCATCTATAGTTATAGACGATTGTACTAAATCATCTAATTCTTTATCAAAATAAACTACTGTTAATTCAAATTCTTGTGATTGAGTTATTATACAATCGCTTTCAAAACCAAATCTTGCACATGTTACTCTGATTGCTTTACCTGCTTTAAGAATTTTTGTAGGAAATTTTACTTTAAGTATTTTCATATCACTATCCCCTTATTGTATTTTTTAAGACCTTCAAAACTTGCTTTCTTATTGTATTGCTTACAGAATTGTACATAAGCTATCAGTACTCTTACATTCAACTAAATCACCCCCTTTCTTTTTTTCATTACATCTTTATCTTTCATTGCATTTTTCATAATAAATTCTTCAAATGATATTCTATCAATCATGTACTTTCTTCCTATTTTTAAAGCAATAAAATCTTTTGTTATCATGGCTTCTCTTGCCATGTTTCTAGCTGTTACATCAGATATTTTCAAGTACTCACAAAATTCTTCTATAGTCATTAACTCCATTCTTTTAATTCCTTCTCTATCTAAAAACATCTTGATGATGTCTGTTGTATCATCTCTTCGCATTAACTCTTGTACTAAGTCTTTTGTGTCTATGAATTGTAATGCTACACTCATTTTCAAACCTCCTTCTCATATTAATTGAATATCCTGTATTTAGTTTTCAAGGTACTGTCATGATTTAACCTAATTTTTGCTTAAATCACTTGATATTCCATATTTTAAAGCCATATCTTTTACAATAGCCACATACCCCTCTATTAGCTTCTTATCATCTTGTATTACATCTAAATTGTTAACTTTCTCTCTTTTAGATTCAGATACACCTTCTTCTGCCATTTTTCTTCTTTTATTGATTAATCTTCTATGTAGGTCAACTCCAAATCTCTTATTTAATAATTCATAACTTTCTGTTCTAAGCATATTTATATGTTCAAAACCACCTTGTTTTTTTGCTATTCTTGCAATTAGTTGATGTGTATTTGTTCTCCAACTATTTGAGTCTAATGAAACTACATCTTTTATTGTTTCAACCTCTGTCTTTGCTTCTAAAGCAATGCTATTTGCTTGATTAACTTGAAGTCTTAAATCTTTCATTTCTTTTAAACTTTCTATTAATACATCTTCTATACAAGTTGGCTTATGTTGCTTAACTTTGAAATATGTTTCTTCTAAGTTATCAAACTGCTCCCAAGCTTTGTCAGTATCCAATATTTTGCAGTGTCTATTTGCTCCTCTTTCAGTCCAAAGATACATTTTTGAAGTAAATTTTAGGTTTTCATATTCTGTATGAATACCTTTAAAATTTTTTAAATCATCACCTTGCAATAAAAAATAATGTTTACCTTCAATAAATCTATCTTTGTTATTGTTAAAATTGTTGCTTATATTTCTTGCATCTGTTTCATATACATCTGCTAGTTGCTGTGTAGTTAAAACTCTTTCGTTATTTCTTTCTATTACTTGTAAGTTATTCATATTTTTCAGCTCCTTTTTCTTTAAATGTACTTTTAGTACAGTTGTTTTTCAAAAAAATATACTCTATTGAAGTATTGAAATAAGCTGCTATTTTTACAGCTGTATTTAGAGACGGTACTCTTTCGCCATTCTCTAAGAAAGCTATATACCTACTTGTAAGACCTAATTCAGCTCCTAACTGATTTCTACTTAGTCCTTTTTGTATTCTAAAATCTTTTAGTTTATTCATTTTTTCACCTTCTTTTACTTTATCTTATGTACTAATAGTACAGTACTATTAGTACATTGTCAATAGCTTTTTTAAAAAAAATGAGCTATAATTGATAATTAAGAACTAATAGTTCAATATAAATTAAAAAGGTGGCTAAATAACATGATTGGATATAGAATAAAGGAATTAAGAAAAGAAAAAGATATTACTCAAAAAGAACTTGCAACTTTTTTAGGTCTTACTCCTAAAATGATTTCTTTTTATGAGAAGGAAGAAAGATTTCCTCCACATGACATAATTTTAAAATTATCAGATTTTTTTAATGTATCTACAGATTATTTGCTTGGAAAGGTCAATGTAAAAAATATAGACAATCTTAGTGAGTTAGAGCTAATTGAAAATCTAAATTTCTCTGATGATATAAAAGAAGCTTTAAAACTAATTAGCGAATTAAGTCCTTCTAGTCAAGAAAAAATGTTCAAAATAGCAAAAGTATTTCTTGAAGAAGAACTTAATGAGAAAAAATAAGAAAGAGAAGAAAACTATTCTCTTTCTTTTTTATTTTCTTGTTTATAATATTCTTTTAATAATTCTATGTACTTTTCTAACTTCTCACTATTATTTTCTCTTAATTTGTTCAATTTATCCCCTGTGTCAATTAGTAGTTTTTTTGATTTTTCCACACGCCTTCCCCCTACTATCAGAACTTACGTTCTTATTTTTAGTCAAAATTCCCTAATGAATTTTAATAAAATATAACTATGTATTTTCATTTCTAAAAATATTTTTAGATTATTCAAAATTTTCTTGGATAATTATCTTACTTACATAATAATACTTTTGTTAAATATATGCAATAAAAAAAGGGGAATTGTAACAAAAAAATCGAATTTTGTAGAGTCTTGGTTATTTTTTCCATTCCTGTGTATTATTAATCGTCTTTTTAATTATAATTTTTTGTATTTTCTTGTTTATATAATATTTTTTATTATTTAATTTTAAAATCTTCGTTTTACTTTTTATACCATATAAATATAGTATTCTTTTCAAAACTATTTAATTCTATGTTTTTTCCTAATATACATAGCATTTATACAGAAAGTTTTATATACTTAAATTGTTATTGTCACAAAGTAGAATACACTAGAAATTAATTAAATACAAAAGGAGTAATTTTTTATGAGCATTTTGAATCTATTTAGAAAAAATAAAAACAAAAATAATGTTGATTGCAATGAAAAATCGAACGAATCAAAACAAAGCTATAATGATAGTACTACACTTTCACTAGAATGTAATTCTAATTCACCTCATAACATAGAAGTAAAAAATGAAATTAATAAAGTGCTGAATGTAAGTTGTAATGATACAACAAATTTATATGAATTAGAAAAACAAGCAAGAGAAAAATCAGATGCTTTATATGATATACATACTAATAGTATTAATAAGTTTAACCCACAAAACAATATATTAGAAACAGATACTAAACCACTTACATCAATAGAAAAATCTTTCCTAAAATACATAATTGGAGAAAATATATACGAGCCTTATATAGCAACCTATTGGACATATGAATATAATATTAACTATTCATATTTAATTTCTAAGTTTTTCAACATGGATTATCTTAAGATTTCAAATTACATTGAAGACCTTACTAAGTTAACAGTTTCGGAATTGAAAGAAATATTAAAATCTAATAATATTAAATCAACTGGTAAAAAGGCTGAATTAATAGAAAGGATAGAAAAAGAAATCTCATGCAAAGATTTATCTAATTTTTTTAATAGCTCCAACAAATATTATGCTTTAACAGATAAAGGAAAAGAACTGTTGAAAGATGTGCGTAAATCTGTTACTAAAAATACTGACCTAGAAGACCAGTGTTTAGAATTAATTTATATTGATAAATATGAGGAAGCATATGACTTAATTTGTAAATATGAATCCTCTAAAAATATCCAAAGAGGAATTAATATAAACTGGGAAAATCATAAAATTACACCTATGAAAATTGAGTCTTACAAAGCCATAAAGGAATTAGATATAAATTTAAAAGACACACTTTTAGATAACATAATTAAATCATCCTATATACTTTGTGATATGTTAGGAAATAACTCCAAAACTTCTATATTAGTAAAACGTTTGGTAGGAGAAAAAATTGATAATATCGAAATTAATAATGCTATAAATAGTATAAATGATGTAATATACAATCACTCTACTATAACATATAACGCAAATGATAGTATTAATAATAAAAATTTACATTATATGGATATTGTTAAAAATAACAAATCAATACCATTCGAAGTTAATAATAAAAATTACAACTTCAAAATTAATGAAAATGAAATCTACTTTTTTAATATACTTAAAATTAAAATGTACGAAAATGAATTAAAAAATAATTTTGTCTTTGATAGAATGTCAGATGGAGCATTTAATGTATTTGATACTTCAGATAACTTCATTGGTAAAGTTAAATTGCAAGGTAGAAAAAAATGGATAATGTACACGAAAAATGAATTTGGTTCAGAACATATTTATGGCGAATTAATTCACTTAATCGATGGTATTGATGCTTGGATTAAATATTCAAAGGAGTATCTAAAATAATAAAAGAGCTACTTAAAATGATTAAAACTAATTTTAAGTAGCTTTTCCTTATGTTCAAAATACTGATAACATACTTTTATAAGAATGTTATATTATTTTTATAATTTCTGTTAACATACCTTTATAATCCAACTAAATTCTTTTAAATAACTACCATTTTGTTTTATTTTTACCTTTTTTTGCAAATATATGGAAATTGCACATAAAATTTTATATACTTAAATTATTATTATCATAAAGTAGAACAAAAAATAAAAAAGGAGTTTTGATATGAACAATGAAAATGAACAGTTAAAAAGTGATTTACTCATCAACGATGAAAAAATCAAAAATCTTAATTTCAAGATACCCTGGTATTATTCTTTATGGACTATATCCATACTAATTCTTTCTACGTTTTCAACATACTCTATATCATTTATAGTTGCAATAATATTCTTATTTAAAAGAAATAAGATAATGAAAAAACATAAAGATAGCATTAGTATACTATTATCTGATGTCGAAAAAATCAATAATAAATATATTTTATTAAATGATGAAATTAAAATGAAAGAAAAACACTTTGAAGATTTATGTGAATCAAATGAAAATAAGTTAAAAGAATTATCCAATCTATTAGACAAAAAGAAAGTTGAAATTGATAAATTTGATTCAGAAAACCAAGATAAATTTAAACTTATCGAAGAACTAAAAATAGAAAAAGAAAGACTTGATAATCTTATAAAAGATAAAAATATACTTAAAGATAATATTAATACTTTAAATTCTCATTTAGAAGAATTAAAAAATGAAAGGGAAGAGCTTAGAGATATAAACACAACTTTAAAAAATAAAAAAGAAGAGCTAAAAAGATTATCAGAAGAATTAATACAGACTGAAGATGAGGTTCTGCTTCAATCATTTGGATTATATAATCCAAAATATGATTTTGAAAACTCTGATGAATATATGGAAAAATTAAAAGAAATAAGAGAAATGCAAAAACTATTAATAAGAAATAAAACAGGTGTAAAATATTCTGATTCTTGGACTGTTGATGGAAGTGTTCAAAAAGGTAGAACTATGACTAATCAAAATATTAAAACAGCTCTTAAACTCTTCAATAGTGAGTGCGACATTGCTATGTCAAAAGTTAGTTTTAAAAATATTGATTCTATAGAAAAAAGAATACGAAAAGCATTTACTGATACAAATAAATTAAATACTTCAAATAAGGTTTCTATAAAAGAAAACTATCTTAATTTGAAAATAGATGAGCTTTATTTATATTATGAATACCTTCAAATGAAAGAAGAGGAAAAAGAAGAACAAAGAGCTTTGAGAGAACAAATGAAAGAAGAAGCTCTTGTTCAAAAAGAAATTGAAAATCAGAAAAGAAAACTAAAAAAAGAAGAATTACAATTCAAGAATGAATTACTTAGACTAAAATCAACTATCCCAGAAGATGAAAATGATAAATTAGAATGGGAACAAAAAATTAATTCTATAGAAGAAAAACTAGCTTTGCTATCAAAAGATTTAGATGATGTATTAAATAGAGAACAAAATACAAGAGCAGGACATGTATACATAATCTCCAATATTGGTAGTTTTGGAGAAAATATATATAAAATAGGAGTAACTAGAAGATTAGACCCAACTGAGAGAATAAATGAATTAAGTAGTGCATCAGTTCCTTTTAAATATGATATACATGCGACTATATTTAGTGAAGATGCACCTAAATTAGAATCAGCTTTACATAAAGCTTTTGATAATAAGAGAGTTAACAAGGTAAATAATAGAAAGGAATTCTTCAAAGTTACGCTTGATGAAATAAGAACAGAAGTTGAGAAAAATTTCGATAAGACTGTGGAATATACAAAATTGGCAGAAGCACAAGAATATAGACAAACATTAAAAATACAAGAATTAAATAATAAATTAGCTTAAATATATTCAAACAATTATACTTTAATAAAATATTATTTTTGAATATCTATACCAATTTGTGATATAATAATAGCAAGGAGATAAAATTTACTTTTTAAAAGGTGAATTTCTCTAATTGATTAGAATTTAAAAGTTATTTCTTTAAATCACCCTTATTGGCGTTTGGGTGATTTTTTATTTTGTCATATATGAAAGCTGATACAATACCAGCTACTATACTCAATAAAAAGTTAATTAACAT